GTCAAACACAGCGTATGGTACACGAGGGTATGTGCGTGACACAACAGAGTTAGACGCCATCTGGTGAGCCTCCTCTCAAGAACTTAACTGAGTGATGGTATGTGTATATTATAACACAGAACCATTAGAGTATACTAGTACATATCAAGATAAGGTAACAACGTCAGACTACAGTAGAGTAGACTAGGTGTCTGCTGTCACCTTCATCTTATTGCATACCTAATGAATTTATACTTGATTTATAACCAAAACCAATTTTACACCATATGACTCTATAGATCTAGGTGTGTTGCTTGTCTCCTTTGTCGTACTCGGGTTTCTTCACTGCGCCTCTTTCGCTCGTCAGGATCGTTTTTTTTTTTTTGCCGCTTAGATACTCCTGGTGAGACCGGGCGGAGAGAAGAAACGGAACCTTTGAAGGAGAACTCATCATGGCAGGTAAGAAGCAGAGCGGATGCCAGCACCTCAGTCCTAGAACAGGTAAATGGGAGCCGTGTGTGGGACCAGAGAACTGTGACTACCGGAAGCAGGGACTGGATGTTCCTCATGCCTACAGCCAGGCGGAGCGCGAGGCGATAGACGCTGAAAGGGCAGGTGTAGGAAATGGGCTACAAGGATCTGAAAGGGATGCTAACTCACAGAAGGTCTTTAGTACTCTTGAAAAGATGACTGAGAAAATTGATCCTGATTATGTCAGCGATGTTCAGTATCTAGATGGGTTTAGAGAAAAATATGGTGTTTTAAAGCCAGAAGATGATAAATATAGGTTTATGAATGATACACCATTTATTCCTGGCGCACGTATTCGCATATCTAGTGAGGACTATGATGAGGACTACCGCGAAGGAGTAATTATAGGTCTGTCAAAAGAGAACCCTAACTTTTTTGAAGTAGTTAACGAAAAGACAGGAAATATGTTCTGGGCTAGGGCAAGGAACCACAAGGAACATGAACAGAGTGTTGAGGTGCTTGACTATCCTAACGACTATAGTGCATACATGAATCTACGTCTGTCAGTATTCAGATCTGAAGTTGGTAAAGAGACAGGTAAATTAGCAAGGAATTCAGAGGTTATTGGTAAAAATATTACTGAAGGTTCTGGCATCAATCCGTCAGGATTCAAGGTTAGTACTATGAGTGATGGTAGTACGAGAATCACTGGTCACTTTAATGAGTTTGGGACAGGATTCCAGTTTGATTTAAACAGACAAGGAGACATTGAACACTATTCAGCACCAGACGAAAGATCTGAAAAAATCAGGGACTATTTGACCAGCCATGATAGCGCTGAAACAAGGAAACTTGTTAAAGAAACCTATGATGCATCTAGAAGAAAAGATGTACTTATTAGGGAACGTTATAGCCAGATACCGATAGGAGACATTGATTCTATCTCTTTTGCATCAGCAGAGGAAAGACAGAAGCGCTTTGAAACTGGCATGTCAAAGATTAAAGACAGTCGTAAAAAGTATCAGAAAGAAGTTAGAAGTAATCTTTCATCAGAACTAAAGAAGTATTATGGTGAGGATACAACTAGAATTCGTATTGGTAAGGATAAGGAGGGCATCTGGGTTAAATACGAAGACAGATCTGTTCCTGGTGTTGTGAGAACAGGTTCAGGAAGAATTAAGGATCCAAGAGTAAATGGTAAAGAAGGGGACTACTTTGAGCCCAGGAACGACAAGAATACTGGTCCATATGGTGGACTAAGATCATTTATTAACAATATGTCTCCAGCAGATGTGGAGGAGTTGTATGACGTACACAGAGAGATCGACGAAGATAAGATGAGGAGTATGTTTAAGTCATTTTAGAGTATATTTATCACACGTAAGGTGGGTGTTGCTATCTTGTCAACACCCACCTTATGTGTATCTTGTGCAAGAATAACTGAGTGCTCGTGTGTGTTGTTAAGATGTTCCATGGTTCCTGATGTTTTAAGTTCTTTGTGAGGTGTTTGATGGCTAAAAGGAGAACCAAGGGTGATCCGTGGGTGTACATCGGGTTTCATGTGTCCCCTGATGAGAACGTGTCGCTGGCTCTTAAAAAAGTGAATGAGCATATAACCATGTTCTTCTCAGAGAAGTTCTACAAGGTGTTTCACGTTCCTGATGAGAGTGACAGGAACAGTGAGATAGTTGTCGGGTTCCGTAAGCCTGCTCTACTGGTTGATGAGGATCAGAGAGAGTTTTTCCTGAACCTGCTGTATGTTCTGTCAGTTTCTAAAAGCATGATGCCTCACTTCACTCAGCGTGCCGTATTGGAGGATGTTAAGTGACTATCAGTATTACATACACTAAGAATGAGTTTTTGAAGCAGCCTGTTGATTTCCGTATTGGTGCGATCATCAGTGACGGCATGTGGTACTCCCTGCCCAAGTGGAGGAAGATGTCTGGATGTACTGAGGATGAACTCGCTGACTGGGTTGCTGCTCATCTTGCGGACGGCAGCCTTGTTCAGGCGACGACAGGTGCCAAGTCGTTCCGGTTCCCGTTGGAGTCGGTTCTTGAGTGGTACGAGGAAAGAGATCTGGCGTTCCCTGGGCAGTTGACTGACTTCATCTTTCCTCCAAGGGTGTGGGACAACATGACTGAGACGGAGGGTTTTCTGGCTGCTCCACTTCGTGATGTAGGTATCGTGTCATTCCGTTCCGGGGTAGAGGTTGCCGACGAGATTCGTGAGGCTCTTCTGGGCATTGCCAGAGTCTGTGAGATTGAGCCGGGACTATGGAAGGCGTACTGTGGTTCCACGGGGTACGTGAAGGACATTGCTGACGAGATTCTGTCCAAGCATGGCCTTGCGATGAGCAAGAAAGTTCAGGCTCGTAGACGTGAGATGGTGGACTTCACTGATGAGTTCAAGGAGGGTCTGGTCCTCTTCTACAAGCGCTTTGGAAAGAGTCTCATTAAGCGCAGCATGGATACCATTAAGATCTTCCTTCCAGATGATGAGGACAGGAACTCGCAGGTTCTTCTGTGGGTGATTCAGGCCATTGAGAAGTTTGACGAGTCCAAGGCTGTTCCGTTCTCGGGGTACCTTGACGACGTTCTTCGTCGCTGGCCTTACGACCTGCCACAGGCTCATCTTGGTAAGGAACTCAGTACGTTCCAGCGAGGACGCTCCAAGGCCATCAAGAGACTGAAGAAGCGTTTCAAAGACCGGACCACGTTCGCTGGGGACGAGATCGCTACTGAGATGGGTATTAGTCCTATGAGTTTCGCAGATCTGGAGGACAAGCACCGTATCTGGATGAAGACTCAGGCAGCAACAACACTGACCTGGGATGAGAAGTCTGATGAGAAACTAGTTGATACTAGCGTCACGTCAGGTGTTATGGGTGGTCTTGGAGTTGTGTCCAATGATATAGACATGGCACATAAACTTTCCTTGGCGGTTATTGATGCTGCTGTCAGTACAAACAACTTTGATGATGCATATACTCTGATAGATCAGATGGATGCCTCAGAAATCAACACAAAGAAGATAGACGCACTGTCTGCTGATTTTGTGAGGGCTCTTGGAGAGAGACTACAGAAGTAACTAACAGGGAATTCAGGTAAGAAGAGTAAGAATAAACCAACACAGAAAAGTCTTCCATTTATGTCATTCTTTTCTGGTGGTTATTGGGGTGGTTGAAAGATGGCAGGACGAAGACTATCTGAGTCAGAGGCTTCATTCATACAGGACAGTCTTCACAAGAAGAATGTTGACAGGACGGGGAAATCTAGCAGAAGTCTTGATACACCAGAGACCAGAAAGAAGTCTGACAAGCCGGTACGGTTCTGGAGAAACCCAACGTTCTGGTCATCTATAGTCATGTTCTTTCCTGTTGTCACAACTCTTGTTATGGCGTGGATGGACTACAGAGCAAAAGCGTTCCTGGGTGACTCCATTATCTGGCTCAACAAGCAAGGTCTGACAGCCGAGTTCGTGCAGATGGTCAAGAGCGCTGGGATGAGTTGGCTTCCAAAGTTCATAGAACTCTATCCGTACAGATGGTATGCTGTAGGTGCTGTATGGATCATAGCGATGCTGGTTATTGGAGTCATCATGTACATTGACTACAGGAAGTACCAGTCAGCCAAAAGCACTGACACAGATGCTGAAGAGAACAAGGACGAAAGCGATGTGGAGAGCCAGTGAGTAGAAGTAAGTCGCCATCAAGCAAGACAAGAACAAAACCCGAAAAGAGTTCTTCTGGAAGTGGCTCTGCTAAGAAGACATCTACAAGAAAGGCTATTATTCACCCTAACAGGTTTGTTGCGTATACAAGAACAAAACAAGGTATTGCAACAGTTCTGATGTCTCTTGTGATAGTCTGTCTGGCGGCTGCTCTTGCTGTTGTCAGCATCTCCAAGAATGAGTCAGGCGGTTCGGGTTCAGACCAACAGGTTCAGAAGGTCTCTAGGTCAGTGTCTGGAGCATCGTCTGACAAGGACAAGGCGTCTGCTATGGCTGCAGCAGCAACTCTTCTTACCGCTGCTAACAAGCATTCAGCGAACCTGTCAGCAGATGATAGAGTCAAGGCTTTTGAGGACTCATCAGCAGACAGAAGCACTCTTGCTGACATGTCCACCATTGACTCACTGACCAGGTTCACTAACGACTTTGACAATGATCTGAGAAAGACCACCTATCAGTCTCTTGTCAAAGTTTCCTCCTTGCTTGATGGCAACAATGACGGCAAGATTGAAGCCAGGTCCAGCGACCTTTACAAGTACGTCTATCTTGACTCTGAGACTGGTACAGCATATGTTCCGCTGCAGGTCTTCTCCAACAATGCTCCAGCGTTCTCTCTGGAGATGGTCTATGTTGACGGACAGTGGAAGTTCGCGCCGTACACTCTTCTGGACGCTATCAGGTTGTCATCGTCAATGAGTGGCGTTCATCCACAACAGACAGGAAGTGATGCAAGCCAGAAATAGTTGCATCTCTAGGTACTACTCTGAAAAGTAGTCATGGTTGTTGTAGTTTGCAGCCATGACTACTTTTTTACCCACCTTGAACACTGATCTATCCAGCACCTCTTTCTCTTGTGGTTAAGATTGACAAGAGTATGTTGTTGCACATAGGGAGAGTTCAGTGAGTATCAGTCTCAGGTCAGTCAGTCTTTCAAACATCCGTCATCATGAGAACTTTCTGTTTGAGCCCGCTTCTGAGGGTGTGACGGCTATTCGTGGTGCTACTGGTGCTGGAAAGTCAAGTATTGTTGACTCTGTTGCCTGGGTGCTGTTTGGAGTCAAGCCACGTGGTGTGTCTAAGAACTCAGCAATTATGAGGGATCAGGCCAAGTGGGGTGAGGACAAGTTCTTTGCCTCAGTGGTTCTGAATGTGGATGATACGGTCATGAAGGTTGAGCGTCGTATCGTCTCAAAGTCTGGATCGGCTGAGTGTGACGTGTGGGAGGCACCTGAGACTGAGGATGGTTCTGACCCTGTGTTCAGTGATGACACCCACAAGGCAGGGTCGTCTGTCACAAGTGCTGAGATCTACATCAGACAGCGCCTCAAGATGGACAGTAAGGGCTTTCTGGCTGCTGTTCTCGTTCAGCAGAAGCAGGTGGACTCTCTGGTGACAGCAAGTCCGTCAGAACGCGCTCAGGTCATTGAGAAACTGACTGGTATCTCGTCTGCCACAGCGGCGCTCAAAAAGGCCAGAGAGGAGAGCACAAGTATCAAGAAGTCTCTGGCATCAACATCTGTTGACGAGGACGAGGCGACAAGGCTGCACAAGGAGATTGAAGAACTGTCATCCAAGATTGACAGCAACGAGGAGAAACTGATTGCTCTGAGAGTCAGTGAACAGGAGGCGCAAAGCGACAAGGACTCTGCTTCCTGTGAGTACAGGAGAGCAAACGATTCATATGAGCAGCAGGAGTCTATCAGACAGAAGATGTCTAACGCTAAGGCTCAACTGGAGTCACTGAGATCTGACCTTGATGAGACTGTTACGAGAAAGAACAACTTGAAGAAGGAGATGAAGAGTCTTTCTGGTGGAGTCGTGTCGTCACTGGATGAGGCTCAGGAGGACTTGTCATCTGCTCGTTCCGCGCTTTCTGTCCTTCAGAGAGACCTGAAGGAAATTGACTCTCGTCTCTCGGATTCAAGAGAGAGCCTGAGTGAGTTTGAGAGAATCCTAAACATCTCTAGTGTCAAGGATCTGGATGCTGCGATACAGGGAAGACAGAAGACTCTTGACAAGATTGATGAGGCAAAGTCTCTCATTTCTGAGAGTACTGCAAGTATCAGGATGCATGAGTCAGAGGAGATGAAACTCTCTAAGGCTGTGGACGCTCTTGCAGGAGGAGAGGGTACTTGCCCGACGTGCTTGCAGAAGGTTGACAGCATCAGTGTGGTTCTTGACAAGTTGAACAAGGAGATTGAGGAGTGCCAGAACTCTGTCAGTGAGTTGAAGAAGAAGGTCACTGGTGCTAAAAGGTCGGCTCCAAGACTGCAGGAGACTGTGGGTAAGTATGACTCTCTGATTGAGGCTATTGAGAACAGAGAGAAGACCGCTGAGAGCATCAAGTCTGACGAGGATGAGAGAGTGAAGGTGCTTGCACAGATCAAGGTTGCTGAGACAGAGGTGAAGTCAGCGACCAAGATTCTCGCCAAGGCTAAGGAGCAGGATGAAACCAGAAGAAAGTACGAAGCTCTTCTGGACAGAGCAGGAGAGATTTCTGACAGGATTGAGCAGCAGAACGCTGAGATTGACAGACTCAGCAACCAGAGCAAGAACATGGATGTCGTCTCACTAAAGAAAGTCCAGTCGCTCAGGAACAAGGTTGACAAGGCTGTTGAGGCTACTCACAAGGCTGGGCTTGCAGTGGTAGAGGTCGAGTCAGAGCAGGACGTTCTCAGAGCCAGGCTGGAGTCGTCACAGAAGACTGTTGAGCGCTTGGACAAGGAGATAGAGAAGTACAGGAACATGCTCAGACAGGCTGAGGAGTCAGTGTCAACAACTGGACTCATTGAGAGGTTCAGGGAGGCCAGAATTGAGGACTCTGTTCCAGTTATTGAGGAGTACGCCTCAGATCTCATCAGCAGGTTCACGTCAGGTAAGTTTGTCCGTCTTGAGATTGACAAGAAGTTCAATGCCTCAGTGGTTCTCGCTGATGGACGTAAGCGCCCTGTTGGAATGCTTTCAGGTGGTGAGATGTCTGCTGCTGCTATCGCCTTACGTATCGCCATCTCAATGCTTCTTAATGGAGGAACATCAAGGAACCTGATCATCCTTGATGAGGTTCTTGTCTCACAAGACTACTCTCGTGCTGAGGCAATTATTGAGACTATCAAGGAAGTATGTAAGGGCCAGGTCGTCGTGATTGCTCACAATGACAGCATTGACGCCCACAGCGACAAGGTTGTTGAGATTACTGCCTGATTCTAAAAAAGACGTGTATCTTTAATTCTGTTGAATAATTGTTAAGGACGCACGTCTTTTTTATGTGCTGCTTTGGTGTGCTTGCTTTACGAGAAATTATTAAAACACCTGGATTTATTCATATTTATCTTAGGTGTTACCAATGCTTGACTACATGAGGCGATTTCGATATTCGCAAGGAGTAATCGGTAGACTTTTAAGGAGAGGCAACAGAAGATGGTTGCAGGACTTCCTCAGCAGTGGAACAGTGTTCTTGAGGCTCTTTCAGATCCAGCGGTTTCAGAGGTGACTGCTAACGGTCCTGACTCCTTCTTCATGGCTCGTGGAGGTAAAAGGATCCCCATGAACATCGTCTTCAAGAACGAGGACGAGTATATGGAATCCATTGGCACACACCTGGCTCCTCTTGTCAGGTGTACAGACCCATGGGACCCTCACGGAAACCTTTTTGAAGGCTATCTGTCTGCAAGATTCAGGGGCACCAAGGTTGCTGGACGATGCACTATCGTGCTCCCACCGGCATGTATGACAGCGCAGATTACTATTACCAACAGAGTTGCCTCATTGACAACTTTAGAGCAGATTGCCTCCACTGGATCTATGAGTACAGAGATGTTTCATTTTATGGAGGCGGCTGTAAAAAGTGGCCTTACTATGGCCTTTTCTGGCGGAACCGGAGGAGGTAAAGATCTCCATGATGATACCATTATTCCAACTCCTAATGGATTTAAAAGAATGGGAGATCTTCTGCCTGGTGATGTAGTGTTTGATGAAGATGGCAAGAAGACTACAGTCAAAAGAACATACAAGCCTATGGATCCAAGGCATTATGAGATAACCTTTAGTGATGGTACGTCAGTAAGAGCTGGAATGGGCCACCTGTGGAAGGTTTTGGGTCTTACTACAACCATAGGAAGAGAAAAATGGATTTCACTAGATGAGTATCAAATTGATAAAGTAGAAAGAGTTCTTGCTTCTATCAATGATAGGTATGTATCAATCGAAGTAGTTGCTAATATATCCGAGATAGACAACATCAGGAAACTCGAATCAGAGATACAAGGGTACTCTATCTTAGACAGTTTTCAAAATAAACAATACAATCTTCGGGAGTCTTTGTCGCATCTTGTTAGAGTCAGTAAAAAAAGAAAGAAGATTTGTGTTGAAACACCAACTATACGCCCCTCTTTGCTTAAAACAACTGAAGAGATGTTCATGGAGGGTTTGTACTCCAATAATGGAAGGGTAAAGTATTCAATCGAAGGGTTGTCTTCTGCTGTTGAGTACAATCATCAAAACCTTCCTATCGATCCCTATGTGTTAGGAGCATGGTTAGGTGATGGTTATGCTGAAAGCGGAAGAGTTTGTGGTGCTGATTTTGAGGTAAGAGATGAGATTAACCGAAGAATCCCTATTAACCATGAATTTCAAAAAAATGGATTTTACACGTGGAGTATCAAGGATCTAAATTCAAAAATCCAAAAGATGGATCTCAAAAATAACAAACACATACCTGATGAGTATATTTTTTCAAGTGTTCAACAAAGACTAGATCTTCTTTCTGGTGTCGTTGATACAGATGGGTATGTTCAGAAAAACGGATTAATTACAATTGAGATGACTAATAAACAAGTAGTGGACTCTCTGCACACTATTGTGTGTTCTCTTGGTTTTTCTACAACTGCAGTAAAAACAAGGGTGAGAGGATATAAGAGAGATTCTGGTGAGTTTTTGAGATGTCAGGACGGACATCGTTTCACATTTAGAACTGATCGTCAAATTGCTCATGTTCAAAGAAAGATGGAGAGAATTTCTTCAAGATTGGATAGTGCTGGGATTACACAACAAGATAGGTATTACAGGAAATACATTAAAAGTATTAAAATCGTAGAAGACGACCCAGAAGAGTACACATGTATTGAGGTTGATTCTCCGTCTCACATGTTTCTGTTTGGAAAAAACTATATTCCAACACACAATACTACCTTAATGGAAGCTTGCACGAAACTGATTGCAGACGACATAAGAATTGGTGTTGCTGAGGACACTCCTGAGTTGCACCTCATTCAGCCGAATGTCTCATACCTGAACTCTGTTCTGTGGAAGCCAGGCAAGGAGGAGAAGGACATCGCCTCTTTATCGTGGGTCGTTCAGCAGTTCCAGAGAATGAGGATTGACAAGGTGATTGTTGGTGAGGTCCGAGGAAAGGAGTTCGCAGACTTTCTTGTTGCCGCTAACTCCGGTCTAGGTGGCTCAATGATCACTATGCACGCTGAGGATCCACAGAACTGTTTGACAAAGATGACCGAGTTTGCTATGAGTGGTGCTCCAGGTCGTCCAGTTAGAGCCATCAACTCCAGCATCGGTAACACGATTGATCTGATTGTTCAACTCGTCAAGACCTCTGATGGTCGTCGTCGTGTGTCCCATATTCAGGAAGTGACTGCAACAATCGGCAACACCGAGGATGCCAAGATCAGTTCGTCTCCACTCTATCTGTGGGATGAGAAGACTGACAAGTTCTATCGTCCTGGAAGCATGTCTGACGCGATGAGAAAGAAGATGATGGATCAGGGCATTGACGTGACTGAGTTCATCACCTCTCCTCTTGAGACCAGGTTTGGTGCACACGGATCAGTAACAGGGGCAAGTATTAGCAGCGAGATTAATCCCCTGCACCCAACTCAGAGGCCACTATCTAGCGGACCTCAGGCAGTTGTCTCTGGAGCAGGTGTGCCACGACCTGCTGTACGTAGATCCATTCCTAGAAGTTTGTGACAGGTAGGATACTGTATGACTGCACCCCAGAAGACGGACTACCCGCGCCTGACTACTGATGCCTTGCGCTACTATGTTCCCTACTTTCATGAGGGAAGCAGGGCTGAGAGGATTCTTGTCGAGCACGGGGATGTGTTGTCTCCTCATGAACGAAATGCTCTTGAGGTAAGAGCCAGATGGAAGAAACTTGCCAGTGAGAGCATCGCTGAGTTGTGCAAGCCCCTGACAATCAGTGAGATTCAGAAGATGATCACGACCTCACACATGCGCAACTCCCGTCATGACCTGAAAGACATCCTCTATGCTGCCGCAATGAACGGTCTAGAGAAAGGTCTTACTCACTTTGATCCCGAGAAGATCAACAAGTCAGCGACGAACTATCTGTTCCAGTGGATCATTACCTACACCAAGAAGGAACTTGCTGCGTTAGAGGCGCCGTTTGGGGTTCCACCATCAAGGTTTCAGAAGATTAAGAAGGTGGCTGCTGTCAGAAAGAAGTTATCTGACGAGTTGGGTAGATACGCCACCAATGAGGAGGTTCTGGAGTTCTTTCACTCTGGACGTGCCGACAGGAAAGGTCTGGTCAGTCGTAAGGACGCCCCTGAGTCTGGTTTTGCTTCCAACGCCAACATGACAATGCAGATGCTTGAGGAGCAGGAGATTATTGAGAAGTCTTTCCTGTACACAGAACTCATGGATCCTCTTGAGGACTATCTGACAGATCTTAGAACTGCTCTCAAGTCTGACAAGCCGTTTGGTGAGACTGTGTTTGGGATCTTCGTGGAGTCATACAACCTGAACGACAGAGCCAGAGCAGTGCTGAAGAACGAGATGGGTGCTCTTCTCAATATGACACAGACAGAGAAAGAGATTGCTGACTCTTTACCTAAGAAGGAGTACCAGAATACCTTCAACAGACTGAAAGAGATGATGAACGATCCTCTTGGTCCGTTCGTGGAGTTTGTGAAGGAGAATCGTGGTGTTATCAGTAATGCTGATCAGATTCTTTCTTCTGCTGACGGAAGTGTGCTTAACTATCAGCCTAACTACAATCGTTATGTCAAGGCTCTGTTTGAAGGCAGGAAGGTTGTCAGGGTTGTCTGATCTGCTCTGAAACCGCCCGCAAGAACAGAGTAGAAGAATGCAAGTGTTTGAAGGAATGAGTACTTATGATTGACTATACGACTCGGGGTTACATTGCTTATGGAGTTGTTGTTATTGTTGGAGTTGTTGTTCTGGGTATGATTGCCTATCTGGCGATAAGCGTTATTGAGCAGCGCAAAATAGAGAACATCTCTCTACCAACTCTTGAGGATCCGGAGGAGAAGGCGGCTCGTGAGGCTGAGGAGGCGAAGCAGCGTGCACGTGAGGGTCTTGCTCCTGCTTTTGTGATTGACAACAGCACTGATGATGACAACCCGATTCTTGCAGAGGCCCGACACACTAGGGCTTCAATGAAGATTGAATGATTGAAAATGACTGAAGTGATGATTAAAAACGCTTGATGCTGCGGACAAACTGATATTTCACCTTGAATTTTCTGTGAATCTCATTAAAATGGAGTTGCTTATGACTACCCCAATGAATCGTCCTGAGGTCATTGACACTATTGCCAGCGCCACAGGAGAGAAGAAGGCTGCTGTTGAGCGTGTTCTGAGTGCCTTGGAGAGTACGGTTACTGATTCTCTGAATGAAGGACGAGAGGTGAAGATTAGTGGCTTCATGGCTTTCTCGACAGTGACTCTTTCTGCTCGAACAACCAAGAATCCTCGTACAGGTGATGACATCAGTGTTCCTGAGAGACAGGCTGTACGTATTCGTCCGCTGTCACGGTTTAAGAACTCACTGACTCAGGACAACGAGGAGTAAAATACAGGTAGGTCACTATCTCGATACAAGAAACAACCAGAGCAGGTTCTCAACAATGTGGAATCACTCTGGTTGTTTTTGTTGTTAAAATCACACATGAGTCATCCTTAAAATCAGGATCGCTCACTTGGTAGTTTATGTGCATCTAGTCTTCACGAAGAGGTTTAACGTGTCTCCAGCATCACCAGTATATGAGAACCTTGTCACAATTCATATTGACCTTGGAAAGGACTTCAAGCACCTGGTGGATCAGGAGATGGAGAACGAGTTGGCTGTCGCTCAGCAGAAGTGGGGTGTCTCTCTCAATGGAGATGACTCAGACAGGGTTCTCTATCATGCCAAGAAGCAACTGCTCAGAGGAGTGTCAGACAACGCTAGAAGCGAGTGGGATGGCGGACGAATCGTCAACGTGGTTGCTGGCGCTCCCAGAGACGGAGACATTTTTCTTCCTGATGAGAACCTCAAGTCAAAGACGGACAGGCTGCTGAGGAAGCGTGTTGAGTGGGTTGTTGACGAGGATGGTGTTGACGGATCCATTCCGATTCACGAGTTCTATGAGGCGTACAAGCAGATCATTGTCAAGATGGCAAGAACCGCTGTCTTCTATGGTGTAGGATCCTACTCTTCTGTCATGTCATCAGAGTATGGTGCTGAGTGATGTCATACTTGTAGGTAATCTCCTACCTGATGATCTCGATATTTCTTCCAGTTTGAACATACCTTCTCTCACACGCGTCAGTGTGGACAGACAAGATAAGGAAACTGGGAGATGACAGATCGTACCACACCAAGACTGACTTACTCCTCTCTACCACGAGAGATTAAACACATAGCAAACGAGTCTCTTGGTGTCGGTGTTCTCAGATCCCTGTTCTCATACGCCAAGACCTATCACCTCATCATCAAGATCAGTGACGGCGTTTTTGTCGGGTTTGCTCTTTATCACTACCACCACCAGAAGATGAAGGATGGATCAGACTACATCACTGGCGTGATCGATTGTGTATGTGTGTCAACAGCATATCGTAAAGAAGGTTTTGGAACTCTGCTGACCTTTGGTGTCCTCAGGAAGATGTCTGCTTATGGTGCTGACAGGATTGAGATCATGCTGAAGACTCCTGGAACTCCTAATCGTGATACTGAACCAGGTGTTCCTCTGATAGGAAACGAGGATTTACTGATTGCTCTTGGATTCAGGAAGGTGAAGACTTTCAAGGACAACTACCTGAAAATCTCCAAGAGATACGGTTACGACTGTCTTATATGTGGAAGCAGACCGGATACATGCAAAGCAGTTCTTTATGCCATTGATAGTGACTAGATAGTTCAACCACATTCTTGTTCAGTACTGGTGTTCTTAAAACTCTGAGAGCACCAGTACTTTTTGTTCTAATCCGTTAGTTCACTACCTCGATATTTTCCACTAATTCGATGTCAACAGGGAAATGGCTGTAATGTTAGGATTTCAAAGCATTCTTAGTAGCCGTTCAGGCACCAGCAACGGATCTGTGTACATGAGTGCAACGGATGACTCTGTGTCGCTCACCAGTAACAGACGCCGTTCTTTTACTGCTGTAGTGATGTCTCTGATGGCAGTACTCATGATTCTGGGTATTGGCCTACAGGCTGTTGACATAACACATTCGGGAACAAACAGCGGTAACGGCTCCCTGGTTCGTGCTGACAGCGAGGACGATTACAAGAAAGAGGTCTCTGGTCTAGCAAACTCGTATGTACAAAAGGACGATGACGGTAAGACATCACTGTTCAAGACGATTGACAAGGCTGATGGAGAGAACGATCCTAACAACTTCGGATATGTCGTCAGGCGTCTGTTCAGTACAGGATACATCAACCAGGCTGCTGACGCTACCAATGACGGAAAAGAGTTCAACTGCGGTACTGGTTCCATAGGTGCAGGAACGCCTTACTATCATAATTGTGATGTTCCTAACTTCTATACCGAGGCTATGCAGGGATTCCTGGATCCGTTCATCAGCACTGGTCCACAGAATGCAGAGGTAGCCAACGCTAAAGGCGGTCTGCTGTGGGTGTTTGACGGTGTTCCAGACGCTGAGACTCTTCCTGAGGGTGGTGCCCCAGTCAAGGAGTCTGAAAGAGCCTCAAAGTATACTGGGCTGGAACTGTTTGGGTACAACCTCAGGTACACGAACTATCTTGGTGAGTGGGACAACATCAAGGTCATGAGTTCAGCCCGCTCGCTGTCCAACTTTGGGTTCATGGACAGTTTGAAACTGGGAGCGACAGCCGTTGTCAAGGGTGTTGTGAACGGTGTTCAGACTGCAACAAGCAATGCTATCAATAGACTGAGCACAGGAAACATTCTGGGTGCTATCGGTAACTTCTGGACTGACTTCGCTGGAGGTGCGTCAGCAGCAGCCGTCAAGGTCATCATGGATACGTCCGATCAGAACGTCTTCAACAACTGGGCGTGGTACCGTGTTGGGTATGGTGCCACACTCTACAACGCCAGAGAACTGACTGCTGAGGAAGTCGCAGCCAAGGCCAAGCAGTCGTTGTACAACCTTATTCTTGGTTCCGAGCCTGACAAGGCGAATGCCCCTGATGAACTCAAGAACCTCAAGAAACCAGATCCGCCAACGGACGAGAAGTCAAAGTGTCTGGTTCGTTCAAACGGCGAGAACAAGGAGCAGAAGAACGCCAACGAGACAGGTATCACAGAGGGTGAGTGCAAGTTGCAGGCCAACACCCTGTCTCCTGACGGTAAGGGCTCTCAGGTCAAGAGTGAAAAGGAACTGAAGAAGGACGGTGACTTCTACTGGCAGAAGAGCGGTAACTCCAAGAAGCAGACCTTAAAGGAATGGGTTGCTGCCAACAAGGCCACCTTTGACACCGCCAAGAAGTATGGCATGGAGTTCACCACAGAGGGTGACGAGTCTCAGCGTGACAACATTGTCAACACCATCCTTTCTGAGTGGGACACGAAGTACAACACGGCTCTGTCCAACGCTACTGGTAAGGAGCAGGAGAAGAACAACTCCGAGTGGATTAAGAATCTGTTCACAACTGGTGCTCTAGCGAAATTATTTGGTGCCGACCCGAGTCAGAACTACAACGCTCCGTGGAACCGTTTCGTGTGCACGAACTCAGACGGAACAGACATGAGAGATGAGAACAGTTCTCTCGTCTACGCCTTTGACCATAAGGGCAACCACAACCCGAAGTGTGGTTACCTCAGACCACCGATTCAGGATGGCCTCTTTGGTAACGGATACCCGAAGGATGACACGACTGTTCATCCAGACACCAGAAGAACCAGGCTGAATACAGATGTGCTGTCAAACATCTTCCCGCCAAACGTTCTATTTGACAACATCTCATCGTTCTGGCTTGGTGTTGCGACATCATCCACTATGGTCAGTAACGAGGTCATGTCGTGGTCGTTCTCACCACTGCTGTCTCAACTGGGACTGACAGACATTGTTGTCAACGCCATCAAGTACATGCGTGACTCCATCTTCTTCCCCTTGATTGTGCTGATGGTGATGTTGACCGCTATCTCAGCAATCTGGTCAGCAGCAGTCAAGAAGGACTTCAGGCAGCAGTTCATCAACCTTGCCATGACAGTTGTTGTCATCTGCTCAGGTACCTTGCTGATGACTGTACCAGCGCGTGTTGTCAAGGCAGTGGACACTATTCCAGCGCAGGTAGAGCAGACGATTGTCGGAACAATCTTCTCCGCTGGCAACAACGCCACAGACGAGTTGTGCACCGCTACAGGAACGAACACAACAGATCCTGGAACAGATCTGAATGACAATCCTTTGACATTCAACACTGCTGAGGGTACTCGCTCACTGATGTGTGAGAACTGGAGATCGTTTGCCTTCAATCCTTGGTTGTTCGGTCAGTTCGGTACCAACTACAACAACCTGTACGCCAAGGAAAGTGGTAAGGAGCACGCCTGGGACAACAGCAACGACAAGATTGTCGGTGATGCTGGGGTGAACATGGGTGGAAGCATCACTGAGCAGAACTGGGGTCTTTACCAGGTTAAGACAATGACCTCAGGTACAGCGTACTTCAACGACAACAGCAAGCCAACAGGATCGGTGTCCAGAGACTTCTATCGTGTTGTTGACGCTCAGGCGGGACCGGGTAACGGAAGCAACTCGTACACCCGTTTCTTTGACAACTGGTCTGGTGTCAACTACGCCTCCAGAGCAGGAACAGCATTCCTTGGTGGACTGATGGGTATTCTTGGTGCATGGACAGTCATAGCGTTCAGCGCCGCCAAGGTACAACTCACGTTCATCAGCACTATGATGCTTCTCATCATGCCGTTCATGTTCCTTGTCGGAATCCTGAGTTTTGGTAGAAGAATGCTGAAGGGATACATCGGCACAATCACTGGTCTTATGGTTCAGAGAGTGGCGCTGGTTACTATGCTGGCTGTGATGTTCAGGGTTCTCGCCAGTGTTGGAACAGCAAGTAGTTCCTACATCTCCTGCGCCATGTTCAGTGCTGCCGTCTGTGTGCTGTTCCTGATGTTCAGGAAGCAGGTTGAGGAGATGATCTTCACCAGCACAGCAGGAGCCTTCAACGCACCTACTGTTGCTGACAGGTTCAGGAAGGATCCAGGAGGATTCGTCAGAAGCGGTGTTCCTGGAATGAGTAATGGTTCATTCGTCAAGAACCGTGTTGACATGGTTCGTCGTGGTGCTGTCAGTGGAGCAGCCGGAGGTATCGCTGGTACTCTTACTGGAACCAACCCGTTCAGGTCTGCTCATGAGGCAAGCAGAATTGAACGACAGAAACTTGGTAACCAGCAGAGAAGGCGTGGATTCAAGGGTCTTGACACGTTCAACAGAGGTATGGGTGCTGGTGAGGTTGTTGGTTCCAAGCAACTTGACAACGACGAGTACGCATCAGCACTGAGAGATGACATCCTTACTCAGAGCAAGGTATACAAGGACTACGAGAAGGCTGAGGAGTACTACAACTCTCTGCCTGAGCGCGAGGACTTCAACGAGCACGGTGTCAAGGAGGTGTTCAGGTATGATCCTGTGACGGGCCAGAAGGTTGAACGTCCAGTTGAGCCAACGTTCCAGGATGTTGAGCGTGAGATGCACATTAACCTTCCAGGTAAGAAGATTAAGAGGCTTTCCAAGCAGATGCGTGCAGAGGACACCAACATGATTGGAACACACTTTGCAGATGAGCCGAAGATCAGGAACAAGGCCAGGAACGTCAAGGAACTTGTGGACCGCGAGACAAGAGAGGAGAAGGACAAGAACAAGAAGTCTTCTCTTGATCGCTCCAAGGACAAGGAAGTAAAGAAGATGGTCAAGAAGATTGACAAGACCTACAAGTCAAGTAAGGAAGACTGGGCTGTCGATCAGAAGCGGGCTCTGGGTAAACTGAGAGCGGCTGCCATTTTCAATGAATCTGACTTTGAGGTCGAGGATCCGTTTAGGTCAACGATTGAACTCGAACCGGACATTAATGGTGATGAAGTTTGGGATCGTAATACAGATGACCGATACAGAGACGAAGAAGACGATCCAGAAGATTTGAACTAGTGCATCAATACTAACAAGAAAGAGAATGGTAGGGTAATAATCCACCATTCTCTTTCTGCCTATTCTGCTCTGCTATATGAAGTATCTTTTGCTTACACTTACCAGTAGAGATATTCCATGAGTTAAGACAGAAGCAAGAAGATACCGGAGGAAAGTCTTAATGATCCTCAGAAAAGAATCTCCTGGAGCAGTGTATGCTGACACCTCTGGTAAGTCTTCTGTGCTGGTGTCAACCTCACGTCAGAACAGAGGTGTGCTCTCTGGACTGATGACTTTTATGGCTGTCTTTTTCGTTGTTGTAGCATCTGTTGCCGGAGGTTTGTCAGCAGAGTACAGGAGACAGCAGGTCGAGGCCATTGACTGGACACAGTGGCTCATGTGTGAGGTTCTTCCTGAGTCAGCGAAAGAGGTTTACCAGTACGCCAACTCAAAGGATCTGCAGTTCAATCTTCGTTCAAAGAGTGCTGTCACTTCCGGTATTGATGATGTGGATCAGGGTCTAAACTGGCTGCTTGAAGGAACAGGATCAGACTTCAAGACAGTCAATGAGGCTATTCTTGGTTACAGTCTCTATCCTCAGGCAGCAGCCACCCCTGAGGAGCAGAAGCAGAAAGAGGAGAAGGACAAGCAGAACCAGCAACAAGGACAGCAGCAGGACAGTGGCACCAAGGGCGTTCCAAATGGTGGTAACTACGTCAACCCTTACGACCGTTTTGGTGTTGCTGGACTGAACTTCTCAGGTTATCAAGGCGAATGGAAATACTTCGTCATTGATGCTTGTAAAAAGGATGGAGAGCCAAGTGACCCTAAGGCTGGTCTGTTCTATCAGACACGTCTTGAGCCAAGGAGCGGCTGGGAGGACATTGGTAACTCCAAGGACGTAAGAACAAAGCAGTTCTCAGCGAATCCAACCTACCCTATCGTTGCAGCCTCATTCAACACAATAGCCAACATTATCTTCAGTATCACCAAGATTATTGTGACACTGACAATCGCCTTCATTAACTTCTCGCTGACAGATGTTGTCACAACTCTTGGTCTTGACAGTGTTATTGGCGGAAAGAGTGGTGTCTTTACATCACTGTTCAACGGGGTGTTCACACCACTGGTTGCCTTTGCGTTCATTGCTACTGCCTGCTGGTTGTTCTGGATTGGTGTCGTCAAGAAACAGTATCGAGAGTCAATTACAGGGGTTGCTAGATCGTTTGCTATGTTCTGTCTGGCAATTCTTATCAGCCTGAATCCGTTGCAGTACATCACTATTCCTAATAATGCTGCCGTTATCTTAGAGGCTGCTATTCTTTCCTCCATGAACTCCAACCTTCTTGGTGGTTCAGACATGTGTGCAACTGATGTAGGACAGGTGAACTCCAACCTGCTTGTCTCGAAAGGTAAGGATGAGCAGGGGCAACTTGACGAGGCGGCTCAGAACATCAAGAGTGTCATTGGCTGCAAGTTGTGGCAGAACCTTCTCTTCAAGCCCTGGACGGAAGGTCAGTTCGGTACAGACTACAACAACTTGTGGGCTAACGGAAAGAAGGCTGACTGGGCTCCAGAAGGTGCACAGGAACTTGGTAACGCCAATGATGAGATGGTCGGTCATGCTGATGTCCCACTAGGCGCCAACAAGACTATCAACAACTGGGGTGTCTACCAGGTCTCTGCTCAGACAAGCGCTCATGCTGTCACTGATGGTGACGGTAAGAAGATGGTTCCAATCAATGGTGTAGCGCCAGACTGGTACCGTATCGTTGACGCTCTGTCCAACTATGACGAGGAGGAGGTCAGTGAGGACACTCAGGTTAACAAGTCTGGAGCAACTGAGGCTGTCAAGTACAAGGCACCCAAGGAGGCGAACAAGCCTCTTGCCTACTGGGACACATGGGTGGGTAACTCTATTGGAAGTCGTTACACATCCTCACTGTCGTCAATTCTTATCGCTCTGATTGCCTGTGCCAGCCTGATTCTTCTAGGTGGATTGACAGCCGTCTACACCTTAGGAATGACGATAGCAATGGCTTTTGCGCCCATATTCTTGCTGCTGGGCTGCTGGGCAGGTATTGGATGGAACATCTTCAAAGGGTACGCTGGAATGGTGTGGCAGACCTTCTCGTCACGAGTCATGTCCACACTCCTGCTGATTTTCAATGTCATTCTTGTGTCTAACATCCTTGACATGGCAAGCACCATTTCCTGGGGAAAGATGGTAACTCTGCTGATGATTCTGACTGTTGCCATCTTCAAGGGAAGAAACAAGATTATTAACGCATTCTCTACTGTCAACTTTGGCGGCGCTGACTTGAGCACTACTGCTAAGGCTGCTTTCAGGAAGACAGCAGACATTACTATGGCGCCACTGAAGACCAGCGGAAGGTTCGCCTCGTCTGCTCTTGGTGGAGGTTTTGGTGCCAGAAAGGCTGGAGGAACCTTCACACGAGGTATGGGCGCTGGTATAGGCCAGGAAATCAGCAACCTGGCTTATCGCTCCAAGGGCTTGCGTCATCTAAAGACCACATATGATGAGCAGGCAACAGCACTTGGTAAGAACAACCCTCTTGCTGGTGAGAAGTACTGTGCCAAGTGTGGTAGGAAACTGGACTACGAGATGGACGAACGTGGTACAGAGATGTTCATTGGTGGTCGAGACGGGAATGGTAACCTTATCTGCCGACAGTGCCTGGAAGACATCAATGATCCAGACGTGGATGAGGTCAAGTTCCCTCGTCCGACAGAGCGCAAGATAAAGGACATAAAGCGTGAGAAGGACAAGCAGCGCATGAGGATTGCTGACGCCTATCGCAAGCGTTTTTCGTACAAGTCAGCATATGGTGAAGAATTTGCTCACACAACGGATGCTGTACTTCAGAACGCAAAGGAAGGCAGAAGACAACAAGGAGAAGCAGAACTTAGAAGAATGATGGCTGTTGTCAAGAATGACATCAGTGAGCATGAGAATGCTGTCTTGGCTAAGAACTATGCTGAGTTTGACAACCCTAACAGAAAGAAGCCAGACAAGATCGAGAATGCTAGAACAACCATCACTGCTGAGATTCCAAAAGAAATTGAAAGATATGTTGACAAGAACGCTTTGCAGGCTGCTTGGGCGTCACAGAACTATGACTACGTGCTGATGACATATGTTGCTGCCTGGGTTGTCTGGTATCAGGAGAACACTGGACAGAAGTACTCGGCTGATCTTGATGAGACGTTCAAGGCGGTCAAGGAGAGTAAACTCGATTCCTTTGATAGGGCTGAGTTGAAGCGTTTTGCTGAGATGAACTCAAAAGAGAACGATGAGAATAATAGCGACTCGGACAAGAGGAAGAGTGATGACGAGTGAGTATGTCTGATGTCTATGTCATGAACAAGATGATTGCACTGAATGAGTGTATACGTATTCATCATGACGTCAAGAACTCTGAACTTGGTATTGATCCTCCCTCATTCATTCCTGATGAGTTAATCTATCTTGTTGATGATGAGGAGATTGATCGTCTCTGGTACTTTCAGAACTATGATGAGGTTCGGCGTATCTTTGGCAAGTTCTGGATACAGATTACTGAGAGCAATACCTGCACGCCTGTTGAAATGAGCCTACAGGAAATTATTGATAAATCAAAGCAATCATTAAAACAATGATATTTCGCCATAAAGTTGGCATACTATCGTATAACTTCAGCAAAGGAAAAACACTTATGGGTCTTCTTGACAACGCAAAAAAGAGACTGCAACGATTTGGCGAGGAGACCATCTCAGAGACGGACAAGGACCTTCCTGAGCCAGATGAGAAGAACAGTCACTCTGGTATCATGGGTGGACTGAAGTCAAAGATACCCAACCTCAGCAAGTCGTTCCACATAGACCCTGATGACACTGCTGACGAGGTTATCAGTAAGCACGAGGAGGAGTATCACAAGATGATGCCTTCCTCTGGAGAACCTGTTCCTTCAGTGCAGGAGGGTCGTATACAGGACGTGCTGGAACTTCTTGACATTCCTCCGACGTTTGAAGTCAGTAACGTTGTGCTTCTTCCTGAGGACTTCGATGGGATCGACTTCCAGATCCAGATTCCTGAAGGATACGAGCCCAGCGAGGTTGAGGCTTTCAAGGATCGTGCAAGAAAGAGCACAAAGGAACTAGTCGATCTTCTTAAACTCAGGAACAAGCATATTGCACAACTGGCCTCAACGATTGACAGGTTACAGGTTGATGCCAACAACTTGAAGTTTGATGCTGAGGTTGCCAATGGTATCAACATCATGCCAACAGACTCCATCGCAGATCTTGAGAACGAGTTGATGGAACTCAGACTGCTCACAAGACAGTTACAGGATGAGAACAACCGACTCTCAAAGGGCGGATCTGCTGAAGGATATGAGCAGGTTGTTGACAGTCAGATGAGTGATCAGGTCTCGCTGCTGACTCGTGAGAACGATGAGTTGAGAGAAGAGATCTACACCCTGAAGAACCAGTTGGCCGTGTACATGGATGATGACAACAGTATTCCGTCACAGCCATCACACAGGGTCGTCTCTACTCCCATGGGCTCAATCAGCAGACCAAATGATAACGGCTATGCACCAGGTCAGTTGTCTTCTGGTTCTGTGTTCCACTCTGACGAGGATGAGAGCCTTGATGAGTTTCTGGAGAGCAACAAGAGTTTCTATGAGTCACAGAACATGAGTGATGACGACGATGACGAGTTGGACAGAATCTTTAACGGAGGATGAGGATCTTCCGGTTCTCTGAAACTCTCGTCAGCCGATTAAACTAAACTCCTCATTTCTCTGTACTTTTAGCAGAAAGACTATACTCAATCATGTCAGTTCTTACTACCATTCTATCATCTCCTGTGCTCTCATTTGATTTTCCGTTCATTGTCGTCGTGCTGCTTTTGGCGCGGTTTACCAAGATTGATCCTCTTAGGTACAGCGGCATACTAGTTATTCTTGCAGCAGCAAAGATGGTGATAGCACATCTTTCGGGGAATGACTTTCTTCTGGTTCCAGTACTTGTGTCGTCTTTGGTGTCAATGCTGGTTATAGTCCTTGTTGCTGGTATGCTTGGAACCAGGATGGGAACAGACAACTACAAGTCACTACTTGGTGGAAGTGTCATGTTCCCCTGGTACCTTGGTATGGACTACTCTCTTGTCTACATCTTCGTGTCTCTTGCTGTGTTGTCTGTTGTCTCTCTGTGGAAGACATACAGTGGTTTCTGGTCCAACGGACACAGGATGATGAAAAAAGACAGAGCGAAGAAAGAATTGTCTGAAGATGAGTACAACAATGTTATAAAGAAAGCGAGCACTATTTTCGCTTTACCTCTCATCGTGTCATCTTTCCTTGTGATAGCAATACTTTCGTTATAGTCTATTATTCCTGAGTCACTATTAGATAAAACCTGTGCCAGATAAAACAAAGGCACAGGTTTTGATATTTGAACATATTTCAAAAGTATTTCTTCAAGCATGAGGTTGCCAATGAGAAGCAAGGAAAAGAGCGCGTTCGCTAGTGATGACTCACTCACGGCTGACGAGATGCTGTCAGAGACCCTGAGTGAGACTAGTGATAGCAGTCCGTCCTCAAAAGACGTTGTTGTCGAGGATGAGATTGACAAGGAGAACAAACGCAAGAAGCGCAAGATTATCCTGTTCTCATCTCTTGGTGCTGCCCTGACAGTAGGTATTGTCACAGGAACAGTATTTCTGGGCTCGTCACTGCATCATTTTGGTCACGCCAAGCCCGGTGCCAGTTCCTCAGCAACAGCCGAGGTGACTTCTGCTGGTCAGGTTGCAGTCCCGACAGACGATCCTAATGCTTCTCAGAACTTCGCCAGAGAGAATCCCATTCCTTTTGAGCATGAGAAGTGGCAGGCGGCACCGTATACAGCACAGGTCACTGGTAAGGACAAGTCAAGCCAGGTTCCAAATGATGATCTGAGATCAAACATCTTGTCCTCTGTGGCTAAAGGTTCTCTTGATGGTGGTGGTCTGGCATCAGCCGCAAGCACTCTTCCGTCAGAGGCTGCAGGGTTCACTTCTGACCTTGACAAGCAGACGATGGAGGATGGTACACCCAACCCCATGTTCTCCTACTGGACTGAGGAGCAGTTCAGTGCTGAGGTTGGAATCATGACAGAGAGGCTGCTCAATCCTGTCTTCGGTGGGTGGGAGAACTACCAGTACCCTGAGTACAAGGCCAACACTGAGTTTGACACAGCACTGTTGTCAGACCTGTTCACAAGCAACTGGTCTGAGTCCAACTCTGCTAAGCCTCACAGTGATTACGTGCCGGTCCTGGCCGACTGGAACTCTGACAACTATGGCGGTAAGTACAATTTGACAGATGTTGCCAGGTGGTTTGGCAAGGTGACATCAAGCAGCACAACCTTCACATATGATGAGTCCAAGTTGAACTACACCGCAACCTATGAGGCCAAGGTCAAGTTCACAGCATGGACCAAGGATCAGAAGAAGGTTGAGAGGACAGGAACACTGACTCTTAACCTTGTTCCGGCAGTAACACAAGAATATGGAAACAACACGAGCAACAGGGTACTGATTGACTCAGGATCCCTAAGGATGGATGACTGAAACATGAGAAAGGGAAGATTCTTCGGAAAGGCTGGCGCCATCGGTCTTCTGGTCGCCGCCTTAGGTCTGGGTCTGTCAGCACCCACAGCGGCCGCGTCTGACAACTCTGGTGGTCTCGGTGGTGGGGCCGGTGGCGGAACCGTCAACAGTGCCTACTGGGTGAGCGCAACCGGCTCAAACGCATACAACGTCTTCAAGGCCAAGAGTGGTCAGGGCAACACGTTTGAGAGCAAGTTGCAGAGGTCTGGTGCTGACATCAACATCTGTAAGCGCTCAAATGTCATCTGGTGGGTCCAGTCCTCAAGCGGGTTCTGGGTTCACAACTGGACTGGAGCGACGCACGGTCCAAGAATGTCTATTGGTGCCAGTATTGAGGGTCCTTACTCGGTATCTGGGCGTCCACCAACAGGTAGCGAGGTGACACAGTTCCTGTCCTGGGACCGCTGGAGCAACGGGCACAGGGTTGACTCCCAGCCAGGATACACGGTCATCTGTGGTGGAGCGTTCCTTCGTGCTGACGAGTGGCGTAACTATGTCCAGCAGAGGCAGACCAGTGATACAGACACATATGACGTGACAAACACATATGCCATCACGTCAACCGTCACCCCAAGAAAGATTGATGGTCAGTACCCTGGCAACGGAGAGTTCGAGGCTCAGAGCAAGGTCACCAAGACCAACTTCGGAAAACTCTATGACTCTCTGGTGACAGGCGCCAAGATGTCACCCAACGAGGTTCGTCAAAAGGTTGCTGAGGCTGTCAACAAGGACAAGACTGGCACCTTTGACTCGTCTGTGGATCTCAGCGACAAGAACCAGAAGGCTTTCGCCAAGGGTGGAATCCTGGATGTCTCACAGTACCAGACAAGAGCAACCTTGAAGGTGGCTAGGACTGTCATCCACTACCAGCAGCGTGAGTGCAAGGACAAGAGAACATGGAACTCCTACTGGGGTACATGGAATGCCTGGCAGAACTCTTCCTGTACTAACTGGCACACCGTCAAGGACAGTGTTGGGGCGCTAGGAGTTACCAAGAACGCTCAGACGCCACAGAAGAAGTCTTTCTTCCAGATGCTCTCCGTTCACTGCAACAAGGATGCTTTTGACGCTCTGGTTGCTGCCACAAACGCTGAGGTTGTCAGTGTGGGTGACTCTGAGCGCGGTCTTTCAGCAGTTGCCAAGTCCCAGGTGAGAAGCAGCCAGCCTGTTCACACTGACTTTGGTGACCCGAGCAATCCTGACGGAAACGCTGCTGCATCAGGACACATCTCATTCTTCGACAAGGAGTGCCCGTTCGACTGCACAGCCAGTTCAGCCAAGAACGCTGGTGCCTCTGACAAGAATGACGCCATCAGCAACCAGGGAACCTCAGGAGCATCTGGTAACGGTGGTCTGAACGGTGCTCAGTCCGAGGGACTTTCAACAAACTCCTTCGAGATGTTCCGTGACAACAAGATGCGTGAGATCAGGCTGGACACATGGTACCCGAAGAGCACCGACATCGTTCACTACAACGGTGCTGCACCAAGAACCACAACAGTGTCTCGCTGGTCTGAGGGAACACCTGACACCACAGGCAAGAATGGTGGTAAGTTCACCATGGAGGCTGTAGGATCCAGTGGCAAGGGTGTCAACGTCTTTGGAACAGGTCAGACACCTGCTGCGAACCAGAGGAACTGGGACAAGGGACTGTTCTCAAACAGTACCGCCAGTGTGATGGATGGGTTCTACAACAAGTTCAAGGTTGGTGCATCCTGGGCGTCAGAAGAGGGCAAGCCCCAGATTCTCAACGTCAAGTGGGAGTACGCTCCAGAGGTCAGCACAACATTCCCGTCAAAGATCGGGTTCGAGACCAGCGGTGACGGAAGCAGGTTCAATGCAGTCACACGCAACAACGTTGAGCAGACAGCACCTATCGAGGGTAAGTGCTATTCAACGTTTGGTACAGACACAAGTGGTAGCACCAAGGACCTGTTCAGAGACAACACCGGTACTGGAACAACCAACAACATTGATGGTAGGATTATTGGAGGGACCGACAACCCAAGTACTGTGTCAACAAATGTTGTCATCAACTTTGTCAGATCTACAACAGAATGACACATGATATGTTATGACAATCCTAGATGATATGATTGTTTAGGATTGTTACCTGGTGGGGCTGAGCGATGGTGTCAGATCGTTACTCAGTCCCACCAGTTTGTTGACCACAGGAAGTCAGATAGAGCATCTGTTACCTAAAAACCATGAGATTTAGGTACTTGATGGAGGTGAGAAGGTAGATAGTCATGAGAAAGATGAAGAGTTTCTTTGGAAGCCTGGATCTCAGCGTGTTCAAGATTGCTGGAGCAGCACTGGCGGCAATCACTGTTGCCTTGTTGTCTTCGTACCTTACTGGCTACGTGTCCAGCCTGATTCTTGCTGGCATGGCGTCTGTTGTCACTGCTATCGCCTCAGAGTTCTATCGTGCCGTGCTTTCTGTTACTTCCAAAAACGCTGTTGCAGCAGCCAAGAGAACCGTGTCATCGTCGTCGTTGCTCTCAACTGGTAGTATACAGGATGGTGATACAGAGGAGATTCCAGTAGTTGGAAACGAGGTGAGTACAGATAGCGACTCCAGTATGCCAGCAGAGAGCCATGTAAGCAATTCTGAGGGCATAGAGGTTGACAAGAGCACTCTGATGGGCAAAATCGTTTCTGTCCTCCCTGAGTGGCTGACAAGCGCTGATCCAAGGAAGGTCAAGAGGATACTGAGACACACTAGCATGTTCATGGCAACCATGTTCATAACCATTGGAGCAACATGCTTGATTGTCAGTGCTATCAAGGGTGAGCCTGTCTACAAGACCATCGTGACGACAAACAGCGCTGATGTGGACGCTCTTAAAGAGAGGATTGCCAACTTGGAGGCAGAACATCAGAAGAATGGTGGATCATCTTCACCCGCAGAGACATCAAGTACTGAGAAGTCAGCGTCTTCCCGGCCATCCACAGCATCCTCTGCAAGCAAGCAGTCATCTCATGACAGTACATCTGACAGCAGTGAATCAGAGGGTCAGTCTGGATCGGACAAGGACAGCAGCATTCAGAACAACCAGAACTCTGAGAGCAAGTCAGACAGCAGTTCTGGATACAAGTCAAATCCTGGTTCTGGCAACAAGGCTCAGGTCGGTGGATCGTCCCAGCACAAGCAGAGCGGGCAACAGAACTCACAGCAAAGTCAACCTGACTCAGAGCAGAACAAGGCAGGTGTCTCTCAGGACTCGTCTGAGCAGAACCAGAACACGGAGAACAGCGGTGGCAACAACTCTGACTCTGGTCAAGATGTCAACAACCAGAACGACAAGGCGAATCCTGCTCCAGAGATTCCAGCATCAGATAACAAACAACCATAGACAATCTTATCTTGACCAGTAGAAGGATCTCTGGCCCGCGTTGTTAGAATGTCAGGTAGCGCATATTCTGCTCGCACTACCTGACATTTTTTGCTACAGGGATATTTTCGAGCAGTACTGGTGATAGATGTAAGGAGTTGCAGGTGTCTGCAAGTAAGAAGGTTGCAAGGAGAATGAAGTTCTCTGACTACCGAGATGATCCAGAGATCAAGTTTCCTGCTGTCAGGTGGGTTCTTGACAAGAAGATCTTCTATGCCATTGCTGCGCTGATTGCTGTTGCTTTGGTGGTCTATATGGCTAGTCAGGGTCAGACCTCCTACAAGAAGATTGTGTCGGCACCAAAGACGACATCGCCCTATCAGAACGTAGCTGCGTCAGACTCTCCTGGTACTCAGTGGGCTAAGGCTCTGCTTACTGACAACCCCGCCTCTGTTCCTCAGTGGGAGTTAGTGTCTGGTGGTAAGCCTCAGCACCCTGTTCCAAATGATGTCTGCAAGCAGGAGCAGGTGCCTGATTCTGTTGCTGGATCAGTATCCGCTAAAGGATCTGGTGTCACAGTTACTGCTCAGGTGTATGGTGCTGGTCAAGCCGCTGCGCAGTTCGATAACTATGTCAAGAGGTGGTCGAAGTGCTTGAAGGATTTTGATCAGAAGCCTGGAGTCTCAGATGCGACTGTCTACACGTTCAGCAATGGATTTGTCATGGTCTCTGGTGATGCGATTCTTGGAGCAACCGCATCAGACTCAGAGATGAGGGACAAACTTCTCTCCTACTACCAGACCAAAGTTCCTGAGACATTAAGGGCTACTCAGTGCTTGAGTCTGACATCAACATCTGCTGACAGCCTGAGGAATCTCTTTTACCACCCCAACGACTACACTGGGCTCAAGAAGAGCGAGAGCATCAAGACTCAGGTTGACACCAGCAATCAGGCCACCCCGTTACCGCAAGGTCTACAGAGTGTCAGTAATCCTGATGCTGAGGAGCCTGAAGCACCGCTACCTGATGGATTCCCCTCTTTGCCTGGCGAGGTCGCCAAGCCGACACGTCCAGAAGGCATTTCTGATAACTCTGACTTCAGTGAGACAGCCACCTATCAGATTGAGGACATGAATGGTCCTGGATGCGGATGGGCATGGTCTGGTCAGAAGATGCCTGTCTACAATGCTGGTGAACTTGCCAACGCTCAGAAGAAGTCTATTGGTAAGGCTCAGGATGACGCCAACCACAAGGCTGTTGGATACATGCAGGCTCGTCACAACTGGTCAGGATCGATGCTCAACTACGTCTCACAGGTTGACTCGTGGAACAGGTATGTGTCACAGGTGAATGCTGTGCATGACAAGTGGTCTTGGCTCAACAATGAGCGTTCTCTTATTGAGGGCTCGTGGAGGCAGTATGTCACAGACCATAACGACTGGTTCACCTTTGATGACAGGAAGAAGGCTGCTAAGTTGAAGTTCGATCAGGAGACTCTTGCCTGCAACACTGCTAACGAGAACCTTGCCAAGTGGGAGCAGCAGTATGGTGAGGCATGGAAGAAGGAGCAGGAGAGGGCCGCTAGAGAGAACGGTGGAAAGACACCAGCCCCAACACCGTCTCCAGGCGCTACTGCTCCACCAACTGCACTGAGGTTCCCAAACTCCAACCCAACTCCTACACCTACTGCTGACAGTGGTAGCAACCCGAAGATTCCAGACAAGCCAACAGGTTGCACAAACCCGCCTGTGAAGGATGAGATTCTGGATCAGGAGAAGCCAGCAGAGCCTCAGCCTCCTGTCATTCCTAACGGAGTTACTATCCCGAACTCATGGCCTCAGCCAAACAAGTGAGTTTGTTGTCAAAATCACATAACTATACAGATCTCCCAAGATGATGAGACCCAGATCACTATCTTGGGAGATCTGTCGTTAAGATGTACACAGACGAGGGCTCTGAACAACAACCAGCGGCCTTTGTTGGATGCTCAAGCCATGACATGCGCATGAGTAGGCAAGTATAAGATACAGACATTTAGGGGATTGAAACATGGCTTTTCCAATGGAGTTGTTTTTTGGAACAGTTGGTCAGGTTCGAGAGAAGCGAGTTGTAGGGAAGGATGATCGTAGCGTTATCAACTTCTCTGTTGCTTACACACCACGCGCCAAGAACTCATCTGGTGAGTGGGTTGACAAGCAGACTATCTGGCGTGAGTGCACTGTATGGGGCAAGCAGGCTGACTACGTTGAGGCGTCATTCCGCAAGGGTGACCGTGTGTTTGTCTATGGTCAGTTGAATGTTGGTGACCCGTACACTGACAAGAACGGTGATGAGCACCCTGGGCGTGAATTCATCCTGGTTGAGGAGACTGGTCTGTCAGTTCTTTTCAACCCTGCACACTCTGATCGTGAGGCCAGGAACTCTTCTGGATCCAGTGCCTCTCCTAAGCGTCGTTCATCTGGCAGCAGTGCTCCTGCTAAGAGGAAGGCTGCTCCTAAGGCCAAGGATGATGACTTCGGTTCAGACGACTGGAGTGACGGTGACGACTGGGCTGACTCTGTTGACGAGGACGACCCGCCTTTCTGACAGGCATTTCAGCCAATGATTGCATAAGTCAATCATACTAAGGGTGGTGGTTGGTTGTTGGTGTAGTCATGATGCAAAACCGGTGTAGCAGATGAGCCATGATTTCTGAAAGATGAAGTCGTGGCTCATCTGCTTATCTGAGGTGATTGTTCGTTAACATAGAAGGTAGAGATATACCTGTTCTGTCATAGCCATTCATGATCAGATGGCATACGAGACAGAGATTTTAGTTGAAAAGGAATGGTTCTATGAGCATCAGAGGAACAGACGGAAATACTGTTGGCAGGCGACCAGTAGTGGCTTCAAGAATGGGTGGCGATACGGTACCAACTCCTCCGCCACCTACAAGGGAGGATGTTGAGTCAGCACGTCAGCAGCATTTCGCAGTTCCTGAGTACACTGACACTGTGTCTGACTATGTTGCTGTTTCGTTTGACGAGAGCGTTATAGGTCATCCACATTCATTCTCAGAGAGTACCGATTCCTCTCAGATGTTGAATCAGAATCAAGAATCTCCTCAGGAAGACAACAGATCGCTGTCTGTCAAGGCCCCTAAGAATCCTATCTTCAAGGATGTGTTCAGTAATGGAGAGGCTTCTTCTGGGGATCTTCCTAGTGCCAACAAGTTCACAGACTTTCTATCTAAGGACATTGCAAGAGCAAAACTGGTCAAGATTCTTGCTGGAACTGTTTTTGTTGTTGGTATTGTCGTGATAGTTGCACTTGGGTACATGGCTTCCAGGCCAAGTGCTCCCAAGTCTGGTGCTACTCCTACAGCAACAACCAACCAGCAGGCAAGTCCTGGAGCAATTCTTGGTAGTGGTGTTGTTGGTGGTTTTGAGAATCCTGTTGCATCAAAGTTAAAAGACCTTCCTACTCCTAGCGCCTCCCAGATTAAGGCTGATGTCTCTGAGTCGTCTATCACGTTGTCATCAGGGTACGTCATCTCGTTCAAGGGATTCAAGAACACTCCAGCACAGTCCTCTTGCACAGTGGACCAGCCAACAGACTTCTGCTTCTCTGGCACAGTCTCCAAGGATGATGACGTCAATGGAAAAATCTACGCTCTTCGTGATGCTGTTCACAGTCGTCTACTGGATGGAGGACTGGACTATAAGGAGTCAGGTAAGCCGAACACTATTGCTGCTGGAACACTGACAATCACCACTGACGCCTCTGGAAGCAGAACATCAGCAGTCATTATCGCAACAGGAGACGGGGCTGGTGTCATGGTGACTACAGGAAGCCAGAAAGAGGCTGAGGCGCTGATGAAGTCTGTTGAGATCACCAAGCACTGACAAAGTTAGATCCTAAACGCTGAGTAGATATGTTAACTCTAGGGTCAGTTTTTATGAGGAAGGTCTAACTGATACATGTTGACACAAGCAGGTATACTCGCAGCAGTATATGTCATTGTCATGCCTATAGTTCTTCGTCTTGCTGCAGTGGTTCACAAGAAGATGGTGACAGACCGACTGATTGAGAAGGCTGGTAAAAATGCTGCTGCGCTGGACAAGATCAAGCCGCCTATCTGGAACCAGTGGAAGGAACGTCTGAGTTACCTTATCAAGGAAGACAAGCGCCTAGCCTCATTTGGATCCAAGAAGAAGGAGGATAAGGAAGAGCCACCTGAGAGCGGTATCACTAACAAGCAGGTCTTCTTCCTGATTCTGCTCATTGGGCTAGGATGTTTTGTCTCTCCATCGTTTGGAACCTCGTGGTGGATGCTTGCTGCTGGATCGCTCTTGTTCTTCGTTGGTGTCTCTGTCGGAATGAGCATGGCGAAACCAGTTGTCGAGGCCAGAAAGAGCACTTTGGACAGAATGTTTGAAATCGCCTCAAAGCGCCTTGGACAAAGCCTTGAGTTCAAGAAGAATCCTGGTGAGGTCATCAAGGTTCTCAAGTGGGAGAACGAGATTGACGCCGTAAGGATCCAGTTCAACGTTCCTGACAACTTTGACCACGAGATGGGTGGTGAGGGATTTCTCAGACAACTCAACCAGATCTTCGGCCAGGTGCGAACATTCGTCCCTGACGACAGCGATCCAGAGCATCCAGGATGGGACCGCAGCAAGGGCGTGTTGACAATCTATGCTGTTCCACCGCTACCTCAGATTGCACACTGGTCAGCACACTACATCGACACTCCTGGGGTCGCTCCGTCATTCTTTCCTATCGGCCTCACAGTTTCTCAGAAAGCCTCTCTGGCTATTCCGAATCCAGAGACAGGTGAGGTTGAGCATGTTGTTGGGTTTGACCTTGCAGGAGAGCAGAAGGACTACGCTAAGAAGCATGGTCTTGAGTTTGATGACAACATTGCGTCAGCAAGCCCTATGGTTCTGATTGCTGGAAGTACTGGTGGCGGTAAGGCCATGGCTTCTGACACCCTTGTTCTTGTCAGAGTCAGAAAGACGAAGTAATATGTCGCGTTTTCTTGGGTACAGCAAGTTTGACACAGCGAACGGTCCTGGCGTTAGGGTGTCCATCTTCTTCTCGGGGTGCTCTTTCAGGTGCAAGGGGTGTTGGTCCGCGACGGCTCAGAATCCTCGCATGGGTGAAGAGTTTACTGAAAGCACTGTTGACATGGTTCTGAGTGACTGTGACCATCCTTCTGTTGCTGGTCTCTCTGTTCTAGGTGGAGAGCCTTTTGAGAACATGGAAGCAGTAGAGAGTCTATTGAAAGCATTCAGAGACAGGTTTGGTGACACCAAGACTGTCTGGATGTGGACAGGATTCTATTGGGATGAGATCATGCAGGATCCAGCAAAGACTCGACTGCTTCAATATATTGATGTATTAGTTGACGGAAGATTTGAGATTTCTCAGAGAGACACCAAATTGCGTTTTAGAGGCTCATCAAACCAGTCTGTTATTGATGTTAGGAAGTCGATTAAAGCAGATGAGATTGTTTGGTGGAATGGAATAACATTAGGAGAATAAGATAAATTTTGTAAAAATAATACACCTTATTGTTTTGAATAAGGTGTATTATTTTTTGTTGTTATTTCAACGAAAACTAGGCACTTGTATGGAAGGAGCGGTTTATGATGTCAATTTTTTGTTCGTCTGTAAGTTTAACGAAGTTAACAGCGTATCCGCTTACTCTTACAGTTAAATTAGGATAATTTTCTGGGTTTTTCATTGCGTCAATTAATGTTTCTCTGTCTAATACATTAATGTTAGCATGGTAAAGACCCTTAACTCCTCCATTTGATTCTCTTTGAGACTTCATTGAATTAAGACGTTCTTCAAATGTAGGCATTATATAGACACTCCTATCTAAAATATTGATGGAGGATAAGCCCCTCCTAGAGATATATCTACACTAAGAGATAGTGTAACATAGATACTTATACATAAGACCATATATACAATGTGAGTAGAGGTTGATTTTATGTCCAACTGTAAACACAAAAGTCCTGATGATGGGGTATGGAGGAAGTGTGAGGGTATTGAGAAGTGTTCTTACAGGAAACGTGGTGTCCAACTTGAGCACGCTTATAGCCAGCAGGAGATCGATCAGATTGAGGCTCGTATTGCTGGAGTCAGTGATGACGGTCTGAGTGGATCTTCTGTCGTATCTGAACCACCTCTTCCCAAAGATGCTCTCAGGTATGACTCAGAGAAGATTGATCTCGCTAAAAGTACTTATGACAAGTATATGAGCGAAGGAAGGATTCAGTCTGTCTCTGTTAATGGATTCAAGCAGGTCTTTGACTTTGACATTCCTAAGACAGGTATGATTGTTCGTGATGCCAAGGATTTAAGTAAGATGTACTATACTTACAACAATCCTTATGGTGGTGTAGAGTACTTCAACACTGAGACTGGTGAAAAACGTCAAGGATGCAGCGCTAGTGGATCCGACTTCAAATATACGATAGAGGGTTTTCCTGCCGACAAGAAAGATGGCGCTAAGTTCAGTGATGCTGACTTCTGGAGCGCAACCATGCATAGCAAGTCAGCGTTTCATCTGGCAAGCAATCAGACAGACGCTTTTGGTAGTCAGATTCAGAGAAAACTCAACTCACATGGTCTTCGTCTGACTTCTGTCTCTGTGACTGACAGTAGACCGAACTGTTTCAGGTACGATGGTTTTGTTGATGTTTGCGCTGCTGACAGAGATGGCAGAAAGTACTACGCTCGTGTCAATCTGGAGACAGGAGATGTTGTCAGCCAGAACGACAGTACCAAAGATGACAATACGAAGGCTCTTGAAGAAGCCATTAAGACTACAGACAAAGCGTTTAGAATGAGTGCTCACAGGTGCTACTTAAAGAAGGTTGGTGCTGACAGAAGGCGTGACAGGATTGCTGATGAGTACTATTATGGGTGAATTGAATCAGATTGAGCAAATCCTATAACAGATATTTATAGGTTAATCGGCTTCTCTACTCTCATCTCTGGTTAAGATGATCTTAGTTTACTCTTGTGACTATCTTCCAGAGGTGAGTTTTTATGTATGTTGACGACAGAAACATCATTGCCCCAGAACACGACAGCATTGCTACACAGGAGCCCGTCAGAGCCTCTGTAGCAGTAGAAGACATCAAGGACGTAGTTGTGGTTGGTTCTGGTCCAGCAGGGCTTTCAGCAGCCTTGTACACGTCTCGTGCAGGCTTGTCTACATCTGTTGTCAAAGGACTGACTGCTGGCGGGCTTGTGACCTCTACTGAGGAGATTGACAACTACCTTGGTATGCCTGGTGTCTCTGGTATGAGTATGTCTGAGACTTTCTTGGAGCACTCTCAGATGTTTGGTGCTCAGATGGTTGATGGCATTGTGAGCAAGATTGTCAAACGTGATGACAGTGTTTTTGAGATCCATCTATCTGATACAAGTGAAGTCCTGCTGTCCAGGTCCGTGGTGTTCGCGGCTGGTAGTGAGCCTCGGAAACTAGATGTTTCAGGTAGTGAACTCAGTGGTGTGTCATACTGTGCAACATGTGACGGGATGTTCTTTGCTGACGAGAATGTGGCTGTTGTTGGCGGTGGTGAAAGTGCTGTTGAGGAGGCTTCCTATCTTGCCAATCTGTGCAGTCGTGTTGACGTGTTTGTGAGGTCGTCATGGCGCGCTTCAAAACCTGCTGTTGAGAGACTGGAGACTCTTTCTAACGTCTTTGTTCATGAGGGCATCAATGTTGCAGAGATTCAGGACAGTGGTAGTGGTGAGGTCTCAGAGGTGGTTGGAACCGATAGGGTGACATACCCTGTCTCTGGTGTGTTTGTAGCGGTAGGACAGATCCCTAACTCTCACGCTGCTGCTGGGAATGTTGAATTATACAGTGATGGTTTCATTCACAGGTCTACTACTGAAGGCTTCTTTGTTGCTGGGGATGTCTCAGATCCTGATTTCAGACAGGTTGCTGTGGCTGTTGGTAGTGGAGCAAAGGCTGGTATCTCAGCTACCAGATTTGTCCTTTCAGATAAGTGAATAACAAACATAGAGAAGATGTTATAGGTATTGAACACAAAATAAGGAAGTGTTTTCAGTGACTGAAATGAATGACCTTCTGTCTGAACTTGGAAGCAAGACAGCAGAACTAGTGAATGACCTACATGCTTTGTCATTTAACGACGAGGCGCAAAATTTTCTTAGAGATTTTGGAGAGACATTTGCCAGCTCTATAGAGTTTGATCGTATGCTTATTGAGAAGTTTGCCCTGCTCGCTGATGCTGGAAACCTGTTCGAGTCGATTCGCTCTCTTGTCACAGATTCTGGAAGGATTCTTGATGAGTGTTTTACTGACAGGGAGGATCCGTGTGTTGGAAGTATTCACTCAGGAAGATTTGAGGTGGTTCTTCTTAAAAGCCGAATTGAGGAAATGATAGGTGTGGACACTCTTGGTCCCAACAACAAGAACTACCACAAGATTGACAACGATCTTCTGAGTTTCTTTGATGCTTACAAGAGTGCTCTCAATGGACAGCAGTAAGCAGGATGGATAGGCAATTTCTCTCTGAATTGTAATACCTTGTTGATTGCACTCAGAGGAATCTTTCTATAGATAAACACCTTAGATAGTGAAAGTCGTTTCATGCTTTTTCTAGATGAGGTGTTTATCTATGTCTGCTAAGAAGTACCACGCCACACCAACTGGACAGGTCAGGGAGTGCAAGGCCACTAAGATAGCCTGTCGCTATGGACCTGCTCTTCATGGTAGCACAAAAAGATCATAATTAATGATCTTGAGTCGAAGCACGGTGCTTTTGCTGAGATCTATCGTCCACGTAAGAACGCTATGACGAAGCATCCTACAAAGAAGGGTAATGTGGTTCGTCGTGGTGTTGAGATGAGCAAGATTGATGCTGCCCTGAGAGATAACCTGATTCGTAGTGCTAACGAGATTATTAGTCGTCGAGCACATTCTGGTGACATTCTTCTGGCAAAGGCCAACCCTTCTGCTGCCGAGAGGCGACTGAAGAAGGCTGTTGACTTCGCTGATCAGCAAAACAATGGTCACCTTATGAAGACCTTGCAGAACGCAAAGGTACTGCCATCGTCAAGATTCAAGTCAAGCGACGGAACTGTTGTGGATACAGACACCTACCTTGACCGTGACGAGCAGATGTCTCGTGTTGATGATGAGAGAAAGAGACTTGACAAGGTTGTGAAGGATTTTGTCTCATCGTCAAACCTAAGACAGCACAAGTATGAGTTGGATGGCGAAACCGCTAAGGTGGTTATTAATGTCAAGGAGAACCAGTTAGATGAGGACTACCTGAAAACTCTTCCAGAATCATTGAAGCGAAAGATTCAGACCAGAAAACCAAAGGTTAGTCTAGATCTTGTCAGGTTACATCTTGACGAGGAGACGCAGGCTAAGATTCTGACAGATTCTCAGACAACGAATGTGGTTCTAGGATCTCGTCATGATGTTGGAAAGTACGTCGTTAACGCTGACACTAATCTTCCTGGCAAGACGGACGAGGACAAGATGGACGCAGCGCTGAGAAACTATCAGCAGTTGTATGCTGACGCTCAGACCTCATTTGGCATGAAGTACAGAGATCTGAAGAAGACAACAGGATCCATGAATAATGTTATGAAGACTGCTGCAACACTGAACAATCCTGATGGAAACACATACATTCCTGCTAGGGCATTGAACAGAGGTGTGGTTATCAATAACAGGCAGCAGGTTAATCAGACTAATGCGCGTAATAACCTGACACCTGAGCAGTTGGCTCTTGTTAGTAACTATGAGTACAAGGTTGATGAAGATCTTGCTCGGCAGCATCTTTCTAAGGAGCAGTTCGATAAACTGTTTAGCGCACGCACTGCTTCTGTCAGAGTTACAGAGAAGTAGTGGGTGATATGAGAAGGCATAGACATTCTTTTTCTTGATGATGTGGAAGGTGATAGTGTATGGCAACATTTGTTGAGTCGCTTATTGACGGATATGAGGATCAGGGTTTTGGTCGTAAGATTGATGAGACCACTATCGCCTCCTACAGCAATGACACTGAGGTCTCTTTTGATGCTGAGTATGATGGTGATGACGTCTCAACCCTTGACGTCTACTCAAATGGCACTCATCTAGAGACATTTGATGTCAGGGATGATAATTTTGTGGATCGTCTCAGTACACTGATGTCCTCAGAACTTGACTTCTGAATCTGTCGTCACTTCTCTTAACAAGAGTGAGCGCTAGGTGTTTGCATGATTGTACACCTAACGCTCGCTTTTTTAGATAGGTAGTTCTCCTCCTGTGTTCTTGGTAAGATTGTGTCAGAGTGTCTTGTGTAGTGAATGGAGTGGTGTATGTCTTTTCGTCCAGTAGAGAAACTGGTCAGTAAGTTCCTCAGGCCGAGTCAGGTTGCTGTTCCTGATGATGTGACTCCTGGGCAGGTGGTTGCGTCTGATGACGAGTTTGACTATGTTGTCAAGAGGTTTGGGGATCTGGAGGTTGGAGACGAGATTCCTGATGACAACGACGACTGGGAGACTGTGGGCGAGGTGTATGACGAGCACCTTCCAGAGTCGATGTATGAGGTGACGACAGACGAGGGACAGGTGGTTGAGGTCTCTGGTAATCATCTGTGGTACGTGGAGACCTCACTAGACCGTTCACTGCACGCTCACAGGCTTAAGAACTCAGCCAAGGTGCTACAGAGGTGCTTGTCTGAGGAAGTCGTTGAGGCATTTGAGATGATTGCCACAGATGATGACAACGAGTACCTGATCGAGACCATGCTTAAAGACATGATTGAGTTGTCTGAGTCACGAGATCCTGAGTTGCTGGGAGTGTTCTCACGTATCGCTGAGAGTGTTGGGCATGTCTCTGAGAACAATGTGGTTGTACAGGATCTTGAGACTGGTGAGCAGGAGGTGTCACGGATTGTTCGAGGTTATGACGCCCGGCTCTTTGCTCAGCAGGTTCTTGCTCTGACAGGTATCAGGAAGTACAGGAGCCAGTGGCCTGTGATCGTTGGAAGGATTGTGACCACTGAGGAGATTGTTGGTACAGAGGACCGACATGGACTGATGGAGTTCTTTGAGGTGTTCATCCCCTCAGTAAAACAGTCATATGTCACCCAAAAGTGATATATGAGATCAGTAGCACATACGGATGTGATTGACACATCACAATGCACTGTCATATACTTCAAGTCAAGATTCATCAACATCTCATGAGGAGAGATTTACTTTGAGTATCTACAATCCTGTACAGCCCGCTGAGAGTGGTTTTGTTGTCACTCAGCGTCGTGTCATGAACTGGCTGCTGGCTCAGTTCGCTATCATGGCTGTGGCGATGATGGTTATAGGGCCTCTTATCCCACCTGCAACAGTTAAGATCGTTGCTCTGATAACAATTGGTGTGCTGATTGCATCATCTTTTATCAAGATGACTCCAACGCTTGCCAAGGGTTTCGCCATTGGTATTCCTGCTGTTATCGGTGTGCTGATGTATAGTACTGTCAGTGTTTTCATCAGTGCTGGTGCAGGTAACCTGGTTGCCATGGCCGCTGGCGGAACCGCTGTCATCTTTGGTGTGATGTCTGTTCTCGGATACACCAGTGAAAAGAGCCTGGAGCACTGGTCTACCAAGTTGGGAGCAATTGTCCTTGGAGCCATTGTCCTGTCACTGGCGAACGTATTCTTCCTGCACCTGCCTATTCTGTCGCTCATCATCTCTATTGCGATGCTGATTGTCTTCTCACTTTACGTGTTCATTGACATTCAGCGTATTCGTGACACCCCGAATGCTGACCAGATGACGGCCGCGATGCTTGCTCTCAACATCTTCATGGACATCATCAACCTGTTCCAGAGCCTGCTGAACATTCTCTCATACTTCAACGAGTGATGTTCAATCGTTAGATTAATCTGCTAATGGCTGGTGTCAAAGAACAGGCACCAGCCATTAGTGTTTTATTATATAGATAAGTAGTAGGAACATAGTTGAGATAATTGTCACAATTACCCAGAATACACTGACTACTTATTGGTTGACAAAACTGAGCAAGGACACAAGATTCACGATGACTAGAAAGCACTATGACTCAGATACAAGACGATGGCTGGAGTGCTCTGCTGACATAAGAGAATGCCCGTATATTCACGCCAGAAGCCAGAAGGAGCAGGACGAGATTATGACGATGCTCTATGGCAGTAACGTCATGAGTGGAGCGTCTAGGTCTTCTGTGCCTGACACCAGTAATGACGACTACATTGGTGGAGAACTGGGTAGATATGTGGATGTTGACCTTCTGAACAGGATGATTCAGGAGGGTTATGTCTCACAGCAGACACATCCTGACGACGATACACTAAGAGTCCTGTGCTACACCAAGGCTACTCAGTACTCCGCCAAGTGGAATGACGCCACCAAGACGGCACGTGGCCTTATTGTCCAGTCATCTGATGATAGTCTTAGCGATGCTCGTGTGGTCCAGTTGCCTTGGAAGAAGTTCTACACCTTGTCTCAGATGGTTGGATCTGATGGCAAGCCTGGTTGGGCGTTTGGTGACGAGGAGAACATGGCTGGTGCTGAGGAGTCGATTAAGTTGCTGAACTTTGATGCTCCAGCAGAGGTGACTGACAAGCGTGATGGCTCTATGCTGATCGCTTACCGCCATCCAGTAACAGGTGAGCCGTGTGTTGCTACAAAGGGTAGTTTCGCCTCAGATCAGGCTATTGATTACACCAACATGATTCGTAAGGACGACTCTCTTGGTGAGACGATGGATACGCTGCTGAGCAAGCATCCTGGAACCACTTTTGTGTTTGAGGGTACTGGTCCTGGGCCACATCAGATCATCCTGAAGTACGACAAGGACGACATTGGGATGATTGGCGCTATCGACAAGCACACTGGTCGTTACCAGAGCACACAGAAGTTCAGAGACATCTGGGGTGATAGAACGGTTGCTGAGAGCATGTCAGCCAGCACCTTACGTGAGGCTCTTGCTCTGCCTCCACGTGAAGGCAAGGAGGGTGTTGTGGTCAGGATCTTCAATCGTGATCCAGATAAGCAGATGCAGGTGAAGATCAAACAGGATGACTACCTGGCTCTGCATCGTGCTTTCGCTGGTATGAGCAAGAGCGCAATCTTTGATCTGGTCTCTACCGGAAAGTATGAGTCCAGTGTCAGCAAGATTGGAGACCTCGGTAGGCGCAAGTTCGATCCAGTTGCTAAGATGTTTCAGAACGAGCATGACAAGATTATTCGTGAGGCACGTGAGCAGTACGAGTCACTGGACAAGAGCGGAACCAGGAAGGAAATTGCTGCAAGAGTCTCCAAGATGAGTCAGTCTGGCTTTGTGTTCAGTCTGCTTGATGGTCGTAATCCAGGAGAGCCAGGGTTTGAGAAGAAGGTCTGGAAGACAGTAAGGAAGAACCTGAAGGGATCACGCATCTGGGACGAGGAAGAGGAGTAGGAGTTCCTGAAAATACTGGCAATCATTCTCAATACTCTGCCTAATCTGCTTTGATAGTGGTGGTTATCACACAAGATTCAGAACAAAAGACCTGACTTCATGTTGACAGAATGATAGTGTGTGGTATGATTGCTGGTACAACGACCATATTGAGGCAAGACATCAGCCATCAAAAGTGATGATGTTTTGCCGATAATAGAGACGTTGAGCGTCCTTTGGAAAGACCTTTCCTGAGGGCGTTCTCTCATGAAAGAAAAGTCAACACCTGGAGAGGTGTATGTAGTAGGAGATTACAATGACGACAGTAACGGAGAGTATCGCTCAGTTGGAGCAGATGGTTGGCAAGGGCCAGAGTGTTCTTGTCAACTCAGCGATGGAGGTCATGGATGTTGTTGCATGGTCTCGTGCTGTGACTTTGGTTGTTGCTAATGGTGCAGCGACACTTGTTCCACGTTCGGACGGGTCCTTGGTGAGAAGCCAGCACCTGTCAATTCCTCGTCCACTGGTTGTCAGTTTGAACCGCTATGTCTCCAAGCACAAGGGTGGAAGGAAGTTCGATCCTGAAGCCAAGATCGCCAACTCTCTTGTGCACATCCGTGACAACTACACGTGCCAGTACTGCGGCAAGAGTGTTCCGAAGTCTCTGGCGACAGTTGACCATATTCTTCCAAGGTCTCGGGGTGGTCGTTCGTCTTGGAGTAACCTGTGCACAGCGTGCCAGAAGTGCAACAACAAGAAGGGTGACATGACTCCTCAGGAGGCAGGAATGGCTGTTCCGGTGATTCCTTCCTGGGAGAGTGTTAACAGAACGAAGAGGCTTCAGGATGTCGTTTATGCTGTTCTGACTGAAGGATGGTAGAACTCACACTTGTGCTGAGTCACAACTGAAGTCCGCTCTGAGTGCCGGATGTGATTGTCATTGATCACGTCCGGCACTCTTGTGTCTGCTCCGCCTTGATGGATCTGTTTCGTCCTTTTGCATCTTTATGTTGATATGACGCCAAAAGGTAGTTGACGTGATGACATTCATATGCTAAACTCGTCACAGATGAATGATTTTGAGTCATTTTTTGAGGAGAAACAAGGTATGGCAGTGCCCACTAAGAACAAGCCTGTGATGTCTGACACCAGGCGTAATCGTGTGCTTTCACGACTGCAGTACGCGACTGATGAGAAGGACATTGAGTCTGTCTACCGTGATCTGCTGCTGGATGCTGTCAAGAATGTTGAGGCACCGGACAATGGTAGTGTTGGCAACGGTTTTGTATCCACCTTGAACGGTGTCAAGACTGATGGCCTGCTTTTTGTGAGTTTTGCCTCAGACGGGTTGTTTGACACTCGTGAGGACTACAGTATCCTTCTTGAGGTTAAGCAGGATCGTGTCTTCTCTGGTGAGGCGGGTCTGGAGCACCGTGCTCGTGTTCTGGTTCAGTGCACCTACTACATTCACAATCTTGTCTCTGGAACAGACCCTGTTGAGGCTCCCCGAATCGTTGTGGTGGCTGATGAGGATGAGATATTCGTTGTTCCAGGAGACATTCTGAAGGATCTTGCTGACAGGACGTGGAGTGATGACCCTGAGTGGAGTCTCGCGCCGTCAAGCGCCTGGGAGAGTAATCACGGACTGCTCGACGTGATCAAGAGCCTGCCTATTGTTGGAAACGTGCCTGTTCACTCAGTGTATGACGAGAACGACAAGATTTCTCTTGATGTCAACAACCTGGCTTATGGTATCAGAAGTGTTGCGTCTGGTAAGTCAACCGAGTTGCTGAAGAATCGTATCAGTGCTGACAGCCTTGAGTCTGCATTCATCAAGTTTCACATGAGCGTCTTTGGTGGTTTTGTAGGTAAGGACGCCTCAAAGAAGCAGATGGCTGTCTTTGTCAAGACTATCCTGAATGATCTGACTGCATATGTCCACCCTCGTATCCCTAACACCTTCGTCATGGAGGACAAGGGTCGTCAGACCGTTGTGAACGCTGTTGATGGATTCAGTGCTCATGAGTTCGAGGTGTGGCGCAACATGTATCGTTTCGGTGGTTACTCCTTGCGAGAGAAGCAGGAGATTACTTCTATCTGTGACCGTTTGCTGGAGGAGAACGAGCGTCGATGGACTGGTGAGTTCTGGACTCCTTCTCTTTGGGCGGACGAGATGCACAGGATGCTTGAACAGGATCTTGGGAGTGACTGGCGTGAGAAGTATGTTGTCTGGGATCCTGCATGTGGTTCAAAGAACCTGACGAAAGACTACTCGTTTGGTCTAAATGGTGACAACAGCAACCTCTTCCTGTCAACTCTTTACACTGAGGAGATGATGATTGCTGAGGGCATCAACTCTGGTGCTCACGAGTTCCAGATGGACTTCCTGAATGATGACATGGGTATTCATGACACCTATCTTGGTCTTGTCAAGGAGCAAGCTAAGGCCGAAAGGGATGCTGTCAACCTTGCAAACAGGAAGAACCGTGCACGATCCAGGAAGTACCTGAAGAACAACGAGATTGAAGTCACAGAGGAGAGCATCAACAAGGTTATCTCTGAGCGTCTGATTGATGTTGTTGAGCCAAAGATGGATGACTCTTTTTCTAAGAAGATGACTCCTGAGTATCTGGCTGATTCTGTTCCATCTGACCGCTGGGGTATTCCTGAGGAACTGGTAAAGGCCCTGAAAGAGAATAATCCCGTTGTCATCATTGGTAATCCTCCCTATGGAACATCTGGCGGCAGTACTCGGACTGAGAACAAGTCTGGTATCACGTCCACTAAGGTCAACAAGGAGATGGTTTCTCTTGGTTGTGGTGGTCATGCCGCGCAGGATCTCTGCACTCAGTTCTACTGGCGTGTTGCGCTACTGGCTCGGACTTTCGGGTACACTCAGGACTTCCATGTGGTCTTTTTCAGTAAGTCGTTCCTGACCTCTCCTGCGTTCAGTGGTATGGTTGACGACTTCACCAAGGACTTCAGGCTGGAGTCAGGATTCGTTATGGACGCCAGTGAGTTCAACGGAACGGCAGGACGTTGGCCTATCCTCTGCTCTCACTGGGTCATTGACACCTCTGAGAACCATGAGCCACAGACACAGTTCAGGTATGCTGTCAAGCGCAGGAATGTTGACAAGAACCTGAAACAGGTGTTTGTCACTGATGATGGTTCATGTCTGCTGAAGCGAGTCGATGACAGCAATCGTTTGTCAAGGATGATTCCCGCCCCAACAGGTGAGCACATTGACGACTATCCTGTCACGATTAATGGGTTCACTGACAAACTGGGCAACAATCTTCGCGGTCGGGCAACTGAGGGATCTTTCGGGTTCCTGCAGAAGCGAGACACTTTCAAGGGTGCCGACCTGAAGACCAGTATGTTTACTATCACAAACCGTTCTGGCGACGGGGTTCCTGTTGACTCAGGTAACTTCGCTGAAGCCTGTACTGTGTTCGCGGTTATTAAGAACTGCTACAAGGCTATCAAGGCTGAGGGAACTGACTGGGTTCATGATCGGGATGTCTTTGTCAGGATGACTGATGAGTTCACCAGTTCTGATTCTTACAAGGAGTTTGAGGCAGACTGTGTGACTCTGGCACTGTTCAGTTCTGGCAGCCGTCAGACATCACTGAGTGGTTACAGTTCTAGAGGTAAGACCTGGGATGTTGACAATGAGTTTTTTCCTGTGTCCAGCAGGTTCATGGAGGACGTGGCTCTGGACAACCTGGATCAGGGTGGTTCACAGATGCTCTCAGAGATTCAGCGGTCTGGTAAACGGTTTGCCTCGATGTGGTTGGAGGATGCTGCGAGGTCTGGTAACCTGTCTGATAATGCTAGAAGTCTTTTGAGGACATGGAGCGAGATTCTTAAGGTGTCATTCAAGTACCGTCATGAGTACTTCAACACTCCTGGTCGAACAGGGTATGGTCTTGATCGCTGGGACGCTGGTTTCATTCAGGTGTACAACATGTGTTTCAGCACTGACCGGTATCTTCCAGCAGCAAAGAAGGACAAGACTCTGCAGGACTTGTGGGCAAGGTTCTGTGAGCAGCGAAAGGCTCTCAGTGACTCTGTGGTTTCAAGGTACAGAGAAGACACTGGTTTCTGATACTGAATCAGTTAGTAGATAGATGAAGGAGAACAACTTGGCAGATGGTAAGACGCAGGAAGAGCGTCATCAAGAAAGGCGTCAGCGTGCAGCCGAGATGCGCAAGCAGGCGAAGAAGAAGGCGCGCAGGGACAAGATTATCCGAATCTCGGCTCTGGTGTCTGTGATTGCTGTTCTGATTGGACTGACGGGATACATAGCGATCACCGCTCACAACAAGAAGGACTCTGACGGATGGACACAGGCTGCTACACAACTGACTCCTAAGAACTTTGATGAGCATGGCGCTTTTCAGGTGAAGTCAGACAACTTGAAGAGCAGCGCTACCAGAGTTGATGACTTCTTCGACCCTCTGTGTCCTGGGTGTGGTGCTGTGCATCGTGCTTCTGGTGACAGAATGAAAGAACTGGTAAAGTCTGGTGACATTGACTTGCGGCTGTCTCCTGTGTCGTTCCTAGATGAGGCTTCAACGGACAAGTACTCAACTCGTGCTATCAACGCCTTCGTGACTGTTGCTGAGAACAGCTCGGAGCGCGCCTTGGAGTTTCTGTCAGCACTGTATCGTAAAGACTTCCAGCCTCAGGAGGGCACTCAGAACTATGGTCAGAAGCCAGTGACGGATCAGGCTCTTGTGGAGGCTGCTGTGGGTGTAGGAGTGCCAGCAGATGTTGCCAAGACTATTCCTGAGCATCGTTATGCTGACTGGATCAAGAAGACGTCTGAGAAGCAGGTGAAGAGATCTGACCTGTTCCCTGGTGGTTTCTCCACCCCTGCTATCTTCACTGGTGTCAAGTATGGTTCTGATGGCAGGGCTTTGGGAACGAAGATTGACTTTAAGAACAAGGACATTCTGAAGGCGTTCAACGAGGCGGTTGGTGTAAAGTAGCGCTCACACGCTATAGAGTCATGCATGATGAGTTGTGATCTGTGCAAGAGGATTGATGTTGCACAGATCACAACTTTTCTGTTTGACATGGCGAGTGCTAACAGGGTAGTATGTACTCATCTGGAGATCATGACTGATTCTCTGGATTGGTACCTCAACATAACACTAACTACTTGTGCTACATATGCCTCTGATAGAGCACTTTATGTAGCACCCGAACCAAGGAGAAGTACATGCGTCATCTGGTATCAGTCCAGACCATCACCGACATCACCCCTATCAAGAATGCTGATCGTATTGTCAACGCTCGTGTTCTTGGCTGGAACGTCATTGTCAAGAAGGATCAGTTCTCAGTAGGTGACAAGATTGCCTACTTCGAGATCGACTCTCTTCTACCTGAGACAGACCCTCGCTATGCTACTTTCATGTCTCGTGGGGTTCGTAAGTACACCGATGAGGACGGCAACACCTCGTCTGGTCACGTCCTTCGGACTATGAAGATGCGAGGCGTGTACTCACAGGGTCTTATCATGGGGCTTGATGAGATTGGTTTCACTCAGGAGCAGATTGACTCTCTTCCTGTTGGTGCTGACATAACCAAGGAGGCTGGAGTCCTTAAGTATGAGGAGCCGCTTCCTGCTCAGGCTGGTGTTATTGGTAAGTTCAACGAGGCTATGGCTCCCAAGTCGGATGCTGAGCGCGTGCAGTCTCTTGCTGAGCACTGGGACGAGATTCTTGGGCTGAAGTGGATTCCTACAGTCAAGGTTGACGGGATGTCTCAGACATTCACCAACATTGACGGAACTATTCACGCCTACTCTCGTAACTGGGAGATTCCTACCGAGAACACTCTTGGCTACCAGATTGCTGAGCGAATTGGTATCGCTGATGTGCTTCGTGAGCATCCTGGTATGTCTGTTCAGGCCGAGTTGCTTGGTCCTGGAATCCAGAAAAACCGACTCAAGTTTGACACTGCTACCCTGAAGGTGTTTGCAGTGTATCAGGACGGAGAGAAGGTTGATCGTGAGGACTGGGACGAGCGGTTGCTGAAGGTCGCTGTTCCCGCTCTGGGCGATGACTGGATGCCTCATGGTACGATTGACGAGATGATCGAGAAGGTCGCTACTCTTCGTGATAACGTGACCAAGGGTTGTCGTGATGAGGGTATTGTGTTCCATCTGGCTGCTGGTCAGGAGGTTCCGATGTGGATGGACAGGAACCGGAACTTCAAGATCATCTCGAACGGGTACCTAGTCAAGCACAACATCTGACACATCAGATCGATTGCAGAGTGAATAAAAGAACCAAGTGCAAGAAGATTTTGAGATACTTCTTGCACTTGGTTTTCTTTTTGCGGTGATCTTGTTTGCTATGTTCTGAGGATCTTTGGGTAGTGGTTGACTTTTGTCATCTTAACGTGTAGGATGTCACATGTCCCTGATGTAGGAGAGATTACAGGGCGTAGAGGAGAAGGTATGAAGCGTATCACGAATCAAGAGGCTGCTAAGTCACTTGGAACCGATGTTGAGTCACTGAAGAAGCAACTCCAGGGTAAGAAGAGGCGTAACGAGGCTTCTGTCAAGGCTTTACCTGAGATTAACAGCGATGAGGTTATCAAGCGTCGTATTCGTGATCTGACGACTCCTAACGGATGGATCCGAAAACTCACTCAGGAGGAACTGGGTATCTTCACAGAGACCGTTTTGACGGCTGTGAATCGTACTCCTGTGTTCCGTGAGGGGTTCGCGCTGCTCTCCCCGTTTGTTGACGCTACTGCTGAGACGTGCTACACGGATAAGCACGCTCGAGTTGGTCTGTCTTACCGGTTCCTGTATGCTTTGGATCCTAGTACTCGTGCAACCTGGCTGACTCATGAGGTCATGCACCTTCTGAACAACCACTTCACTCGTTTTGCGACGGCTGGTGTTCGTGCTGCACGCGCTAACATTGTTGGTGACCTTGAGATCAACACGTGTCTTCACGCCAATCGTACTATGACGACAAGTCACATGCTTCTTCCGCAGGACTATGACTTGAAGAAGTTCAAGACTATGGAGTGGTATAACGCCAACTGGAACGCTCAACTCGACCAGATCCTCAGCCGTGATGAGTCCAGGATGCAGCAGAGTGATGCGTCCTCAAGTTCCAGTTCTCCATCGCAACAAAGTGGATCTGGCGATCAGAGTTCATCTGCTGAGGATGACGGAAGTCTGCCAGATCAGATGAGCAGTGGCAGCGGATCTGGTGACAGTGATTCTGACAGTCAGGATCAGCAGTCTCAGAACGACTCTGGTGGCAGCGGCTCTGGATCAAGTAGTGGTGACCAGCAGCCCAGCGATTCCTCTCAGGGCTCTGGCGGTTCGTCACAGTCTCAACCTGACGAGTGGAGCGAGGGCGATGGTTCTGGTCAGTCTCAGTCCGGATCCAGTAGTAGCCAGTCGCAAGGATCCAGTGGCTCTGGATCTGGTAGCCAGTCTGACGACAGTAACTCAGAAGATGTCTCCCAGCAAGGAGATAGCGGGTCCTCTAATTCCTCTCAGAATGGAAACAACGACGGTGGTGACACTGACCCTAGTTCTTCTCAGAGTGGAAACAACAGTAATGATGCCAATTCTGGTTCTTCCCAGAATGATGCTGATGATCAGTCTCAGAATGGTTCTGGAAATGGTGGTCAGCAGGACGAGAGCAGTGATGGTGACGATCAGCAGAGCGGTAACTCTGGTGGTGGTTCATCATCTAAGAGGAAGCGTCGTGGTAGTGGAATCCAACTAGGCTCTGGCACTGATTTCTCGTCTCTTGGTCCTCAGTCTGGTGGATCTAACGGCCAGCAGCCTAACTCTGGGAACAGTGGTTCAGGAGGCGGTGGCGGACAACAGCAGGGCGATCCTAGTAGTGACGGAGGCGGCTCTGCTGGTGATGGACAGCAAGGCGATGGAGGTCAGTCAGGAAGCGGTTCGGGTTCTTCTGGTCAATCAGGTCAGAACCAAGAACAGGATTCCGGTTCTGAAGAAGACGGTCAGAACCAGCAGTCTGACAAGATCAGTGAGAGCAATGACCGGCTTGCTGAGGACATGAAGAGCAAGAACACGACTGGTCCTAAAGAGAAGAGCATGACATGCGACACTTCAAACGACCTTCGTGAACAGGCTGCTGATGCTGCTGGTATCGAAAGAAAGTCCAGTGCCACACAGGCTGCTGCTCGTGACAGCGTAAGGACCAGGATTGTCCAGGATCAAAACTCCCGCAACCAGTCCTCTGATGGCTCTGGCGATGAGTTCCTGATGCTTGCCCTGAAACTGATGGGTACTCCTAAGGTCAAGTGGCAGACCATTCTCCGTCAGAGTATTGCTAAGGCTTATGGCGAGATTATGGCTGGTAAGACGATTCGTACCTATCGTCGTCCAAATCGTCGTTTCGGTGGTGGTAAGAACCAGCCTATCTTCAGGGGATCGTCTGCTATCAAGCCTACTGTGATGATTGGTATTGACTCGTCCGGGTCTATGTCCAACCCTGACTTCTCAGCAGCCATCACTGAGGTCGTGTCCATCATCAAGGGCGCCAGCAAGACCAAGGGCGGCGTTGAGATGTTCTGCATCGACACAGATGTCAAGAGCATTGAGGTTGTTAACAACGTCAATAAGTTAAATCTCTCCGGTGGTGGAGGAACATGGATGCACTCTGGGTTTGAGTTCATCAAGTCTCTGCCCAACAAGAAGCAGCCTGACATCTTCATTCTGGCGACAGACGGTTACCTTGCTGATGAGGACTGGGAGCAGATTTATCATACAGTCACAGATCCTTCAACGAAGTTCAAGACAGTCATCCTTATCACTCAGAAGGAGAGTTACAAGAACTGCCCAATGAAGTTGAAGCAGGCCACAACAGTCATTGACATTCACACTGAAAAATACAATGACTGAGACAACCTGACAGCAGGTCGGCAACTACTGGAAGGTCGCCTCTAGCACACTCCACTTGTTCAGTCAAGAACAGGGAGTGCTTGCAGGGGTGACCTTCCTCATACTTTCGTTAAGATTGACTGTGACAGAGAAATCTTAGTGAAAGTGGTTGAAAATGCCTGTAAATGAGCGTGTTGCACAACTTGAGAAGATCTTTAAGGAGATGAACAAGGACAGTCTGTTCTCTGATCAGTACTCTGATGATGAACTGATTGTCAAACTGGGTAATCGTCCAAGCAAGCGTGTTCCGACTATCTCATCTGGAAGTGTTGTTCTGGACGCAAAACTTGGAGGAGGGTTTGGTCGTGGACGTGTTGTGGAGATCTATGGTCCTGAGTCGTCTGGTAAGACTACTTTCGCTCTGACTGCTGTTGGTAACGTGCAGTCTGAGGGTGGTACGGCACTGTTTATTGATGCTGAGAACGCTCTGGATCCTGTGTACGCGAAGAAGTTGGGTGTTGACATTGACAACCTGTTCGTTGCCCAGCCGTCTGCTGCTGAGACTGCTCTGGACCTGATTGTCAAGGCTGCTGAGTCCAGGGGTGTTGACATCATCGTTCTTGACTCGGTTGCTGCTCTGATTCCTCGTAAGGAGTTGGAAGGTGTTGCTGATGATCAGACTATCGGTGTTCTTGCCAGGCTGATGTCTAAGATGCTGAAGAGGATTGTTCAGGTTGCTGCCAACACAGGAACAACTGTGATCTTTATTAACCAGACTCGTGAGAAGATTGGGGTTATGTACGGTAACCCTGAGACCACGACTGGTGGAAATGCCTTGAAGTTCTACTGTACTCAGCGTATCCGTATGTCTCGTGGTAAGCCGATTACTGAGGGTAAGAACACCATTGGTCTAACACTGAAGTTCAAGATTGTCAAGAACAAGATTGCTCCGCCGTTCGCTGAGGGTGAGACAGTTCTTTCCTACGGTCATGGTATCAACCTGGCTGCTGAGATTGTTCTGGTTGGTCCTGACTATGGGATCATCACCAAGAATGGCAACACCTTGTACGAGACTGAGACTGGTGAGAAGTTGGGTGTTGGTCGTGCTAAGGCCACTGCCACTATTGAGAGTGACCCGTCTATCCTGGTTCGTCTCAGGAAGGCTCTGAAGAAGAGTATTGAGGAGGCCGATGAGGATCCTGTCTCTTCGCAAGATGACGAGGACGATGCTCCAGAGGCGGTAGATGACGAACTATCTCAGGATGAGCAGTACATCGAGGATGCTGACGAGGAGTGAAATACATCACTGACCAGAAATACCAGTTAACCTGAGGATTTCTCTTAGGATCTGATGTTTTTGCTGGTCAGAGCATATTTGAAGAAGTCCTGTGTGCAATCTTGTGTGAGGGGTTGCACACAGGACTTCTTTGTGATAGTGTTCACTCACAATTTGATAAGAGATTTTCGTCACTAGGGAAGAGGAGAGCCAGAATGACGAACAACGCAGATCAGAACCAGAAGGCTTTTAAGAACTACGGCGCTTACACCATGGCCGAGGGTATCCTTCGAGCAAATATGGATGCACTTAGGGCCGTCATGATGGTATCTGACCCTGGTATGACCAAGACCGCTACTGTTCGGTCTATTGCTCAGGAGATTGGCTACGATCTGGTCACGATTATCGGGTCTCGTATGCAGCCTGAGGATGTGAGTGGATTCCCGACTCGTGGTGAGATCGTCATTGAGGACCTGCATCTTGGCACCAAGGAGATTGACTCTTTCGTCAGTTCAATCAATCCTCACACAATCAAGAAGGAGAAGCGTGGGGATCAGGATGTTCGAGTCATCCCTGTCACCGAGTACGCTCCGCAGTCATGGCAGGTGTTCATCCAGGAGCGTCGTAAGGTCATCCTGTTCTTTGATGAGTTCTCCAACACGTCGCCAGCAACTCGTGCATCTCTGCTGTCGCTGGTTCAGGACCGGCAGTTTCCTAATGGTGACTTCTTCCCGGATGAGGTCATTATTGTTGGAGCAATGAACCCAACCGAGTCCGCCGCCGATGGCTATGAGATGGATATGGCTACAGCCAACCGTTTCGCTTGGCTACGTTGGATTCCTGACAACTTCAAGTGGCTGGAGGGAATGAAGACAGCCTGGGGAAGGGTTACTGAGGACTCCAACGAGGGTAAGTGGCGCTCATTCATTGTTCGGTTCCTTGAGGAGAACCCTGGTCTTATTCACAAGATGCCAGACATCAACGAGGCCAGTACAGACGGAGCCAAGGCGGTTTACGAGAAGGATCTGACTGACCCGTCCACACGTACCGCTGCTATCAACGCCTGGCCGTCATACAGGACATGGGATGAACTTGCTCGTGTTCTGGACATGATTGATGCTGACAAGGATCGAGCCAACTTCGTTATTGACGGACTTGCAGAGTCGAATGTCGGTCTTGAAGGTTCTGTGAAATTCCGTGAGTTCCTGACACGTAACGGTGCTCTGAATGTCGTGGAGATTATCAAGAACCCGAAGTCCCTGTCTGATGCTGAGTGGCGTCGTCTGTCACAGAACGACTTCCAGACCATTCTGAATGCTGCTGTGAATCCTGAGATTATCAACAAGGATCTCTACGCCAACTCTATCGAGATCTTCAAGACACTGATCAGGATTGAACGAGAGTCTTTTGGTGCCTCTCAGTTGCAGGCTTTCTTGGGGTTGCAGAACTCCTTTAAGGGTCTGACTAAGAAGGAGAAGGAGTTCTTCAAGAGGGAGACGATGGAGATTGCCAAGGCGTTCTCCAACCTGACAGCCGAGCGTCAGATTCGCATGGCGAAGTAGGAGGACACTACAATCCTCATCCTTTATTGACAGTGCTGGTTTATCAGTCAATAAAGGAACGACAGTGGAGTCAACCATTCCAGCACTGATACTGGCTCCAGAAGACCTCAAGAGCGGTACAGTTCTCTCCTCCTAGTGCCGCTCTTGAGGTCTTTTTTTCGTGTTGACACATAATGGCAGGAATACAGATCTGCGCTGCTTGTGTCGAAAGAATCTTTGAGCGGACAAGAGCAAGCAGAAGAGATGACTTGTTAAGATGGATTAGCAGATATGTCGTTCGTTCTGCATGAGGGCATATTTTACTTTGACGTTAAATCATTTGCTTTAGAGGGGTGGAAATGAGCCAAGAAGACTTCTACGACAGCGACTCTGTTCCACCCGGTTTCTCTGTGGGTGAGGACGAGTTGCTGTCTCTTCCTGGAGTGGATCAGGAGGACTATCCTTATGACGCCTCTTACTACTCGCAATATAGCAGTGAAGACGTCATCTATGATGATGAGCAGGTGAAGAGTAGTCAAAGCAGTGCTGATAAGAGTGTAAGCGCTGACGTAGACTCTGCCCAACAATCAGACAACAAGGTAGAAAAAGAGTCATCATCTGGTTCTATTGAAAGCGCTAAGAACCCTGTTCAGTCAGTTGAAAGCGATGAATCTTCTCTGCCTGTCAAGAGCAGTAAGTCTGTATCACGATCTACTAAGTCTCGATCTTCAAGCAGTAGTTCTAGCAGAAGTGACTATGACCCGTATGAGATTGCTCAGAAAGGTCTCATCGCCAGCCTTCTGTACGATGACATTGACGCTGACCGTGTTCTAGAGATTATTGACGAGGACGACTTCAGTGTCGCCTCGTATCGTGAGATCATGGCGTCAATTGCTCGATTGATACGTTCTGACGAAGCGGTTTCTGTGACAACTGTGGGCGCTGATTTAGAACAGCATGGAAGACTGAAGAATGTTGGTGGTCTTCGTGAACTTTTCTCTCTCAGGGTCAAAGGAGAGGCCGCCAGGCTTGAGGCAACGCCTTCTACATACGCTAGAATCATTCGAGAGTACTCCTCCAAGGAGACTATCAGACAGGCTCTCAAAGAGGCTCAGAAGACCCTTGTAGGTGACTCTGGTGTATCTGCCAGCCAAAGTATCTCAGAGATTCAGGACACTCTGAATCAGGAACTTCTGAAACTGTCTGACGACTCCAAGACTGTCAGTGTGGCGAACTTTGTTGAGGACTACGACCTCATTCTTGATGAGCGTAAGAGGCTCAGCGAGGAGAACAAGGAACTGGGAATCGAAGGGCTACAAGGTATACCTGCTCTGGTGCCATCCTTGAACAGGTTCACTGGTGGATTCATGCCAGGTCAGTTCATCACTGTGGCCGCTAGAACTGGTGTTGGTAAGTCTGTCTTCGCTGTCATGCAGGCAATTGCTGCCGCTGAGGCCGGATACAGCGTCATGTTCTTCTCTCTTGAGATGAGTCATGAGGAGATTGTCAACCGTATTGTCGCCAACATGAGTGGTGTTCCGCTGAACAAACTCAAGAGTGGTCTGTTGTCTGATGAGGATCGCAAGAAAGTCTTTGAGACCACCAAGCGTTTGAGAGAACTGAAGATCCATATTGACACTGATGACAAGATCTCGATTGACACTATTCGGTCAAAGGCCCAGAAGCAGGCAACCAGCCCTGATGGCTTGGACATGATTATCGTTGACTACCTTCAGTTGGTTTCTTCTCCAAGAAGGTACACAAACCGTCAGGAAGAAGTTGCCTCAATCTCCAAGGACATGAAGCGAATGGCTCGTGCACTTGGCATCCCTGTCATGTCTCTGGCTCAGTTGAACAGGAAGCAGGGCGGGGATGATGATGGCGAGGACGTCATGCCCACCCTTGACAACATCCGTGAGTCTCACGCTATCGCCCAGGACTCAGATGTTATTATCCTACTTCATCGTGACACGAAGACTGACAACACTGTCGGAATCACCAAGATTATCCTTGCCAAGCAGCGTGACGGTGTGTCCAACAAGATCATCAACTGTCACTCCAACCTCGCCAACTCCATGTTCCGTGAGATCAAGAAGGAGAAGGACGTGTCTCACTCAGACTTCTCAGATGATGATTTAGAGTCAGAGAGTGACTATGTTGGTGGAGATGACGGGTTTGACGACGATCTGGATAACTTTGACGAGTTTGACTCAGATGATGACGATTTTGGAGACATCGATCCTGACTTCTGAGGTGTGACACTGACATCATTATGTGCTATAATTGTGAGGAACAACTCAGTGATAGATACATCAATGGGAAGTTTCTCATATGTTAGAGATTTTCTCATAGTTCGACAGTTTTACTGAAAAAGAGAGGGATGATGGGTTTATGTCAGGTCGTGGTTACGTGCTGAACAGACATGTGTCATCCAGGAGAAACCCTGAGCACCAAGGTCAGCCTTCTCTGTTTGATGGAGTGGATGATGAGATTGAGCACAACAACCTCACAGATGAATCTAAGGCAACTAATTTTCTGAGTCGTTTTCATGAGTTCATTGATCCTGTGAGCAAGTACTCGTCATATTTTGAGACGTCTGCTATGGGGATGGATCATATTTTTAGAGAGGTTAAAAGGTTCTACATCAAACTGGTTCTTGAAAAAGGCTGGAGTGAGCGTAAGTATGTCTATGCATTAGAGTCGGTATTCTGTAGTAAACAGACTATTACTCCAATGTATCTTGACATTGCTGGTAGACGATACGATCAAACACATCCACAAAACTAGAAGGAGATGAGTGTGACTGCTTCTGACTTCTCACTAGCCGTAAGTAGCCTTCCTGAGGCTACTGAGGGTGTTATTCGCCACAACAAACCAGACTACGGTAAGTTTGGTGATGCTATCAGGCGTTATGACAGCCTGTACGAGAGTGTAGAGAAGAAGCAGCAGTTCCGCCTCAGAAAGAAGGGTCTGAGGTTTTGGGATGATGTGGTCTCAGAGAGATTTCCTAACGACTCAAACAAGCCAATAACACTGAGTTCCATTAGGTCTGATGCTTCTGCCTCTGTCAAGAAACTGGTTGACAACAGAAAGGTTCCTTACTTGTGGATTGCTGGGGGCAATGAGAAGGAGAAGATGCTTCTTGCCTATGCTGCCATTAGAAGGATGATTGGTAAGGGTGTAGTCTCTCCTTCTGGTGTGAAGACTATTTCAGAGGAGCAGATTGTCTCACTGGGAAGATCTGGTTTTGATGGCAACAGAAGGCTTGAAGAGATTCTGTCGTCAAGAATGTCCGCTCTGATTATTGAAGGGCTTGGCTCTAAGAACGGGCTTCATAACACGATGGAGAAGCCCTCTGTTGAGCGTGTGATAGAGCACATCTACTCCAATCCTGTGCCAGTTATCGTGACATCTATCAACACGCCTAAAGAGATGGACAGAAGTCTTAACAGTCCAGCGGGGAGCAAAATCCTGAGTATGTTTAACGACTCAGTAGTCTTTCTTGATGATTTTTGTGAGGATTCACCAAGAAAAAGAAGGTCTGTTTATGATGGTTCACCAACTCAGCCTCCAGTAGCCAATGAAAACTTTCCTGGATAGTGCAAGTGTAGAAGACGTTAAATGTTGCTGATTTGTCACTAAATCATTTTTACCTCCTGACATCACGACAGATATGATACAATTCACATCAGTAAGTTGTAGAGTATGATGCGTGAGGGTTGGTTCTAGGTGGCTCTTCTGGATAACTACCACAGGATGAAGAACGCTGTAGATGTAGGTGTTGACGACTTTTTTGCTGGATCACCAGTTACAGTGGGTAGAGACAAGAAGGTCTCTAGAACACGAGGTGGGCACTTCGCCTATGTGATGAGAAACATAGGCGTGTTTGTTCTGGTTTCCTGTCTTGCTGGTGCTCTCATGTCGGTATGGCCTGTGATGGCTTTGTCTGGTACTGCACAGGTTGTTGAGCCAGCAGCAGAGTACTGGAAGAGTCTGCCTGACAACCTGGATGACATTGAGATTGGTCAGAGGAACACCCTCTATGACGTCAATGGGAACAAGTTCGCTGAGGTGTGGTCAGAAAACAGGACGACACTGACGGATCTCAACCAGATCAGCGACTATGCCAAGAAGGGCCTTATTGCTACCGAGGACAAGGACTTCTTCAAGCACAAGGGCTTCTCTCTGAGAGGTACTGCTCGTGCTGCTCTGTCCTCCTCTGGTGGTGGTTCAGGTATTACTCAGCAGTTAGTGAAGAACCTTCAGTTCTACAACCTTGCCGGGCGAGAGAAGCAGGGCCAGGCGGTTGAGGCCACTGTTGGTCGCAAGGTCCGTGAACTCAAACTTGCGATGGGATATGAGAAGCACCACTCAAAGAACGAGATTCTGCTTACTTATTTCAACACTGTGGCGTTCGGCTCTCCAACAACCTACTCGATTGAGACAGCCAGTCAGTACTTCTTCGGTAAGAGCGCTAAGGATCTGGATCTTGCTGAGTCTGCTGTTCTAGTTGGTAGCGTGCAGAATCCAGCCAGGTTCAACCTCGATGACCCTGACACCTTCAAGGACAAGTACAAGGCTCGTCAGAAGGACGTTCTTAGCAGGATGGTGTCAGAAGGATACATCACACAGCAGGACGCTGACGCTGCTTATGCTGAGGAACTGAAACTCGTCTACTCCAAGTCCTCTAACGGCAACTGTACGTCTAGTGCCTACCCTTACTACTGTGAGTACGTGATGGACTTCCTGTCAAAGTCTCCTCGTCTTGGCGAGACTCAGGAGGAGAGAAACGTCATCCTTCAAAAGGGAGGGCTGCACATTCACACATACTTAGACCCGAACGCCATGTCTATCGTGAACGCTCAGTTGCAGCAGGACTATGGTAATGACAACCATCTTGCCGCTCCAACTGCTGTTGTCCAGCCTGGTACTGGAGGAGTTCTGGCTATGGGGGCCAATAGGGACTATGGAACAGGTGAAGGACAGACGACTGTCAACCTTCCTCTGCACGCAACAGGCTCAGGGTCCGTTTATAAGATGTTTACTCTTGCTGCTGCATTGCACGAGGGATTCACAGAGAATGATCTAGCGTTCTCTTCTCGGTGCCCGCTGGTTGATCCTGACTATGACACTCCTGAAGGCGGTATCACAAACTCTGACTCCTGTGCTCTCCAGGGCGGTTTCATGGACTACCGCAGGGCTACAGCGCTGTCGTCAAACACCTGGTTCTCTGAGTTGGAGATCAAGGTCGGAGTTGAGAAGGTCAAGGAGTTCAGTGCATCGGTCGGTCTGTCAGCACCAGACACTATCTCGTCACGGTCTCTGGCTTACACGCTTGGTGTGACAGAGAACTCTACTGTTGACATGGCTGCTGCGTTTGCAACCTTCTCCAATGGTGGTGTGTTCTGTCCTGCGACCCCGGTGTCGTCATACACCTATGCTGATGGCAGTAGTCCAGTGGTTCCAGACACTTACGACCCTAAGTCTGACTCTTGCAGGCGTGTGCTGTCTGAGAAGGACGCTGGTACTGTTCTGAAAGCCATGAGAGCAAACGTCTCTGGTGAGATTCCTAACGCCTTTGGTAACAAGTTCAACACTCCTGGTTATGACACTGCTGCCAAGTCTGGTACGAACCAGTTGTACAACAGCACGTGGGCAGTTCTGTCTGGAAACTTCTCAGTGTTCTCCAACCTGTATGACCCGAATGACTTCACTGAGGGAATGGATCCAACAACCTACCGTGGAGGCACCTATCGCTGGTGGGATCACGTGATTGGGTACACAGGACGAGACATTATGACATCACTTCTCAGTACAGAAGGCTACAAGCCGTTGAAGTACAACAGTGACGACGACTCTATGACCGAGGTTCCGGTTGAGACTCGTGACTTTGTGACCATTCCGTCTGTCATTGGTATGCAGCCAGCACAAGCGCTGTCCACCTTGCAGGCCACTGGCTTCCCTGTGCACCTGAGCAAGGAGAAGAAGTCAGCACCAAGTCAGTACCCGTCCGGCGTCATCGTGGAGCAATCGGTCAAGGCTGGAACACAACTGCCTGTTGGTAGCAAGAAGGAAATCACTATCTACGAGTCCAAGTGATGAACAACAAACATGATGAGCCGGGTTTGGTTCACCTGTCTGTGGTGCCAACCTGGCTCATGTGTTGCGTCGTTAAGATGTGATCAGAGTTACAACAAATACGTTTTAGAAGGGGATGCTCAACCATGACAGCAACCGCAAACATTCTCAATGACTATGACAAGTACCTGAACTCGCTCATGCAGGCGCGTCAGAGTCTTGTTGACAGGCACCACCAGATTGATGAGGAGATTGCTGCTCTGAAGAAGGAGCAGGCTCAGATTGATGAGCACCTGGGGAAGGTATCGTTCCAGGAGTCTTTCGACCTGTCGTCTCTCAGTGTTGACAAGAAGGTGTATCGTAGCGAGAAGAAGATCTATGAATCTGGGTCTGTTGCCACATCCAAGGATTCAGAGGTAAGCGAGCCCGTTGACGAGACACATGAAGCCAATGAGGAGGAAACTGTATCTGACTCAGATAATGTTGACGGTGTTTCTGATGGCACAGATGACGAAGAGTCTGGAGTTCAGCAGGAGTTTGACCTGAGTGCTGCTATCAAGGAGTCTGAGAAGCCTGTTGAGGAACCTGAGTCAGACATTGATGACGACCTTGGTCTCAGCGAGGTTGAGTCAGACGACTGGAGCGATCTGTCTCAGGACGAGGACAGCAGGAATGATGCATCTGATTCTGACAACAACGAGTCAACAGATGTAGACACCAAGAAGACAGACGTTAAGAACACCTCTGATGACAAGAAGAGTGACGAGGAGGACAAGCCTAAGAAGACCTCTGCTCGTCGCCGTCGCTCTGCATCCAGCCAGTCTCGCCCAAGCAGCCGTCGTAAGGCCAAGAAGGATGACTGGCAGTCAGATCCAGAGTTTGACACCTCTGAGGACATTGAGCACATTGACTTTGGTTTCTGATTATCTTTCTTAACAGAGCCAGTTACTCAGTTTAGGTATTTTGTAGGGAGAAACATTGAAACTCAAGGCTGATTCCAAGAGTCTTTCGGACGCTATTTCTTGGGCTACGAAGAACTATGACAAGCGTGACAGTGGGGCGCAGGTTCTGCTTGAAGTCAGGGCGGATGGAAACTGTACTCTGTCATGCTTTGGTGAGACGTTCCTCAGTTCACGGTTTGATGTGACCTCTGTTGATCTGAGCGGCGAGAGGAAGAATCAGGAGATTGCCTCATATCCTCTTGACGGACAGTTCATTCAGCGTCTTTCTGCTACTCTGCCAAAGAAGGGTGAGGTCTTTATCTCATCGTCCGCTTCATCCTTGAACATCGCTACACCAAATGGCAGGTTTACTGCACCAGTGCTCAGCAACAGACCAAAGAAGACTCCAGAAATCCGCTACCTTGGTGAGGTTGATGACAATGTATTCTTTGCCTTGATGCAGCGTCTTGCAAGAGCCTGCTCTACTGAGGAGGGCAGTAATCCAGCCTTGAACTCTGTCGATCTTGGGTTTGAGAACAACGACACACTGCGGATGTTCTCAACTGACAAGTACGCCATGGTCGAGTCAAGGATAGACTTCTCACCTACTGATGACACCTCAAAGTCTGCTGTCATGTCTGAGGGCTACGCTCTTGTTCCTCATCGTCAGGCTTCCATGATTTCTCCAACTAAGGGAATTACTGCTCCGGTCAGTATCATTGAAGAGGTCGTCTCTCGTGGTTCAGGACGGTTCGGGTACGAGTTCGGTGATGGAAGGATGGTTCTGTTCCCGCTGCTTGACGCCAAGAGGACTGCACCTGCTACCATTGAGTCCATCAAGAGCACGAACGAGAAGACTGTCAAGTACTCTGTGACAGCACCTTTGAAGGAACTTGTTTCTGCTGTCAGGACTGTTGCCAACCTCTCTTGGGAGGAGAACGACATCAAGTTAACTGGTAAAGGTGACAGTATCTATGTGTCTGACCTTGGTGAACGGAACAAGATTAAGGTTCAACTTGCGGACGGAGAGTTTGATGATGAGGAGTTCTACCAGAAGTCGTTCGTCATCACGGTTCTTCTGGGCGCTCTGACATCACTGACCTCTGAGTACGTTAGGATTGGCTGTGGGCCGAATGCCTACATCTTCAATCCTGTCAATGAGGATCAGGTTGATGAGAGTACCTGGTCCATGGCTGCTGCTCGTAGGTGAGTAGATGCTGCTGTCAACTGTGAGTCTTCTCTTGGCATCTGCTGCTCCGTCTTTGATTCTTATGCTGGTCTCACTAATCAGAACACCTGAGTGGATCTCTGGTAGTGGCACCCTACAGACATGGAGACGAGCATCTTTTCTGGCTGCTGCAACAGGTTTTGCGATTGCCGCTTTATTCGGAGTCCTTGTGCTGGTAACACACACGATGGCGATTCTCCCTGTTGCTGTACTGACATCTGTTTCCACAAGTCTGCTTGGGTTTGTCTCAGTGCAGTCAGGATGGACAGACTTCAGGTTCAGGAAGGCTGACAGATGGGTTCTTCGTGCTGCTCTACTTGTGTCTGCTCTGTCAAGTGGCATATACATGCTTGCCTACAGAAACGAGACCGATTTGTGGCTATGGCTTCTGATTGTTCTTATCTCACTGGTCGTGTTCCTGATTCCAGCAGTTGGCAAGTCTGATGCACGAGTAATTACTCTGGTCTGTCTGGCTGCTCTACCTGTTACTGGTCTGTGGGTGTTTCAGTTTGGATTCTTGTTGGTTGCAGCACTGTCCATCATTTATTCGATGTCTACTGCACCAAAGGGATCCAATATAAAGGACACTTTGAACAGAAAAGTAAGTGTGCCTATGGTTCCTCTGATTGCCGCACCTTTTGCTCTTTTGTGCATTGTGCCCGTTTTTATGTGATAGTTCCTACGATTTTAGGAATCATTGATATTCTTGTTTATTTCAACAGGCGTTTTGTCTTTTACCACTTCTGAAAAGGTGAGTTTATGAACGACATTCTGGATACACTGGACGATCTTGATGACGAGGAGTCTCAGGACTATACAGATGATGACTTTGGTCTGGGTGGTTTTTCAACAGACATGATGTCGCCTGAGAATGTTCTTGATACTGATCTTGCAGCAGGGATTGATGACATCCTGGCCTCTGAGGGGCAGATGGGTGAGACTGAGGCCAGAGAGATTACGGAGGCTATCAGGGCTGCTGCTACTGCCACATATGTTCTTCTGGCACGCGCTCATGAGGGCAAGGCTTACTCTGCTCTTGGGTACGAGACGTGGGCTGAGTATGTTCGTATGGAGTTTGAGATCTCTCCTCAGCGCTCATACCAGTTACTTGATCTGTCTAAGGCTGTCAAGATGATTGAGTCAGCCACACCTGATGGTACTGACATCAAACTCACGGAGGCTCAGGCCAGAGACATCAAGCGTGAACTTCCTCGTATTACTGAGCGTGTTCATGAGGAGACCAAGGATCTTCCTCCTGAAGAGGCCCGTGACAGAGTGAACGAGATCATTCGTGAGGAGCGCGAGCAGGCCAGGATTGAGGAGAAGGCTGTCAAGAAGCGCGAGGAGGAACTTGCTGAGGCTGAGGAGGAAGGCTACAGGGCTGGACTTGAAGCGGCTGCTGACGCCCTTCTGGAGGCTGATGCAGAGAGACAAGCAGTCAATGATCCTGATGATGGCTTGGTTGACACGGAGGTTCAGGGTAATCCTCCTAGCCCGAACACCTCGAAGTTGATGCATGATTTCGTCAATGTTCTTCTCATGGTTCAGAGAATGCCTGACCCTCAGGAGGTATGCGATCTCATCTCTGATGAGAGACTGGATGACTTTGCTGACAAGGTGAATGACGCTGCTGGATGGATGAATCGTCTTGGGAATCTTCTTGATTTGAGGTACTGATTCTTGCATCTGCTGAAAACAGAATATGGATTCTTTCTGTCGCTGATGGATTCTTTGGTTAAAGTTTCCTCAGCGATACTTTTTGTGTCTGACCTATTAAATGTTGGTCAGTCAAAACAACTAGGAGAAGGTCAATGGCGCTACTGAGCAACAGGGAGATTGAGATCCTTGAAGAGGTCGGTTTTCAGGGGACCGAGGAAGAAGGACGTGCTGCTCTGGACGGTGCTGTTCAAGCCGCAGAGGATGAGTACGACCATGATCACAACAAGGTTATTGTTCCTCTGGATCGTGATGACAAGTGGTCCTGGACGCACTATGAACTTCCTCGTAAGATCAAGGACACCATTGACAACATGGCTACGTCACTACTGGATCCCAAGAAACGGAAGGTGGTTGTCTATGGTCATCCACTGACGGGCAAGACGTACCTTATCCATCAACTTGCTCAGCATGTGAACAACTACACCAGGCATCTTAAGAAGCATCCTGGCGAGATTCACTTCTACCGCGTGAGTTCACAGATTCTTGTCGCTGCCTCTGAGCAGGTGGGTGTTGAGAGCATTGAGGATTTCATTGACTTCATCTGTGCACATGAATGCTTGTCAGAGGATCAGGTGTGTCTGGTCACAGAGGAGGTGGATCTAGCAACAGCGCTGATGCTGACTGAGACTAGTGCCAGGATTGTTGTTGAGATGTCTTACGGCGGTCTGCAGGCGGTTATGGACTCTGAGGGTAGTGGTAAGACCAAGGTCTGGATGTCTCTGGACTATTACGACACAGAAGAGTGCCTGTCACTGAGTGTTGAGGATATGTCATACGTTCTTGGAGAAGCAACCGCTCTTGACGCTGCTCTATTCTTCAAGAGCAAACTGGTTGACTCAGAGATGGAGTCACTGGAACTGCCTAAGAGGATCATCAGTCGTGCTGTAATGAAGAACAAAGACCTGCTGACAAAGGACAAGAAGAACCGTGAGGTCCTGGTTGCACCATTTGGAGTGTGGTCAGAGGTTGTCAGATCGGTGTGCTCTCTTGCCAGTTTCTCACGCTCATCAGAGTTTAGAACCAAGAAGGGCAACTTCTCTATCGCTGCACTAACAGACAAGGTGATGGAGAACTGCGAAGAGATCTTCAGTCCGTTCACAGAGGACAGTGACAACCACATCATTGTCTCTGGTAGTGGAGACATGCCAGTGATGTTCAGGATTGCTACCTCAGCAGAGGAGGATGACGAGCCGGAGCAGAAGGAGATCAAGCCTCTTTCCTACAACACTCCTCAGTCTGTCTTGAAGACCTTGAAGCAGAACGTTATCGGTCAGGACTCTGCTATTGACGCTGTTGTCAGAGGTCTGCTGGTTCCGATGGCTGGCATGAGTAGAGGTAATCGTCCGCTCAGGTCGTACCTGTTCTGTGGTCCTACTGGTGTAGGTAAGACTGAGACTGCTTCGGTACTGTCCAAGTGTCTTGCCAAGGAGGATGTGAACCTTGTCAGAATTGACATGTCTGAGTTCTCCGAGCACCACGAGGCAGCAAAACTGTTCGGGGCGCCTCCGGGGTACGTTGGTTATGGGTCTGGTGGTGTCCTGACGAGTGCTGTCATCGAGAATCCTCAGTCAATCATTCTTCTTGACGAGATCGAAAAGGCACACCCTGACATCTGGGACTCCTTCTTGCAGATTCTTGATGCTGGACGAATGACTGACGGTCAGGGTCGTGTTGCAGACTTCACTAACAGCATCATCATCATGACGTCCAACATCGGTGCCTCTGAGGCTGCTAAGACGGCATCAGGTTTCTCTGTCCTGTCTGACGCTGAGGCTTATCTGGACAGGAAGGCCCGTTCTCAGAGCACTGTCACCAAGGCCATCAAGAAGACCTTCAAGCCAGAGATGATCAACCGTATTGACGAGATTGTCTTCTTCAATGAGTTGGACAAGAGTACTATCAAGAAGATTGTTCTCAAGGAGATTAACGGCATTAGTTCACGTATGCCTAAAAAGCAGACTCTCGGTAGTATTCCTAGTGATATTGTCGAGGAAATCCTAAGCAGGTCGAACGTCACTGAGTATGGTGCTCGTGAGGTTCAGCGTGTGGTCAGAAAGTCAGTTGAGGATACTATTGCAGAAGCAATTATTCTGGGGAAAAAGGCACCTGGAACAGTCAAACTGGCTATGAGTGACGGACAAATCACTGCCTGCCTCAGCCCAGCAGCAAGACAACGAAAGAAGAAGTAATTCATATGGCATTCGATTTCAGAAACCTTGATGTTGAACCGTTGGACAAGCAGTTGGAGTCTGCCGCCATGGGTGAGGAGCACTTGCCTGGAGACAGTGATGCTGCTATGTTCTCTGGTTCTCCAGCACATGCTCCATCCGCTTACAGTGCAGCACCTCAGACCGCTCCGTCAGCCATGAGCGCTCCGTCTCCTGCTGCACAGCAGCCCATGCCACAAAATGACTATGTGACCACGGATGAGTCCTACAGTACAGACTCTTCTGGTGATAACAACGAATGGGATCAGCAGGATGTTGAAGTTCCTTCTGGATCACACTCATACCAGAACACAACTACTGATCAGCCAATTTCAGAGGAGGAGGCCAGCAGGATTCTCTATGAGGACACTGAGCCTGAGACTTATGGCAATCAACAGTACGTCAACTCTCCTGCTGAGCCAGAACAGTTTGCACAGCCGTTGGTTCCAGCTGGTAACGAGTCACCTACTGTAAACGAGTCCAGTAGTTCTGCAAGCAGTGTTAAACCTGGAATCCACTTTAAGCGTGAGTCTGACCAGATTGCTGACGCTGACCGGGTGATTCGAGTTCTTGACGCCTATCGTGCTCTGACGGCCATCGAGAAGTCTGTTGCAGCACAGTTCGTCCTCAACTCAACAGATGTTGACACCAGTAATGAGCCAGAGATTGTTGTCAAGGTTATCAACTCTGATGCCATGCTTGGTATCACTATGAAGAACATTCGTGAGATGGCCTCTGAGAAGGATCGTGTTGAGAGGGTATTCATGGTTCTCAGACTTCCTGATGACCAGTTGGACTCCCTTGGTGAGATCATCCAGTCCGTCAGTGACAGTAAGTTCGAGACGACTCTCAGGTCGGATCGTATTGGATTCGCCAAGGAGGTTGAGGCGGCTATTGACAGCCTGGAGAACGACATTGTCTCATACATCTCAGCAACAGAAGGTGTTCTTGCTGCTGCTAGTGACAACTAGTTAAATCCATAACTCTTACCTACCACTAGAGTTGGTCTGCTGAAATCGTGTTCTATCCACTTGCTGAGATGAGCAGGTACACTGGATAAGCACAGCAGACCAATTCTATTCTTTTTGTTCTTCTTTGTCACACATAACACTCAAATTATTGTTGTTTATGTGACACGCTTCACCTGATTGTTGTTAAAATAAGCACTATGAAGATTGACTTTGACTTAGCAGACCTAGATGACAGCAGTACATCCAGGAACGAGTACAGTGTTCCTGAGATTCCTTATGGCTCCGACGAGATTCATGTTGAAGCCACTGATGGTGTCATTATGTTGTACTCTCGAACGGACCTGTCCAGCACTCCAGTAGGGGAGTACCTGACAGGTGTTAAAAGGGTGGCAACAACCAGAGGTGTCAACATCTACCGCTGCCGTCTGAGTTCTGTCAACGCCTGGTCTCTTCGTTACACGTTGCGAAAGTTCAAGCCTGTTGTTGACAGCGAGAGCGCCAAGGTACTGAAAGGTCTTGCTGATCAGGTTGAAGCGCCAGTAGTGGTTCTTGAGTCCAGAGGAACGCACATCAATGTGAAGGTTCCTAACCTGAAGGTGTTTAGAGAGATGATGCGTGCTCTGAGTGCCTACCCTAACTCCAATGGGTACAGGATGCCTATATCCAAGGTTCAGGATCTTGTCGCCATGAACAAGAACAGAGATGATCCTCTTCCTCGTCTCAAGTTCCATGATGATGTCAAGAAGTTAAACAGTGAGCCGATTCCTGGTTTTGATGGAACACTCGACTCTTTGCGCGACGTTCCAGTCAATGTCCTGAATGTTGTTGCTGCTGATGTGCAGACAGCAAAGATGAGAAAAGCCACCAAGAGCAAGAAACCAATGACTCTTGCTGAGAAGATGACGAAAATCGGTATCAAGTCCTTGTATGATCTCATTTTCTGGATTCCAAGACGATACATTGACAGAAACGGGACACAGGACATCAGAGGGCTGCTTGAAAACGAGACTATCACGATTCTTGGCAGGGTGGAGAGTGTCAAAGAACTTAATGGCAAGGTATCTGGAAGCCGATTCATTATCGGATTGGGTAACAGTTCATCCATCAGTTCAATCTCGTGCTCGTTCTTCAATCAGCAGTGGTTGATGAGCAAGTTCCATGTAGGTGACGAGGTTCTTGTTGTTGGTAAGTACAAGCCGTGGAATGGTCGCCCATCCATTAGTGGTATCTCTATGGACAGTGCTCGTGAGGCAGAGGTTCTTCCAGTCATTCCTGTCTACAACCAGTCTCCAAGCAATGGGCTGACATCCAAGGTTATTCTTAGTGCTGTTCGAGAGATGCTGTCAAGACTTGGTGATGCTCAACTGGCTCCATACATCGACCCGTTCAAGGTGTCAGAAGCGGTTGAGAAGGCTTTGAAAGAGCCTGATGAGAACGAGGACATAGACAGCATCGACTTCGGTTTTGATGATGACACAAAAGATGCTTCAAGTGGCACCCAAAATACTGCTACCAGTGATGACAGCGGTGAGCATGAGTCTCAGAAACAGGGCATGTCCTACTTTGAGGCCATCAGCAACATTCATCTTCCAGATAGGGTTGATGACTTCCGTGAGGCTCAGAACATTCTTGCCATGATTGAGATGATCTACATGCAGATCATGATTCTTCTGGCTAAAGAGTCTGACAATGGAAAGCAGGCTGTCAGTATCACAGAGGGTGATGGGAAGTTGCAGGCAAAGGCTATCAAGTCTCTGCCGTTTGAACTCACCAAGTCTCAGAAGAAGGCTCTTGTGGGCATGAACCGTAAGGTTGCTCAGAGTGCTCCGTCATCTACCCTGTTGAGCGCTGACGTGGGTGCTGGTAAGACGGTTGTTGCTCAGATGATTGCTCTCAGGGCTGTTGACTCAGGATTTCAGGCTGCTCTGATAGCCCCTACAGACGTTCTTGCTAGGCAGTTGTACAACTCTACTGTGAAGGTCTCTCAGGCGCTTGAAGACAAGTTTGGTGAGCATGTAGAGGTTGCTCTGTTGTCTGGTTCCATGGGTGCTGCTGAAAAGCGTGAGGTCAAGAAGTCTATCAAGGATGGCACTGCTCAGATTGTTGTTGGTACACATGCTCTCATGGCTAAGAGCGTCAAGTTCGCCAACCTTGGTTTTGTTGCTGTGGACGAGCAGCAGAAGTTCGGTGTGGAGCAGAGGGAGGCGCTACTCAGATCGCGTAGTGACGGGCTGATGCTTCACTTGCTGACAATGACGGCGACACCTATTCCTCGATCTACTGCTCAGGTCTTCTATGGTGATGTTGATCTGATTGAGTTGAAGGAGAAGCCGCCGGGCAGGCTGGAGATCATCACTGAGTGGGTTCAGGAGGATCCGGTACTGTTCACTGAGCAGAGTGTCAACAAGGTCTGGAACGATGTCATCTCCGAGGCGAAGAAAGGTAACCAGACGTTCATCGTGACACCTCTGGTCAGTGACTCTGCTGCGATTGATGCTGCCAGTGTGGACGCTACTGTGGACTCGTTGTCCAAACTAGCACTGACAAGCCTACGGATTGCCAAGGTGCACGGAAAGATGAAGGCTGATGAGGCCAGAAAGGTTATGCAGGACTTCAGGGACAAGAAGTATGATGTTCTGGTTGCCTCCACAGTGGTTGAGGTCGGTGTTGACGTTCCTGATGCCACACGTGTAGTCGTTCTGTCAGCAGACCGGCTGGGAAGTTCCTCACTCCACCAGATCCGTGGTCGCGTTGGTCGATCCAGCAAGCAGTCGAAGTGCTACCTGGTGTCGAACAAGGAGACCGAACAGGTCAGATCCAGACTCATATCTCTGGTGGAGTCGAACGATGGCTTCAAGATTGCTCAGCAGGACCTCAACACAAGAGGTGAGGGAAAAGTCTTCGGAAGTCAGCAGTCTGGAGCCGGATCCATGATGTTCGCCTCGGTGGTCAAGCACATCTCCATGATTGACGGAGCCAGAAGTATTGCTGGGGATATTCTCTCATCCAGGTACCGTGAGCAGGCTGTTGAGGACGCCAGACACTACCTGGGACTTGATGATGACAGGAAAGAGGCGGTCTAGTGACGACAGACAATGAACTGAAAAAGGTACTGGACATACCACGCAAGGGGCTTATCTACCTCAGGAAGCAGTACAACACGAACCTGTTGAAGGCAGTTGCAGTGATTGTGTCTGCTGGTCTGGTGACTGTCTGTCTTGGTCTGGTTGCTGACGCCTTCCTGCCGCTCTCATCGTTCATGAACTGGGCGATAGTGGTCAAGACGTTCATTGCTGTTCCTACTGCTGTGTCCATTTTCTCCTTAGCCTACATGGTGTCACTGTTCTTCCATAACTCCAAGGTGAACAGTGATCCTTCATGGGTTCCGTACAGAAGCAGGTACTCACCAAAGCAGCGCCTGTATCTTGTAGGTATAGTGGGGTCTCTGGCGTTTGTGTTCAACTACGGCTGGAGGACCAGTACTCTTGCAGCCAGTCTTGTTATCGCTGTTCTCATTGCCTGTTTGGCTTTCCTGAGACTTGACAGGACAGAGCAGCAGAACTTTGACACAGGTGTTGTGGACATCAGAGACATTGAGGCTCAAAAGAGAATCAGGGAGAACCAGAAAGCGCGCGCAAGGAAGGCTCGTGACAAGGAGCGCAAGAAGCGTGAGCGCAGGCGGAAGTGGTTCGGGCCAAGAGGATACGAGGATGATGAGGAATGACCTGATTCCTGTTCTCTAGAAACTGGTTCCAGGACCAAGAACCTAGTATAGATACATAGAGTACACAAGCATCTCGGACCTGTAAGAGTGAGCAGACATTCTTGCAGGCCCGAAAAATTTCTCTCAAAAACCAGTAAAACAGCACCAAAAAAGTTATTTTTCTAAGAAAACACGACAAAATCGAGCAGTTTTTTCTCATCATAACAAGTTCAGTCAGTGAAGCAAGGAGGACAGGACCTTGGAACCACCCTAGTTAAGATTGACACCAGCACCCCTGTCAGCAGACACAATACGCCTATGACTTGGGAACACATGACAATAGATTAGACCTAGACCTTTCACGAACAGAAGGAAAGACAGTCAGACATGACAGACAACCTCACATACGACCAGCAGCCACACGACCCGAGCCTGGACTACCACGCCCTCAACGCCATGCTCAACCTTGTCGGTAAGGACGGAAAACTCCAGTTGGACGCTGACAAGGAAGCCGTCAGGCAGTTCTTCCTCCAGCACGTCAACCAGAACACTGTCTACTTCTCAGACCTGGAGGAGAAGATTGAGTACCTGATCGACAACAACTACTACGAGGAAGACTTCATCGAGCAGTACAACTGGGAGTTCGTCAAGAGCCTATACAAGCACGCCTACTCCTACAAGTTCCGCTTCCGCACATTCATGGGAGCATTCAAGTACTACTCCTCCTACACCCTGAAGACATTCGACGGCAAGCGCTATCTTGAACGCTACGAGGACCGAGTTGTCGCCAACGCCCTCTATCTGGCGCAGGGTAATGAGGAACTAGCCACAAGCATCCTTGATGAAATCATGCAGGGACGTTACCAGCCAGCCACACCAACCTTCCTGAACGCCGGAAAGGCACAGCGCGGAGAGCTAGTAAGTTGCTTTTTGTTACGAGTTGAAGACAATCTTGAGTCAATCTCTCGCTCTATCACGAACGCTCTGCAACTGTCCAAGCGTGGTGGTGGCGTCGCTCTACTGTTGACCAACCTGCGTGAGACTGGAGCGCCAATCAAGAAGATCGAGAACCAGTCAAGTGGTGTGGTTCCTGTGATGAAGTTGCTGGAGGACTCCTTCTCTTACGCAAACCAGTTGGGGGCACGACAGGGAGCAGGAGCAGTCTACCTCCACGCCCACCACCCAGACATCATGACCTTCCTCGACACCAAGCGCGAGAACGCTGATGAGAAGATCCGAATCAAGACCCTCTCACTAGGTGTTGTCATCCCAGACATCACGTTTGAACTTGCTAAGAAGAATGATGACATGTACCTGTTCAGTCCTTACGACATTGAGCGGGTTTATGGGGTGCCGATGTCTGACATCTCTGTCACTGAGAAGTACTATGAGATGGTAGACAACCCAGAGATCAGGAAGAAGAAGATCTCAGCTCGTAAACTCTTCATGACTCTTGCTGAGATTACCGCTCAGTCTGGTTACCCGTACCTGCTGTTTGAGGACAACGCCAACCGTGCTCACGCACTGGACGGCAGAATCAATATGTCCAACTTGTGTGTATCTGGAGACACACGACTTCTGACAGACAAGGGTTACAGACGTTTTGACGACCTGTACAACACGCAGGAGGACTTCAAGGTTCTGTCTGATAACAGGTCGGTAAATGAGGACTTCAAGGACGCTACTGTCTCTTTGAAGGACTCCACTAAGATGTTCCTGACGAAGAGCGATGCTGAGGTGTTCAAGGTCTCTACCAAGGAGGGCTTTGAGATTAAGGCAACAGAGTGGCACAAGTTCCCAGTAGAGACTGATGGCAAGATTGTTGTCAAGAGACTAGGTGAACTTGAGGTTGGAGACCACCTCCTTGTCCAGCCAAAGGAAGGTGTGTTTGGTTCTGTACATGATCCAGATAGCGCTTACAGCAGTGGGTCTAACCTTTGTGAGGCTGACAACAGCGTATGGGAGGGAGATAAGGATACTGTTCAGGCTTATGTCTGTGGCGCTTTCAAGGTTAAGTCTGTCTCAGATCTCCTAAATGAGTCTCATTCTGTTGAGTCACACAATAAGCAGATTCTACAGGACATTCAGGTTCTTGCCCTGAATCTTGGAGTGTTCTCAGTTCTGTCTTGTAATAAGAGCGGTGACTACTTGCTTCATGTTGTCAGTGACAGTGACTTTACTGTGACAGTCACAGGAGTCGAGTTCCACTCTATTGAGGATGTGTACGACGTAACAGTTGACGATGGTCACACTATTACGTGCAATGGTCTGACGACACGTAACTGTAGTGAGATCTTGCAGGCAAATGAGTCTTCAGAGTACAACACCGATGGTTCATACAAGCATGTAGGTAAGGACATCTCCTGCAACCTTGGAAGCATGAACATCGCTAAGACGTTTGACAGCCCTGACTTCTCTAAGAGCATCGAGATCGCTATGCGTTCACTCAGTTCTGTATCTGACATGTCTAACATTGAGGCAGTCCCATCAGTTGAGAACGGAAACAAGTCTACACATGCTGTGGGTCTTGGGCAGATGAATCTACATGGGTTCCTAGCACGCGAGCACATCCACTACGACTCTCCAGAAGCAGTAGATTTTGCCAACCTGTACGCATATGCTGTCAACTATGAGAGCATTGTCGCCTCCAACAAGATTGCGATTGAGCGAGGTGAGGTGTTTGATGGATTTGAGAAGAGCAAGTATGCTGACGGCACCTATTTTGACAAGTATATTGAAAAGGACTGGTCTGTTCCAGAGACCTCAAAGGTGGCTGAACTTTTCAAGAAGTCAACAATTCATATTCCTACACCGCAGGACTGGAAGAACTTGCGTAAAAAGGTGATGGAATATGGGCTTTATAATGGGTACAGACAAGCTTACGCACCTAATGGGAGCACCAGTTACATTTTTGATTGCACATCATCTATTCACCCAATTGTGTCTCCTATTGAGATTAGAAAAGAAGGAAAACTAGGTAGAGTTTACTATCCAGCACCATACCTTTCAGACGAGACACTTCCTTATTACAAGGATGCTTACAGAATTGGGTACAAACCTATTATTGATGTATATGCTGCTATGACACAACATGCAGATCAGGGTTTATCGCTTACACTATTCTGGAATGACACTGTAACAACAAGAGACATGAACAAGGCTTACATCTATGCTTTCAGCAAGGGTATCAAGACTATCTACTACGGGAGAATCAAGCAGGAAAGTCTTTCAGGAACTCAGGTCGAAGGTACTGCAGCAGGATACTGTGAGTCCTGCATGATCTGATCGATCTAGTAAATAACAAAGAATCCTCGTGTTATGAAACAAGTAACACGAGGATTCTTTGTTATAATATATAATGTAGTTAACAGAAATGGAATACACGATGGCAAAGTACGATAAGCGGTTATATAACGAGTGGAGTAGTAAAAATACAACATCACTAGATTCTGCTCCAAGAAAAAATGATCGTTATATATGGAATTGTCGTTTAGGTCATGATTTTATTTGCTCCATCCAAGATAGAATTAGAGGAAGAAAGTGCCCTTACTGTCTAAACAAGAAAGTTCTTAAAGGGTTCAATGATTTAGCAACCACACATCCAGAAATAGCGTCTTTTTGGAATGATGAACTTAATGAGATTACTCCTGACTCAGTGACAGCAGGATCTGACAAGAAGGTTTGGTGGAGGTGCACAAATGGGAAAGATCACTCGTTCCAGGCAGAAGTTTTTAGACTGAAGAGTGGAAGAGGTTGTAGTATATGTGCCGGGAAAGTAATAACAGAATTTAATAGTCTGGCATCTAGGTATCCAGAAGTAGCGAAATACTTTGACTCAGAAAAGAACGGAATCACTCCTGATAAGATCTCATATGGAAGTTCTAAAAAGTACTTCTGGTTCGATGATTTAGGTCACTCATACAAGAAGTCGCCAAAATCAAGAGTTAAGGGAAGCGCTTGCCCTTATTGTACATCCAGTAACACAAAACTTCTCTCTGGCTTCAATGATCTTGCTACCTTGTTTCCTGATGTTGCTAAAGACTGGGACTACACGAAGAATAAGACTACTCCTGACAAGGTTCTCTCAAAAACTAAGAAGCGGGCTTGGTGGTTGTGCAGTAAAGGTCATTCTTGGTTGTGTCCAATTGGAAACAGAACTGGATCTCACTCTGGTTGCCCTCACTGCGCTTCTAATGGCACCTCTAATCTTGAGAAGGAAATAATTGCTTTTATCAAAAGTGTCATTCCAAACGAAAACATTAATGTCCGAGATCGTCAACTTCTTCTATCCATTCATCGTGAGGTTGACGTATATATTCCATCATTGCAGATTGCTGTTGAGTTCAATGGTTTGTACTGGCACTCCAAGCAGGCTGGCAAGGATGATAACTACCATTATGACAAGTGGATTGCTTGCAAGGATAAGGGTGTTCGTCTGATTACTATTTGGGAGGATGACTGGCGCGATAAGCCAGATGCAGTCAAGTCGTTTTTGTTGTCTGTTTAAAAGCCAGAAGGCAATACTGGCAAGAAAAACTCTATTGTCAAAGTAAACAGCAAGGATGCCAAATCCTTTATAAACAATAACTGTCTATCTTCTTGTATTGTAAGTAGTAAACAAGATGTAAAATACATTGGCTCATGTGATAACAATGGTGTTGTTAAATCCCTGCTGTCATATAGCATAGATGATAAAAAGTGCTACATTCATTTATATGACGATAGCGATAACTTTAAATCTCTTGTGGAACACATTGTCAATATATGTAGAGGCAGTAATGTATTAACTATTACAGCATACTCGGATAATGACATCAGCGATGAATCTGTTTGTGAAGAAATTGGCTTCTTATTAAAGAATGACTATTTGATTAACAAGTGGTTTGTTAATCCTTTTGATGACTGTTCTCGTCATCATCTTTCAGACTACACACTATCCAGATTTGAGAATGATCCTGATCTTTTGTTTGAAGAAGGTATGAGTGTTGATAATCTTGTTGACTTGAACAAGATGTGGTTGATTCATGGTTCTGGTTTGAGTGAGTGGGCTCTACATCTGTGAGCATGTCTCAAACAACCTCAGTCATCAAGCCAAAATCGCCTCGTCATCTCTGTCGTTAAGATCTAGAACGGATAATCTACCTTTGTCTCAACATATACTCGTTTGCTCTGTGAGGTGCTGAAAATGTCTTCCAGCGATGGTCTTGCTGCTGATGGCGATCTGTTTGCTTCTGGTAGTGTTTCAGATGATGTAACTGTGCCTGAATTCAAAGGCTGGAGCACCAAGAAGTTTTATGACTATGACAAGTATGTTGTTGACTATGAGGACATGGACAGTCTTGCTGAGGCTATGACTGCTGCTCGTCGTGCTCACTTTCGACTGGTTGACAACATCAACGCTTGTGAGCGTGAGGAGACTAAGGCTAAGCTCATTTACAAGCGTTCCTGGAACCTTGCTTACATGGAGTCTAAGGAGCGTACTGTTGATGCGCGTAAGATTCGTGCTGACTTGAAGTGTGAGAGGCTTGAGGATGATGTGGAGGTTGCTAAGCAGAAGAAGGCTGAACTCTTGCGTCAGGCTCAGGCTATTCGGGAGGAGTTGGATATGCTGCAGGCTCATGGTAACAACTTGCGTCAGCAGATGAAGATTCTGTGACTAGTAGACTGGTGTTGTTGATAGATGATTGATTGTCTTTGTATGTCTGTTTGCTTTGTTGACGGGGTGTTGTTGTGAGGGTTCTTGATCGGGCTTCTCGTGGTGTTCTGGCCCGTCTGGCTGGTTCTGTGGTTGCCGGTCTGTTGGCTGTGGTTCTGGTTGCTGCTGGTGTGATGTTTGGGTTGCCTGCTTTGGGGTTCTCGGTGTGGAGTGTGTCTGGTACTTCTATGGAGCCAACGTTTCGTGATGGAAGCATTCTGATGCTCAAGTCTTCTGGTGACAGTGTTGCTCGTGGTGATGTTGTAGTGATTGATCGTCCGTCATCCTGGCACGTGGTTCAGACGTCTGTCACAGGTTCAGATAAGAATGACAGCACCGATAAGACTAGCAAGTCACTCGGTGCACGTCTCAGTCGTTCTGCTCTACTGAAGCGTGCAGTTGCTGTTCCTGGTGACACCCTGTCTTTTGATGGCAAGGCGTTTCTCGTCAATGGTAGTGTTGTGTACAGTACTACTGACAATGACTACGAGTGCAGTGCTCTGCCTGCTGGCTGGTCGCATCGTTTGTCTGCTGATGAGTTGTTTGTGATGGGAGACAACGCTAGGGTGTCTCTTGACTCCAGAAAGGTTGTCTGTACTGTTGGACCTGACTCTGAGGTGTCTCCGTTTTTGTCAGTCTCAGGTGTTCATGCTCATGGCAACAGTGTTCTCAACTGGTGAGTGCTTGTTTTGTTAAGGTGTCAGAAGAAGTGCTCATTCTGTTCTGGCGCTTGTTTGCGTGGTTCTTGTAGGAAGTAGTTATGAGAGGTGTTTGCTGTGGCTGGTGATGAGTTGAGACTGGTTCTACTGCTTGACAAGTCAGAGCCATGGTTGAACTACACTCGTAAGCAGGTTCTCTCCTCATGGGAAGTTGACAGTGACGATGATGTCACTGTTGCTGAGAACCTGTCTGTTGTTGGCACTCCTGACCTGTTTGGTGAGACTCCTGTCTGTACTATGTCGCTGACTGAGGTGGAGCAGGTGAAGTCATTGGCGAGCGACTTGGAGACTCTTGTCAAGGATGGCTCTCTTGCTGACAGGATGTCTGCTGGTCTTGTCATCATGTGCTCTGTGAACCGTAACTCAACAAAGAAGTTAGAGTCACTGGTCTCTCGTAACGGTGGCAGAGTCATCACTACTAAAGAGACCTCAAAGGATCGTTCGCCTGCCGCCTTACGGATGCTGAAAAGCCTGAGTATTCCTTCTGATTTCAAGAGTTTTCTGGTTGACTACGCTGGTGATGACTACTCTCTCGTTATCCCATTGATTGAGGAACTGGCTTCTGTCTCTCCTCGTCAGCAACGGCTTGTGACTCTGGACAAGATTGAGTTGCGTCTTGCCAAGTCTGCTGGTTCTCTGACTCCCTGGCAGATTGAGAAACCTCTTCTAAAAGACAACGATCCAGATGAGACGATCAAGGTGTTTCGTCGTATTGTCAAGCACTCTCATCCTCTACTGGTTCTTCGTGTACTGAAGAACAAGATGCATCTGGCGTATCGTGTCAGCGCTCTTATGGATGCTGGCGTTACAGACCTGAGACAGATTGCTGACTGTCTTGGTGTTGCGAACAACTACCCGCTGAGGCTTGCTCATGACTTCGCCAAGGAGTTCGGCATGTCTCAGTGTCAGTGGCTTCTAGAGCAGGTGGTGGACGCTGAGAGCAAGGCCATGGGTGCATCCAGTGCTGATCCTGTTGCTCATGCTGAGATGACGCTTGTGAGAATGTGTTCTAGACTGAGAGCAGTCAGAAGGTCTAGTCGCAACTGAAACCATTGCTTTTCTGATGGCAGACCCTTCTTTTGGTACAGATCTTTCTGTTCCGCTTTGACTCAGTGCTGTTGGCTGCAGTGCCCTCCTACTTGACTGACTCATGGTCTTTTTACCATCAATCTGATTTTGCTTCCCTATCTGATGCATCTTGTCGTTAAGATCTGTTCTCAAAGATGTTTTGTCTATACTTTTTCAGAGATCAAGGTGCTTCATAGATGGCTTTTGTTAACGCAGGATCAACCAGTAGCGCAGTAAGCAAGCAGGCTCAGATCAGACGCGAGAACCTGTCCAGGATCATGAACGATCCTTACATGGGTTACTCCAGTATCGCTGAGGCCACAGATGACTGCAAGGGTTCGTCACAGGTTGAGGTCATGTGCCGTCTGCTGAACCGTGAGAACCTGTTCATCTCTGGTCCTGCTGGTTCTGGTAAGACGACTGTCATCAAGCGATTTGTGGACATGATTGATGCTGTCTACGGAGGTGTGTTCAACATTGCTGTTACCGCCACAACTGGTCTGGCTGCAACCAACATCGGAGGCAAGACGATACACTCATGGTCTGGTCTTGGTGTCATGGAGGAGCCTATTGACATTCGTGCTATGTACAAGTCTAGACAGAAGTTCTTTGCTCTGAAGGCGGCTTTAAGAAGGATTCGTTACTGTGACGTACTGGTGATTGACGAGATCTCCATGCTGCACGCCTACTATCTTGACAACCTTGACAAGATTATGAAGCACGCTCGCAAGAGTGATGAGCCTTTTGGTGGTGTTCAGGTTGTCCTGCTGGGTGACTTCATGCAACTTCCTCCTGTTCCGTCTCAGAATCCTGTTGAGGGACTGAACTATGGCTTTGCTATCCAGGCCGACTCATGGAAGCAGGCTGGAATCAACCACTGCTACCTTGACAAGGTGCATCGTGCAGAGGACGAGCACTTGAAGCACCTTCTGCTGTGCATCGAGCGCTCCAAAATGGACAGCAAGGCTAGAGCAGTTATTGAGAAGTGCAAGTCCAACAGCAAGGATAAGTCAAAGCAGTACACGACCCTGTTCACCACGAACATCAATGTTGACAGATACAACCAGAAGAAACTTGACGAGAATCCAAACATCTCACAGAAATTCTTCCTAAGGAAGGTGTCTGGCTCTGAGAAGGATCTTGAGAAACTCATCAAGTCGAACAACCTTCCTCCACTGGTTGAGTTAAAGACTGGTGCTACTGTGATTGTGACCAGGAACATCACGGATCCTGATGGTGAGATTCTGGCTGCTAACGGTTCTGTGGGTTGTGTTGAGTTGCTTTCTCCGTACAACGCTACTGTCAGGCTTAATGACGGCTCTTTGGTGACGATTGAGTACCAGTCTGCCACTGAGACGAAAAAGGTCACTGAGAAGGCTGAGGACGGCTCTGCTGTGACTATTGAGAAGCAGGTGGCTCAGGTTCTCTACCTACCACTGAAACTAGGCTACGCAATCACTGTTCACAAGTCACAGGGCCAGACTCTTGACGGGATTGAGGTTGACCTGTCACGATGCTTCACACCAGGGCTTGGGTATGTCGCTCTGTCCCGTGTACGCAGTGCTGACAACATGGTCATCTCCAAGATCTCTGACGACGCCTTTGATGTAGATCCTCTGTCCAGAAAGATTAGTACCTATGTCAAGAAGAAGTCACTGGTGTCTCGTAAGGACTTCACTGACAGGGTTGATGAGTACTCGCCTCTGCTTAACGACACTCTTGCGCTGAGTGAGCGCTGGGATGTCAGTACATCTGGTGTGATTCGTCAGCAGATGGATGAGGTGTAAACATAACTTTTTGGTAAAGCATCATCCATTGTGATGACATGAGACTCATCTGTTGGTATGATTAAACTTGGAAAACGCTGAATGGGCCAATCTACTGACAACAAGAGGAGAGTTGATTCATGGCTGACACGAACAAGGACGCTGTTTCCCTGCCTAACCTGGATCCTGAACTGGTTGTGGAATCACAAGTGAGTGAGAACCAAGTTGGAGACTCAACACCAGCATCAAGGCGAGCAATTGTTGGTTCTACTCCTACTGCTGGTACTCCTGATGACGATGGTGCTGTTAACGTTGCAGAGAGTGATGACAACCTGAACAAAAACCAAAGCACTACTGACTTGGAGTCTGCATCTTCTGCTGATGACAGTCTTGCTCTTCCAGCGTTTGAGGACATCGCAGATGAGGATGGGTCTCTGCCAGCACTACCTCCACCTCCTTCTGTGTCAGACCTGGAGGATGCTGGGTCTGACACCCTGAGTTACGAGACTGAGAGCGCTGCTGATTCAAAGGTAGTGCATGACGATCCTGACAGTACTGTGGTTCTGGATGCTCTCAACGAGGACGGGTCTGTCTCTAGTGATTCCTCCAAGAAGGGTTCTCGCCTGAAGGAGACCATGATGGCTTCTCGTAAAGAGGCTCGTAAGGCTGAGAAGCGCGCCAAGAAGATGAAGGCTGCTGGTTACACAGGAGTTGTTGTTCTGTCTGTTGGTGCTCTTGCTGGATTGTTTGCATTTGGTTGGCACCAGTACAAGAGCACTGTGTCAACTGTTCCTACTGCTGTGTCCAAGATCTCAGCATCCAGCAATGACAACTCTCTGGACCCGTGCCAGAAGTTCAAGCAGGCTGGGCTGGAGTGCAAGACCTCATGGAAGATTAAGGACGGAACCAAGCGCGGTGACCTTATCAGTCAGTCCGTCAAGGCTGGTCAGCAGGTCAAGCGTGGCTCTGGTGTTAACCTGATCTACTCTGACGGTCCATCTGAGACAACCTTCCCTGAGGTTGTAGGCATGAGCCTTGATGACGCGAAGCAGGCTCTCTTTGAGGCTGGTGTGGACATTGAGGCAATCAACGTGGTCGAGTCCCCTGGAACAGCAGAGAACACTGTCACCAAGTCATCTATCACAGCAGGTGCCAAGGTTGCTAACGGCAATCCTGTAACTCTTGAGGTTGCTAATGGCAAGGTGTCTGTTCCTGACTGGAGCGGTAAGACGAAGGACTTTGTTGAGGCTGACGCCAAGAAGAAGGGCGTGAAGGTCAAGTTCATTGAGGAGGACAGCAAGAAGACTCCTGGAACTGTTCTCTCTCAGACTCCTAAGGCTGGTGAGAGCGCGTCATCGACTGAGGTTGTGGTCACTGTTGCCAAGACTGCTGATACCAAGGAACTGACTGTTCCTGATGTTGTTGGCAAGTCAGTGGAGAACGCTCAGAGTGAGTTGGCCGCTACTGGTTTCCAGAAGATCTCAACCGTGAAGGTGGCTAACTGTGCAGTCTCCTCGTCTCAGGTTACTCAGGTGGTTCCAGCAGCAGGTTCTAAGACTGCGAACACGACTGACATCACCATTATCGTGTCGGATCCTGACGCCAAGTGTGGTAACTAGATTCTTTCATCCGCAACATTCTTGAAGAGATTAACTGAGGATGTTGCGGGTGATTTGTGTGCTGAGTGTTATGTAAATCATTGTTCACCAAAAACTTACGTTAATACCGATTGTTTTATTACAATCTGTTATATGACTTAAGGGTTTAATATGACTCAGTGATATTGACTCAGCATATTTTCAGCAAGGGGACACTAAGGGAAGAGAACAAGAAAATCTTCCACAGTTACTCAAAGCAGAATGGGTGGCACAACAAGATCCCAAACTACTATGGAGGACAGGAACGCCCGACCACAAGTTGGACAATCCTCTGTGAAAGGTAAATTTTTAAGGACTCATGACAAAAACCAAGCAGAAGCACAACAACAAGAAGTTTAGCAAGATTCTCATTGGTAGTGCAGCAGTCAGTGCTGTAGCAACCATGTCAATGGCTAGTGGTGTTGCTGTAGCAGCATCGTTTGATGAGAACACTGCCCCAAATACAGATGACACTGCCTCACAAAAGCAGTCTGAGGCCGGTAAGCACAAGGACACCAACTCCTACACAGCAACCATTTACGCAACAGGAACAGACGGCGCCAGGCCGGTTCAGGTGGACACATCCTCAACAACAGTTTCTGAGGCTCTGGACAAGGCCGGTCTTGATGTCAACGACTTCAAGAGCGCAGACGGTAAGGCTGTTGACGCTGACCACACTCTCAGCAACGGTGAGAAGATGCTGCTGTTCAAGAACGAGGTGTCAGAGGCCAAGACTGAGACTGTCTCTATTCCAGCACCAGAGACCAAGAAGGAGTCTGCTGACCTGTATGTTGGTGAGACCAAGGTTGAGTCTGAGGGCAAGGCTGGTCAGGCGATTAAGACCTCTGTCTCTGTCAAGGACACTGCTGCTGACGCCAAGGTGAACAAGAACTCCTCCAAGGTTGCTGACTCCTCTGGAACCAAGGAGAACATCACAGTCGTTACTCCTCCTGAGGCCAAGGTTGTTCTTGTCGGTACCAAGGAGAAGCCTGCTGAGCCGGTTCAGAGCACACCATCTGGTTCCAGTGCAGAGGCGGATGCTGCTGAGGCCGCTGGAATCGCCTCTGTGACATCCACTAGCAAGAGCGGTGCAAATACGTCCAGCAACTCTCTGAACAGCGTCTTGTCGTCCACAAGTTCTGATGGCGCTAAGGCTGTTGAGATTGCTAAGGCTCAGGTCGGTAAGAACTATGTCTGGGGCTCTGCTGGTCCTGACTCCTTCGACTGCTCGGGTCTGGTCTACTACGCCTACACCAGTCAGGGCTACGACATCCCGAGGACGGCCTACGAGATTGGATCATCAGCCAAGCAGATCAGCCGTTCAGAACTTCAGCCCGGAGACATCCTGTACACCTCAACCCACATTGGTATCTACATGGGTGACGGCAAGGTCGTTCATGCTGCAACCGAGAGCCGTGGTGTAGTCATCGACAGCATGGACTACTTCTCTGGATACCAGGCCGCCAGGATTGCTCGATAGGTAGATACTCTGTCAACAACTCTGGTGTCATCCAGAATCAAACATACTGAACACCCTTGAATCATGCTTTAAGTAAACGATTCAAGGGTGTTCTTCTTTTTGTAGGTCAGATCACAACTCTTAGATTCGACAAACTTAGTACTTATGGAGTACGATTGAACCTATGAGCAAGAATGACACCAACCAGAGCAACAACCCTGTTATCTCAGAGATTACCTATAAGGGCAACCAGAAGCCCTACAACGTGCATGACTACCTACGTAGTCTGAGCGTTGAGGAGATCAACAGTTTCCTTGACAAAGATCGTTCACCTATGGTGTCAGTATGCCTGAACTTGACAAACGACTTCAACAAGGCATCAATCATTAGGGCCGCTAACGCCTTTCTTGGTAGTGAGGTGTATATGATCGGCAAGCGTCGTTATGACAAGCGCGGCGCTGTGGGGACCTACCACTACGAGCACATCAAGCACTGCTCTAAGTTTGGTCCTGTTGCTGAGCACCTTCGTCAGAACGGTTACACTCTGGTTGCTGTTGACAACATTCCTGAGTTCAACCCTCAGAATGTCTATGACGCTGAGATTCCTGAGAAGGTGGCGTTTGTTTATGGCGAGGAGGGTTCTGGGATTCCTGCTGACATCATCAAGGAGTGTGACATGATGCTTTACATTCCTCAGTACGGAAGCGTTCGGTCACTGAACGTGTCTCAGGCCGCCGCTGTCATGATGAGCGAGTATAACAGGCGCCATCGTCCTCGCTGACAAGTACATTCACAGGTCGAGAAAGTCGAAATTCATAGGCGGAACCAACCTTGGTTAAGATGATTAGAGTTGCACATCTCTATCACTTTGTCAAGGTTGGTTCTGCTTTATGGTCAAGATTGCTCATCTCAGCGACATCCACGCTGGATACACTGCTACAAGACACCTGAACAGTCAAGGTATCAATATCCGTGAGGCTGACGGGTACGTTGCTCTTTCAAGGATCGTCTCTGACTGCATCAAGCACGAGGTGGATCTGGTTGTCATTGCTGGTGACACGTTCCACACGTCAACACCAAGCATCAGGACTATCATCTTCGTGCAGAATCAGTTCAGGCGACTGGCTGCTGCTGGTATTCCTGTGTACGCTCTTGCTGGCAACCATGACACTGATGACATTCGTGCCAACATTGCTGCATCCAGAGTTCTTGATGATCCTCTTAGGGAGATACACTCACATGCTGAGCCGTATGTTGTTCATGAGGTCGCTGACGGAGTGAACCTGCACATGGTGTCACATCACATGTATATGGATCAGGCTATGACGATACCTGACATCAAGAGTATTCCTGGAACCATCAACATCTTTACGACACATGGTTCAGTGATTGATCCTCTCCTTGAGATGAAGTTGCACACCGAACAGTCCCCAAGAGAGATTGTCATTCCTGACTGGTTGCTGAAGGAGAATGACTGGGATTACATCATGCTTGGTCACATCCATGAAAGAGGGTGGGTTGGATCAGCAGATGGTAGCACTGACACATCTGGTACCAGGATTTTTTATAATGGTTCTGCTATCCGGCGTGGTTTTGCTGACAAGCCGTGCAAACTGGGTCGAGGATGGACACTCTGGACTATTGGTGACGACAGCTCGTTTACTTCTGAGATCATGACTGTTCCACAGCGACCACAGTATGACTTCACTCCAATTGACGCCAGCAGTCTTTCTGCATCAGAGGTCACAGACAAGGTGATTGAGAACCTTGTGTCCACCCAACCAGAGCAGGGCGCTGAGTTCATTGCTGCTACTGCACCGATTGTCAGACAGAAGATTGAGAACATCACACCTGGTAAGAAAGCAGCACTTGACCTGAAAGCCATCAGTGCTAATGCTGCCCACACGCTGCACTGGGACATGCCATCATCATTCATGTCAAGATCAGAAAACTCGTCTGAGAACAGCAAGAAGGTGTCTGAGGATAGAACTGGTAAGAGTAATGCTGACCTTCTGAAAATCTATGACGAGTGGATTGAGGACTCCAACACACTTGATGGCATCTCTGAGGACATGAGAGAGAATGTCTCCAGAAAAGCACGTGATTTCGTCAGAATGGGTCAGGAGGAAGTTCTTTCAGCAGAATAAGTTAACAAGAATTACACTTGATTCTTCTGTTAAATACCTGCTTTAGGATATTTTAGCCCGTCTATTTGTAACTTGAGAGCATTTTTATACAAAACCTTTGAAGGAATAAACAAAACATATGACTAGACAAAAGTACAAGCCTCGCCATAAGAAAGAGACCAAGAGTTTTGTAAGCAGCAGTACAAGAAATGTTGTTGTATCAACTGCTGTAGTGTCAGCATCTCTGCTCTCACTTCCAGTTAACGCCTCTGAAAGCACTCAGGCTTCCTCTGCATCTGCTGTGTCTGGTCTACCAAGTTCTCTGTCTGAGTCCACAAAAGACCTGTCTCAGACATCCTCAGAGGAGATTCCATACAGCACACGAGTGGTTGAGGATCCAGATCTTCCGGCTGGAGTGGAGATAGTTGTTCAAGAGGGCAAGAACGGAATAAAGGCCACCTGGACCGGTACAGACAAGTCCAGAGCAAAAGGTGGTCAACTATCAGCAGTAAGAGTCAGGAATGATGGCATCCTGTCTCTTCCTGTTGAACGTGTTGTTCGTCGAGGAACCAAGACTGAGGTCATCAACGGGGTTGCTGACAAGGTTGCTCAGTCAGAGGCGGAGATTCTTGCTCAGAAGGAGAGAGACAAGGCTGCTGAGGCTGAGAGACAAAAGAATGAGCAGAAGTCAACAGATGTAGACACTGCTACAAACAAGCCAGAAAGCAGCAACAACAACCAGAACAGCGACAAGTCATCACCAGTTGCCAGCGTCACAGGAGAGAAGACTGACTGGATGAAGGCTGCTGGTATTCCAGAGTCAGACTGGCAGTATGTTGACTACATTATTGAGCATGAGTCAGGATGGAACTATCGTGCTGTTAATGCTTCCAGCGGGGCTACAGGGGTTTGTCAGGCTCTTCCAGGAAGTCGTATGACTACTGCTGGAAGTGACTATTTAGACAATCCTGTTACACAACTCAAATGGTGTCACAGTTATGCCAATGAACGCTATGGCGGTTGGCAGCAGGCTTACAACGCATGGAGATCTCAGAACTGGTGGTAAGGTTATTTTCAGGTTCTTGTGTTACTTTTACTACACAACTGAAAACAAATCGCACAAGATAGAGGAATAGTTCAAAGTATGAGTTTTACAGTGAATCAGTTTGATGAGTCGTTGGGTGAGTTTAAGACTGCTGAGATGGGTCTGAGTCTTGGCGAGGTGAGGCAGTCGATTCTTGACAGGATTCGTGAGGACCTTCACTGGGAGGAGGAGAATGGTCTTGACTGGCGTACCCGTGTACTCCACCATGCTACTGACGATCATGCTGCTGATGGGGCTTACAGGGCTGCTGACGATATGCTCTACAGTATGAGTGAGACAGACATTGCTGGTCCATGGTCGTTCAGGACTCAAGGACGGGTAGAGATAGTTTTTGAGGATGATGAGTAACAATGAATGAAGAGCAGAGTAAGGCTGAGCAGACACTGGTCGTTATTGCCAGTGTAGCGGCTCTTGTTGCTGTGCTGCTTGCTGTTGGCGCATCAATGTTGGTTCTTTCACACAAGAATGCTGGTCAGGTGATGGCGCCTGCAAGTCCTGGATCTGCTCCCTCTGTGATTACTGAGCACAACGGGATATAAGAAGCACCACAAAACCTGTACACAGCGATCATTTGCAACAAACTTGGTTCTGTTGTGTTGTAACAGGTGCGAGGATTGAGTTGTCCTAAAATTAAAGGAAGGTTGTTCTCTGGATGCAGTTCGTAATAGATGAGTGGCCCTGGGGTCAACCTTTCCTCAAAGGTTCTGGCAGGTCAAAGGGATGGTGGGACAAGAGTATTGGGTTCCACATCTACAGTGCTCCCGCTCTACCTCGTGAACTCAGGCCATATCACTGCAAGGACTTCTCTTTGGGTAGGTGGTATGAGGATGAGATTAACAATGCTGTCATGCCTGTTACTCCGTCTCAGACTCAGTACACTCCTAAAGACCACCAGAACGAGGGTGCTGACGCCATTATCCGAGCCTACAGGAACAATGAACGAGGATTTCTTGAGGCTGATGGTACAGGTCTTGGAAAGACGCTGACAATCCTGTCTGCTGTGTCCAGGATTGCTGAGAGTGAGAGTTATGGCAGACGGCCTGAGGAGAAGGCCAGGGTGCTGATTGTGTGCCCTAAGTCTGTCATTGCTCACTGGAGGCAGACTATCAGATCGTACTCCAAGGCTCTTGCATTCACTCACCCAATGATTGTGAACTACCAGAAACTAGGTAAGTTACTCAAAGAGGAGTCTGCTACTGAGAAGAGTTATCGTGCAACTGGTGGTACCAAGTCGTCCAGGTCCAAGGTCAGGAAGACAGTCAAGCGTAAGAAGAGCACTAAGCGTGCCAACAGGGATCTGGCGAGAAAAGGTGTGCCGAGAACCGACTGGGACTTCATCATCTTTGATGAGGCACATCTGCTGAAGAACTACCCAACGTCCAACACTTCTCTGGCTGCTGTCTCTTTGGCGAGGCTGGAGCAGAGGTACACACCCAAGCAGGACGGCTACCACGCCAGGACACCGTTTGTGATCTACTCCACAGCAACACCTGGGGCCTCCCCGCTGAACCTGTCTGTCATGTCTGGAATCATTGCTCCACACATGAACTCAGGTAGCAAAGGTGAAACCAGTTCTGCATCATCTTCAGGTGCATCAGCAAACCGTTTAGCATCAAGCACATCAAGATCCAGAACCTCTGCATCAAGAGGGCAGTCTTTCACCACCCCGTCAAAGTGGGGGCAGTTTCTTGCTGACCACGGTTTTGCTGTGTCCAGGAGCGACAAAGGTGAGTGGTCCTGGGCGACTGTTCCGTGGTGGGGTAAGACGAGCAAGGATCCTGCTGAGAGAGCAGGGTACTTGAAGGCTGAGAAGCAGGTCAAGGTCAGACAGAGAAAAGACAGCATGGCGATTGGCAGGGCTCTTAAAAACCCTGGTGCTCCATTCATCAGAAGGAGTCCGAAAGACATTGCTGGCTGGCCTGAGCAGCAGGTGATACCGTTTCCTATCAGTATGACTCCTGAGCAGGGAAAGATCTATGAGACTGTCTGGTCCAGGTTCAGGAAGTTCCTCAACCTGGCTCCGTCAAGTCGTGACCCTAAGACTGCTCTGGTTGAACGTCTCAGGTACAAGCAGAAGTCTACTCTGCTCAAAGTGGATGAGATGGTCTCGTTTGTTGCTGAGCAGGTGACTTACGGTAGTCAGGTGTTTATTGCTTGTGAGTTCATGGAGACAATAGATCGCTATAAGGAGATGCTTGAAGCACAGAGGATCAGTGTCACTGAGATCAGCGGTCGTGTCACTGGAGCAGACCGTGAGGAGTCAAGACTGAGGTTCCAGAAGGGTGAGGCCAAGGTGGTTCTGTGTACTGTTCCTGAAGGTATCTCTCTGCACGCTGGGGAGACTCTTCCTGACGGGACTAAAGCGACCAGTGCTCCAAGAATCACTATCCTGCACGACATCAGAGACAACAACGTCACCAACGATCAGATTCTTGGGCGTGCACACAGGGACGGGCAGAACTCCATCACATATGTCCCTTACCTTGAGGACACAGTTGACATGAAGGTGATTGACTCATACGTCAACAAGAGGTCCAACATGAACCAGATGACTGGTGATGACGACGCTGAGGCGTATGAGAGAATCTTCAGGCAGGCTGCTCTGTCGTCAGGGAAGTAGGAGCAGGACAAGAACAGTTCAGTCCGCAAGAGAAATACAAGTAAGATCCAGGTGCAGATACGTGAAAATGATCTGCACCTGGATCCTGTTCTCTCATTTTTTCTCTGTGACTGCGAGCAATTTTGACACTTACAAGCACCGGATTAAACGCCTTTACAAAGATGTGACCCAGATCACTATAATTCTGGCTTGACACTGGTTTCAGAATGGTGCTAGAGTTAAGTCATCACGAGGTCAGAGACAAGACCGATGTGGTTGAAGGTCAAGGAACCAAACATCCAATGACTTGAAGGTCTCCTGCTGGTGAAACAGCAAGAGGAATCGAAGTCGTAACAAGGATGAGGAACTGAGACTGAGACCACAGAGGAACGGACTTGACAAGGTTCAGACATCTCTGATATTGTGGAACCACAAGCCGACGACGAGCACAAGTGAGGAGGTTGGGAATGAATACGAGCATTCAGGATATGTTCAAACAACTAAATATTCACAGTACCGATCTCTGGTGCTTACCTGAGCGACAGCGACCATATATAGAGTTGCAAGTGCTCATCGGGTACAGGCCCGGTCGGCGATCTAAGTCCTCGTTCTGAGGCAAAGGATCCAAACCAGGTCAAGACTCCCGGAAGCACCGGTCGAGAACAAGTGAGAATGACTGTGGCACAGTTCACATCAAGAACCACTTGACAGAAACGACCTGAGAGATTTAGGATTGAGACATCAAGGCACGACCTAAACAGTCAAGTCCAGGATACTCAAGAAGTCAAAGTGTTCACTAAGGACCCACCGCGCTGGTGGCGAGGTTGAGCAAAGACTGGTAGAGTAGACGACGGGTGAGTCTGGTAAGGTCAAGAATCTTGAAACACAATCCTTCTGTATGACAGAAGTTCAGGATCCTTATCCCAAAGGTGAGTGAACCGGCGGTCATGACAGAACCAAACTTAATACAGGACCACCCGCACCCAAGGTGGAGGAAGACTTAAAGAGGTTGCCCCAATCAGGAGGGCTCGTAGATAGGAAAATCCTGTGTCTGGAACGTCGCCAGTCCGTGTGAGAGTCACGCCAAAGGCTTTTACGCGATGTGCAAGGGCTGGCAGGAACTCTGAGGCATTGTCGTGATGACAAGGTTGAGGAACCAGTTTTCGGGCGCCCCTCATGGGGAATACAAGATCTTATTCTGGAAGGATAGGGTACTACTGACTGTAAGCACGTCATCACAGGACCAGCGGCAGCAAGACCCCATGACCCATCCAGAATCACACAGGGACACTGGTTGCAAATGAGGCACCCTGTGAAAGCACACATTGCCGAGTAGTTTATACAAGGTTAAAACACCAGAATGACAAAGTTATTCTGGTAAACGGGTTCAAGTCCCGTATCGGCAACGATGATGAGCACTGAGACGGAGCGTAGTTCAACGAGAACATCTTGCAGACCACAAGAAGACTCAGGTACAGGAATCCTGACGCCCTACCTCAGGTCAGGTAGTCGAAACTGGCTCAGTGGCTCACCATTCTTCACAACAAGAACCACAACACATTACAAAAAACGGTTGTGGTCTTCGGGATATGGCGCAGTTTGGTAGCGCGCATGTTTCGGGAACATGAGGTCGCAGGTTCAAATCCTGTTATCCCGACGACAAGAGTACTAAAAGCGTAATACTGACAATTCGCACAATAGATTGTCAATAATGCGTTTTTAAAACTCTTAGCATTGTCACGGTAAAGCGTAATTGGTAGCGCGCTGGTCTGTAAAACCAGTCTGAAAGGTCTGTGGGTTCAAGTCCCACCCGTGGCACCATTCTCCTGTAGTTCAATGGCAGAACAGTTGGCTGTTAACCAATTAATTCAGGTTCGAGTCCTGACGGGAGAGCCAAACACAAAACACAAGTTGTATACAAAAAGTCTCATCAATAAATGAGATAAAAATATGTACAACTATTCATGCTCCTGTGGTGGAATGGTATACACAGCAGACTTAAAATCTGCCTCCCTCACGGGATTAAGGGTTCGAGTCCCTTCAGGAGCACGTTTTACTCACTGAGAACACAATGGTGTATGTGGTGGAATGGTATACACACCAGGTTGTGGCCCTGGGTCCTTTGAGGACAATGCGAGTTCGAGCCTCGTCATACACCCTGATACTGGATGACAAGCCTCCCCCCAAAGGGGGCGAAATCATCTAGCAGTCAAAAAGTCTTGAGTTGAAGAGACGCGAGTGAAAATCTCGTCAATCCCACATACGGGGTTGTAGTTTGCGAATGCGGAAAGTGCATGTGCAATAGGGATGTGGACCGCAAGTCCAGGAGAGCAAGAAATTGCAGCACTACTCTCCTCAGTTCCCCGCAAGGGAGCCATCTTTATGTAGTATCCGACGTCACTAAAACACTTCAACACAAGTAACTCAATTGGCGTGTGGCGCAGTTGGTTAGCGCGGCACTCTGATAAAGTGCAGGTCGTGAGTTCAAATCTCACCACGCCAACTAGTAAATGGAGAAAATGGCAAAATTGGCTGATCCGTCCGCCTCGAAAGCGGTGCCTGTAACAGGGCTGAGGGTTCGATTCCCTCTTTCTCCGCCGTGAATGAGTTGCCAGTAAATGGCTTAATGACGCCATTTTAGTAGACATATTCATCAATGCCCATGTAGTTCAACTGGAGAGAATACCCGGCTACGAACTGGGAGAGAGCCGGAAGGCCATTGGGGGTTCGAGTCCCCCCATGGGCACCATATATTTTTCTTTTGCAACTGACAAAAATTCCTGTTGCAGACAGAGAAAATATGCCGCCATAGTGTAACGAATAACACGTGCTCGTCCGAAGGGCATATTCCGGGTTTGACTCCCGGTGGTGGCACGACTGAGAACATCTTGATACATGTTGTGCAAGTGCTTTCTCATTTGGTGGGTTGGCCGAGTGGTTAGGCGAGCGCCTGCAAAGCGCTTTTACGTCAGTTCAAATCTGATACCCACTTCTGCGGAGTAGAGGAGTTCGGAGTCCTCACTGGGCTCATATCCCAGAGAATCTACAGCGAGTGTTGTAGTGTCGCGGGTTCAAATCCCGCCTCCGCCACTAGTCGATTCCTTGTGAAAGGTGTTGACTTGGCAACTCTAATCCTACTATAAGAGTTGCAAAGCAATCAGTGAAACAGGCAAGTGGACCGCAGTGCTTCTAGGGCGTCTTGAGAATGTTCTCTAGATAAAGGTGAATTGTAGTTACTTGTCGTCATTCCTAATTGTGTAAGACCCTAGCGCTCTTTTTAAAATCCTTTGCTTATTGATTTTAAAGTATGTGTGAGCAACCACCTGTACGGCTTCTGTATAAACTCAAAAGCCTATGCTGATGTAGGATACATGTGGCGGGTGGATAATGGTCGTGTAACTCAGTTGGTAGAGTACCTGAATGACTCTCAGGTGGCCGCAGGTTCGAGCCCTGCCACGATCACGGAAGGTAAGCGAATGGTTAGCGGCCGCTTTGGAACAGCGGTGCTCTGATAAAGGGTTGCGGGTTCGAGCCCCGTGCCTTCCGCCATTGGCACATCATATGAAGACAACATGGATGAATTAGAGAGTAGTGATTTGAGTAAAATTTACTCTCACTTCTTCTACATGCGACCATACATCTTGCATATGTGACCACAAACACACTGAACTTGAGTTGACATGCTCTTGGATGGTGTGCTAGGATTGAGTCATCAAGCAAGGGAGTTGACAACCCAGTCATCTTCTGGTAGGCTTCCTTGCACATGTTGTTTGAGAACTAGATAGTGGTTTGCCAAGAATGCTGACTTAGCTCAGTTGGTAGAGCATCCGGTTGAAGCCCGGAGCGCAGAGGTTCGATCCCTCTAGTCAGCACTAACAGGCATGGCTGATAAGTTCGGGCGACCGGATGAAAGACTGCTCAGAGGTTAGGGGCAGTCGCCTTGGATCCCCATGAGGGAATGAGGTACCCCATGCAATGCGAACGGTCCAACGCATGTGTCATCAGCGTGGCGCATGGACCCCTAAGCGCAGTCGCAGGTCCGATGGGAAATCCTGAGGACACGGTACGGCTCAGCACCTCAATGCGACCAAGGCGACAAGGTTGACTGTTTGTAAGGCGATGCTGGTACTCCTTCGTGGGTGTCAGCGAAGTCCGAGACCCTGCTAGGTCAAGGGCGACAGCCATCGAGTACATGAGCGGGTAGGATGGCCCAGGAGTGTGCAGGAATGACACGGGTAGCACCAAGTCTAGGGAGTGTGAGGATTTTTGTGGGCCAAAAGCCTATGAACCTCTAGGGAAGCACATTCTCATAACCTTTACATGTTTTTGCAAAAGACTTCCCTGATTACTGGATGAAAATGTCCTAAACCTGACGGCCGTATGGTCAAGTCAGGCCGGGTTGAGATCGCAAGTCTCATTCTGGTTGGGTAGTTGGAGGTGCAGCCCAGCAGGTAGCTCCTGTTGAGTGAAACATCCCACCCGAGTAGTCCACAGTAATCTACAGAGTGATTCACTTAAAGAATCGGGCATGACGTTCTACCACAGTACGCCTGGAAACAGGGTGCTGTGTGGACAAGCAGGCAACGCGGTAAACGCGGTAATCCTGACGAAAGGAACGTTGGATAAAGATGTAGTCTCAGTCTTTTCAAAACAACTATTGGCCCTATGGTCCAGCCAGGTTAGGACACCTCCCTGTCACGGAGGAGAGCGCCGGTTCGAATCCGGTTAGGGTCGCCTTACTAAAACAATTGGCCTATAACTCAATTGGCAGAGTGACTTGCTGTTAACAAGTTGGTTGAAAGTTCGAGTCTTTCTAGGCCAGCGCAAATGATCACCCGGTTTGAGAGACCGTACTAGCCAAGCACAGTCGAATAGGTTGGTGATCGCCTGACTCGTGTGCTGCGTGTCCTGAGTGTGCTCTCAACATGCTCGCAGTTACTTACAGTCTGGTCCTGAGGATACGACCAGGTTTCTTGGAGGGTTCGCATAGCCAGGTTTATTGCGCTCCCCTGCTAAGGGAGTAGGGCCTAAAAACCCTCATGGGTTCAAATCCCATACCCTCCGCCATCACACATGCAGCAAACATGTGTGAAATGCCCTGTTGGTCTAGTCTGGTTAGGACGCCTCCCTCTCAAGGAGGAGAACACCGGTTCAAATCCGGTACAGGGTACGAGACGCAGATGAGGACTCCATCAACTGTGCTTAACTAGCCGGGGGTCTGCGCGGGTGCCCTCTGTCATCAAAATCGCCTTTCTGTGAGGTCAGGGAGTAGTTACCCTGGGGCAGAAGGAAGGAATGGTGACATGGTTTCATATCCTGTCCTCCACGTTCGCAGCAGATTCTTTCAAGGGTACCTAATTTGGGAGAATTGAGTCCTCCGGGATGTGTGACTGGGACGTGAGACCTCATGAATGTTCTAGACAGGAGGTCGTCTGGTGCTAAAGAAGATAGATGCAAAATAGGTGCACTATGCTGGTGCAAGTCCAGCCACCAGATCTATCCGATAGAAACCCTGGCGGCTTTGTGTGCAGTGCCGCGCTACCCAGGGCTCGCTTTTTCAGAGAAGAGTGCCGGGCTGCCTTCATTCTTTAAACAAGAGTGGAGGTATTGATAGCCATTTTCTGAAAATGCTAGGACAGGCTTGGAAACTGTACACAATTCATGCCCCTATAGCTCAGTTGGTAGAGCAGTGGACTTTTAATCCTCGGGTCGTCCGTTCGAGCCGGACTGGGGGCACCAATTCAAATCTTTTGTTATAATATGAATTATGAACGAAGATTTGAAAGTATGCGGCATCTATGGCATTTTTGACACACTTACAGAAGAATGTCTTTATGTAGGTCAATCAAAGAATATTTATGAACGTCGTAGATCTCATTTCAAGCGTCTTCGTGGTGAAAGACACCTCAAATCATTCACGGAATGGTTTGTCAGCATCGGAAAAGATGAATCCAGGCTAGACCTCAGAGTTCTTTGCAAGTGTTTCGACAATGACGACATCAAGAACAAACTTGAAATCTTCTGGTTCAATGAACTTCACCCAAGATTCTATGGTGCTATTCCATCTGTCAATAATAGATGGTCGCATTCCGAGGAAACAAGGAAGAAAATTGGTCTGGGAGTCGTTCGGAATTTTGATAAATCCGGTAAAAGTAGAAAACCCCAAAAGCCGAAGCAACTCAAAAGACTATCGCCAGAAAGAAAGACTCGTAAATGCGTCAAGGGGTCTCGATTTCCAGGAAGAGCAAGTTGTAACGTCTATTTTTACACTTGTGAAATGTGTAATATAGAATTTTCTTCAAGTAAGAAGAAAGCATGTGAGCATATCTTCTGTTCAAAGTCATGCTCTCACGCTTACGACAAGTCCTTGAAAATGGACACTCTTGACTACAACAAGGTCAATGACCTGTATGAATCTGGTGTCACTCAGGTGAAGATTGCTAAGATGTTTGGCGTGTCGAATGCCACTGTCTCCAAGTTCATGAGAGACAATGGCATTTCTACAGGATATAAGCGTCATGATCCTGGGCTGAAGAGGAAGTCCAGGAAGACAGACAATGCGGATGTGGTGTAACGGTAGCACAAGACCCTTCCAAGGTTTTAGAGCGAGTTCGAGTCTCGTCATCCGCTCCAGTCACTTTTTTGGCAGTCATGCTGACATTCAGGAATACATGTGGTCTAACTCATGTTTCCTGGGGTTGACTCATTCCTTCCTGGTGTGTTAGGATTGAGTCATCAAGCCGGGCAGGGGCGTTCCTCATAAGTCCTGGCGGCCATTGAGTCCAGTAATGGAAACAGTGGTTCGGGAAGATTGTCAACTACATAGTGACCACTAAATCCGCCTATAACTCAGTTGGTTAGAGTACTTGTCTCTTAAACAAGGTGTCCCTGGTTCGAGTCCAGGTGGGCGGACGATCGCCATAGCACTTGGTTTTGACGTGGCCGGTGCTGCCTCATCTAGTTTAATGACAGAACGCCGCGTGCTCACACATGTATGGGGAAGACAGGTTTGATTCCTGATTGGGGTTGTCGTTTGTGATTCAGGTTTTGTGGGATTTAGTTATGTGTGCACCCCTTGACTTGCACGTCAGTCTTCGGAATGTAGCTCAGGTGGTAGAGCGCTCGCTTTGGGAGCGAGAGGTCCGCGAGTTCGAGCCTCGCCATTCCGACTGGGTGAACCGAAAGAAAGCCTGTCCGCGGCATGGGTTTTCTTTCACATAGGAGTTGCTGTCAGCACTTGTGGACGCACAGGGTGGCGGGTGACCGAATGAATATGGTGAGTGGCTGTAGTATTAATGGTAGAACGCTTGACTGAAATCAAGAGGACAAGGTTCGATTCCTTGAAGGCCAGCCCAATTTTCTTGGTAGTGTGTGCCGAGCGGCGAAGGCAGCAGGCTGTAAACCTGTTACATTGGAAACACCGGGGGTTCGATTCCCTCCACTACCACTAACTATGCAAGAATCTCACGCAAAATTGGCTACCCGCGTGTGAACAGTGAGGGTTCGACTCCCTCGTCGAGTGTTAGCCGACTCGGGGCGGTTCCCTGGTGCTTGCATGGTTATCCCCTTGGGGGGTTGGTGTAATTGGTAACATACTCGGCTTGCACCCGGGAGCCACGAGATCATCCCTCGTACCCTCCACGATATTCTTCGTATTATTACAACAACAGAAAATGGTGTTTTGTAGTGATCGAAGACTTGCCATATGGATACATTTACGAAATAGTAAATACTGTAAATGGAAAAACCTATATTGGTCAACGAAAACTTTCATGTGATCGCAAATGGCGTGAGTATATGGGTAGCGGTGTTTTGATTAAAACCGCAATTCGTAAATATGGCAAGGATAAATTCGTTAAAAGATTTATATGCTATGGCTGGTCTCATGAAGATTTAAACATCTTAGAACAATCTCATATAATACAGGCAATGGATGATGGTAGAGCCCAGTACAACCTCTTTACTGGACTTGGTGCTGGAGGAGACACCTTTTCTCTCTTATCTCCACAGGAGAAGAAAGAGGCTATCCGCAATATGACCATTGCTCTAAACAGGCCAGATGTTAATGCAAAAATGAGGGCATCTCGTTCTGAATCACTTGCGAGAAAATACCAGCGTCTTTTTGAGGATAATGGAGATAAAATTCTTGACATGTATTCGAGATTTACTCCAATAAAGGTGATTGCTGAAACTTTTGGTATACCCCGTAAAAGAGTGAGAGATTATATTGAATCATGCGGGATCAAAATTGTTCACATGAACAAAAAAGGTGAAGCACCAAAAGAAATATTAGACAGAAGAAAAAAGACTTGGGCTAAAAAAGGTTGTCGCATCTCTCGGGTAACTCATGATGGTAAAAAGATCTCTATTACAGTAGAGAAGTCATGTGAGGTGTGTGGTAGTACTTTTGAAGGTTCTTACCATAAAAGATTCTGCTCTACTAAGTGTCGAGAAATTGGTGCACCAAGACATAGATTTGATATAGATAAAGATACATTAAAATCCTATTTAGTCAAAGGTATGGACTCAAAAGATATATGTCAAAAAATTGGATGTAAATGGAGAACATTAGCAAACATCCTAAAAAGACATAATTTATCTCCTAGTGATCTGAGACCAAAAGATTCTAAACCGTTCTGGAATACAAATAACTAAAATTTTTGCTCGTTTAGCTCAGTTTGGCCAGAGCTGCCGGCCTACACCCGGTGTAATATATTGCGGGGGTTCAAATCCCTCAACGAGCACTTTTGCCGATGTGGCCAAGTGGTAAGGCACCTCTCTCATAATGAGGTCATCGCTGGTTCAATTCCAGCCATCGGTACTCATTCCCCCTTGGTGTAGTGGCAGCACAACTGACTTTGGATCAGTTAGCCCAGGTTCGACCCCTGGCGGGGGATCCATGATGAAGTCAGTGAGACACAAAACAAGTAGTGTGAGGTGCTTTCATGTCTGAGCAAAATTTTAGACCTTGGCATGAAACCTTAGATGAGATGCTGAAAAACCTGTCTCCACAGGAACGTAAAGAATTTGACGCAAATGTTCTCATGCGTCGTCAGATTCTTGAAGAGAAGATTCGTCAGTACAACACACAGCATCATGGTCAAGAGATTGATGACAGTGATAGTGTGTGAGTAAAACTTTTGCCCTTTGGTGTAATTGGCAACACAACTGATTCTGGTTCAGTTATTCTAGGTTCGAGTCCTGGAGGGGCAGCGATATGAGGTGGCTTTCAATTAGTGCTGGTGGGCCTAGTGCTCTCAGGTTCTTTTGATTTGTGTTCCAACCTGAGGGCGCGACATTTTGTTTGCACTATGTTATCCATGTCACCTCATATTCTTCCAGTCGCCTGACACTGGAGTCTAAGAAGTCAGGCACCTGGCACAGAGATCGTCCCGTTGGTAGGGCGACGAGCCGAATGTCATGAAGTCGGCACCTTTGCTCACAGGTTGTGTCAGTATACCGGGTCTTTGAGTAGTGGGTTGTGACCCGGTGCTGTGAGAAGTGGCAGAACATTTAGACATTCTGCTGCCAGTTTATTTTCTGGTGCTGCTCGCTCTTGAGTCTCCTTTCCTCGGGCGAGCGGCACTGGAATATGCAGGTGTAGTGTTCAATGGTTAGCACGCAACCTTGCCATGGTTGTAGAGCGAGTTCGAGTCTCGTCATCTGCTCAGAGTTCATGCAGAGATGTGTAGTGGTGTCAGTTACTTCACATTTTAGGATAATGTTTCAATCACTGGCTCACGTTTTTTCTCTTTGTGTGTCCTCTATTTTTGTTGCACGCATTTTTGTTATTACTTCTCTGTGGTGTTTGCCTTGTTATTGAGTTAACCATCACAGAAGCAACAATGCCGGATGATGCTAAAGGCTTAGCGGGTGGTCTCCAAAGCCACTGTCATGGGGTTCGATTCCTCCATCCGGTGCTGGTGTTCAAAGGCCGATGCTGCTGGGCATATACAGTCGCCTGGTGTCGGAACCATGAATGCCTGTTGACCTGATCTCTTGGTTTAGATTGATGTTAGTATTCCTTTCTCTTGGGTTCAGGTCTTTTGGGGATGTGGCGCAACTGGTAGCGTATTCGCTTGGCTGGCGGAAGGTTACGGGTTCGAGCCCCGTCATCTCCACTTACGGGTTCTAGCCTCACCCTTAGTGCCTTTCGTACAGGTGCTTAAAACAGGTGACACTTTCTTAAAAGTGTTGCTTGTAGAGGCTGTGTGTTGGCGCTGGGATAGGTGGCTGAGTAGCGGGGGCTGAAACCCTTGCGAAGCGGGTAGCGCTTGCCGATTGTGGCAGGCGTCCGATGAAGGCAGTACGACACTCTATTCTGGCGCTGACACGCTTTCTTAACACATGTGCTTTTTCACTATCTGGCTGAGTAGCACCACAGTCACCTTGGTTTTTCTCCAAGAGTTGTTCTGTGGCGTGAAGCGGGACGCCTCTCCTCGTAAGGGAGAGGGTGTGCAGGTAGTCCGAATGAAAGTGTTGCAAAGATGACTGTTTCTGGTCTTCTTTGACTTATGGTGTGAGTGCATTGATCTTGGTGATGGCTGGAACACACTGACCTTGAACATGTTGGGTTGGTGGCGCAGATTCGACGTCTGCCATCAGGACTGATTTCAAGTAGGTATAGATAGTGTGCATGATAATGTCAGCAGGAACACAGACAGGAGATCAAGTATGAGCGAAGCAGAGAAGACTACCCTCAGTGAGGCCGAGAAGACTGCAATCAGTGATGCGATTGGGCTTGCTCTTAGCAAGATGTCAATGAGTGACATTCATCGAATGCTGCATGAGCAGAACATGGACGTTAAGAGGATTGTTCAGTCACACTCCGCAAGTTGAGCCAAATTATCCATAATGCTTCCTGGTTACATCACATGTTAGATAGTAGGTTAGGTTTATGTGTTGACTACTATCTTTGGTGGTGACTGGTTGTGTACAAGGTTCATATTCGTCCTGACACACGTGAGATTGAGCGCTGTCGTGCTGTGACTGGTCCGTGTAGTTTCGGGACCAGTTATGACTCCATGGAAGAGGCCAGGCAGGCACGTCAGGAAATTCTCTTGCAGGAAGCAAAAGACATGTACGGTGAGAACTGTGTCACTCCATATAGTATGAGTCTTCCTGATGGTGTTGACGGTGTTCTGAAAGACCTCAGTAGTGTTGGTAATCCTCTGATTGTTGGTGGTGCTGTTCGTGACTCTTTTGACGGCTATCCGAGCAAGGATGTTGACATAGAGGTTCATGGTGCCAGTATGGATGAAATCGTGTCTCATTTACAGAGTAGTGGCTACCACGTGGATGAGGTTGGTCGTCAGTTCGGTGTTCTCAAAGTGTCTAAAGGTCAGTTGAGAGACCTTGATGTGTCTGTTCCCAGGAGAGAGAACAGGACTGGTGCTGGTCATCGTTCATTCAGTGTTGAGATGGATGATACCATGACTGTTGATGAGGCTGCTGCTCGGAGAGACTTCACGTTCAATGCTGTCATGTATGACCATTCTCACGGTGTTCTGGTTGACCCGACAGGTGGGTACAGTGACTACCGGAACAAGACCATGAGAGCGGTATCTGAGAAGTTCGCTGAGGATCCGTTGCGGGTTCTTCGTGGGTTCCAGTTCGCCACTCGTTTCGGAATGTCCTATGACAAGAGTACTGCTGACATGTGCCGTTCCATCAGAGGGGAGTACAGTGATCTGTCTGTTGAGCGTGTTCGTGAGGAGTTCAGCAAGTTCTACACCAAGGGCTCTGACTACTCCGCTGGTGTCAAGGCGTTACAGGACTCTGGTTGGGATGACATTGAGCCTGGCCTGAGAGAGTCGTTACAGAAGCAGACCACTGTTGACTCACTGAACAGGATGAATGACGTAACTGTTCCTACACAAAAACGCTCAGTCATCGGGTCTGCTGTCATTCTCAAAGGTATTGACAGCGGCGATGACAGACAGAAATTTGCTGGTGTGTCAACAGTCAGTCAGGATGACGCCAGACGTGCTGTCACGCTTGCTGAACTGAGTAGTGATGACATGGACTCTGACTACTCCATCAGGAAGACTGCTGTCGTTCTTGCTAAGAGGAAGACATCATTTAGAGACGTAAGGTTACTGGCTAAGGCGTGTGATGACAAGTACATGTTGAAGGCTGCTAACAGGGCTATCAGGCTGGGTGTTGGAGACAAGCCTGCTGAGGACCTGGTTCGAGGTGACGACATCCTGAGTATGACTGACAGAAAACCTGGTAAGTGGTTCGGACAGGTTCTTTCTCAGGTTCGTGAAGCACAGTACAAGGATCAGGTGACGACAAGACAGCAGGCGCTTGATCTTGCTCGTGAACTTGTCGGCAAACAGGAACATGAGTAGATGATGTAAAACAGGATTTGCTTATCTCAGGCGTATGAACAACATTGTTGTATTTGCTAACATGTTAACCTGTTCTCTCAGGTGTGACAAATGCTACATCAACATCTGTTGACATCCTCCCATCTACCTTGTATAGTTGAGTTCGTCAAGAAGGTTCTTGTCGTTGCCTTCTTGTTCCTTTGTGTATTGTGTACTGACTCTGGTCTTTGCGAGCAATTCTAAAAGACCAGAGTCATGCGAGAGTGGTGCAGATGGTAGCACACCTGGTTCCCATTCAGGAGGCCGCGAGTTCGATCCTCGTCTCTCGCTCGCTCAGATGGTGGAATGGTAGACACGCTGCCTTGAGGTGGCAGTGGGCTTCAACGCCCGTGAGGGTTCGACTCCCTCTCTGAGCACGAGCAGAAGTCAGATGCGTAGAGTTATCTTACTTCTTTCTGGAAAAAAGAGATCCTGGTTCGACTCCAGGCTGGGGTAGTTGTCTACTTCGGGTGTACGGCATACACGCTAACGTCAGATGATTCGCTTTTTCTCCGACTTCTGCAACAACTTCACACAACAAAACAAACCTGTATCCTCCTTGTTCTTGAGGCTGGGTTGTGACTGGTTGCTGATTACTGGCTGTCTTGAAACAAAGGGAGGCAATACAACTCAAAACCTAAAGACCAAAGACAGAGGAGACGGGCCAAGATTAAAGATGGTCTGCTGGTTTCATCGCCAGTTCAGGTTCTGGGCACAGATGTGTAGTGACAGGTTACTTCAAATTGATTTACACTCAACCTAAACACCTGTTACGGCTGGTTCTCTTGTGCCTTATTTTTTTGCAAGCAGACTCAACGCCAGCCTGAGTCAACATGATTCTGTTATATGCTTTTTACATGGAAACTTTTCACACAGAATCATGGTCACATGTCATCGTCATTTGAAAGGGTGGTTGAGATGGCAAGAATGAACACGAAGGCTGCTTCTGTCAAGAACACAGCGACTTCTCCGGTCTCTACAAAGAAGAGCGGTAAGAGGATTGCTACTCACGAGGGTGGTACTGGTTTTAAGCGTACTGCCAAGGGTGAGTTGTTTCTTGCTGCTGTTACCAGTCTAAATGAGGACACGTTCTATGAGTCCGCTGAGGATCGTCAGGAGCGTGTCGCCAAGTTGGTTTCGAAGGTCGCTAAGGACGGCGAGTGGGTTCTTGGTCTGGTTGGCTGGCTCCGTCGTGATGCTGGTCTTAGGGCTGTTCCTGTGATGGTTGCTGCTGAGGCTGTCAGTTACCGTTTGAGCAAGGGTATGAATGGTCTTAATCGTGAGATTGTTCGTGCCTCCATTGGTCGTCTTGATGAGACCAGTGAGTTCATTGCCTATTGGCTGGAGCGTTTCGGACGTAAGATTCCGTCTGCTGTCAAGCGTGGTATTGGTGACGCTCTGAACGACTTGCTCAACGAGGGTTCGTACCTGAAGTGGAGCGGTCGTGCATCTCGTGGATCTGTGTCCTTGGGTGACGTTATTAACCTGACTCACGCCAAGCCGAAGGATGAGCACCAGTCCGCTCTGTACAGGGTCATTCTGGATCGTCAGTACGGCACCGAGGAGGACCTGAGTGCACTTCCTGTCATGAAGGCTCGTCAGGAGTTCCTGTCCATGCCGGTTGACAAGCAGATCAGGGCTCTGTCTGGTAAGAATGCTGACAAGGTTATCAGATCTGCACGTCTGACACATGAGGTCGTTGCTGGCTCTATCGGCAAGATCCCGGCTAAGGTCTGGAAGAACCTGATTCCACATATGGGGTACACTGCTCTGCGTATGAACCTCAGACGTATCAGTGACTCTGGTGTGGACATTGACGTGATTGACGAGATCAACAAGGTTCTACGTGACCAGAAGACCGTCGCTCGTGCCAAGGTCATGCCGATTGACTTCCTACGTGCCTACAAGAATGCTCCACTGGACTTCCACGCTGCACTTCAAAGAGGCGCAAATGGTGTCCTGGAGAACATTCCGGCACTGAAGGGTCGTACACTGGTTCTTCTGGATCGTTCGTACTCCATGTCTGACCGTCTGTCCTCCAAGAGCCAGATCACCAGGCAGGATGCGGCCAACATCTTTGCAGCAGCCCTGGCGCTACGCTGCGAGAACGTTGACGTAGTTGCTTTTGACAACCACAGCCAGAAGATCGCTATCACATCCAAGGACCTGTTGAAGGTTGTTGAGGATGACATGCCGGAGTCTCGTGGTGGTACCTACACTGCTGACGCATTCAGGAACCACTACGACAACCATGACAGGGTTATCCTTCTCACTGACGAGCAGACGTCCGTGTCCTCCTACTGGACAGGCGGAGAGAGTCTTGATGAGGCTTTGGATGCTGGGCTGAAGAAGGGTGCAAGTGTGTTCACCTGGAACCTTGCTGGGTACACTGCTGCTCACGCTCAGTCTAAGGATCGTCGTTGGACCTTTGGTGGGCTTACTGACAGGGGTTTCCAGATAATCCCGTTGCTGGAGAAGGGCGTGTCTCAGTCCTGGCCCTGGGAGAACTGAGATAGATACAGAACGTGACTGCTATCACGCTATCATCAGTTGACATCAGTCTTCTGGCGGTGGTAGAGTAGTCATCATCAAGCCGGTCGGAGAGAACAGGATGAGGCCAGGCGGGGAACCGAGCAACCCCTTGTTCTCTCTGACCGGTAGCAAGCCGGAGTGGTGAAATGGCAGCCACGCCAGGTTTAGGTCCTGGTGCCTTCGGGCGTGAGGGTTCGACTCCCTTCTCCGGTACCAAGTACACATGTGTCAGCAGATCTGATAACAGGTCTTGAAGACATAATGAATGCTTGAACCACAACTACATAGTGTAGACAGGTTTTGATTCATGCTGGATTGGCGGAATGGTAGACGCGCTCGCTTCAGGTGCGGGTGTCCGAAAGGTCGTGAGGGTTCGACTCCCTCATCCAGTACGAAACGATGAGACAAGAATGGTGTGTCACAGAGCACACTGGAAACAACTTGACAGAACTGATGAGGTGATGGTAGAGTTGGACTCATCAAACAAGACATGGGAATGATTCTTGAGTATACGCTTGAATCATTTGCCTTCAACTGATCATTGAAGGACATACATAAATCCTTGTATGGTTGTGTGGTCTGGATACTCATGTACGAAGGTGAAGTGCTAGTAAGTGAACGGATGAGCCAAGTAACTGAACGGCGGATCTGGATGACGTGATTAAGGTTCGATTCCTTTTGACACAGCGAAGCAGACATGATATAATCTGCTCACAACAACATAAATCCCTGTTCGTCTAGCGGTCAAGGACGCCTCCCTTTCAAGGAGGTAACGCGGGTTCGAGTCCCGTACAGGGGACGCATGACAACTCCATAGAGAAATGATGCAAGCAATTGCCCTGGTGGTGGAATGGTAGACACGGCGACCTCAAAAGCCGCTGCCGCAAGGCGTGAGGGTTCGACTCCCTCCTGGGGCACTATGTCTTCTGGTCTGTGCAGCATGTTCTTTACAGAGTGCTGGAAACTTTGAGAATGTTTCTGGTAGGATGAATGAAAGAATGTGGTGCAGGGCTCAGAAGACAGAACTTGACAGGGACTGATTAGGTGTGGTAGGATATTAGCACACGATGAGGAAAGGTCAAGTTAGACAAACCTAAGTGAATATGGTAATGCCCCAGTAGCTCAATGGATAGAGCGCCACTCTCCTAAAGTGGGTCACTGGCTAATAACCGAAGTCCGGGTCCGACTCCCGGCTGGGGCACTGTTCTTGGTAGCAGATGGAGACATTTGTGAGCAAGCAACAAGACATACCCCTGTAGCTCAAGGGACTTAGAGCAGCAGACTTCTAATCTGCGGGTTGTCAGTTCGATTCTGACCAGGGGTACTATTTTTCAGAAAAGTGAGAGATTCTGAAAAACCATGCCCCCATAGCTCAATGGTTAGAGCAGCAAGCTTATACCTTGTTTCGTGCCTGATATGCACAAGGTTCCGGGTTCGAGTCCCGGTGGGGGTACTCTGTAAAGATGTAATAGAAAGCAGATACACAAGTGCCAGCATATGTAAGTGACGTACTACTAGATCCCGTCAAACGTGCTGAGCATTTTGAGAAACATGTCACAATTGACCCTGTTATCTGTGTATGTCATAAAACTTGGGTCCCTTCTGTTGAAGATCTTGAATCGCAGAAGTGTGTTTGCCCTTTCTGTGGTCACAACCCACACAAAATGTCTTCCGAGTACTACAAAATACTGTACCCAATAACTTTAAACAAGTCTTCACTCTTATACAGAAGTGATAGTTCATGTCATCTTGTAGATGTAACATGCAGAACTTGTCATAAAGCAATTCGTGTTGTTATCAAGAGTGCCATCCAGAGACTCAAAGAAGGTCTCCCAATATGCTGGATCTGTGACAGTCGAAAAGGTGGACGTACTGGAGAGTTGTTTATGTACAACTATCCAGAACTTGTAGACAGAATTAAGAGTGAAGTCCCAGAAGATGACTTCTTTTTGGCTATCATGACAGAAATGAAGTTTGAGTATGATTGTGGTCACACGCAATCCACGAAACCAAAACGCTTTATGAAGAATCATAAGCGCTGTGATGAGTGTAGTGCAAAATACAGGGAGGCTCGTCGTCTTGAGAAAGAGGCGGCAGAACGTGTTCGACCTAAAAGACGTAGGCGTCGAACCAGAGAAGAGAGAGAAGAGATAGAGTCTGGATCAGTTGTTTATAAAAGACGTGTACATTGTAGTACGTACAAATCTTTAATAGACAATACTCCCAAACGAGTTGACGCAAAGTGCTGTAAGTGCAATACTGTACTAAATATACAGGTTGTCAACTTTAGAAAGAATATAAAGAGAAATAAAGGTCAGTATGTATGTAACATATGCGCTTCTTCTAAAGGGATCCGTCTTTCTGAAAAGTTGAAGAGTCCTGAGTTTGCTCATGTGTTTTGGAGTAGTAAGAATGAGTTTTCTCCTGATGAGATTACTGCTTCGTCTGGGCGTCGTGTGATTCTTGAGTGTAAGAAGGGTCATGAGTGGTCGCCGTTCGCTTATGCGATTGGTGGTTGTCCTCGGTGTGCTCAGTCTGCTTTGGTGTCAAAGCAGGAGCAGGGTCTCGTTGATTTTGTGTGCTCTTTGGTTGGTAAGAGTCGCGTGAGGACGAGTGTTCGTGATGTCATTCACCCAAAAGAACTTGACATCTATGTTCCATCCAGAGGCGTTGCCATTGAGTTTAATGGGACGTACTGGCATTCTGAGGAGAATGGTAAGCACAGGGATTATCATTTTGACAAGTGGTTGTCTTGCAAAGACAATGGTGTTACCTTAATCTCTGTATGGGAGGATGATTGGCTGTACAGACGTAGTGTTGTTGAGCATGTACTTGAATCCACTCTTCTTCCCAATGAGCACTCCTTACATAGCAACCATGATGCAAAACCTTTATCCATCCAAAAGATTACCACACCATCTGTTGAAATACTTGAGTTCGTCAAGACTTATGGATTATTCGAGCAGCAATGCCTTATGGATGATGCGTCGTTCTTTGTAACTTGCAGTAATGACTCAGGTGACCTGGTTTCTGTATCTGGTGTGTTTGAGGGTCCTGGTTTTGCTGATGTTCGTTCGCATGTCTGTATTCCTGGATTTGAACACTCTTTGTCCAGTGTCGTCAGCCTTTTGAGGGCGGATGGCATAGAGGTGGGTATTCTTGAGTGCAATGACTACCCACTACCTGCAAGACACGCAATGGAGGACGTTGACCTTACTCAATCTCGGATTGTTAATCCTATGAGAAGGTGTGTTCTTTATGCTCACAACAAGTACTTCAGGGTCTCAAAATGTGACATAGATGACATGGATCATGTGTGGAACTCTGGCTACACATTGTGGTATGCTTGACCCACTGAACCAATCATGAGTACTGGTTTTCTTGAACCTGTCGCTTGTCTTGCCGGGCTGGTTTTAATGGCAGAATGCTTCCTTGGTAGGGAAGAGGTACCAGTTCGATTCTGGTGCTCGGCTCTGATTACAGATACTCGCTCACCTGAGAGCACTCAACAAGTAACCAAGTAATGTTGCACAAGATGAATAAGGGCATATACTCTCTACTTGAAAGGAATTTGTCAATGTCTTCTTTGATGGATGCTGTGCTCAGGACTTCCAGGGTTTCTGGCATGACTCTATCTGACCTGCTTTCTGACTTGGCTGATGTACTTGGTGATGAGGTTTTGCTTCGTCTTGATGATGTCATGAAGGTTTCTGATGCTCTTGTTCTGAGTCATGTGTCAGGTATCACTTTGAATGAGGTTCTTGGTCGTGAGGATGGACTGGTTGCTGGCTTTCATTCCCATGAGACACTGGGTGATACGGAGGAGCGCTTAAGGTGGATGGCTGCCTTGGACTCATTCTTGGAGGATCAAGCCATTCCTGAATAGTTAACAGATTCAGTAAGTTGTGTCAAACACCATATTTACATTGGGCTTTCTTTTGCCGGATTAGTTTAGTTGGTTAAAACGGCCGTCTCGTAAACGGTTGACGTGGGTTCAAGTCCCGCATCCGGCTCTCATTCTGTAATCTTGTGTTCCCATTTGGTAGCATCTTTTTTATTTGCCTTCATTTTGGTACAACCGTACTACTTTGATAAGTTTATCATCAGTGCTCCATCCTGATAAATTTATCAAAGGGACACTTTATCACTCAAGTCACTTTCATTCATGTGTTCTCAATATGCGCCAACTCTGCGCTTCCGGTAGAATGTCAGCACAGAGAGTATTATTAATGTAGTGATATGCTCTCATTGCTGGAATCAATCTGAAGAAGGTTCACAATGGATCAGAGAGTGGTTGGGGTTATCTCTTGGGACGAGATGTTCATGCAGTTCGCTGAGACTGCTGCTAGGCGTTCCAAGGACCCTAAGACGCAGGTTGGTGCCTGTATCGCGTCTCATGACAACAGGGTTCTCTCTATTGGCTACAATGGTGCTCCAGCGGGTTTTGATGACGATCAGTTCCCTTGGGGTCGTGATCCTCTTCGTCCTCTTGAGAGCAAGTATCCGTTTGTGGTTCATGCTGAAGAGAATGCTGTCCTGAACTTTCGTGGCGCAAGGAGTGAGATGGTTGGTTCCACCTTGTACGTCACCCACTTCTGCTGTAACGAGTGTGCCAAGACTGTAGTGCAGGCTGGTATCAAGGAGATCGTGTACAGGGATGCGTATGTGATGCCCAACGGTCTAACTCCTGCTGCACTGACGATTCTGAAGTATGGTGGTGTCAGTCATCGTCAACTGGTTCGAGACGACAAGAATGTTCATAGGTTTCTCTGAGTTGGTCTTGACTGGGATCCGGCCTGATTGGCTGTATCTGTCATCATGCTTGTGATCAGTGTTAGAGGTAGCGCTCAGTGATACCAGAGTGTTACCTCTGTCACATGATTTGGAGTTGACAGCCATGAAGACAGTGTGCTAGTATTACTTCTGTAAGCGATGAGGTAAGCAGTTCATCAGACAAGAACTCACAAGGTTCTTGAAAGATGAGTTGATATTTAACCGAAGTTTGCTTACAATACTGGATGGTTGACCGAGTGGCCGAAGGTAGCAGTCTTGAAAACTGTAGCGTCTGCAAGGGCGCCGGGGGTTCAAATCCCTCACCATCCGCGACTGACCATAACATGAATAGTTGACATATGTAAACACTTGTGTTGTGATCAATCAACAAAACTACATGCCGCATTAGCTCAGATGGTCAGAGCGTCCGTCTTGTAAACGGAAGGTCATCAGTTCGATCCTGATATGCGGCTCTCAGACCCTATGGTGGATGTTTTACCTCCTTTCCGTCCACTATGGGGTCTCTTTTTTGTTTATGTGTACAAAATCTCTATCTTGTATTCCTCTGGTTTCATACTTCTATTAACTCAACCAGCATTTGCAGAGACAGTAAGCACTAATGGAGGTTTTGTCTTGTTTTGTGGACGGGACATCTGTTCCCTGTGCTGTTTAACAACGACTAAAAGGCTGCTGGACGTGTAATTGCGACTAGAATCACTAGAACCTGCTAAAATGTGATGCTTCTCATATTGACAAATCTTTGTTACTACTTGATCTGTGATGTTTACCTGTATTATTATGAGAGTACTGATAATTCATAAGGTAAACAATTTTAAGCACTCATGTGTTTGAAATCATTAGTAACAAGGAGGAAAGTCACTTATGAAAGAAGTTCTCAGACATACATGGATGATCACATGGCGACTGTGGATCGTTAACTTTGTGCTGACAGTGTTCTTCAAGATTCCGTTTAGTACCTATCAGTGTGCTCTCATTGGGTTCATGATTGCTGTCGTCTTTGCTGTACTTGGCATCAAGATCCTGTCTAAGCCTGTCAGCCGTATTCGTCATGGTCTTCCGTTCTTCGAGTGGACCAGGCGTGATGGCAGGTGGGCTGTTCCTGGTTCTCCTGCCAGAGGTGTCAGCAAGGCTTCACAGAATGGTCCTGCGACAGGTTTCGAGCCACATCTCATCAAGGACACTCCTGTCTACTCTCCCAGGATGCATGGTACACCAGGTGGCGGTCTACTCAACTCTGGTTTTGATGAGAACTCCATCACTGCTGGTGTGACAGGTGAGATGAACTTTGCTCGTGCTCTTGCTGCCACTGACGGCTCCAGCATTGACTACTCTGGTATGGGTGACTCCAGCATCCTGAACCATGTGGAGTCTTTCTGGTCGTGTGGTATTCCTGACTACAACAGAGCAGACTTCATTGACTATACAACCAAGGGTGACATTGACTGCATCATCCTGACTGGACGTAACCTGTACCTGATTGACCTGAAGTTCTATCGTGGTGGAGACATCACCTACAGCAACGACAGTCAAGGCAACCTTGTTACAACTGATAACCAGACTGGTCGTACTGTTGGCAAGCCGTACCAGATGAGCGGGAACATGGCTATGGCGTACAGGCGAGTCAAGAAACACTACTCACATCTTTCAATCAAGCCCTGTGTGGTTCTGGTTCCTCAGGAGAATGGTCAGTCGAGTATCGCTCCTGGGACTATCTGGAGTGGTGGTATCCCTGTGATGAACATGACTGACATCATTCAGGTTCTTGCTCACGATGCTGCCAGAAACCATCAAACACCACAGAACTACCAGGACATCAGGAACCTCACTGCCATCGTGAAGAACAGGTGATGTGATGGTTCTGATGTTGTATTGAATCTCTCAGTTCCAGCGAACTTCTCAGTCAAGCATTCATCCTTCTTGAAGCGAAACCTGTTCAAGAAGGATGAATGCTTTTACTTATGCATCTACACAGAAATATAACCAAACTCAATTTTACACCATATGACTCTATAGATCTAGGTGAGTCGCCTGTTCGCTTGTACTCGTTGTCATGACTGGATTTCTTCACTACGTCTCTTATCCTCGCTGGAATCGTTTTTTTTTGCCGCTTAGATACCCTTAGCGAGACGAGCGGAGAGAAGAAACGGAACCTTTGAAGGAGTAGATAGACCATGGCAAGACAGAAGCAGAGCGGTTGTCAGCACCTCAGTCCTAAGACGAATAACTGGGAGCCGTGTGTTGGACCAGAGAACTGCGACTACCGGAAGCAAGGGCTGGATGTTCCTCACGCATACAGCCAGGCGGAGCGTGAGACGATAGACGCTCAAAGAGCCGGTGTATATGATGCAGGACTTGGAGGTAGCAGAGCATCTGAGCCCAGCGCTGTCAAAAACTACAATGACTCTTTAAATAGAGATCTTAGCAATGAAATCGAAGCAATTGAGAGAGTTAATAACAAAAGAATTGAGGACCTCAAGGACTACATAAAACTCAACATCGAAAATGAGCCAAGAACTCTAGAAATTACAGCAAACACTAGCGACAAAACTCTTCTGGTGTATGGTCTTAATGGAGACAAGAACTACTTCTCGTTTAACCTTGATGATAATGGAAAAATTATCAATGAGGAAAAACACAATTTAGATGAGGACAGCAGTCGCTTTGACAACGACATGTCATACAGAGATGTTAAAAAGGTCCTGACATATCAGTATCAAGGAAAATCTGTTTACATTGAATATCATGTCAAGGACATCATGAATGCTCGCAAGAAGATGGATTCTCTAGCATACCATAATGGTATTTTAAAATCCATGCGGATGCCAGATCTAGACAGCAAGAACGATCCTGTTTTCTCTAAAATGAGCAAATTTGAGAAAGAGCAGTATTTCAATACAACTGTTGATGACTTGCAGAAGACAGTTAGAGACAGGCAGGTTGCTTCAAGGCGCAAAATCAGGAACATGATTAAGGATGGCCTCAAAGAGAAGCATGGAAAGGTGTCTGTAAAGATTTCTCAGGATAAGAGGGGCAACTTCAAGGCTCTTGTGACAACCCCTGAAGGCAAGTCTGCCAAGTGGAGTATCAATGAGAACGGTTCGGCTGGTGCTGACTACTCTTTGAATCGCAGACAGGACTACATTGATGGTCTTCATGAGAGCCTTCAGGACAAGAGGGCCATCTCTGAACTCTACTATGTCCATGATCCTAGACTCAAGGATGCAACTGACAGAGACAAGTTGAGGAAACTTTACACTTCATTCTGATCGATCATTTTTCAAGCCAAACACCTCTAGTTACGTGATAGTCATTTAACTAGAGGTGTTTCTTATTAATACATGTAAACTCATGACTGAATGTAATTTTACACCATATGACTCTATAGATCTTGTAGAAGAGGATGACAGGCTGCGCCGGTACCGTTGTGGGTTGCTTGCGTTGGTAGTGCTTCTCCATCATTGGTTAAACTTGATCTGACAAGTGCTTGCTCTTCATGTATGAGTGAGTTTCGACGACTAAGGAGATTTCAGGATGTCTACACACGCTGACAAGGTTCGTGAGTTCTATGAGAAGTACCAGCAGGAGCAGTTCTTGGCTGACGATGGTGCTGCGGCCAGTCTTAAGAACATGGGTAACGACAGGGTTGACCTGAGGATGAAACTGATTGCTGAGGAGTTCTTTGAGTTGGTTGCTGCTGTATACAACGAACAGGCCGCTTATGAGTTGGAGTCAACCTGGAACAGTCTTTTCAGTGACGGTGTGACGGACGAGCGGTGTAACGACGTGGTTGCTGCTGCTGATGCTACTGGGGATCTTCGATATGTCATTGAAGGTTTTGACCTTGAGGCCGGTATTCCTGCTGAGAAGGTGTTTGACGAGATTCATTCCTCTAACCTATCCAAACTGGATAAGGATGGTTTTCCAATCATCTCGGACGGCACCTTGAAGCCCAAGGGCAAGATTCTTAAAGGCGATGACTTCTTTGAGCCTGACTTGAAGGCTGTTATTGAAGGTCGTGAGCCTGACCACACTCCCGCACGTCTTAGGAAGTGAATCAACTTATATGAGCAAGTCAACTTTTAGGATTCTGCGCAACACAGCAGTCATTATGCTGTCTGCGTCCGTTCTTGCCGGTTGTGGAGGTGCTGCCAAGAGTAATGCCAGCGCCACAGCATCCGCTTCTGGTTCTCGGTCGTTAGCATCATCTGCAACAGTAGCCTCTTCTGGCAGTGCTGACAGTTCTGCCAAGGCGGTGAACAGTACTGAAGAGGATAAGAACGTGGCGTCATTCACCAAGTCATACTATGAGGCATGGTTCACATCTGGCACTGAGCAGACAGCCAGAGACCTTGAGACAACCCTGGAGGAAGCCACCAAGGGTGTTGACAGAAGCAAGGTCAGTGATGCTGATCCAACTTCTGCCTTCTCGTCCATGAGTGAAGAGCAGCAGAAGTCTGTTGCTGAGAAGACAACCTCCCTCAACCCTATGTCTGACTTCTATGACACCACTGGTATGAGCAACCCTGAGATCTCGTTGCTGAACATTGTGGCTATTGGTTTCTCAACAGGTTATCACACCACTGAGAAAGTGACTGTTGACGTCAACATTGACAAGATTACCGTAAACAGCGACGGAACTGCTACCGTTCCGTACAGTGCTCTGACGATCACCTCTGGTCAGAACAAGAACACTCCTCAGGACAACACCTTCAACCTTCCTCTAGTAAAGAAGGACGGCAAGTGGAAGGTTGAGGGCAAGAAGTTCTACAAGATGGTCATACAGGCCGTCAATGACTCGAAGGCGACAGCCACACCATCTGCTAAGTAAAACCTCTTGTATGTTGCTCTGACGGCCTCAGACTGACTGGATACACGAAGACAGAAGCGTGAGAACAATCCACTTCGTATGCATCCAGTCAGTTTTTACATATTGTGATTTGTTTCATATCTACACCTGTTGACACGGGAACATTCTTGAGTGTAGTATGGTTGCACAACATAAATGGGGCAGACAGGTTTTCGACATAATCTTGTTCTTGCTTTATGGGTGCAGGTCCTCCTTGAACAATGGAGGTAAAACAGGTTCAAACCATAATTGTCAACTTCGACGATTTTGCTCTCGTTGCGTGAGCCGCCTGGTAGAGGATAGGTGCCTGTTCCTCTAACTATCCAGGTGTCATCATGAAGGCACTGCGGTTTGGGTCAGTTGTCCTGGCTCTCAGACCAAAGACTTTATCAGGATAGTGGTTCAGGTCTTCTGAGGTAACTGACAGAAACCTGGTCTCCACTTTAAGCACAATCCAGTTGCTAAGCCTGTAGATCTCATTTGGTGAGGGGTTATGGACCCGGGTTCGACTCCCGGCTGCTCCACCAGTTCAGGGTGCTGATGTATGATGTTAAGATTGTGTCAGCACCTCTTTTTTATTCTATTACTCCTAGTTGTTAATTGTAGTATTTTAACAATGCCTATATATTATTTTGTGATCTGGCTACATATCTTCTAGATATTTGCGTCAGAAGTGCTATAAAACACTGGTATTACGGGCAAAAATCGACTACACCTGAATCTTTCAGGGTTCTTGACATCTTAAAATCACTCCTCACGAAGATAGGTAATTGCATGAGCAATCTGTTTCTCACTGCTGCGAAGAACGCAAAGAATGACGAGTTCTATACCCAATACAACGACATTGAGGAGGAGATGAACGCATATGTTGAGAGAGATCCAGATGTGTTTCGAGACAAGACAATCCTTCTTCCGTGTGACAACCCTGAGTGGTCAAACTTCACCAAGTACTTTGCGTCCAACTTTACACGTTTTGGTTTGAAGAAACTCATCTCTACATCGTATGCTTATGCTGCCAGTGATCGTGAGCCGACCTTGTTTGAGTCAGCATCACCCTTGTTTGATGCTGACAAGCAGGATACCAGAGGTAAGTTGTTTGTTCTTACCAGAGATGCTGATGGTTCAGGAAGTATTGATACTGATGACATTGAGTTCTCTGGGTATCTTGAAGGTGATGGGGATTTCAGAAGTGATGAGGTAACACAACTTCGAGACGAGGCGGACATTATCATCACCAACCCACCATTCTCGTTGTTTCGTGAGTTTATAGCATGGATCATGGAGGCGAACAAGAAGTTCGTCATCATGGGAACAATCAACGCCATTGCCTACAAGAGTATCTTTCCTCTGCTTTGGTCAAATGAGATATGGCTCGGTTACAGACCCCTCAATAAGGGGATGCTCTTTAGAGTAACAGAGGAGCACCAGCAATGGATGATCAAGAACAAGAAAGAAGGATCAGCCTACAAAGTTGTTGATGGTGAGGTTATGGGCTACTTGGCTTCTGTGTGTTGGTTCACTAACCTGGATCATGGGAGACGTCACGAGAAACTTGTTCTTGACACTATGGAGCACAATCTGAAGTTCAACAAGAAACTCAGGAACAAGTTGGAGAAGTACAACAACGGGAAAATGGAGTATGCACACTACGACAACTATGATGCCATTGATGTTCCATTCGTAGAGTGTATTCCGTCTGACTATGATGGAGTCATGGGTGTCCCAATTACTTTCATGGGTAAGTACAACCCTGAGCAGTTTGAGATCGTCTCTTTCAGAAAAGGTAATGACGGCAAAGATCTGATCTTCACGAGAGAGAGAGAGAGGATTCAGCTGTATACTCGTATCCTTGTTCGACACTTATCCCAGGAATGATCAAGAGCAATGACGGAATGATACATGGCAAACTCACTTACGCTAGAGTAACAATCCGTCACAAACATCCTGAGACAAAAGAAAACAAAATCACAGATACAGGAAAGTGATGGAGCATGAAGACGGAACTTCGCACAGACATTAGTGTATGTGACATCTGTCAGGGGTTTGTTTACGACAAGAATGAAGAGAAGGGTCTCTTTGGTCTTGACGGCAAACTTATCATCCAACCAGAGTACCAGAGAAACTACATCTATGGTGATGGCAAAAAAGATGTTGCTGTTGTCGAGTCATTGTTAAAAGGCTACCCTTTAGGTCTCCTGTATTTTGTGAAGAATTCTGACGGGATGCTTGAGGTTCTTGACGGGCAACAAAGAATCACTTCATTTGCTCGTTATGTCAATCAGTCGTGGCATTTTGCTGTCACAGGAACAGATGGCAAGCCCAAGTACTTTGACACACTCACAGAAGACGAGAAGAGTAAGATCGCTAACACACAACTCACTATCTACATCTGTGAGGGATCTCCGTCCGAGATTGAGGCATGGTTTGAGACCATTAACATCTCTGGTGCTCCACTGACCAGACAGGAACTCAGAAATGCCTCATACCATGGCACATTCGTCAACATAGCGCGTGAGGTCTTCTCAAACACTAGTAACTCAAACATGAGACGCTGGCAGACATACATCAAAGGAGATCCAAGACGTCAAGCGATTCTCGAAACAGCATTATCGTGGGTCAGTGAAGGACGTATTGAGGACTACATGGCCCTACATCGCAATGACACTGACATCACTGAGATGAAGAACCACTTTGACTCAGTGATTAACTGGGTTGACTCAATCTTTGACTACACTGGTTCAGAGATGTGTGGTATCAATTGGTCAGATTTGTATAACAGGTATCACAAAAACGCATACTCCAAGAGCACTCTGTCAGAGAAGGTGTCAAGTCTCCTCACTGATCCTCAAGTGACTAGCAACAAAGGCATATTTGAGTATCTTCTTGGTGGAGAAACAGATCACAGACTTCTCAACATCCGAGTATTCGATCAAAGGACAAAGAAACTTGCCTATGACACACAAACAAGTCAAGCATTAGAACAAGCCATATCAAACTGCCCCTTGTGTGCTATTGGAGAAAATAGTAACTCATCTCGTATCTACAGAATCTCTGAGATGGATGCGGATCATGTAACAGCATGGAGCAAGGGTGGATCCACCGACTTGTCAAACTGTCAGATGCTCTGCAAAACACACAACAGGTCAAAGGGCAATAAGTAGAACTTCATGGGAACTATATGTTGCATGTTTTAGTGCCTGTGTGCTATACTCATCATAAATATTACTGAACATCATTTAATCAACACAACCCGGAATCAGCAGAAGGAGGCATCAATGACCAAAACATTATCTCACAACACCAGCGAGACTGCTGTGCCCGTCTTTGATGACTCTTCTGTCAGTCAGGTGACTGTGTTTGGAGACTGGCATAAGAACACCTCATTTGCCTTACAACAGTTGCTGTACAGCCAGGATGACATCTCGGACGTCTTCTTCCATGTTGGTGATTTTGGTCTCTGGGATCTCAGCAGCCAGTTCATCAAGGCTGTTGAGCACAGGCTGTCAAGAATCAACAAGCAGCTGTGGTTCATTGATGGCAACCATGAGAACTTCAGCATCATCAACTCTATACCAAGAGACGAGTATGGCAGAGGAGTTGTCAGCGATCATATTCTGCACATTCCTCGCTCGTTCTCATGGATCTGGGGTGACTTAAAGTTCCTTGGCCTTGGCGGTGCTGTCTCTGTTGACAAAGAGTTTCGTCAAGAAGGGTTTGACTGGTTTCCTGAGGAGCAGGTGACGGAAAATGACGTTAACAAGGCTGTCAGTGCTGGTCATGTTGACGTCCTGCTGACACACGATGCTCCGGGACTGGTGTGGAACTCTCTTGTTTCTGGAGTGCCTGACTATCTCCTTGAAGAGTCTGAGTTGACCAGAGACAGGATTAAGCAGGTTATTGCTCATACAGAGCCGTCGCTGAATGTTCATGGGCACCATCATAGGTCATACACAAGCAGTTTTCTTGGCTGTAAGGTTGTTGGTCTGGACTGTGATCACTTTGCCTTCACCTCACAGGACACGAATATTCATCTAGATCGCAACAGGTTTGTTGTTCCATGTGACAGAAGTGGCTTTCAGGAGATTGTCAGCGACTAGAAGAGATATATTCGATCTGACCTGCCTGTAATTTTGTCGCTTCTTCTAGTGCTTGGTTAAGATATAAGTTACTCAGCAATTATCTAGAACCTGTCAAGAGGAGCATCTATGCTGAACAGGATCAAACAGAGCGACTTCTATACATCACTACAAGAAGTGGTATACACCAACTCAAACCTTCTTGTAGCATTCACAGCCGTTCTTATTCTTGTGTCAGGTATCTCTGTCATTGACAACCCTTCACGATGGTGGGTTCCTGTCCTGTCACTGATTACCTTGATGACAACTGTCTTCATGTTCATGAACTTCAGGGTTGTCATCAAGGGAACTGTTGCCATTGTCATGACCGCTATGCTGTCCTCATTCGCATTCACTGGGGGCTCTCTGGCTGACCCATACGGGCTCGGAGGAGTTATCTGGATGGGTCTGGTGTGGGCGCTGTTGTTCGCTTGTCTGGCGTGGTCCTACGCGCGTCAGAGCGGACGATCCAGATGGGCTGTTGTTATGGTGACACAGATGACATCATTCCTTGTGTCATACAGTCTTGTGCTGTCATCAGTCAGTGTCGCCATCTCGTCTGTCATCGGGTCGATAGTTGGTTTAGTCATGTTCATTATCGTCTACAGTGTGATGGGTAGGAACCACTTCAGGGCCAAGAACGTTCCAGTAAACTCCATGGATGACAAACTTGCTGCGACACTAGTAGACAGTGCTGACTTCATTGGCTGGAACTCTGCACTGATGCCAGAGAAGGATGACAAGGGCTCTGTGCTGGTCTGGAACGAGGATCACGCCTACATGATTCATCCTGTTCTCATGAGTTCACCGTTCGGAACAATTGGTCGCAAGAGCCAGCGTCTTTCATACAACAGGAAGAGCATCACTCCGTGGCTCAACCATCTAGTCTACAACAAGGTTCCTGTGTGGCGCTCAAGAGGTGCTGACATCACAGTCATCCTGCTTGACCTAAACAGACGTAACGGTGACAAGATTCGTGTCATCTCTCAGCCTGTTCCTGACTCCAAAAAGGTCATCCCTGTTGTCATTGCTCCAGTAAGCAGAGTCAGGAAGCCAAACAAGATTGCAGCCATTTTGCAGGATGTTGACAAGATGCTGGCTGACTCCAAGAGGATTCTCTCATACTCTCAACTCAAAGCACTGTCAGGTATAGGTAACACAGGAGAAGAGAAGACAGAAGACACTGACAGCCCCGATTTGGAGTCAACAGATGTTGATACCGATACATCATCTACCAGTGACAAAGGCTCTGAGAGCAGCAAGAAGGATGACGTTGGCGCTACTGACGAGGAGGGAAGCAGTAAGGACAACTCTTCTGATGGAAATTAGAAGTATGCTTCTGCTTTTTTGCTGACAAATACAGGTAGTTAGAGCAACTAGTAATCAAGCCCGTTCGGTACTTTTGATGAGGTGCTGAGCGGGCTTGCTCTTACTCTCGTTAAAATGGGTTGAGCACATACTACCAGATTGATACCTGATGGACGATTTGAAGGAGACGCTGAACGTTGGCTGTTAAGAATGATGACTTCGCCTCATTGCACATGCACTCCGACAGATCGCTGCTTGATGGGTTCGCCACACCTCAGGAGTATGTTCAGAAGGCTCTGGATCTTGGTCAACGTGCACTAGGACTGACAGACCATGGAAACCTGTTCGCCATCAACACCTTCATCAACTCAGCCAGAAGCGCTGGGCTCACTCCCGTACCTGGTTGCGAGTTCTACATGGCTCCAGTCAACCCTGAAGGCAGTAAGGTGGACCACCCTGTCTTCTATGGGCGTGACGGACGCAAGGACGAAAATTATGACGTATCAGCAAACGGAGCCTATCTTCACCTGACTGTATGGGCCTACAACAACACAGGAATGGACAACCTGAAGATTCTCTCGTCTGAGTCTTATGAGCCCAGTCGTGTTCATGTCAAGCAGCGGATTGACTTTGAGATGCTTGCTGACCACAGTGAAGGACTTATCGTCACTACTGGTTGCCCGTCCTCTGAGGTGTGTACTCGGCTGTTGATGGGTCAGGACCGTGAGGCGTTCTCCTATGCTGGTCAGTTAAAGGAGGTCTTTGGCGACAAGATGTTCGTTGAGATCATGGATCACTCTATGGACATTGACCTGGAACGGATTCTGCTGCCTAAGCAGTTGGAGATCTCCAAGAAACTAGGCATTCCTCTACTGGCGACAAATGACTGCCACTATGCACACGAGCACGACGCACGAGGTCATGAGGAGATGCTGTGTATCCAGTCAGGTGCTCTCATGTCTCACCCAACCTATGAGGATGGTGGCAAGCGATTCGCTTTCAATGGGAGTGGTTACTACATGAAGACCTCTCAGGAGATGGAGAGACAGTTCCCCAAGGATGACTTTCCTGGAGCAATCAGCAACACTCTCTTGATTGCTGAGATGGCTTCAGACATTACTCTGGACTTTGACGCCCACTTGAAGCCAAAGCCTGTTATCCCTGCTGGGTTCACCTCTGAGGGTCAGTTCTACCAGCACCTCATTAATCAAGGGTACCAGAGGCTTTACGTCAATCGTAACTACCTCGACAAGGCGACCAGGAAGAGGACACTGCAAGAGGCCACTCGTCGTATCATGGAGGAGTGGAATGTTATCAACTCCTCTGACTTTGTTGGGTACATGCTTGTTGTTCGTGATTACCTGAACAGGACGGAGAACGACTACTCCGTGAGGAACAAGGCTGGTGAGATTCTGGCCTCGTCAGTGGGTGTTGGTCGTGGTTCTGTTGGTGGAAGCATTCATGCCTATCTTCTAGGGATCTCTAAGGTGGATCCGATTGAGCACGATCTGCTGTTTGAGCGTTTCCTGTCTCCTGGTCGTGGTGCTGTGTGTTTGCTGACATTTGACGACGGTTCCACTGAGGAAGTCATCGTGTCTGACGAGAGGACTGTCATGTCATCTGATGGTTCTACTGAGAAGCGCTACGTTCACCAGATCAGTGTTGGTGACACTATTGTGTGTGATGAGCAGGCGGCTTGACACCAAGTCAGCAGAATAGATAATCCATTAGAAAAGAGACTCTGTAGTGATGTATGGCGCTCGTATCGCTGTTCTCATAGTGTGCTATAATGGTGATCAGAAGCACTACATACCACTTTGACGATGAAGCAGAACTGAGGAGAGCGTGAATGGCTAACACCAAGAACGTAGGTAGCAAGAAGACGTCTGACGAGAGCAAGAACGACCGTCAGATAGAGTTGTATAAGAAGTACCGTCCACAGGTGTGGAGTGACCTGATTGGACAGCAGGACGTCGCCAGGACCTTCCAGAACGCTATCTCCTGGGGTCGTGAGTTCTCTGCCTACGGTCTGTTCGGTCCTCGTGGTTGTGGCAAGACCTCTGCTGCGTTCATCTTCGCCAAGGCTGTCAACTGCCTGGATCCTCAGCCTGACGCCAATCCCTGCAACAAGTGTGACGTGTGCCGGAACATTGATGACAACAACCAGTTCGGTGTTGACTACGTGTCTATGGCTAACAAGGGCTACAAGGAGGATGTTCTTGAGATCATGAAGCAGTCAAGGATGAAGGCTGACATCAACAGACGTGTCATCATCCTTGACGAGGTGCACAATCTCTCCAAGAGCGCCTTTGACTCCATCCTGATTCCTGTTGAGTCCAAGGACATGAACGCAACAGTCATGTTCTGCTCAACCGAGTCTGACAGGATTCCTGACACCATCTCTTCACGTATCCAGTCAAGGAAGTTCAGTCTTGTTCCTGGAGACATTATGACTGAGCACATGAAGCACATTCTGGAACTGGAGGGTGAGACAGTCAGGAGTGACATCCTTCGGGCTGTTGTTCGTCGTGGTCGTGGCTCTGTTCGTGACACACTGACCGTTCTTGATGAGGTGCTGGTCTCTGGTGGTATCGTGTCAACAGATGTCGGTTCAGACATCATTGAGGCACTTGCTGACCTGAGCGTGCCAAATGCCTTGGATGCTGTAATGAGAGGTGTCTCAGAAGGTCAGGACGGACGAGTGATTGCTGAAGGGCTGTTCTCAAGTATCCGTGACCTCATTCTCATTGGTTCTGGTGTGACTGAGATTATTCCTCCAGTTGAGAACGAGAAGCAGGTTATCAAGAAGTTGCACAACTTGAAGGGCATGTTTGCCATTCAGGAAGAGATTGGTGACGCAATCAACAGAATGTCTATCGGAACTGACTCCAGGATTCTTCTAGAAATTGCTCTCGTCAAGGCGTTCAAGTCTCTCAAAGAGATTCGGGCTGCGTCATCGTCTAAGAAGCAGTTGAGTTCTGGCAGCAGTTCTACAAGTACTAACCAGAAGAGCAGTGATTCGTCCACCACAATACCTTCTGGTTCAGGCAGGCGTCGAGTAATGCGGAACTGAGTATCAACATCTGTTGACATAAAAAGAATGGTCGATCATTTGGCAATTAAGGCATCGCCAGATCGACCATTTATCGTTGATTAAATGTCCTTGACACCAATATCTGTAAACATCACCTTATCTGATGACACTTGTACTGACACAACAGAGAGATTGTTTTTAGAGCATAATAGACATGCAGGCGCTGGTGTGCTAGGATGAGTGTCGGAATAAAGTCGATACCAAGGACACTTCTAGATTGCTTGCATTCATCTTCGGACTCGTTGCTTCTGTGCTGCTTGTTGCCATCTCCTACAGCAGTAGTAACAAGACCATTACAATTCTGTCAGTACTGATGTCATCCGCTGTGGCACTCCAGTACCTCCTGCTGGGAGCATATGGAGCGACAGCGTTGAGTGTGCTCTCCATCGTATTTGCAATAGCAGCACTGGTTCTGAGTAAGAAGCCGTACTGGAGATTCAAAAACATCGCTCCAGTTATTGTTGTGTCAATGACTGCTCTGTTTCTGATGACTGGTGGCTCACTGTCTGGATTCAACTTGCTTCCACTAGTTGGTTCAGTTCTCATGTCCTGTCTCGTTCTGGTTGAGAACAAGTGGGCTATCAAGGCTATCACTTTTGTTGCTGGCATCGTATGGCTGGTTTATCAGATTCACACAGGTGCTTGGGGTCAGATTCCAGGGCAGGTTTTCTACTTCACGTTCTGGTTCATCTCAGTCGGGAACATGTTGAAGAAATCACCTTTCAGCAAGTGCTTCGGTGGTCTTGTGTCACGTTCATCAAAACACAACATGTAGTGTTTTTAACCACTTGTTAGCACCAGGTATAGTGCTTAGGTCCCATCTCATCAGTGCCTCAACTCGTTAGATAATAAAGGGTATATGTTTTAAGGACGAGTTGATGATGGAGGTCTTTCAGGACTATGGATCTTAGTGGAGTTGTTGACAGGTACTGTGGTCATGACGAGGCGATCATGAATGAGAACGCCAATAAGAACAGTAAAGTGTTTGCGACACAGAGAGACCTTCTGGCGGGCAGCATCAGCAAGGAGTATGCACTAGAGAGACTGCTCCCCAAGAATGTTGCTGAAGGCCATAGAAACGGATGGATTCACTTCCATGACCTGGACTACACCTTGAACGCCTCTGGTGGATTGTACAACTGTATGCTGATTGACTTTCCGGGGATGCTCAAGCATGGTTTCACTCTTGGTGAGGCCGAGATCAGTACACCCAAATCCTTGAAGACTGCTGGTGAGGTTATTCCTCAGATTATTGCTAACGTGTCCTCAAACATGTACGGCGGGGTCAGTGCCCACAGACTTGATGAGTTCCTGGAGCCATATGCTGTCATCTCTTACAGAAAGACCCTAAAAAAGAACTTTGCCAGGATGGCTGAGTTTGACGGAGTTGTCTTGACCAAAGATGAGGTTGACTCTCTTGCTGACTACTACGCCTCTCAGATAGAACAGACTGATAATGAGTTCAAGATTGAATTCAGCGATGTCAAGAAAATTGATTCTGGGGTATCCGAGAAGACAGTTCAGTTTGTAGTTAACATCTCTAAAAAGGACGTTATCAAGGAGGTTTTTGATACTTTTCAGTCTTTAGAGTTTGAGATCTCATCACTGTATTCAGGAAACGGTCAGACGCCATTTGTTACGTTTAATTTCGGTTTAAGTACAGGGTTCTGGGGACGAGAGATTCAAAAAGGGATCCTACAGAACAGGCTTATTGGTCTAGGAGAGGATCACAGAACACCAGTCTTCCCAAAACTCGTTTTCACTCTTAAAGATGGAGTCAATCTCAAAAAGACTGATCCCAACTATGACATCAAGCGTCTGGCTGTTGAGTGCTCCGCCAAGAGGATTTATCCCGACATTCTCTCCTATGAGAAGGTTATGGAGATCTATGGATTCTTTATCAGTCCAATGGGTTGCAGATCCTTCCTGACTGAGTACAGAAGCCCAGAAACAGGCGAGGTGGTCACATACGGTCGTCGCAACATTGGTGTCGTCTCGCTGAACCTTCCTAACATCGCTCTGAGTACATCCACTCCAGAAGAGTTCATGGAACTTCTTGACGAGCGCGCTGTTCTGATTCACGACGGATTGATGTACCGTTACAACAGGCTTGCTGACACACTAGCCAAGAACGCTCCAATCCTCTACCAGTACGGCGCCACAGGACACAGGCTCAGTGGCGACGAGGTTGTTCAGCCCATCTTTGACAATGGTGAAGCAACCGCTTCCATTGGATACATCGGTCTGCACGAGGTTGCTACAAGGTTCTGGGGCAATGACTGGCAGGACAATGAAGAGGCCAAAGCATTCACTGTTGGTGTGCTGGAGCGTCTGAACTACTGGAAGAGCAAGTGGGCTGATGAGACAGGAATCGCATTCTCTGTGTATGGCACACCTGCTGAGAGTCTGTGCTCACGGTTTGCATCAATGGACAAGGAGACGTTTGGTGAGGTCAAGGACATTACGGACAAGGGGTACTACACCAACTCGTTCCATCTGGACGTGAGGAAGAAGGTTACTCCATTTGAGAAGATTGACTTCGAGTCTGTCTACACTCCTTTGAGCACTGGTGGAAACATCTGCTATGTCGAACAGCCATCGCTTGTCAAGAATTTGGATGCATTTGAGGCCATCTGGGACTATATGCATGATCATGTTCCGTTCTCAGGAATCAATACACCTATCAGCAGATGCCTGAGTTGTGGTTACCATGGTGACTTTGATGCTGATGTCAAGGGATTCTTCTGTCCTGAGTGCAGCAACCGTAACCCTGAGACGATTGAGGTTATTCAGCGTATGTGTGGTTACATCTCATCAGTTGGTATCAGAAAGCCCATATCTGGTCGAGTCAAGGAGATTAAGTCCAGAGTGAAGCACGGGTAGTTTGTAAACCACAGAGATAGACTAAGGGCGACTCAAGTTTTCAAGAGTCGCCCTTGGTCTATCTGTATCATCTTGAAGAGAAATGAAGAATCACCTCTGTCTTTGATGGATTGAAGGTAGTGAAACCCATGTCAGAATCCTCAGAGAAATGAACACTACTCCAAAACTTTTCCCTCCTTCTCCATTCTTCTGATGAAACATTGTCGATTAAATCGCCATAATTCTGATAAGAGAAGTCTTTGCACCAGTCCTCCGTATTCAGAGATTTGGTGTATGAGTCATCCCTGGATAGCACTTTGAACAAAGTTGTTCTATATCCTCTATCCTTTGGGCCATCAATAAAAAGAACCTTGTAACCAAAGTTTGCTACACTATACGTGTTATCCATATCCCTTAAATAGTCAACATATTTTGAGCAAGCAACTGGTAGTACACAGCCGAAATCTCTGATTTTAGTACTACTATTTTCCTCAGAAGAGTTGTAGTACTCGAAACCAGCGTCTTCCCATGTAGCATCTGGATTGTTCTTCAAAACTGATTCACATTCATGAATCATTTATCTCATCTTTGAGTAGAAGACTTCATTCAACAAACACTTAGTTTTATTGAGAGCATCAAATGGATGAAGTTCTGTAATAAACCAGTCATGTGCCTTGATGCTCATTTATTAGACCTATTCTTTACCATGTCTTGTAGTTCTTGACGAACGTGCTTGAGCGCAATACTAGTGTCAATTCTGGACGGATTAAAAAAAGAAAGCCCAATACTAGAGAATGACTTTTGTGGAAGACCCTCCCAATACTTTTTTCTTTTCTCCCACTCAACATCAGAGACTCCATCCTCTTTGTCAGTGTTATTCCAGTATGAAAAATCCCTACCAATATTTTTATCTTTTATTGCCTTAAAATAATCATCTGACTCTGAGAACACCCTAAAGACCACATCATTGTCATCTGGACCAGGAAGTATAGTAACCTCATAACCAATGTCAGCGTCGCTGAATGTTACTGACATATCTCTGTAAAGCCGGTCAGTAAGATCAATGGTTTTATCCACCAGTTGACCGATACTGTCTCTTGTAGGAAGTTTCTCTTCTCCATGAGAGGAACTAAGACGCATCAGTATTGTATCATTCCAGGTAATCTCCTTGTCTCCTGCATCAAGAATAGCCTCACCAGCAGTAAGAATGTTGTATGACATCTTCTTCAAGAAAATTGGCTCAATCACGCTCCTGATGTCATTCATTAACTTAAATACATTGGTATTCTCTACTAGAATCCAGTCGTACAACTTAATACTCAAAAAAGTCACCTCTTGTGTGGTATTGTTAATTCTCTCATAGAGATTATACCACACAAGAGGTGACAGATCAAGAACTCATCATTCTCTGCTTCGTATTTTAAATGAAGCAGGAATTTTACAGAACCACTTACTTATCATTGAATCGTATTACCTGTTTCTTGTACCTGTAAATTCCATCTCCATCAAATTCAAGAAACTTGGTCCCAAACATCTGACTAGCATCTGATGGGTTTGCTGAGTTAATGTGAATGAATGATGAATCAACTATGTGAATAATCTTTTCATTTACACTCTTCTGGAAGTCGTTAGCAGGCTCAATCAGAAACTCTTTGTAATCTCCAATGATCCATAGGGAAACTTTGTTGGGAGACAGAACAGAGGCTTTGAAGAACGGATTCATGTAAAAATCAAGATCTTCATATTCATTACTGGTCTTACTGATGTTATTAAGATCAACTAGAACGATACATCCATTGTCCTGATACTTCTCACCTCTGAACTCAAGAATCTCCTGATGGAAGGCCAAAGGAGCAGTAAAATCTATCTTGTTGTTCAAATCAATCAGGACTCTCTTTGTTCCGCTCTTTCTAATCTGGTATGAAAGCATTTCCCTAAGATTACTGGACTCTTGCTTATTGTTAACAGACATGATAATGTTATCATAGTCGCTGAAAAATACTGGATTGCTGTACACGTTGGTTCCGATATGAATTCCTGAGGCGCCACCTTTACCTACCTGAATCCTATGCTCACTTACAAGAAGAATGTCATTTCTACAGAACTTGATGGCTTTTTCTACCTTGCTATCACGACCCATGATGTTTATAATCAATTGATCTTTTAGTGTTTGTGATAGTTCTATTCTTTCTAAGAGAATCGCTAAATTCCTCTTATCTAATCCAGTAAGTTTGGAGACCGCATCATGACTAATACTCAGATGTGTTATTCTGGAAATGGATTGCTCTTTTTGTTTTGTGCCGATCTGCTCAAAAATACTATTAATAGCATCAACTAATTGCAAGATAGGGTTACCACTGCTGTCAATCACATTCCCATTGGAATCAACCACATAGGATCCGCCTGCACTCAAGTCAAGAGGGAACTGAGGTTTTTCTTCTGCAACTGCTTCGATTTCTCTGTGATCTCCAACAACGACGGTCTTGCTATCACACTCAAACCCGAATGAGTTAACAATTCCAGGATTGTTCTCAAGCGTCTTTCTGGCTTCATCACGCAGAAAGTCCATCGCTTGTGTGTATGTCAGGTCGTGCTTCTTACTGAACTCCCTGACAGCCTTCTTCATGTTTCTGTTCTCAGTCATATCCTCTTGCACCTATCCTATGAATCGTCCGCACACAACCACTACAACAGGTGAGAGTACCTGAATCCAGTTTTTCTATCAACTTGTTTATAATTCTTCTCGCAAGAAAAATTTACCTGTAGTGATTGCCAAGAACCTTCAGATACACACATGAGTCACACAACCAACCTCAAAGTGTTTGCACAATAGTCAGTTGAAAGTTATCTGTCAGCAGGAGGTGCGGCTCCCGCTATGATGTGCACCAGGCGTACCACAAAGCCGCCCGTGATGAAAGTATATCATCACATGGGCGGCCCTGTCAACAGATGTAGAGAACAGATCGGATACTCATACACAGCGCAATGAGTTTTTACACTCTCAGATCCTCTTTCAGGTCGTTAATCTGCTGCCTGCAGAACCCCTTAATCCTGTGTGACGTCTTCCTGGAGAACCTACGAGATCTGGGATCATAACCGTCATCATCCTTCCTTCGAGCCTTGATGAACTTATCAATCCTCTCCACAGTCTTCTTGACCTTCTCGTACTGATGATCGTTAATCTCCTTGTGCAGAGCATACTTCCTGAACGCAGCAATCTTGTCAAGAACCTGCTGCTTGTTCTCCTCAGGGATCCTTGACGTCTCAGCAACCCACTCATTCAGATCCTTGTTGCCTCGCTCACTGTTGCAACCAATGCAGGCAAGAGCCATGTTCCCGTACCGTGTGGCACCAGGAGGCGGATTCTTGGCGTTCACAGGAGTCAGGTGCTCACCACTTGGAGCACTCTTGATCGTACCACGACTGTTACCCCTGGTGAATGGCCTGTGACAGTAGCAGCAACGACCACCAAAGAACATCACAGACGCAATATAACGCTCACGATTCATGTCATTCAAGGCAGACGTCATCACCACACGATACGTCCTATGCGTACTGTCACGACCATCATTCTCCCACTCCTTGGAAAGAGTCATCGCCCCAACATTCTTAGCGATAATCTCAGAGAAAATCCTCAGGTTCATGTCACGACCAAGAAATTTACGAGTCCTGATGGCAACAGGATCACCACTACGTAAGAAGTCATACACGTTGTCAGTAGCACGACCAAAACGCCTCTGCAACTCAGGATCCTCAGTACGCTCCTTGTACTTCTTATAGAAGTCTTGAATGAAATGATAGTCGCCTGAGTCAAACTGCTGAGACACACTCTGAACAGACTCATCAAACTCACGTCTCGTAATAGCAGCACCATGACCAAACACCATACCAGGATTAGGCGAAGACGGTTTCACACCAGAAGTGTTGCTAGACTGCTTCTTGCTACTGGAGTCAGATCCTTCAAGACCACGCTTCACGCCTTTAAGAATCTCATGCTGCTTCTCCAAAGCATCCTCATTAATCCTGGAGATCTCAGCATCACTCAACGACGACTCAACATGTTCAATATGCTTACACCGACCCTTACCAACATTCTCCGGCCTAGCCTTACACACAGACACAGTACCATCAGCATTGATACCAACACGACGAGCCTCAGCCATACCAACACACCCCAACAACACCTAGAAAACAAACACTCCTGTAAGAAGTTTCTAAAACAACACAGAAGTGTTTGCAAAGAAGGATGTGATGTTTGACTGAAAGAAAACTACTTCTGTTGCTTCCTCCAAACATTCACACTCGTCCCACAATCAAACACCTGAACATAACCCTCAGCCATCAACACATCAGCATTGGTGAGTTTGGTGCCGTCATTTGATTTGCTCTCATGTAAGTCAATTACAGAATCATCCTGAAAATTAACATCACGGATAAACTCAGGTCCATCTCCATTATGAAGTCTCACCCATGTGCATCTAGGTTTACTCACTCCAATAACAGACCATCCAGAAGAATCAACATTATCCAAACCGGACGTAAGATCAACATAGTAAGCCAAAGACTCTGGATTCATAGTGTTAACAAAATAGTTGTTACACCTGTCAAAACCACCCTGAACATTCCACTCTATCTTACTACATGAACGAGTCAATTCCCACTGAAAATCACTTTCTGGATTGCACAAACTATATACTTGAACAAAAACCAGATTGTCATTGTCAAACAATCCTATACACAGTGATCTCTCCTCACTATTAGAAGCACCATACAAACAATTCTCTGTCAAGAACTCATCCGCTAGATCCTTTGAAATCTCACGTAACACACAACTATCAGCACTGACAGAAGAAGACCATAAACCAAGCGCAGATCTCACAGTAGATACAAATATATCACGATCCATCCATTCAAAGTACTGTAGTAGGGTAAAGCCAGTGTCTCTTGCAGCAAAAGCACGATCTTGGTGATAGGTTGGATATGTGGGAGTGTGTTTTAGGGCGCATGTTCCCGAATCTGTGAACTCCTTGCAGCTACTTGTTAAATGTGCATATGGTATTGTCGAGTTGTGTGTTACTGAGGGGTTAATTTCAACGATCACACCCTCATGAGTAAACCCTAAGTCAGCATAGAAGTCGCTACCAAAACGGACTTCTCTCTCAACACCTAACCCTGTACTTTTCTCCAGTATCTTCTGCCACTCCAGGTTTATCCTAGATACACGACCACTATTCTCAGCGGCCTTCTTGCGAATTTCTGGAAGCATAAGGATGTTCTTAACTCCATACTTTTTAAAAACAGAATCCCTTGCCTTCTTCTGAAAATCATCTAACATAAATGGATTTGGAGCACCGTATCTATCCATGCAGGTAGCAGCAACACGCTTACTAACCTCTTCATTTTTCAAAGGATTTCCGCCGAACCTTTCCATAAAGGTCTCGTCACGCTTCTTCTGAACCTCTGGTGCACGAGAAGGGTTATCTACACCATAGTGATCCATGCAGGTCTGGCGCTTCTTTTCTTTGACTTTATCAATCTGAGAGATGTTTTCAACACCATAACGATCATTCACTGTCGTTTTGTATTTTTCAAGCCTTTTATCATAATCAATGGTTTTTGATGCACACTTTTTTGAACAGGTAGAGGCCGGTTTACTTCGGTTAGAAGTAGACAACTCAAACTCATCGCCACATACCACACAATTTTGGTAGTGAGGGCCTGGACAGAACCTGGATGTCTTACGATCAGACATAAAGGTCTTCCTGCAACCATCTATCTGACATACACACTCAACCTGTGTCTTTGGACGAGCACGACGACACTCATCTGAGCAGTATTTGCCAGGATGCTTTGGCTGACGAATAAGGGACTTGCTACCACATACGGCACACTCTCCAAAGTGGTCTCGTTTGCAGAACCTCGCCTTCAAGTGATTGGTCTCAAACTCCTCGCCACACCAGTCACAAATCTTCTTCATGTTAGATTTCACTCTCTTTAGATGGTATCTACAAGAGATTTTAACACAATGTCAATGTTTCATCAAGTGGCTGTACAGGTTGCAGGGTCGATATATCTGTATCAGTAATAGTATCTCAGCACAAGAAAGAATAAGTAATACAAAATGAGAATTAAAGCAATTAAAAAAGTAAATTCAAAACCATCAAAATGTATTGAGGTCTCTGGAGATAATAGACTGTTTTCTGTTATTAGTGACAATAAAAATGGATCAATTATTTCTCATAATAGTGTTACACAAAGAACGATCCTGTATTCAGCAATTTCGCGTTCTGAGGAATGGCGAATTTTGTTAGTCGACCTCAAAAAGGTTGAAATGTCGCAGTTTAGGAAGTACTCTAATGTTGTTTTAGGTGTTGCAACAGAAAGAGAAGATGCTGTTACAATTATGAATTTTGCTCAACAAACAATGATGAAAAGATATTCAGAAATGGAGCAACTTGGTATTAATAATTTTGTTGATTTACCTGAAAAAGGATTCAGATTACTACTGCTTGTAGATGAATGCGGAGAATTGTTCGGACAATCAGGCGTTAAAGGAAATGACCAAGCAAAAGAAGATGACGCAATGGCAGGTGAGTGCCAGGTCATCGCTGGTTCCATAGCTCGTCTTGGCCGTGCCGCCGGTGTCCACATGGTTCTTGCAACCCAGCGCCCTGACGCGAAACTGATCCCAGGTGAGTTGAAGGCGAACCTGGCTGTTCGTATCACCTGTGGTCGTGCAACCTCCACTGCTTCCACCATGGTTCTTGAAAACTCTGAAGGCACCCGTGTCAAGCCATTCCCTCGTGGTCGCCTCTACCTTCAGATCAATGGTTATGGTGCACACGCTCAGGGGTTCTATGCAGAGACTGACTGGATGGACAAGTATCTTGAGGCTAAGGGTCTGAATCCTGATGGCACTCCTATTGGCAACAGGCAGTCACGTCTTGCACATCTTGCAGACATGTCTGAGTTTGATGGCACAGATCTGGATGAGCGTTCTGGTATTGACAACTCTGCTGTGATTGACCGTATTCGTGAGGAGGAGCAGAACGAGGACTTCTCTGCACCGTCTGATGACATGGAGCGTCCACAGATTGGTCTTGGGTCCAGGAAGACGAGCAGACCTGAGGATGACTGGGACTCGTTCATGGATGAGATCACCGAGGACGCTGGGATGTAGACACATGTCATCCGAAGAGTGCTTTCACGCGCTCTGAGCCAGTACATCTCTCTTCTATCGCCTGCCTTCTGAATGCTTTTGCCAGAAAGCAGGCGATTGCTTATTCCTATAAGAATCTGTCAACTAATAGCCAAAACCAATTTTACACCATATGACTCTATAGATCTAGGTTAGTGGTTTGTGTGTCTCTCGTGGCTGTTTGTCCTTGGTGTCCTGCTGAGTCCTGTAGTACTTTTCTTCTACCTGAAAGTAGCGTTTTTTTTTGCCGCTTAGATACTCCTGGTGAGACCGGGCGGAGAGAAGAAACGGAACCTTTGAAGGAGAACTCATCATGGCAAGACAGAAGCAGAGCGGATGCCAGCACCTCAGCCCTAAGACAGGTAAGTGGGAGCCGTGTGTAGGACCAGATAACTGCGACTACAGGAAGCAGGGGCTGGATGTTCCTCACGCCTACAGCCAGTCGGAGCGTGAGGCGATAGACGCTGAGAGGGCTGGTGTAGATGACGCAGGATTGGGTGGTAGCAGGAGCAGAACATCCAACAGTAACGGTAGGTTGAAGTTGTCTGTTGCTAGTTCATCTCTGCCTTCAAGTGTTTTGAGAGAGATCAAGGAGATTGAGAAGGAACGTAGGTCACACGAGATTTAGACACTTGATGATCCTGTGTTCTCTGAAGTTCCTGACTTACGTGGTGCAGTCGTCAACCTCACTGAACCATCTGGCGAGTCAAGGCGTATTGTAGTTACTTCTGTTGGTTCTCATACTTTTGCTACAGGAGGTATTGACCTTGACACGGGGGAGGTTACCTATCTGGGTGGTCACTACAAGAATCCACAGAGAAAAGCAGAAGTTGTAGACTATCCAAGAGTTCCAGAGTCCGTCCGAGCGTTGATGTCTGCTGAGATTGACAGGGATCGGCAGAGGTTTAAAGACAGGCAGGACAGGAATTTAGAGACGGTTAGAAAGGATCTTGGTCTTAGTGAGGATGACCACCTGAAAATCAGTAGTTATGGTGATGGAAGTGGTCTCATTGAGATCTCTGGACGCACAGGTAAGTGGGATGAGAAAAATGAGTTCAGCGTGACGGTCGATCGGTTCGGGCATCTTGCTGGTAGGTACTCCAGAAATAGTGGCTCTAAGGTTGAGAAGAGGATAAAGAACTATCTCAGGTCTAATGCTGGCAAGAAGGCTGTTGCTGAAAGGTATGACACTGATAGAGGACTTGAGGTATGCAAAGATAGACAAAGAGTTGCTGATGAGTCGTATTTCAAACCAAAGAGGCAGATGTATCGTGATGGCGAGGTAGATGAGATTGCCAGAAGGAAGGCTGTCAGTATCAATTCTGCAATCAAGAGTCGTCGAAGTGTATCTCAGTCTCATGCTCGTCTTGAAATCACTGACTCTGTTCCATCTAAAATGGATCCTGTCCTCGGTAAGGATAAGAAAGGCTTCTATGTGATCAGTGTCAACAACTCTCCGTCCAAGGAGAGAAGTCGTGTTCGCATCCTTTCTCATTCTCAGGGAGGGTCTACTGGTTCATTCGCTTCTGATGCTGTTGGACCGGAGTCAGAGACTCTTGCCAAGGCGGTCAACAGAATGTCACCTGAAACTATCAAGGAACTTTACAACTCTCACCAGACCAAGTTCTACACTCCAAAGCAGATTAAGAACGAATACTACCCAGATGTCTGACAACAAGTAGTTTCTCACTTTTGTCTGTAGTGTCACCTAGAACAAAATCCTTCCTACATCTCTCAGACAACCCAATCAATTTCATCCTGTTTCAGTCACCCGTACAAGCAAGATGTGTTGATTGGGTTGTCTTATCTTCTACTATTCATTCATAACTAAATGTAATTTTACACCATATGACTCTATAGATCTTGTAGGTAGGCGATGGGGTGTTGTGCTGTCTACGCCTGAGATGCTTGCTGCTGTGTGTCTTGGGGTGCTCATCCGCTGTTGTCGTGGCTCACTCCTTAGGAGTGCTCTTGTGATCAGTCACTTTATGGTGTATGCTTGCCTCAGGGACTGCCCTCTTTTAACAAGGTTGGCAGTGGTACAGGAGGAATTGATTTGAGGTGCCGCAATGACTGATAGTAGCAAGTTGGCTGTTGGTGACTGGCAGGTCATGGACAGTAGCGACAACATGTACATGCTTGAGTTACACAAGGATCGTGTCATTACTTCTGTTAATGCTGTGAATGTTGTTCGGCCAACACTTGAGATCAAGGTTCTTCTTGCTAACGATGTGAATAACGCTAGTGGTTGCAGTGAGAGCACTGAGTGTCTTGTGGAAGAGGTTCTAACCATTGCTTTTACTGGCAGACGAGGTCAGGCTGACGAGATGACTTCTCATGGTGTCTCAATGAGTCATCTTCCTGATGGGTGGATTCTTACTCTGGCGGAGCGCTGTGCTGATGCTGTCAATGCTCTTGCGTCCTACAACCTTCCTGGCTTGTATGGTGACGAGTGCCGTATTCGTGTTCGTAACTGCTTCACAGACACGTCAAAGACCACTCACTACTACGATGTGGTCAGGAGCCTGGTTGAGTCAATCAAGCCTGGTGACTTCATGATGTCTGCTGGTCTTCTGAGTGTTCTTGCTTGTGGTGCTGTAGTGGATGTGTCTGAGTTCCGGGGTCTTGTCAGCACGTCTGTTCTTCCTGGCTATCTGGAGCATCTGGGAGCCCAGCAGAGCGCTTACAGGAACTCTCCCATGGCAGGTATCCTCTACTCGATTCTAGTCCCTTCTGTTGGCTGTGACGACCTGATACTGTCTCCTTCGTCAAAGACTCTGGCCTACATGGGAGCATTTGACTCTGTGATCTCTGTTCAGGATGTGCACAGAGCCAGGATGATGCTTTCCACAGACTACAGTCGTCAGGTGTTCTCCAGAGGTGTCACTAAAATGGAGACAGACCTGTTCAGGAGTTTTGACTGGCAGATGTTTCATCGTGTCACAGGTATTGTCAGCCAGAGCACGTTTGCTGGTATCACAGACGAGTTCATGAGTCTTGGTTTCCAGAAGGTAATGAAGGGCTTTGAGGACGCCAGAGCAGAGCCTCGAGACGTCTATCGTGTCTCACATCTCATTTCTGCCGCCTATGTTGCCAGAGGCGTGTACGAGCAGATTTCTTCCTACCTCAACTCATCAAGCGCTTCTTCTGATGTATGTGTGGATTATTTAACCAATGCGCCAAAAGAGAGCAGGAACGCAACAGGCGCACTTGACTGCCAAAGTCTTGCAGGTGATTATGCTGAAAGGTTTATTAGGCTGATTGGCGACCTTCCGTACACTCTCTCTTCTGAGATAGCAGTTGCTCGTGTCTTTGTGCACAACATGCTCTTACTTGCTTGGGCTCTTTCGGTTGAAGACAAAGTTAGTTCTGACAATGAGTTCTTCAATAGGACTGTTGGTCGATCTGTCAGCAGCATCTACAAGAAGTTCAACAACAGGGCTTACAGAGATGATTTCAGGACAGGGGTATTCCCCATTGCAACAGAATATGTCTACAAAGCGCTACTGTGCGAGTTCTTTGCTCTTAGCGGAATGGAGATTGGAGACGTTCTTTCCTCGCCTTATAGAGAAGAGTGGGTCACTGACACTCTTGACGTGATTATCTCTTCTGTTGTCGAGGCAAAGATTAATGGTTATCAGGCAGAGATATAGACATGTATACCACAATCAACTCATCAAGCACAAAGGTTCTTGGCGCTCTGTCGTGCTTCAACAACCTTGTTCTCGTCAGTTTTAGCCAGACGTACCTTGACTCATTTACTATTTCCATCTACAAGGATAACTACTCCTTTGACGATGTTGATGACCTTGACATGGATGCAGCACTTAGTGTCAGTTTCTCTTTCAGAAGCATGGATGTGTTTGACTTATCTGAGTTGATGAAAGTTCCTTTTGTGTCTGAAATTGATGACGACAACTGGATGTTTCGTCTCGCTCGTCGCCTGTATGAGGTTGTCAGCAGAGTGAGGTGTGACTATGACTCCCCTGTGCTTGTGAATTTTCATCTCAATGACGGAGATCTTGTAGATGACGATCCTAATGGTATGCTCAACCTTCTACATATTGTTCAGGAAGTCTCTCAAAGAGATGACTTGAAAGACAGTATTGAGGTCTCTGCTGGTATTCTTAGTGCTATTGCTTACAGGATTAGTTACTCCAGTGCTGACGAACTGGTTTCTGACTCATACAATGAGAATGTGTCTACCTCTTATCTGTTCAGCGGAAAGACAGATCTTGTTCCTTCGCTTCTGGATGTCATCTACTCTTTACTGGTTCCGTCAAGCAGGGCTTCTGAGATTTCAGTGATTGCTGATTCTGATACTCGACTGAGGTCTTTGATGTTTGGTGTTCGTGACATGATCGATCCAAGTTCTCATCTTCAACAGATAAGAAAAGTTCTTGCCAAAGAGAACGACAAATTCGACGATGTTGCTAGTTTAATCATTAGTGACGATCTTGCGTATGTTGTTCAGAAAGAGATGGAGGATGATCTCTTCAGTTCTGGGTGGGGCTATCTTTTTAATGGGCGAAGGTATAAGAGATCGTTGGACTTTCTCTCTGAAACGATAGGGGACTTCCAGGGAATCAGAGAGAGAACAGACATGATCTGCTACATTCCTCTGGTTCTGGCAATGAACTCTGTTGTCTACTCATCTCCAGTTAAAAGCAGGATTGACTCAGTAATTAGGAAGTATGACAGCAGAATAGTCAGTGCTGCCCAGATAATCTCCAAGAAGTCGATAGCCAGTTCTGCTCAGATAATTTCTAAGAGGTCAACTAAGTACATCGCAGATGAGGCACTGATAGAGATTTTTCTCAAGAAGACCGCTTCACTTGTGTTGATGGTCAGTGAATCTGAATCTTCTGTTCAGCGCTTTTTGTCAAGAGCGGTACGAATCTCATTCAGACCTTACTTCGCATTACCAGATGGAGATTCGGTAGAACTTGACTTCACCAACTCTTTGCTGGAACATCTTTACGAATCACTGCTTCTAGAGGTGCTGAACCTTTTCTTCGTCTCTGAGGAAGATGTTCTTAAACAGATACGTGAAGACCTGACTGAGGTGCTAAGCATCATTCTTGATAGCAGCATGTCTCCTGAGATGAATCAGATCCTCTGAGCGACTACCATAGGAGGAGAGCAGAAGCGCTCTCTTTTGCGACGTATTTGTCCTGACATAATACATGCACAGGTCTTATTCTGGTTCTCACAACCAACCACCAGTCATCTCATCTCCTGTCCAGCATCATTCCTTGTCTTCTCAACAGAAAGTCGCTGCGCTATCTCATGTCGATCCGTTTTTACACCATATGACTCTATAGATCTTGTAGAAGAGGATGTATGGGGTACCCTGTGGGATCCTCTGGGGTCTGGCCGAGTGGGCTTCTGCTGTCCTCACATCTGGTCGCCTCGCCTGCTTGCAACTGTCAGTGTTTGTTGTTAAAATCACTATGTGCATCTTTAGTGTGACTCCTTTCGCATTATTGGTGTACCTGATGCAGATGTGGATGAGGTCAAGTGAGCGATTGGTGCCGCTAGTCTCAAGGCTTTGAAGAATAGACGGAGAAGGATGTATGAGCAGAGGAACTAACGAGGATCTTGATCTGGTCTCTATGAACGACAGTGGTCTTAGCATCACCTCGTCACAGGTCGCTGACGCCTACGACAAGAAGTCTCTGAGTGCTTCACTCATTAGTGACCTTGTTGAGAAGAGCGCGTGTCCTGCTCGTTGGCTTGCTAACTCCTTTGTCGTTAAGGAGATCGTTGATGAGCCTGTAGACACTCCTGCAACACGAGGTTCACTGTTTCACAAGGTCATGGAGGACTTCTTCACTCTTCCTGGCGAGGAGCGTACCAGCGACGCCTTGAAAGACATCATGAAGACTGTCCTGTCCTCTGACGACTTCCGTGAACTGGGACGCATCCCTGAGGCTCGTCAGTGGCTCATTGATGCCATCAAGAACTACTTCTCTATGGGTGGTAAGCCTGACAGAGTGAAGATTGCTGAGGTTGAGTACAACAACCGTTTTAGCAAGGGCCTTGAGATGTTTGTTAAAGGCCATCTGGGAGACTCTGGACGTGATGTCCTGGGGTTCATTGACCGTATCAGTGTAGACCCTCGTGATGACGTCTCTCTGGTTGTTGAGGACTACAAGGGGCTTGCTCTGGACACTCCTCTACCTACACCTGACGGGTGGACCACGATGGGCAAGGTCCAGGTGGGCGACAAGATTCTGGGCACACAAGGAAAGCCTGTCAGTGTGTCTGCCAAGTCGAGCATTCATCATCGTCCGTGCTTCCGTTTGTCTTCCAGTGACGGTGGAAGCATCATTGCTGACAACGTTCATCTCTGGGATGTGTACGTTGGCGATGAGTTCATGAGTGCTTTTGGTGAGATTGTTGCTGAGCACAGGGTTGTCAGTACTCAGGAACTCCACAACATCATCAAGTCTGGTGAGACTGTCTGGATTGCCAGCCCTGCTTGGGGATTCAGTGGCACACAGAAGCACAGGGAGTCTGCTGCTAGTCTCTCAAAGGTCTCCAAGCCCTATCTGATTGGTGCCTGGCTTGCTGACGGAAACAGGTTCACCGGAGCATTCAATGTCGTCAAAGGCTCTGAGCGCTACAAGCAACTCATCAATGATTTGTGGCGCATGGGTCTTGCAGACGAGAAGGAGATGAGTACCCTCAGAGAGAACCTGATCTCTAACAGCAAGAACGGAGTGCTGTCTGAGGCTGATGCCAAGAGTCTTGAGATTCCTGTGTACAGGGTAATGGAGTCAGAGGGTGATTCTTGCCTGACTGTTGAGTTTGACTCAATGAAGGCCATTCTTGACAGTCTCGGTCTTCTTGACGTTCCTTCATACAGAGACGATGATGAAGGGTACGGAAAGGTGGTCTACAGTAAGAGCGATAGAGAGCAGGAAACTGAATCCTACCTGGACCACATGGGTGACACTGGGGAGGAGATCTCTTGGCTCAGACATGTTCCTGAGGGGCGGAGGATTCCTCTTGGTCTGTCTCGTGGCTCTGAGATGGACCGGACGATGCTTCTTCAGGGTATTCTTGCTTACTCCACCTCATGGTCAAAGTCTCTGGACTCTGGTGTCGTCACTCTGTCAAGTAGAGAACTCCTGAACGATGTAGTTGAACTTCTGTCCTATGAGGGTGTTTCTCCGTATCATGTGTTTCATGATGATGAGAATTCCATTCACCAGATCTTCCTGTCTGCACACCTTATTGAGACATGGGGGTTCATGCTTCCTGACAAACTTCACTATGAGGCGAGCAGGGCGTTGAAAGAGCAGATTGCTAGGAACGGTAGACCAGACCACTTTGACTCCACTGTTGCTCGTCGTGTCGTGTCTGTTGAACCTGTTGAGAGCGTTCCTACTCAGTGCATTCAGGTTGACTCTTCAGACAGTCTCTATCTTGCTGGACCAACTGCTCTGCCAACTCACAACACCGGTAAGGTGAAGAAGTGGGTCAAGAAGAACAAGTCTGAGGACGGTTTGAAGGAGCAGCGTCAGCAGATCATCTACTCGATGCTTCTTGAGCAGCAGGGCTACAACGTCTCCACAGCACGTCTCATCTATCCTGTCTACAAGGAGGTCGTGAAGGTTGACTTAAAGGATGAGGATCTGCGTAAGCGTACACTGCATGACATCGCTGAGGCAGACAAGTTGATGGACGTCATGCGTGACAGCAACATGTTTGAGTTCAACCCTACCTATCTGTGCTCATGGTGCCCGTTAGTGAAGGCTTGCCCAGCCGCAAAACCAGGTAAGGGAGATAAGGCTCGCAGGGCATACATGCAGCAACCAGAGATTGATGAACTCAGCAGAGGCATCTTCTTCTAACTGGTTGACTTCATCATGTGTCAGCACACTATACTCAGCGTTTAAATTGCTGATGGTGTGCTGACATTCTAGTTTAGCGAGTATGTACAGACAATGGACAATGTTGTTTTCTGGTTGTTGTTAAGGATGTGACGGCATAGAATGGGGTTTAAGAAGGCCAAGCAGGTTGATGTTCCTGACAGAGTGCTGTCGTATGAGGAGTTCACTGCTCTGTGGGATCATGCTGTCAGCAGTGCTACCTGGCAGGCTGAGAACTACCTTAGAAGTGCTAATGACATCCTTGATCGTCTGCACAGAAAAGGCTACTCCAATGAGCCAGTTGAGTACTACAGTAAGGATAAGTCTGACATCCTGTCATGTGACATTGCTGATGAGGTTGTCAACCATCTTGTGGAGAAAAGGGTTATTGACGAGAAGGAGTTTGCCTCAGACAAGATTCTGTCAATGATCTACAGTGGGAAGTCAGTCAACCACATCAAACAGAAGATGAGACAGAAGCGGTTCAGGGATGACATCATAGAGGAATGCATCAATGAGCACCTTGAGAGCAACCCTGAGTACAACAACAGGTCTCTTACCCGACAGATTGAGATACTAACGCGCTCTCCATCGTTTACTAGGTTGGATCCTGTGAAGCGCAAGGATAAACTCATTAGGTCTATGTCCTCTAAAGGTTTCAGTGTGTCTGATACTCTCTCATGGATAAATAGTCATCCTGAGATGTTCACAAGTCAGGACAGCAACGAGGAGTGGTAGCAATGATTTCCGCAGGTTCCAGGTCCTTGTCATGGTCGCCAGTTAGTGGTCCTGATTTCCTGCATCGTGCTCTGCTCGGTAGGAAAGTTCCTGTTCTCAGTGCTATGGATCAGGAGATTTTCAGCAACATTGACAAATTGAGGGTCTACAACGAGGATGACAGGTTTAAGGATCCTCTTTGGGTTGTAGCAGAGAGAATCAGTGACAGAGTTGATTTTGTTGACTTCATCAGCCTTCTTCTCGATGCTTATGACACAGGACATGTTGATGATGCTGTTGAGGTGATTAATGCTGTGCTTGGTCAGAGTAATAGCATCTCTGCTGCTGGACTGATAAAGATGATGGAGGAGACGCAGAAAGAGGACGGAATGTACCCGTTTCTTGCTGTCAACATGTATGTCAGAGATGCTGATTCTGACGAGGAAGTCAAGCATCAGAAGCAGCAAGAGAGAAAATCAGATGAAGAGTTCTGGACCACATCTTTTAATCGTGAAAGTCCACTGAACATGGATGCTATCAAGAACTTCAAGTAGCGTTTAAAATATTAAGATTTTCCGGTCCATTCTGCTCTAAATGTGTTAACTGAGAGATTTGTCTTTATTCTGATTCTTTACAGGAATATGCTGATTCATTGATATAGCAACGATGTCTCTTGCTTGTGCTGGTTAAAATATGAGATGAGAGACAAGTTTTGAGTGAATGGAGAAGGATTCTTGGCAAGCAGTTCTACCACATCAACTGTGAGCAATGATCAGATTGCGTCAGAGGTTATTAAGTCACCTTCAAGCCAGTGGTTGAAGGACGAGTACTCAGTATACGCCATGTACGTCATCAGGCAGAGGGCGCTGATGAGCCAGGATGGTTTAAAACCAGTCAACAGGCGTATCATCTGGGACATGTTCACCAACAACAACCTTCCGTCAAGTCGTTTCGTCAAGGCTGCCAGGATTGTTGGTAGCACGATGGGTCGGTTCCATCCACACGGTGACTCCAGCATCTCAGACGCTATGGCGAGAATGGCTCAGAGCGTGACCATGCGTGTTCCACTGGTTGACAAGTCTGGTACGGTTGGTGCCTTCACTGGTGACGTTCCTGCTGCCCCGCGTTACTGGGAGGCCAGGCTGACCAAGGCCGCTCTGGAACTTGTTCGTGAGGTCAAGGAAGGCGCTGTTGAGATTGGCCGAAACTTTGATGGAACCGAGGATGAGCCACATCTGCTTCCTGTTCGCTGGCCCAACAACATCGTCAACGGTACTGAGGGTATCGCTGTTGGTTTTGCGTCCAAGATTCCTCCACACAACCCTGATGAGGTGATTGCTGCTGCTCTGGCTGCACTGAGAAATCCAGATCTGACGACTGACGAGTTGCTTGACATCATCCCCGGACCTGACTTTCCTACAGGAGGAGAGGTTCTAGGATCTGACGGTATCAGGGACTACATGGAGACTGGTAAGGGGACGTTCTCTGTTCGCGCCAGGTACAACATTGAGCCCATGACTCGTGGTCGTTCGCAGATTGTCTTCTACGAGTTACCGTACTCCATCAGCGCTGAGAAGATTATCGAGGAGATTCACCTCGGTCAGAACGGGAAGCAGGGCGAGAGAGGGAGCAAGCCTGTTCCTCCTAACCCAATCATCTCCAGAGGTGTTTCCAAGGTTCAGGACCTCAGTGACATGAAGAGAGGTGTTCGATTCGTTGTCACTACTACACAAGGAACGAACGTCAAGACTCTTCTGAACGAGTTGTTCAAGCGTACATCTTTGCAGTCCTCGTTCCCTGTGAACTCAACCGTTCTTGTTGACACCATGCCAGTTCAGGTATCTATGATGGACATGCTGAAAGGTTTTCTGGATCTCAGACGCGAGTGCACAACAAGAAGATGCCGTCACCGTATCAGCAAGATTGACACACGTCTGCACCAGTTGAACGCCATCCTCGCTGTGCTGATTGACATTGACAAGGCCATCAGTATCATCAGGAAGTCCTCTGACGCCTCAACAGCAAGAACCAACCTGAAGCGCTCATTCAAGATTGACGACACTCAGGCAGACTTCATTCTCTCCATGCAACTCAGGAGACTGACCAAATCCGACTCTCTTGCTGTTGAGAAGGAGAAGAAGAGTCTGGAGAAGGAGAAGGATGAGTTAGAGCAGATTCTTGCCGACCCCAAGAAACTTGACGCTCTGGTTGAGAAGGATCTGAATGATGTTCTTCCAGTCATCTCCTCTGAAAGACGAAGCATCATTAACGGAGCCACATCTAACGAGTTGAAGGAGCAGGCCAAGGTTGAGGCTGCTGCGTCCAAGGAGTCAGCAAAGAACACTCCATGCTACCTGACGCGATTCGCTGGCGGAACACTACTGAGGTCAGCAGAGCCGTTCTCTTATGCTGCTGGACTAAAGAAGTTCACCAACACTCCTGTGGTTGAGCAGATCAAGGTAATGTCCAAGGATCAGTTCGTCATTGTCGGAAGTGATGGTATTGGTCGCAAGGTTCCTTTGTCCTATCTGATTCCAGAGACACCAATGACAGTCAAGGACATGGGTGTCAACCTGCCGTCTGGTGTGAATGTTGTCGGTGTCTCCAAGGTTCAGTCCGGTAAGAATGACACTGGTCTGGCAGTTGCGACCGCTTTAGGTCAGATCAAGATTGCTCGTACAGACTTCCCAACCTCCTTTGACGAGTTCCCTGTCATCTCTCTGTCTGATGGCGATGAGGTTGTCTCCACCAGATGGATTGGTAAGTCTGTCAAGGACACTCTGTTCTCTCTTGTCACCAGTGGTGGTAACGTTCTCCTCTTTGACGCCTCATCTGTCAACCCGACTGGTTCTAAGGCTGGTGGCGTCAAGGGTATCAAGTTGAAGACAGACGAGGATCGTGTTGTCGCCTTTAACTGGGTTACCGACCCAAAGAATCCTGATGCTGTTCTGGTGACGTCAACTGGTCACACCATCAAGCACACTCCTCTGTCAGACATCCCTACAAAGGGTCGTGCTGGTCAGGGTGTCGCTACACAGATCATGAGAAGCGGTGAGAACAGCATCGTCTCAGCATACACTGGTTCTGGTGCTGTGGCCTGTACAACAACCAAGGCTCACGCTGGTATCAGTCTGCCAGAGCCAGCAAAGCGCTCCAGCAGAGGAACAGAGTGTACCAGCAAGGTTATTCTTGGTACACGAGAGGTTGTTACCATGTAGAGTGATTGAGATTCAGTCTTCTTCTCATTGATGGGGTAGAGCATCTTCCGGGGTGTGACTTGTAACACAAAAAATACAAGTCACACCCCGGAGTTTATGCGTCCGTAACAAAAACTTGGTGAACTGCTCTTAATCTAGATATTCCCTCATATTTCAGGCGTCACCTCACACAAAGAGACAAGAGAGGCCATCAATGACGACAGGCACAGAGTGCTACACAGACCTCATCAGAAGGCAGTGCAACAACGAACACGGTTTCATGGGACTGACACACGCAGTCAGTGGCCTAGCAGCAGTATCAGCAACACTTGCATTTGCTCCGGCCTACATGATTGCCGCTCTGGGAACCAAGTCAGTGCCTCTCATCATCCTGGCTATCCTGTGCTGCACTGGAGCTACACTTCTGCCTGACCTTGACAACACAACGTCAAGAGCAAAAAACGACTGGGGCTTATTTGGTTCATCCATGAGTGGTCTGTTCAGAGGATCCTCATCCATAGTGCAGACAGCCGTCAGAACTAGACGAGACGACCCTGATCCCAACCCTCACCGTGGAGCCTGGCACACGATTCCTTTTGCTGGTCTGCTCGCTCTGCTTGTCTGGGCGGGAACAAGTATTGGTGGAAGTTTTACTCTTGGTGATCTGACACTGACTGGTGGAACACTTTTTGGGTGGTTATTCTCCGCCATGCTGACTCTTCTGACTTTCTCATGCATCAGCAAGAAGCAGGTTGACAAGTTCAGAAAGAGCACAGCAGGAGAAGGGATCATTCTGATGTTCTGCTTCATTCTGTCTGGGGTACTTATCTTCTCATCTGGATCAACAGATTTCAGATGGCTTGCTGTGGCAGTCTTTGCTGGTATGGTGATTCACATTATTGGTGACTGCTTCACGAAGGCCGGATGTCCTGTACTGTTCCCACTGTCTGGTCTCATCAAGGGTAAGTTCTGGTGGACGACACGTTTCACAAGCATGAGCGCTGGTGGTTCAGCAGAGAAGTACCTTGTTCTACCTGTATTCATTGCTATCGCCCTTGTGTGCTTCTATATCTTCATCTTCAGTCATGGAAGTTTCAATGCCTTGCCTGATGCTACGACATCCATGAAGGCACTAGGAATCAACTAAAGAATTAGTAATCGTTATTCACTTTTTGTAAGTACAGACGATTCTTATTGTTAATGACAAAACAGATGTGTTAATAGATACATAAAGCAGATTGAGTAAAGAGTAGTTATTACTAAAAACATGACGACTGGGGAGTGTGAGATAACATGGGAAGAGTTGCCTACCACATTAACACTGAAACATTTGATCACGGGAAGTGTGGTGCACAGGACATCAGCAACTGCCCATTCTACGACGGCAAGAATGTTGATGACTCCAGCACACACTACTGGTCTGAGGAAGAGGCCAAGAGCCAAGCAGAGAAGATGAAGCACGACAAGTACAACTCCTTCTCTACTCACACATGCGACTCATTCAACTCAACCAAAATGTCAGTAGGTAGAGCACTGGTTTCTGCGGGGGTATTCAAGAAGTCCTCTCTACCGAATGTCAGAACACAGAATGATCTGATCACAAAGTGGTTCTCAGGTAACGAGAAGTGTCTGCAGGAGTTCATGGATCTCAGTAAGAAGGACGACATCAAGAAGTCCACTAAGAACAGTATGGCGAGAATGCTTGCAAAAGGACTAGAAATTCATCATTTTGACAGCATTAATGAAATGTCAGCATCCAGAACTAAAAACACATCTCAGAGTGACATTACTATCCTCTCTGAGAGCGCTTCGGGAATGAGCAGATCGGATCTAGTAAGCATGACATCCTGAGAATAACCAGTCTTGCCGATAGGACGCATAATAACTACGAAACCTAGTGTTTTCAGTACTTTCACCCTTCATGTACAATTCTTTTGCTGATTGTATATGAAGGACATTTTTGTTGATGAGTTGTTCATGAAGTGTTGATGAGAGTGTATATGAAGACCTTATGGCGATGACTTTCTGTTCAAATCGATCAAGGTTCTGCGTTTGTGGTAATTGACTACACATCTACCTACCATCATGATTGGTTAAGATACTGACTATGGCTAAAGGTGTTTTTTACAGGTGTACTCAGTGTGGCAAGAAGTATCCAGGCGCTCAGTTCGGTGCCTGTGGTAAGTGCGGTGCCTTCCAACAGTTTGAGAAAGTTGAGGCTGGCGACGAGGGCGCTCAGAAGAGAGTGTCTGGTAGGTCCGGTCTGAAATCGGCTGCTGCCGTCAAGCCGGTCAGAAAGGCTCAGTCGCTTAAAGACCTGAGTACTCAACCTGTCAGAAGAGTCAGGACTGGTATTGGTGAACTTGACCGTGTTCTTGGTGGCGGTTTTGTGAACGGTGAGGTGGTTTTGCTCTCAGGTGCCCCAGGTGGAGGAAAGTCAACTCTGACTCTCTCGGTGTCAAACAGTTTCGCCAGCAATGGTAACAAGGTTCTCTACTCGTCTGGTGAGGAGTCTGAGCAGCAGATTGGACTGAGAGCCAAGCGGATGGGTATTGACAACGACAACATCCGTGTCATCAACGAGACGAACCTTGAGACACTGCTCGGTCATATTGATGAGGAGTCACCTGATGTTGTCGTGGTTGACTCGTTGCAGACTATTGCGTCAACAGAGATAAGTGGTTCTGTCGGTTCTGTGCAGCAGTCCAAGGAGGCTGCTCATACTCTGACACGTGTAGCCAAGAGCAAGAACATTATCATGGTTCTCATTAGTCAGGTTGTTAAGAGCGGTGACTTCAGTGGCTCAGAGTCCATTCAGCACATTGTTGACGCTACACTGATGCTTGAGTCCAGCCCTGACACACCACTGAAGTTTCTCAGGGCAGTTAAGAACCGTTTTGGGGACACGACAGAAGTAGGAGTCTTTCAGCACACAGAGAGCGGGCTGGAAGAGGTTTCTGATCCTTCGGGCGTACTGATGGACAGTGACGAGGAGTCAGCAGGACTTTCTGGTACTGCTCTGTCCTTCATGAGCGAGGGAGTCAGGCAGATTCCTGTTGAGGTACAGGCTCTTGTCACTCCGTCAAACCTACCCACACCACGCAAGCAGTTCAACGGCGTCAACTACAACCGTGGACAGATCGTCTGTGCTATCCTGGACCGTTTCTGTAAGGCACGACTGTTTGACAAGGACACGTTCATCAACACAGTCTCTGGAATCAAGGTCTCTGACCCGTTGTCTGACCTCGCTGTCGCGGCTGCTGTTCTGTCATCCATCAATGACTCAACGACAAGTCTCAAGACAGCGTTTGTGGGCGAGTTGTCGCTGACTGGGCAGGTACGTGGATCCTACATGATTGACGCCAGGATCAGAGAGGCAGAGAGACTTGGGTTCGAGCAGATCGTCATTCCTAAGTCAGCCATGAAATCAGTGTCTAAGAGCCATGACATCAAAATCAGAGGTATCTCATCAGTTCGGGAACTTGCTAGTATATACCAGAAAAAGTCGAGCAAGTAGTAAATGCGCCCTAAGAGCATTCTGTATTAAGAAAATATGCTACATTGATATTTTTTAAGTCGATTTAGTAAAGACTTTTCAACAAAGACAGGACGGAGAGCGGTTTCTATGACTGAGCAGGACAACAGACAGACCTCACAAAGAGGTGCTGTTGGCAGGAGACCTGTAGGTAGGCGCCCCGTCCAAGGTCGAACACCTGTACACAACGACCATTCTGCACATAATGATAATGTAAGAGCAGGACACTCATCTCAGACAGGACAAGATAGTGTTGTTAGTCAGGACAGTCAGAAGCACTCTGTTACACCTGCAGCAAGGAATACACAGGGAATCAGCAGTTCTTCAAAACCTGTATCTCCTAACACCAACAGTAGGAATCAGAAGCAAGGGCGACGCAAGGAATCAAGTCCTCAAGAACGATCTCTGTCAACAGATGTAGACACCACCAGCAACAAGAACAACGAAATCAATGAGCACCCTACCGACAACAGTGGTGTAGAGTCTGAGGACAGGTGGGTCATTGATACTAAGACAGGTGTTAGACACAAGGAACTGAACAGGATTCCAAAAAACGTTCTCAGTGCCATGCACAAAGTTGCTAAATCAGGCGGTACACCTAGTGCCTCTGAGTTGCGGTTCATTCCTCGTGAGAAGGACTTTGACTCGATTGACGCCTTCACTGGTGCTGGGATGGACGCCATGGCTGAGACATTCCTTGGACACCTGAGAGTCCCACCGAACGAGGAGGAACTCAAGCGTCTTCGTGAGGAGTATGCCAGAAGGCAGCAGAAGGCCGCAGAGGACTATCAACATGAGCAGGATGAAATCATGTCAACATCTGGTGATGACAACCTCACCTACTTCTAAAAGGATAAAACCCTATAGATAAATAGTATAGTACAAAGGATCCAAAGGACATAAAAAATGCAGATAGGTTCCTGATATGTGTGAGGATTGTTAACAAAACTATTAACAGGAGAGCAGTAACAAAATGCTTAACTTCTTCAAAAGAGCCGTCATCTGGCTTCTTGTCGCAGGTATTGTCCTTGCTGCTCTCAAGTTGTTTGACTACGACCCTTTTGGGCTAATAGGCAAGATAATTGAGTGGGTACTATGGTTTGTCAACGAGATTGCTGACTTCTTCCTCCAGTTTGAGTGGTTCAGGAGAATCTTGACAAGATAAAGCAGGATCAGTTGACACTAAGCAATCATGATCATAACTCCATAACAAGCAGGATGACCTGAGGGCAGAGTGATGCATCTTGGGTCATCTTGTGTTATAATGTATGTGAGAGCAAGTTCACAACATATTATAGGAAGTGGTTAGATATGACCAACCTGTTCACAGCAAAGCCGTTCATATCACACGACGGACCAGACGAGAACAAGGTCCGTGCAGAGGTTGAGGTTTTCACTGGCTTCAGTACCATCAGTGAGATCAAGGACTCCAAGAACGGAAACTCTAAGCACGTATCCTTTGTCAATCCTAAGAGCGAACATGATGTGAAGGGTTGGGCCTGGGTGAATGATGAGGGGATCATCTCTCGTGTCGAGAAGGCTTTTGAGAGCGGTGAGCCACTACACTTCCGTATTGAGAAGCGCCGCAAGCCACACATTGACAGATCGCTGCCCATGTCAAAGGTGAGTCCTCCAGGAGACATGGCTGCTGCCAGAGACAATGTGATTCGTAGTCTGGTCGCTGTCAGGTTTGACGACGAGAAGGACTGGGCTGTTGGCCGAAGCATACTAACACGGTTTGATGAGGACCCGAAATTCAACAGTGGCTTCAACTCGGCTAACGACTACAGCCTAGAGGAACTGAATGCTTTGGCTGGCAAAGGGGGTTCTAGCAGTAACAACCAGCAGAGCAGCGGGCACTCTTCAAGATCCAGCAGGTCTTCCTCCATTGAGGGTACTCCATACATGACCTTCAACCCGGACGGTACGATCAATCCTGGTGGCCCTGCCGTTAGCGTTCGACTCAACTTCATGAACTTTGTCTACGAGTGGCTGCGCGATCATGATGATGTCAAGCGCCTGAACAAGCGACAGGTTATGCTGCTGGCTGACAAGATGACTGAGATTGCAAATAGGTTGCAGGTTGCCGTCTATGAAGGTGACCTGAAGGAGCCTGACTACGAACTAGGGTCACATACTCGTGCACGGTCAGTGGTGTATGACACGATTCGTAACTTCTACCCCATCACCAACGAGACTCTTAGCAGCAGGGAGTCTGTGAACGAGTGGGCCAAGAATGTGACGAAGGAAGCGTTGGAAAACTGGCGTTGGGCATTGTCACAGGCTGAGGACATGGTTATTGGTGACAAGGAGAATGACGACACAGAGGACTGATGCGTAGATCCTGAGTCTTCTTTCAGGGTGGTATGAGGTGTTGAAACTGCACTCATACCACCCTGAACTTTTGTTTAAAACCTCCTGATATTTTCGGTCGTCAATTGACAGTTTTCTGTATGCAACTATTAAAACGTTGTCAACAGAACAAAAACTCATGGAGAAAAACAAAATGAAGTTCATGGAGAACATCAAGTCTGTATTCACTTCGGAGATTACTGAGGACTCAGACCGTGGTGACCTGGTGCAGACAATTATTATTACTGCAGGTTTTGCTGTTGCTGGTTTCTTGATGATTAACTGGATTGCTACTGCGGTTCTCGACAAGGGACATGACGTAAGCAGTTGCATCGAGTCCTCGTCAATTCCGGGTGCTAATAACAAGAACCCGAACTGTGACACCAAGACAAACACTCTCAGCAAGGTTGAGTCCTGGAAGAACCACAAGTAAGAGATAATCTTTCTGGCAAAACCCCTGGCATAATGCCAGGGTTTTTGTTATAATCTATCTGTGCAAGTAGATTTAGAAAGGTTCTATAAGTGGAAACTGAGATTAGCAGAGAAGATGACACCATAAAAATTTCAAAAGGCGATTCGTACATCTCTTTCATAATAAGAAAGAGTATTGCGGAAATAATAGATCATTCTGAAAACATGCCAGAATTAATTCCTTTATTTGACTTATTTATCAAGAAGTACAAACCCATCTCTGTCAGAATCTACCTGACCAGTAATAAACCAATCCCCAAGGAAGAGGATCAGTTCATCCATTATCTCGGATTCAAGAGAACCCACTCTGGTCACAGGAGAGACAAAAGGTGGGTGTCAGATACCTGGCCTAGAAATGACTCGTTTGAGGAGTCGTACTCATGCACATATACAAGAAGAAAGAACAAGGAGGAGTTCAGGTCTCTTGTCGAGAAGCATGGTTTTGAGTCGCATATTGAGATGATGAAGTATCTTGGTTATCACCAGGAGGTTGTCTTTGATGGTTACAGAATTCTTGATGAATGGATTAACGAGGGCGACTTTCTTGGCTACTTGTATAGGATGGAGTGCTCTTGTGGTAAGTTCTATGTTGGAATGAGCAAGAGGGTTGGAATTAAGGAGATTGAGTCCTATCGAGGCGGTGGAACCAGGTGGCGTCGTCACGTCAGGGCTCACAAGGATCACACTCAGTCAAAGGAGATTGTGAAGTGGTGTCATTCTTATAATGACCTTGTTCAGAAAGAGGTTCTACTGATTAATGAGAGCAAGAAATCTCCTCTATGTATGAACCTAAGCACGAGAAGCCAGTCAAACTACTATGGAGTATTTGGCGGTTGCGCTGAGTGTGGATCCAGAGGTCCACACAAAAAGTTGTGTTCCCTGTACGTAGAGAGAATTTGTCAATTCTGTGGCGTTAACGGCAACTCTCATAGAAGCACATGCCCAAAACATGTAAAACAAGAACCTTGTTCAGAATGCGGATCTCCTAACCACAAGAAAACGTGTTCTAAATACAAAGGGCTTTTTGGGAGACTGAATTGCAAGGAATGTGGCAGTACTTCTACTCGTCACAAGAAGATCTGCTCTCAGTACAAGAAACAACCTGGATGTAAGTTTTGTGGCAGTGAAGGCGCCCACCGCCAAGAGTGTCCAAAGCACAAAGAAAGATTTTCTTGTCCCGAGTGTGATTCTCGCGTTCACAAAAAGACCTGTTCTCACTACACTCCTCCGAAACCCTGTCCTGAGTGTGGTAACTTGACAACTCACAAGTCTGGTTGTTCAAAGCCGCCGAAAATGTGATGACAACACAAGTTGATAAAACCACATCAAAATTTCATGACTGGTAGACCTAGAGACAAGAGATGCTGACAAACTTCACACAATCAGCATCTCTTGTCTCATCTCGCCAGACAAACTATTTCACCTACCTGTTAACTACCTCTTATTTCTTTTTACCTTTCTGTCATATTTTTGCTTTTCTTACCGACTTTTCTCAGATATTTCGGCAGTATTGTAGTTGCCTTGTTGATTTTGTGAAGGTTTTTCGCATGGGTAGTCCGTATGTTTTAGCGACGCTGGTGTCTTTGCTTGTTGCTTTGTTTCTGTACTCTTGGTTGGTTCCGAAGAGTTCGCGTCGGTTTACCTCTGAGGACTCTGATCAGTCGAAGAACCCGTTTCTGAGGTTTGTGTCGTCTCTTGGTGATGACTTGTATGCTGCTCTGCCTGCGTCGTTTGATAACTCTGGCCGCAAGAAGCAGTCGTATCCTCGTGTGGAGTCGTTGCTGGTTCGTTCTGGTAACCCATGGAACCTGACTGCGCAGGAGTTTGTGTCGCTGCGTGTTATCTCGGCTGTGCTTGGTTTTGCTGTGTCTTGGCTGGTGTGGCTGGGTCTTCATGCTTTGACTGGTATTCCGTGGTATGTTGTGGTCGCTGGTGTGACGTTCTTCTGCTACATGATTCCGTTCATCAAGCACACTGAACTTGCCAAGAACCGTGACATTGAGTTTCGTCGTCAACTTCCTGAAGCACTGGATCTCATCACTATCTCGCTGTCTGGTGGTCTGACGTTTGCTCAGGCTGTTCGTGAGGTTATTCCTACGATGAAGCCAGGTATTCTTAAAGGTGAGTTCATTAACATGGTGAAGATTATGGATGCTGGTGGTACCTTGCGTGAGGCTCTGGATGAGTTTGCTGCCAGGGCTCCGAATGACGGTATCCTGACGTTTGTTCGTTCTGTTCAGTCTGCTACTGAGGTGAATGCGTCGCTGTCTGAGATTCTTGAGTCTCGTGCTAAGGCGTCCAGGCAGGAGTTCTTTGCTCTGGTTCATGAGAAGACTGCTCAGTTGGAGTCGATGATGTGGACACGGCTTGCTCCGACTCTGCTGCCTGCTGTTCTGATTATCTCTGTGGCTCCGTCTGTTGTCGCCATGGTTGAGGCGCTTGGATGAAAGACAAAACAGCAATGGTATTAGTCAAGTAAGTTGTCTACATCTGTTGACTAGTACGTCCTCACTGTCATCTACATACCGCCTACGTTTTTCTGAAGTCCTTACCTACCACTGATTTTAAGGAAGTTCAAGAAGTCTTATGTCTATCGTCAATCCTTTTGGAAGCAGAGACTCTGGTAAGTCTGAGCCGCCTGTTCAGCCCAGACCAGTAACCCCAGGTCGTAGAAGCGCCTCATCTTTATCAAAGGACAGGGGTGCTCCAAAGAACCAGCAGGCAGTACCATCAGTGTCAGCAGGTCTGGAACAGAGTCGCAATCAGGCACTACAGCATTCTAGTTCAACCACACCCACTGCTTCTACAACACACGAGAGCGCAGTGACATCTTCTGTCTCTCAGTACAGTCATGGCGCATCTGGTTCCTCAGCAGCGCTGTCATCATCTTCTAGGAGCGTTTCTGATGACGTGTTCAACGACCTTCTGACTGACGATGATGAGACAGGAATACTGAGTGAGTACACCAAGGCCCGTGCCGCTGACTCATCTGCCTTCGAGAGTGCTCTTAGCGAGTTCGAGGAGGAGCGTAAACGACTCAGAAGACTGTACCCTACCAGTGGTATCAAGCAGTCTCGTTTCTTGCTTGTTGACACGCTTCTGAAAGCCCCTAAGACATTCTTTGACGCCTATGCCAAGGATGTTGAGGAGGGCGTCATCTTTGTCAGGAACAGGCTCACAGACACCGGGCAGTCTGACCTGGTTCGTGATGCGCAGGAGCACCCGACCGAGGAGGAGTTTCAGGAGAAGGCGTTTGACGCTGTGCACTCGCTGGCATCTGAGTCTCTTGCTCATAGTCGCTGGCGTGACACTCACAGAGCCATCATCATCTCACTGATCTGTAACGAGATTATTGGTTTCGGCATTCTGGATCCGCTCTGGCGTGACAGCAAGGTTACTGAGATCATGTGCAACGGTCCATTCGATGTCCAGGTCGAGATTGCTGGTGAGGTGTACAAGGTCCCGTGTCTGAGGTTCAAGAACGCCAACCACCTCTCAGACCTTTTGGAACGTCTGTACCGTTCTGTGGGTAAGGTGCTGTCACAGACAACCCCACGAGTCAAGGGGCGCTTGCACGACAAGTCCCGTATGTTTGCTGTGCACACATCTGTTGCTCCAGATGGTCCGAACTTCAACATCCGTCGTCACCCGCAGGGTTTCTGGACGCCGCAGTCAATGATTGACAAGGGTGCATCCAGCCAGGAGATGATGACATTTATCGGCAACCTTCTCTACAAGGGTGCCTCATGCTTCGTTGTTGGATCCACGTCGTCTGGTAAGTCTCTAACTTTAGACAGCGAGATTCTTCTACCAGACGGATCTTATACAACAATGAAGGACGTCAAGCCTGGTGATAAGGTTGTTGATCGTTTTGGTAATGTAGTTGGGGTTACTCACAAGTTCATGCAGGAACCAAGACCTGTCTACAAGATCACATTTGACACAGGGGACCATGTTTTCTGTGACCTTGAACACAACTGGCTTGTATCTACTACTTCTTCTATAAGAAAGAACTTAAACAAGTTGCGAGCTAGGAGAAATAGCCTTCTAAAGGATCAGCAAGTATTCAGTGACCATGTAATAGACAGACTAAAGAAAGAACTGGAAACATGCTCTGATACTGACACAATCACCTCAGATGAGATCTGTGAGATAATTGAGAGGTCTGCTATACCTCGACGCCTTAATGACAAATTTGCTGAGTATCACCGTAAGCCAAAACCCAAGAAGGAGATTCTGTCACAACTTGTTGAATATGGTTCAAATCTAATAGGCTCAGCCAGAGGTAAAGTGAAGCCGCTTTATCAAGTAAAGACAACTCAAGAAATTATCAATTTGATGGATTCTGGAGAGAAGGTGTATGTTCCTCTTCCTTCAGCAATTGAGTTCAGTAATAGCATGGACGTTGACGAACTACCAATACACCCATACCTATTTGGTCTGTGGCTTGGTGATGGCTTTTCATCGGCATCTAGACTTGCTGCAGATCCTGAAGATGCCCATGAGTACAACAAAATTTTTGAGGACCTGGGCATTGGTAAAGATATACTGTCTCTCTGTAAGACTCAAGACAGAGAGATTGTGTGGAAGATAAACATTCCTGGTTTCAGAAGAACACTTCATGATTTAGGAGTGCTCAGCGAGAAGGGCAAGAAAATGCCCACAAAGTTTATCCCAGAAATCTACATGAGGTCTTCAGTCACTGCTAGAAGAATGCTTATAGCAGGACTACTCGACTCTGATGGGTGGTCGAATGAAAAGTCTTGGGGGTTCAGCAATACTAACACAAAGATTTTGGATGGTATGAGGAAGGTGCTGTTTAGTCTAGGCATCAAGTCTACTGCTAACGCAAAGAAACAAAAAAAGAAGCACCATAGAACATGCTATGATTTGCATATTGCTTCTAGAGAGAAGTTGGGGATGTTGAGCAGGAAGAATGCCAAGATTCAGCAGCCCAAACAGCAGCAATCAGAGAGTGTTAGAGCAAAAAAGATTCTTTCAATTGAGAAAACAGACAGAATTGAGGAAATGGCTTGCATCTCTACTGATGGACCAGACCATACATACATCACTGGTCCATATACAGTGACACATAACACCTCTATGCTGAATGCTCTGACAGGTTTCTATCCTGAGCGCGCTAGGATCCTCACCCTAGAGGACAACTTAGAGATGAAGCCGAATCCTAAGAAGTTCCTTGCTGCTGCTATGGAGTGCAAGGAGCCATCTAACAGCGATGGAGGCGCTACAGGCACGAGTATGCGAGATCTTGTCCATGCTGCAATGCAAATGAGACCTGAAAAAATCGTCCTGGGAGAAGTCAGCGACAGTGCTGCATACGACTTGTGCCAGGCTCTCAACACTGGTCACTCGGGTATGAGCACCTTTCACGCAAACTCCTCCCAGTTGTCCATCACTCGTATCTGCTCCCTTGTGGCCCAGTCAGGTATGACAACAATTGAGGGTGCTACAGACCTGGTTGCAGCCGCGTTTGACTTCATCATCAATGTCCGCCACTTCCCGATGGATGGTTCCAGACGTATCGTCTCCATTGACGAGGTTGGTATGGAACCTGTTGAGATTGGTGGAAGGTTGACGCTTCCTGTGAGACAGTTGTGGCGATTTGTTGATGACGGGTTGACACCTGAAGGAAAGGTTAAAGGTCACTGGGAACAGGTCAGTGATATTTCGCAGGCCAGGAAGGACGCCAAGATGCTCGACATGGAGAAGGATCTCACCTGGGAGCAACTAAGGGAACTGAGCAGTCTTCCAGAAGGAGAACTTGAGGTATGAGTACAGCATCAGCACTATTTCCGTATCTGCTTGCACTTGGTTACACTGCTGCTGTTGCGGCTCTGATTGTCATTGTGTACGCCATCAGGAGGAACAGTCGTAAAGAGTCCTCCTATGATGACCAGTTGCAAGAACTTCTTCTGGACGATGAGGAGTACCAGTCAGTCTCCACCAAGCCGTCACTGTGGGGCAGATGGGATCGCTACTGGGGTGACACCCTGAAAGGGGCTGGTATTGCTCGTTACGTTGATGACAACTCCTCTGCTGGTCGTGATGTCCTTGCCTTGGCTCTGGTGACAGCGGTTCTCGGATCTGTCATCACTCAGCAGATCTACGCTGGACCTCTGATTGCTGCTGGTGCCGTGTACGTCACGTCCTTACTGATGAGAATGCGTTTCAACCGCAAGAACGAGGACCTGAATGAGCAGATTCCTGGATTCCTGTTCTCGTTGAAGGCTAATCTTCAGGCTGCTGACACCAACGAGCGCGCTGTCCTGAAAGTCATTGACTCCATGCCGTCACCTCTCTATGACGATCTGGTTGTCGCCAAGAACCGTCTGCTTTCATCTGGCTCGTTCAAGGACGCTATGGAGGACCTGAGCGCCAAGACAACATCTGCCGACCTGCAGTTCCTGTGTGCTTGTATGATTCAGGCTTCAGCAAGTGGTGCTAACATGGTGAACCAGATTGACTCCATCCAGAAGGTGCTGGAGTCTCGTAGGCAGGTGTCTGATGAGATTAACCGTGCTGTCAAGGCGGTTCAGCCTGCGGTCTGGATTGCCAGTGTTACTCTGCCTGGTCTGTTCCTTGCCTCGTACTTCACTGACTCGGCTGCTCAGAACTTCTGGTTTGTCAGCCCGTTCTCATGGATTGCCATTGGTGCTGCCGTGTTCCTGTATGTTGCTGGTCTGATGATGGTCAAGCAGCAGGTGGACAAGATCAAGAACATGTAGTAAATTAGAACATTGAGATTTTCTTGATAAAACCTACAATCCTGTGACTGCAATTATCTCAGCAGTCACAGGATTTTTGTTTATATTGTAGAAAGATTTTTGTAGTTATTCAACAATAACAGATCGCTTGTGCAGCGTGCAGTCTTTTTCTGCCAGTACATACAAGTAGGTCAACACAACTTTGATATACAGGAAATGATGTACTGTCACCTACAGTATGTCCAGTGAGATCCATCTAACCTCTCTGTTCTTACAATGAAAAGAGTTGCGCGTATGACCACTTTTACTGAACCAGATCGTATGACACTGGAGTTCTGTCTAAGTCAGAAGGAGGTCATCAACAGCAATATGACTTTCAAGCACTTCATGCAGAAGGCTGTCATGGTTGACAACCTTCGTTCCAAGTCTGCTGAAACGGGAGCGTCGAGACATCCTCAGTCTGAACTGGTGTACAAGTATCTTGAGGATCTGGACACAGAGAGAAAGAACGCTGCCGCTAGAAACCGATTGATGAAGTCTCTCAAAAAAGATAAGGACATCACTCAAGAGGAGATTGACAGAGAGATCGCTCTACTGGAGTCCACCATGGATACTGAACCGTCTCTAAGTCCTGAGGAGAGGTCAATTATTCAACCACTGTTCAGTCATTTCGGAGTCAGTGTAACTGTGTGCCCACCTACAAGGAGACGTCTGGATCCTCCAAACCTGTACCCTACAGTCAAGGCGCTGATTGACGGTCTGACTGATGCCTGTTGGTGGTCTGATGACGACTTTACTCACCTACTATATACCAGTTTTCGTTATGGTGGGCTTTCAGGAGAGAAAGGCAAGTGGAAGATTATCCTGGATGTCGTCAGAGTTGATTACAGTGAACTTGGTGACTACATCACCTCTCCTGACTGATAGGTGACTACAACAACAGAGTAGTTCTGACAAGAAGCACAACGTACCTCTATTATGTTTTGCACTGAACAGGGGTACATCTTTTTGCTTGCCTGAACTACTAAAAGTAGCGTTCCTCTCTACTCTTCTCTGGGATATTGACTTGTGTTCAACTATGCTATATCTCTGACTCTTACATGAGATAAAACTACCACACTATCTGGACTCTTGGAATACGAAGAGAATCCTTTCGAGAGGAATCTATGAGTAACAACTACGTCCCAATATACAACTTCACGAACCTGTTTCACCGGGACATTCTTCTTTACGCTATTGGTGACTGGCGTCTTGGCGCGCCACTGTCAATGAGGCGAGTGGGATACACGGCTTTCTTCGCTGCTATCTGGATTGTTCCGATAGTCTACATCTTTGGTTTTCACATGAACCCCTACTTCCTGTTCCTTCTCGCTCTGCCTCCGTTCTATCTCGGTGGAGCAGCATCAAAACCCATCTGGGGCGGACGAGGATTCATGGAGTTCATTACTGTCAACATCTCATACGCTCTGTCACCTAAGACATGGAGCGACCTTCGTGCCACTGACAACATCTCTGACAGTGGTGAGGGTTTTGACGTTGACTACAGTGTGTGGATCTCTCGTCGTCGTGAAATGCGGATGTTGACAGATGAGATTAATGAGGGTCTGATTCCTCTGGTCTCTGATGATGACAGCGATGACTCTTCTGACAGCATAAATGACTTTGATTCAGTTGATGACGAGAACCTTTGGGATGAGGTAGAGGATGAGGAACCTGAGGTTATGATGGAGGTAGCACGATGAGGAAGTACTCGACATCCATGTACATTGGATACACCTCTCAGGGTGTGCGAAATCCGGTGTTCTTTGACACACACACTCAGGTTCTCAACAACAAGCCACCTGGTGTTCTGATTACTGGTCAGCCTGGTTCTGGTAAGACGTATCTGGTTCTCACGCTCATCAGTATCTCTGCTCTGCTGGGTAAGGTCTGCATTATTATTGACCCTAAGGGTGACATGCTGAACCTGCTTGAGATTCAGAATGACATTGGAAAGATGAACTTCTGGAACCTGTCTGGAAGGAACCAGAAGGGTGTGCTGGATCCGTTCTACATGGCTGACCCTCAGGACCGTCTGCAACTGGTTATCGAGACCATTGAGATGTTCCTTGGTGGTATTCCTGAGGACCAGATGACTGCTTTGACGCCTATCGTCAAGGACGCAATCAACGAGCCTGTGCCGTCTTTGCTTCGAGTGACTGAGATGCTGAGAATGAGTGACAGGATTGAGGCCAGGAACCTTGGTACACGACTTGACCTTATCAGTAAGATGCAGTTCGCTGAACTCTGTTTCGCGCCTGGTAATCGTAACCGTAAGCCAATCTCTGTGTCTCAGGGTGTTACTGTCGTCACAATGGTTGGTATGGAACTACCGAAGAAGGCTTCTGTTGACTCCAAGTTGACGAACAGGCAAAGACTGACAGCAACAATCTTCTTCCTGGTGACAGACTTCGTTCGTCGTGCCATGGACGCCTCTGAGACAAACATCCCAAAGGTCCTGTTCATTGACGAGGCTTGGGCTGTTCTGCAGACTGAGGCTGGTGCCAGAATTGTCAGCCAGGTTGCTCTGCTGGGTCGTTCCAAGCAGATGAGTCTTGTCCTGGTGACACAGAACGCCTCTCACATCGGGGCACTGGACATCGAGAACACCATCTCCACGAGGTTCGCGTTCAATACGTCCCGTGAGGAGGCGCGAGCCATTGTCGCCAGCATGGAGATGCCTGTTAATGAGGGTTTTGACAGTGCTCTGGTTGAGTTGGGTGTTGGTGAGTGCCTGATGCAGGACTATGAGCGTCGGTTCTCTACTGTTCAGATTGATGTGGAGTCATGGGCTCCGAACTGGGACAGGGCGTTCAGGAACACGAATCCTTTGGAGAGGATTCAGAACCAGAAGAAGTCCTCTCAGAAAGGTTCATCGTCTGGCAAACAAAGACCATAGAACACAGATCCTTTGACAACAAAACTCAATATACTATCTTCAACTAAAATGTAAAGAATACACCATCTTTACGTAGAAGATTTATAGAATCCCGTGGAAACCCTGATATTCCACGGGATTTCATTTCGTCTCGTGCTAAAGGAAACCTACCAATGGCTACAATAAAAAAGACACGTAAAGGCAGTGGCAGGAAGAAGAACACCCTGCTTATCTTTTTTGCAGTTCTGATTGTCTCAGGAATCTTTGTCGGAACAGCCACACTGGCTAAAAACCTTTACGAGACGGAGACCTACTACACCTTAAAGAAGGACGTTCCGGCTGACACGCAAATCACTGCTGACATGCTTGAACCACACGTTGCTGCCAAGGGATCCATCCCGTTTGAGAGTCTTCTGACTGTTGGTGACGTGCAGTCCAGTGACAATAATGATGCCATCTACTCTGCTGTTCGTCTTCGTGCTGGAGAGATGGTTCCATACTCTTCCATTCGTTCTGGTAACGACGACCTGAAGAAGCAGATTCCTCAAGGATGGGTGCTGACAAACTTCTCTGTTGGTGCTGATGATGCTGTTGGCGGTCGTATTCAGCGTGGTTCCTACTTCGACATCATGGTTGCCACTGCTGATGGTGGTTACTACCCGTTCATCAACGTCAAGGCTCTGGACACGACAGTAGACCTCTCTGCTGCCTCGTCCTCTGACGCTGTGAACACTGAGGAGGCTCACTCCGGTCAGACAACTCAGTACACAGTTGGTCTCACCCCTGAGAACGCTGCAAAACTTCACTCCATCATGGCTCAGTACGGTAACAGCGTCAAACTCGTCCTGTCCAACGGAAAGTCAGATGTCGCCAGCCATGCAGGAACAGGTTCTTTCTCTGGTCAGCAGCCTCTCTCAGTGGACCCTGACCCGAATGGTAAGGCTCAAGACGGCAAGCAGAAGTCTGGTAACAACTCAGGTCAGTCCAATGCCCCTGCTGGCAACGTGTCCAGTGTTCCACAGCAGTCCGAATCAGATCAGCAGTCAGGTGAGCAGAAGAGTGACAACAAGTAATTAGTCATTGTTGTTGATGATTAAACATTGTCAGGGTGAGAATCTTTTAGTCATTCTCTTTACCTGATATATAGGGTGTTCAGGATTTAAGAAAATGTCCTGAGCACCCTAATCTTTAAACTACCACCAATAAACCACGTGTTTTGCAGATACTAAGAATAGTTAGAATGCAGATAGTCGTGTGTCTTCGAGAGCAGGGATTACTTTGTCAGTTAGAACCCCCAATGCAGTCTACATCGGTGCTGAGGCAGACGCTTTTACCTCGAAGTTTCAGAAACTCAAGAAGGACTGGAACTGGTATGCGTGTGACAGTATTCAGTCATACCTGGATGAGTTCAACAGGGATGAGAACGGCGAGGAACTTGCTGAACCAGCAGACTTCCAGGTGATCATTCTCAACGACTTCAGTTTCGATCATCACCCCACCAGCGAGAACCACACCCACAACTCAGAGTTTGAAGACCTGATTGTCAGCATGTCGCCATACTGCCTGATGATTGTCCTGTCATATCACCCTCAGTGGATGAACCGTATTCAACAGGTCGTATCCAACCATCCCCAGGCAAGCGATCAAACAGTCTTCTACTTCATTGACCCACGTGACGCCAACTCCTCCATCAGGCGTAACTTCAACAACACGATTAACCTGTACCTGAACTCACCTGAGACAAGTGACCAGTACACTGTTGCTGTTCTGTCTGGTATTGATCCTGAGGCTCCGGTTGAGGATGCCGAGCAGAACCAGAATGGTCAGTGGGTTGACAACGGTGCTCCCATCAAGGTTGACGAGTACCAGTCGTACTACGAGGATGAGACAGCAGGGAAGAGCGACTACCTGGGTCAGGTCATTGCCTGCACATCCAGCAAGGGTGGTTCTGGAAAGTCAACTGTGGCTATCTCTCTGGCTACATATCTTGCTCACGCCTCGCATAACTCTGTTGCTGAGGGTCTGGAGAAGCGGCCGTTGAAAATTGTGGTTCTTGACCTGGATGTTCGTGATGGTCAGATCGGATTCCTGACTGGTACGATGAAGCCGAACGTCCTAAACATGCGTTCCAATGGCATCAACGAGGCGTCACTAGCGTCAACAGTCATCCACAGTAACCGTCTTGGTGTTGACCTTCTCCTGGCACCTAAAAAGCCGCGTCTGAGTGATGACACTCCTCCGTCGTTCTACGCTGACCTGATTCAGTTCCTTCGCAGGCGCTATGACTACGTGATTCTGGACACGTCTGTGAACTACCTTGATCCTCTTCTGGAACACGTAGCCTACCCCATGGCCGATGCGATTGTGTTTGTCACAGACATTGTTGTCAACTCTGTGTACTCGATGACTCGTTGGGTGATGGAGGTGACTCGTCCCGTTGAGGAGAATGGTATGGGTATTCCGATGTCCAAGGTTGGTGTTGTCGTCAACAAGTCCATCGCTGGCGTAAACATGAGTGGTGAGAAGTTGCAGAAGGCTGCTGTGGGTATCCCAATCATCACAGTTATTCCTAACAACGCGAAGTTGATGGCTCACGCTGCCAACCTGCAGTCGATGGAGTCTGTTCTGCGTCACGAGGAGATCAGAAAGGCTATCAGGCGTCTTGCTCGTGCTCTTGTTGGTGACTCATACACTCTCAGCGAGAACGTTATCAACTGATTTCACAAAAAATCTTCCTGAGTGACCTAAAACGTATTTGAATGACAGTCCAAGTTTGACAACAAGGTTGAGGTCCACTCAGGGAACATCCTCCAGGGTCATGGTTTTAGTGGTAGGGAACCATGACCCTGGTTCTTTTTTACCTGTTCTGCCCTCTCATTTTGCTGTCACTGGTGATCGCATTTATCTCATTGTTGTGAAATAGTAAGTAGAACTCATACATGAGAAACGTTACAGGAGCGATTCTGAGAGATGATTGCGTTGCGTCAACCACTTGTTCACAAACACTGAAAAATCCTGAAATCCTGTTGATAAACAGATTTCGCCCCTTGAAAACACTTGTATATATGGTGTGTTTTCAAGGGTCGTTACAGGAGCGATTCTGGTGAGTGCTAGTTCAGGCGCAGAACTGCTCTGTGAACTCCTCTGGCGAGATGAACTTCACGTTGTGCTTGTGTGCTTTGACTATCTTAGAGGAACTGCCCTGTGAGTCAGCAATCATATAGGTTGTTGACGCCTTTGGGGATGAGTGGAACTCTCCTCCGTTGCTCTCAATAAAGTCAACCATCTCGTTCCTGTTGCTGAATGGTTCAGGCACCTTCCCAGAGATCGAGAAGGACAGACCAGCAACAGAAGACTGATTCCTGCTCGTAGAAATGGCACCGCCTTCTTGACCAAGGTTGTTGTCATTGGACTCCGAACTGTCACCAGAGGTGTTGTCAGCAGATGTTTCACGTGAAACACGGCTGCCTTGATCTGGCGTGAACAGGACTCCCAGACTCCTCATTGTGGAGATGACTTCTCTGTTTGCCTGCAGTCCATTATGCAGAATCTCTGCTCTCTTGGCTCCAAGTGTTGGTACCTGTGACAACTTCTCTGTGCTTGCTGCGAGAAGATTGTCAATGGTTCCGAAGTGCTCAGCAATCTTTCTGGACGCTCGTCTACCAATCTGAGGGATTCCTAGTGATGACAGCAGCCTGGAGAACGGAAGACTCTTGCTCTTCTCAATCTGTTCTACAATCTTGGATGCTCTAACAGAACCGAGCAGGACAGGCGATCCTATTGAACTGGTTCCAGTCTGTAGTGCTGCCAGAGTTGCCTCATCAAGTCTGTACAGGTCGGCTATAGATGACACCAGTCCTGAGTCTCCAAGTGCTTCTACTACTGATGGACCAAGCCCGTCAATGTCAAGGTTGTCTCGTTTAACAGCGTTGACGACAGACTGGAGTGTTCTGGATGGACACTTGCTGTTCGTACATGTCATTGTTCGTGGCGGCCATACTCCGTCCTTGTCGTCATAGTCAAGCACGGTGTTGCAGACAGGACAATATGAGGGTACAGGAACGCTCCCGCTGTTCTCTGGACTGCTGACGACTGAGACAATCTGTGGGATAATCTCGTTTGCCTTCTCAAAAATTACGGTGGATCCTACCCTGACGTCAAGGCTGTTCAGGTGGTTCATGTTGTGCAGTGACGCCTTGGATACGACTGTTCCGTCAAGAGGAGTAGGGTCGAACACTGCAACAGGTGTGATTCTTCCTGTTCGTCCTACAGTGAACTCGATAGATCTGACAGTACTGACTGCCTGTTGTGCAGGATACTTCCATGCCGCCTGTGACAGTGGGTGATGTGAGGTTGAGCCCATAGAATCCAGCATAGCGGCTTCATTGACTGGTTTGATGACAACACCATCAGCCTCAAAGGGAAGACTGTCCAGAACCGTTCCCAGTGCATGAATGCTATTCATCACCTCATCAGAGTCATTCAGTTCACTAAACTTGATCTGTCCAGCATGGATTCCTGTCAAATCATTAGCAGTCATGAAGCCATTACGGCTCATCCAGGTACTCAAACCACCATTGCCTGAACCATCAGTAGCGTCAACATACTCTCCATCAACAAGAACACTGTACACTACGAACGTCATCTCAGCACTGAACCCAAGACCTTTTGTTGCTCTGTTGACAAGACCAGCACCAGCGTTCCTCGGGTTACTGAAAGGCTCTCCACCTGCCTCCTGTCGTGCTTGTGACGCCTTCTCAAACTGGTCTCCAATGAACAGCACCTCTCCACGAACCTCAAACTCAGAAACCCTGGAGGAATTACCAGTAGTAGAAACATGTGAGGCAAGCGTACTCATGTCAATACTTGCTGGCATGAAGTTGATGAACAGTCCTGTTGACTCTGGGTCTGACAGGTATGTGCAGTCCTCTCCTGTGGTTCCGTTGCCTCTGGTGGAGATGAGTGTCAGGTCGCCATCAGAGTCATAGACGGCAGAGACAGCCAGGCCGTCTAGTTTGAGTTGCAACTTGAACGACTCAGCACCGTGCTCGCTGGTCTTCTGGATGAAGGACTTCAGAGCGTCCTCTGTCTTCATTTTCTGTAGTGATAGCATAGGTGGAACATGTGTCACCTCACGCCTGGACTGAGATGCAGAACCACTTGCACTGGTGCTGTTATCAGTATCAGAGTCGCTGTCAGCCTTGTTGCTCAGTGAAGCCCCTAGAAGTACATCTCCATGACCAAGTACTCGCCAGCCGTCAGAACCCTCTACGAACAGTTCTGAGTACTCGCCAGTGTCACATACTTCTTGCAGGAGGTTCTGGTTTGAGTCAAACTCAGCATCAGACATGTCTGGCTCATCACCAGAGTAGTACGCCTGTGACGCCTTGATGAGCAGTTGAATCAGGTCCTCTGTCTGTGCACAAGTAATTGATGGTGTAATCAAGTTGTACTCCTTTGGAGGTCTTGTCATGGTGCCTACTATGTTTTATGCACACTTCTACCTATGATCTAATATAGCACAAGAACGTCCTGAAATCCACTCGTGCTTCATCCAGGACGTTCTTGACTCTTGTTGTGAGAATGCTGTTTCTTTACTTAGATCTCATTGACTATCTGCTCTTCCTTAGGAGTGCTTCTTGAGCATGCTCTTTAGGTAGATGGGGTCTGGGGCGTGTGACAACCCCTCTGCCTCGCTGCATCTTCCGTCGTTGACTGCCTCTGCGATACGGTACTCAATGGTTGTCTCTCGGTCTCTCATGTAGTCCTCCAGAGCAACAAGGTTTCCTTCACGGATGAGTCGCCTGACCTCCCTGTCAAAGTTCAGGACCGAGAACAGAGCAAAACGACCCTTGCCGTCAGGTGTCTTCAACAGTGTCTGGTTGGCGATTCCTCGCATGTTCTCCTCCAGTGACGCCATGATACGGATCTGGTCGTCACCAGTGTACAGGCTTCGTATTCTGTTGATTGTCGCTGGTGGGGTGTTGGTGTGGATGGTTGTCAGAGCAAGGTGTCCGGTCTCAGCGGCTCGAAGGAACTCGTCAACCTCTATCCTGTTTCTGACCTCACCCACCAGAATGACATCAGGGTCCTGACGCATAGCAGAAACCAGAGCGTTGCTGAAAGACTTTGCGTCGCTGCCGACCTCACGCTGAGTGATGAACGCCTTCCCGTCGTCAGGGTACATGAACTCAATCGGCTTCTCGATAGTGATGATCTTCTGCTGTCTGGTGAGTTGCATCTGCCGGATGAGGGATGCGAACGTGGTTGTGTTGTGTGTAGGAATGTATGACTCTGAGCACAGGAAGAGGTGTGATGGTGAGTCAACCTCCAGACAGAAATACGTGTCAGGGTCGTCATTTACTTCAGTGATCTTGGTGATGTATGTGTACTGCGGATCCAGTGAACCAGCACTGCTCTCATCATAGTCGTAGTCATACAAGTCGTCATCCTTGTCTGAGGGAAGATTGTAGATAGGCGTAAAGTAAAAGGTGTAACTCTTGCCAGACTCGTTGCTGTGGTTGCTCTTCTCAGTGATGGACTCTACCTCCCATCCAAGAGAGCAGGCGACAGAGCGAACCTTCTCTGCAATACTCCTGTCAGACAGGGTGACTGAGGTGTATCCAGAGATCTTCTGTGTCACAGATCCTGTTCCAACGACACCCATCATGAACATCACCTTGTTCTCTGTCGACCACGACAGAACCTCGTCCTCAAGAACTGACTGCACCTTGGAGTAGTCTGACTCTCCTGCTATCTCAGTACCGAAGTCATATGGGTGTGCTGATGGATCAACCCATCCACCATATGGCATCACTGGTCCAGAGAGCATGGGTACACCCCAGTTTCTCTGGTAGTTGCCGATCTCGTAGGACATGACGCCGATCTCTTTCAACTGCTGTGTGGTGAGTGTCAGCATGACTCCACGGTCTGGTGCTGAGGTCCTGTCCTCGTTCTCTGCTCTGAAGAAGTGATCCTCAACGATGGACATGCAGACTTTTCTGGCGGGGTACATCATCTGTGGGTTGTGTCCGGTGATGGTTGATGGTGAGCCTGTGAAGTGGTTGTCAAGCCATAGAGCCAGTGCTGTTCGTGTCCGTAAGGTCTCAGCGATGTCCAGCAAGTCATCACGAGAGATCTTGGAGAGTTCGTCTGAGGAGACTCCAATCCGTGTGAACTCGTCGATTTCTGAGTCTGTGAACACTGGAATCAGGTTGCTCTTCGCGTTGTAGACTGGTATCTCGTTCAGGTTGTAGACGTTCCACAGGTGGTTTCCTCCGGCACGAACAACCTGACCGTTGGAGAAGTAGATGTCGTAGAACCGCTCTGATCCACCCTTGTGCTTCTTGATGACGGTGCAGTCGTCTCCGTTCTCGTCGAAAACGATGTCTCCGACCTGGATGTCTTTCAGGGCCTTGAATCCTCCTGGGAACCTTCCTGGAATGAGTGTGGTGTCTTTGAGGTCCTTACCGGATCCTGTTGCTCCACCGAGACAGAATCCTCCACGAGACAGGTTCGTCCACTCAACGAGAGATGGGTCCACACCAAGGTCGTCAGGTGTTGGAATGACGTCGTTGATGATACGGAAGACGAGAAACACCTGTCCGAAACTCTTACCAACACTCATACGCAGACGACGGCCATGGTACTTTCCCGCCCTGACGACATATGAAGCATCAAGTTCAAACGTCTCTGTGAGGGTCTGCTGGTTCACGTGGCTGGTGATGTTCTCATAGATTCTGGTGGTCACCTCACCTGGGATGATGCCTCGTTTCTCGTCCCTGATGATGTCTCCCAGAACACGGAAAGCGATTCTCTTGTTAGAGTCGATGTGGATGTCACTGGCACCCATGTCAATGGCCTCAGTGATAATCTCATCGATCTTGAAGCCTCTGAACAGTGCCTCGTCCTCGTCGTCAGGGTTGAATCCCAGATCCTTCTCTGGTTCGATGTTGTCGATGATGGATCCCAGGGCGTCTACAGCTTCTTCCCCGTAGTCAGCAGCAAGGTCGTTGTCATAGTCATCGTACTCTGATGACTCGTAGTCAGTACTGAACGGGCTGTCCTCTTCATCGTCATATGGTTCATCTCCATGAGTGAAGACAACCTCGTCATAACCATCATCTGTGTCAGCAGCATACTCCACGTCCTGAGCGAACTGACCAAGAACGTCATCAGCAGAGCCACTAAAACCATGACTGTTGTCATCATAGGACTCGTCAGCACTGTAGGCGTACTCCTCGTCATCTACGTACTCACCACTGTCAGCCCACTGGTCGTCAGTACTGTAGGAGTCCTGACCAGACTCGTCATAGTACATGTCATCAGCGTCAGTAGGTGCAGCAATCCTCTCATCAGTGTTGTCTGCCTGTGCTGCACTAATGTACTGACCAGAAGCAGCAACGCCCTGAGTTACTGATGGAGTATTCTCGTATCCTGTTCTAGTCTCGTCAGAGTGTAGTGGAACCCTGTCGTCAAGTCCAGGAATAATGGTTGGTCTGTTACCCATGTCACTGTACGACGCTGCTGTTGACACTCCTGGTTGTGGTGTGTACAGGTCGTCATCGTCATCGTCCAGGAAGGGGTTGCTCTCAGGATTCACGTCCTTCAAAGACATGTTTGCTGCTGATGTACTGAATCCGCCTGTCTGGTACCTGTTGTCCAGTTGTACGTTCTGCTGGTTCTGTGCTACTGACATTGAGTGTTCTCACTATCGCTGGTTGTGGTAGATGATGCTCTCAACAGATGACTCAAGAGACGTTTACCTGTGTAGAAAATGCTTGAAAATCACTGTTGCAACTGGTCAAAATATCACTTTATGGTCTTTTGCCATAGATAAGAAGTAACGAAGAAACGAGTGATTCATGTCGTTTTTTCTGCTCTATGAACATGTTAACTCCTTGCTGTGATGATGGTTTCACACGAGCATGTTTCACGTGAAACCATCATCCTGAATCTGTTCCGTACTCGTTCGTGCTTACTGCTCGACTGCATCCTGTCTGTATTTATGGATGTCTACTGTGGTGCTGGTTGTGCTCTAGATCCATTCCTGGTCTCCTGTGTCGAACAGGTTTCCGTTCATGTCACTCAGCCTCTCAATGGTCAGAGCGTTGGCAAGGAAGTTGGCTCCTGACTTGTAGAATGCTCTGTCCTGACTGTCAGGAGAGGTTCTTGCGAGGTTCCTGAACTCGTTTACAATCCTGTCTCTGGAGCGCTCAACGGCACGCTTGATCATGTCTGACACGACGACGTAACGAACCTCTCCATATGCGAACCATCCTGACCATCCCAGTGTTCTCATGATCTTGTCCATGTCTCCTGGGCTCTTTGGGGTCATCTCGATCTCGTATGCGACAGACTTTGACTGGCCCTTGTCGTTCCTCCAGTCGCGGTTGAGAATGAGGTCCGGCTGGTGCCACGCAGAGTAGTTGCTCAGGTCATCCTCCTTACCACACGGTACCCAGAGCATGGGGTAGCGTTCCATGATTCCTTCACGAACACCCTGGCTGAGTTCACGGTATGCCTTCATCATCTGTCGTCTGTACTCCGCCACACGCTCGTTCCTGGCCTCTATACCAATGCCTTTGTAACTGCCTGAGCACCTTCTAGCCATCCAGTCCTCGTTGTAGAACATGGCTGGACGTAGACCATGGAGGGCACACTCCTTAGCAAGAGTGTAGGCAAGGAGTGTGTTATGATAGGAGGTCTCACGTGACTTTAGACCTGTAACGTCCTTCTTCAAGGAGATGCAGTCCTTGTCCACACCAGAGCCGTGCTTGTACATCTGGTTGACTGCACGACGAGTGAGATCGAACATCACTCCGTCAATCTTTAAAGAGTGAGCAGTACGAAGCATCTTCATTTCTTTCAGCCCCTGTATCCTCTTGCGGGCGCTGGAGGCGTGCTTCATACCCAGTAGGACTGCTACAGGGTTGTACGTGCAAGCACCTGTTATGGCTGCCAACTCGAAGACGAGAATGTCTTTCTCAGTGATTGTCTTACGGTGATACTTCTTCTTCGGATCGCGTTTCTTGCGTCCAGGAATCGTCTCACCTGCTCTCTGGCGGCGTCTCAACTCTGCTTCCTCCTCCTTGGTTCGGACAGGGAAACCGACATGCGGAGCGAAGTCCTTGGTCTGCCTGGCTCCCTGCCATCTCTTCTCAGCGAAGTCATTCCCTCTGTTCTCAGGCAGGATTGTATTCAGGAAGTTGCGTGGTCTGCCTCTACCTCGTTTACGTGGAGCAGAAGGCGCAGAGGATTCTTCAGAATCAGAATCGTTCTTGACGCCACTAGAAGAGTCTTCGCCAACAGAACCAGAGCCTCTACTCTGCTTGCCTAGCACGTTGCTTCCAACCCAGTAGTGACCACTTGAAGAGCCTGTGTTAGTTGTGCTTGACTGAATCGCAGATGAGTTGTCCGAGATTGATTCATCTTTACTGTCAGTAGAGTCTGTACTCGATGTTTCACGTGAAACACTGTCTACATGTCTGTCAGAAACAGGTGTGTTAGATGCTTGTCCACCACCTGAACGATGTGGTTCTGACTCTGACGGACGGCTTACCGAGTGCCTTGCAGATGAATCAACAGGTCGTCTACCAAGAGAGTTGGAGGTACTGTCACTACTGTCTGACCTGCTCTCTGTGTTTCTGATGGCATTGTTTAGTGAATCACTAGAGTGTGTACTATGTGAGTCAGGGCGATTGTCTACTGAGTTCGATAACGAGTCATTGCTTGCTTGTGACTGTCTTGCAGAACTGTTGCCAGTACTACCTTGAACGTTTTGAGGCTCTTGTTGAGGCTCACTAATACTGGTTCTTGTGCTTTCCGAATGGTCTTGTGAGTGGGATGAAGACGGAATGCCAATACGTCTTCTGTGTGTTGTTTGAGGTGTTTCAGAAGATGCCTGGGCGTTATAAGAGGAAGCAGGGGAACGGCTTGGTTCATTATGTTCAGGCAGAGGTCGTCTATTGTCTGAACTACCCTTTACAGAGTCGTGTCTGCTATGGGTATGCTGAGCATCTGGTCTTCTGAGAGGGGCACGTCTTGAGGCAGTACCTTCTGTCTGCATATTTTCACGCTGCATGGTTCCACGTGAAACACTGTCTGACTTGACTGGCTGATGTACAGAATGACGAGACACACGAGAACCTGACTGGTGGTTGCCAGGGTTCTGCTGCGGCCTGACAGAGGCACTATGAGCACCTGTTTCTGAAGAGTTGGAGGCGGAGCGATAACTGCCTACTGTCTTCTTTGGCGTGTTGACATCATCGTCGTCGTCATCCAGCAAGGGGTTGTAGTCACTATCTACTGACTGATTCGAGTTACCTGAAAGGTTGTTACTTCCTCTTGCAGAAACGTCAGACCGGCTAGATGAACTATTGTCATCATCACTGAAAAGGTCATCAAGGATACTGTCACCAGAGCCAGAACCGCTCTTGTTCTCAGTCAATCGACCAGTATCACCAGGACGTGAAATCGACGCAGAACCATCAGGTGAGTTGAAGTTGATTTCAGACCTCATAGCGGTTAGGACCTCCAAAGGGTGAAGTGGTGACAGACAGGAAGAATAATGAAATGGTCAGTATTCTTGATTGGTTGACAGTTAGATGAACTGAATGAAAACGATGTACTGTTATTCTATCCAGCAAGAGAGAGAAGTCGAGCACAGTATGACTTATGTGTCATTGCTGTTCGTACTAAGTATTCTCAAAACATCTTTTGTCTCTGTTATTCTAAATGTATTGCGACACAAAGCACACAGAAGACGCATACTGGTATTTCAGACAGGCTGTGAATATGTGAAATGCTTTTAGCAGCGAGACGGACTGAATTCATATGGAATGAGTGAAAACCGCTTTTAAGAATGGCAAACAGAACATGAATTTATTTCTTCCTGCGTAAGAACAGACATGTGAGACATAAATCACAACTGTTTCGCGGTAATGCAGACAAGATGAACAAAGTAAGTCAGATAATGTCACGACAAGTATAAGAATGTGTTAAACATCATTAAAAACACCTCCATAAATACAGAGTGACAGCGTATGTAGTGACAAACATCACAGAACAAGGCTTCGACAGACCAGATAAAAGCAACTATCTGGTAGACTAGAAACCCAAAAACTTAATATCCGTTTCTACACTGGTCAAAATACCGTCCCGGCGGGCAGGACAAACAGGAGGACCTGTCAGTGCCCTAAGACAGAGCATAGTTCAACTAGGACATGTCCCAATAGATGAGGGCAGAAAAGAACATCAGATAGACAGACAAGATTGTCAGCGCATACATCTAGATAAGCAAATCATGAAGAAGAACAGTTCACACAGGGTGAAGGAATGAAGACTATTAACTAAGAGGTGTGAGACTTGGTACAAGAAGAAGACGTAAGCGCATACAGACAGAAGAAGGAGCAACAGGAAGATGTGAGCGCGTACAGTCATGAGAACATCAAGGGCAGAACTATTAACTCATAGGATGAGCAGGTAAGCGCATACAATCAGCAACACGTGATGAAGGAATAGTTGTCAGCGCATACATGCAGGCAAGAAGAGCAATTAACTAATACAGATACAAGTAAGCGCTGACAAGCAAGTAAGGATAAACTCGGGGAACTATTAACCCCTGACGGGTGACTAGTCAAAGTATCCTGACGTAACTAGGCGAGCCCGAGCCGGATACGGCCTCGCTCGCTGACGCTCGCTCGACCTGAGTTCCGGCATCATGTCAACAAGCATATATGCACACGTGGGCTTGGTACTCGCTGACGCTCGCACACTGCGCCCCCTTTATGTGTGCATATATGCTGTACTGGTGGCTGTGGTGACTGCCGTATCTGGTGAACTATGCACGCAGCGTCATGCTGGCAGGACTGGATGAAGTACTGTAAGCATGGTGTGGACAGAATTGGTAGCAAGCATGTGAACAAGAATGCTGACATGTATGCGTACAAGAGGGGTGCTGGCAAGTAGTGGTGCATGATGTGTGGGCGAGCGCTTAGCGAGCAACAGGTGACCATTGGGGTGAGGCGGTAAGCGAGCGTCAGCGAGCGGAGACTCACCAGCAAGGGGAACCACACAGGACAAGCGGACACCAGAGACCGCAAGCGAGGGAACGGGAACGACCAACGGTGGAACCACCCTGTGAGCGAGCGTCAGCGAGCGGTAAGGGTGGTGGAACCGGCAGGGAGTGTGAGTGGACTCGCGTAAGGGACTGGTGGTAGCGCAGGTGACTGGGGTGACACATAGAAGGTGAGAATGATGGAGAGTGGTGAGCACAGGGGCTGAACCCAAGACGGTAGTCGGGGTGCTGTAGCAGGGTGAGCACAGTAGTGCAGACAGACATGTGAACAGTATGCAGATAGCAGTGGCTGAGTAGCAGTATACAAGTGAGCATATGGTAGCCAGGCGGCGGGGGACCGTAGCGACCGTCAGGGAGCGGAGCACAGGTTGAGGGCGAGCGGTAGCGAGACCGAGACAGGAATGGGTACAGTTGCGGGCAAGAATGTAGACACGGGTGGTGGTACAGTGGCGATGGGTGGTAGAACAGGTGGTGTGTACAGTGGCGGCAGGCAGTATGTGGACAAGGGGTTGTTAGCAAGGTGTAGTTAAGAGTGTGGGCAGTTGCGGAGATGATGAGGACGGGAGCGCGGAGATGGGTGGAGAACAGGATGATTGGATGTGGGTCTGTGTCGGCTGGAGTCGCGGGGTGCTGTGGTTGGTGAGGCGGGAATGTGTCGTGTGGTTTTTCTTTTTTGTTTTTGGGTTTTGGGTGGGTTGAGTTATAGTTGGAGTGATTCTTCTCTCAGGTGTGTGGTTTGTGTTTGCGTGCTCGTGGTGGTAGACTGGTTTTGTCTGTCTTTCTTTTTTTGATCATCTCTTCTTCTTGTGTGGTAGAGGAAGAGGAGACTGAGGGAGTGTTTAGGTTCAGGAGTAAAAGTGCAAGGAGGTTGTGGTACTCAGGAATTGTTATAGTACTTGTCTCATTCATTGTTGTCATGTGCTTTTGACTTCTTTGGTACTGGGGACGACGGAATAGTCTTGGAGACAGGGGTTTCTAAGCGTTGTGTTTGTCCTAAGGAATAGTCGTACTCTTTAAGACTGCTTCTCATTGTGTGCTTGCTGTGTCCTTTACACCTTCTACGAGTTCTCGTTTTTGTTCTTGCTGCTTCTAAGGTGCTGCAATGCTGATAGATTCTGTGGTGCTGGCAGTGTTCTGGGCTCTTCTTTTCACAGATCCTGTTTCCACAGATTTTGGATCCTCTTTCCAGCAGTTGTTACTTCTCTGTGTTGTGCTCTCTTTTTGCTGCTGAATACTATTTGGTACTTTTGCTGGCTGAGAATGTTCTACCTGTTTTTTGTTAAAGGGCGCTCTGACTATTTTTGCTTTCTCTCTTCTTCTCTTTTGATTTGCCCCTCTTTCATCTTGTGATTTGTCTTGCTGCTCACACTGCTGACTCTTGCTCTTCTGCTGTTATCATGTGGGTTGGTGTGATAGCCTGAAAGGCTGTAGATGCTTCTGTCTGCTTCACGCGAGTCTTCTTTCAGTGTCAGTGCATGAGTCTTCTTGCAGGTATAGTGATGGTTAATGATAGTTGACAGCGATTGGTGGCAGTGACAGCGGTTTGCTGCAAGGGTTGGTTGCGAGTTTGAAGGTGTGGTGCATGTGCCTGTGCTCTTCCTGGCGCCGTCCTTGTGGTTTTAAGTAGATGAAAGATGCAGCAGGACTGGAGATGCAGTAGTAGACGAGTAGACGTCTTGTGACTCAGTTCACTTGCTGATGGGTTGCGTCTGTCGGCTACCCTGTTCTAGTATTGAGTCATCACCAAGGAGAACGGCTCCGAGGCAGGAACCCAAGGAGGACAAGATGAACGAACTTATCAAGGGTTACGAGCGGAAGATTGCGAACATCAAGTCTCGCATCAAGGCGTCAGATAGCCTGTTCGAGAAGGCTTACCTCTACTATGAGTTGAAGACGCATGAGTTCGCTCTCAGTGAGGTTAAGGCGCTGGTTGAACTCTGAGGGCTGACCTAGCCAGAGAGGTGCAATTGGTTCTCAAAGAGGTGTGCTTGGTTCACTTAACTGAGCACACTTCTTTTTTCTTATGACTAACCCCGCCCTCTCTCTTTGTAACTCACCTGTTTTTGTGGCTCTAGGCTGTGTGATGCTGGCGCTCTGGACTGCAAATAAGGATGTGCATGGTGTGTGCAGTCTGTCTGTTCTGGATTCCTTCAGGGTTGTAGATCTCGGTTGAGGCTGTGAGTCTCAGTAGATGTTGGTAAGGTCCAGATGGAAGTGCGTTAACAGCACATGTAATCGCCACTGGACGTATGGTTGCTGCTGAGGTTGGGGTCAAGTACCTGCAGCGGATGGCAGATGTCTCCTGCTGACTAAAGGTCTTCTTTTTAAGGACCTCTTTTTTGATTGCAGATCCCACCTTCGTTTACGGCAGTTTGATTGCAGGTCCGTTTATGACAAAATTAAGGTGAGTTCTCGTAGTCCTCTTTCTGTGCTGGTTGCTTCCTGTCGTCTGCTGCTCTCATGTAAGGATGTTTGTTGTGTGGGTATTGTTTGTGCAGGAGTGTACTCATTGTGCTGCATGATTCTAATGTGTTGGTTGTCGCCATGTGCTTGCAGGCTGGCTGACGTACACAAGTATGCGTGAAATCGTGTGGACTGCTAACCCTTGCACCTCATCCTTTTTCTCTTTCGGAACAGCGGTTAGACAGCAGTGTTTCTTAAGATGCCAAGAACTCTCTTAGAACATACCGCAAACAGCCTTCAGGAACGAAGGGGACAACGAAAAGCACCACTCCCGTCCCAGACAGGTGAGATGGGATCCTAGTCGCCAGATCACTCCTTGAGAGCCGCGAGCGCTGTGAGTTGGAGTCGTTATGGTTGCTCATGTCGCTCACCTGCTCGGATCTCTTCATGAATCTCCAGTCCTTACCTGAAAGACGTGAACAGGGCTGGGTCCGATCTGAATTCGAGATGACTGATCTGAAAGGGGTAGAGATGGGCGAGGCAGTGAAAGAGCGTCTGAGATTGTTGAGGTTGGATTGGTGGTGTTGTTAGATGACGGCACTGCGTGAGTCGCTGAATAGGTTGAGGGGTTGGCGTCAGGCTGAGTTGTTGGAGGGGGTTTAGGGTTGGCATCGGGTTGTGCTGTGGTGCTGGCTGGTAGGGACAACAACGCTACAGTAGCGCGCTGGCGACGGCGGGATGACCTCAGCAGGCGTTGAACCGCTGGCTTGGTGTGTGGCAGTGCACATCTTAATGGCTTGCACTCATCAGGTATGCAGGCATATACTTGATTCGTCTGGAATGAGAAAGGATCCCAAGATGAGCACCATTGACGGCTACAAGATTCACACCAATTTTTCAGGCAGCGCGTCAATCCTTGACCAGGATGGCGAGACCATTGCCACGCTCGAGCGCAGTGATGGCGGGATGGTTCCTAACCCTGGCTGGTGGTTCGCCCTACGCAGCCCGTCACATGCAGACATGATGGCTCACCAGGATGACCGCTGGTCCTACGCCGCTGCATGGGGACGCACGCGGAAGGAATGCGCTGAATCCTTCCTTAGCAAGGACTGAGAATCGACTGCCCGCGCCCGTCGCTTCACTACCCCGCCGGACACGATCCCAATCACTACCACCTAGCGAGGAGCCATGAGCATTTCCGTTGACGACTATGACGACCTGACCAAGTTTGTGGACCAACTTATGAGCCGCGCGGGACGACCAGGAGAGACTGCCACGGACCACTTCCGTGGAGTAGAGATCCGCTGTGAGGGAGTCCTTGGTGGGCGCCGTTGGACCGTGTATGGCTCAAAGACATTGGCGTTCGTTTCAGACATTGGCTGGGATGAGATGGATGACGTTACTGACCGTCTTATCCACAGCGGACTTATTCCGATTGAACAGTACTGAGAACGAAGGGGCACTTGGATGGTGGGTCTCCTTTCTGATCAGGGACTCTCCCTTCGATGTGTGATTTGTCTGTCGTTTGGATACGGTAGCAGCCTTCTATTGGTTACACCATTTCTTGAGTGTAGTTCGTAAGTTGGACAGTCAGAGACACCTGCACGTGCTTTATGCTCATGTTTTGTCTCAGGTCCAGGATGATTTGTCATGTGCATCTATCTTGCCTGAAAGGTTCACAGCCTGTCTAAAGAAACCTGTCTATCTGAAGCCTGAAGATTATGCCTGCAGCCTTGTTTGGAACAGGCAGGAAGGTTTTAGTGTCTCTCAGGATCACGCGGCCAGGTCTTTATGGGGACGACTATCTTATAACCTCAGGAAGCAGATTTCATCACAGACAGTAGAAGGTCATACTGCTTTACTGTCCATGTCTTCTTTTGCTGTCTGTTGTGACTCAGTGTGTCATGCTCCTGTTCTGCTGAGTAGTAGGATTTTTGCTCTGTTGGTCTGTTAGAATGCTGTGCCCTCGTGCTCTGTCGTTAGGCAGGACGTGCTGTTATGAGGCAGGGGATCGGGTTTTGGACAAGGGACAGGAGAATGAGGGACGACCACCTCTATTGCCTGTTCTGTTTTACTCTGCATGAGCAGTCTTCCCTCAGTAGTGGCAATCACAGTGATCATCATGGGCACAGCGGCTGAGAGATGTTAAAACACGTCTAGAAGGATCAGCAGGTGACGTCTTGTGACATGGTTCACTTGTCCTGAGGTTGCGAGTTGTGTGCCAGATGATTTACTGTAGTGCCATCAGCTGAAGAGCGAAGAGTCTGACCGGCACAACACTAAGGAGGAAGCATGAACAGCATGAATGACTTTGAGATGGTTGAGTCCTGGGCCGGGGCTGTTTCTGCTGGTAAGATTATCCTCGCTGGCTGGGACAAGGACAACCAGCCTGTCTGGGCTGAGGTCCTTAGCAACAAGGCGACGGGGCAGGCTCTCTGTGAGAGGATTCTGACCATCAGGTACCGTCTCCTTGACAACGGAGTGGTGGCAGAGGATGAGTTCTACGAGGGTGAGGCAGTCACTGTTGGGCGGAGGATGTGACCTGTAACTGAGAGATGAGGTCTGGCTGCGTCAGTGGCCGGGCCTCATTTCTCTTACTCTGTTGTGCTCTGTTCTTCTATATGATGGTTGAGGTTACAGAGTCATGAATGCTCAGTACCTCCCCTTTTTAGTTGTGCTCTAGTTCACACGTACTCATGTTGAGATGGTTTGTTGGTCTGTGTAGCATAGGAGTACAAACAGCACACAGGACAGAACACCAGAGGACAGGAGTCATCATGCGTCCAACTCATGCAGATCTTACTCGGTTCGTCAATGACAACCACTCCGCAGCCAGCAGGATTGGTTTCTCGGTTCTTGCCCTGAAGGAGATCTGGGCAATGGCGAGTGGAGTGAGGTTCAGTTGTTCCGAGGATGACAACTGCCGCCTTGGTAACTCATACTTCTACGAGTTCCACAGCGTGGGCAACTACACTCCGAAGTCTAAGCGGTGGTTTCGAGAGCGTGTTGTTGTTCAGAGCGTGTTTGTCAAGGGGCTGGACAAACTGGACTCATTTGACCTGGATCGTGCTGGCCTGGTTTCTGGTGGTCGCTGGGGAGTCAGCGCCAAGAGGAAGAAGGGTGGTCGTGTGCTCACTGTGTCTTGTAGAGACGGATTTGCCATCATCTCATCTGAGTCGGTTCTCTTCAAGAACTCTCTGAGAGGGGATCTTCAGGAGACTGGAAGCAGTGCTGAGTTCAGGTCTTTCATGTATGACCTTTTTCAGATCCTGGAGGACAGGGACGACTACAAGCGTCAGTCCCGTTTCGAGTACACCCGTCAGAAGGAGTGGTCCAGGTTCGATCTTCGTTCTGACTACGCTTTCACTGTTCCTACAGATGATCAGATCCGTTGTGCCAGGAGCATCTACAGCAGGCGTCGTCGTGACTTGCTTGAACGCGATGAGATGAGCCGTGAACAGAGTTTTGAGAAGATGTACGGCTGATAGTCCTCTGAGACCAGAACAGGTGTCTTTTGCGTCTCTGTGCTGTGTCTTGCTTGTCTTCCTGTTAGGTCTTCAAGGCTTCTTCCACTCCTTGTACAACATGAGTGATACAGGTTCTCCTGGTCCTTGTACAACAAACAGGAGACAACGACTCTTCTGCTCTTTGTAGGGGAGTCGAGGAGCGTCTCGATCTCTGAGTGATGAGGAACCATGCTGTACAACAAGGACTGCAGACAAAGCACGAAAAAGATGCCTGCCTTCTCGGTTCCACATGAGCCTGTTCTGCTCTTCCTCTACGGTAGTGACAGTGATAGTGGTTCGCTTGCTCAGGAGTTGCGGTGCCAGTAGTGTCAGTGTGGTGAAGGATGATTGCCTGACTGACGTAGGACGCAATAATAGCCCAAGTGCTGTCATCTGTTCCTGTTCTCAGTGATGACAGCACTTGGGCTTATTCAGTGGAGTAGTGGATACCTGTCTCAGGCAGCCATGTAGTTGTCGATAAGGGACCACTCCCAGGGCTGAGCCAAGGTCAGGTACGTAGCATCAGCAACGGCTGCCCTGAGGTCAGCCAGACTGCCTGTTCCTTGCTGGTACTGACGAACACCACTGAACCCACTGGTTGCGTTCATCAAGATGTACCACGACAGAGTGTCTTCCTTGCGGGTTACACGAATGGTGATACCGTATTCATCACGACCATACGATCCTGCAAATCGCATGAGTGACTTCGAGGAGGTGTTGAAGCACTTCTCAGGAAGCATGTCAACGCCTCTCTCCTGACCTGCGGCCTCAACAGCCTCGATGATGGTCTGCCGAGTGGTGATGGCATTAATCTCGTTCGCAGTGATCATGTTGTGCTCCCTGGTTCTTGCCGGTCGCCCTGTGCTTCCTGGCTGTTGACTCAATCTTAGTGCACCTGCCTGTCACCGTGCAATCCTGAGTTGTGTGAACTGAGTCATATTGAAGTAGATGGGTTTGTGGTGCTATGACTCACATCACATGTTTCCTGCTTGCTTCTCATGTCTGTTGTCTCCTACACTGGTGGCATCAGGACAACGGATCAAGCCGATTGCATGAGCACCAAGAAGGAAGAGACAATGAGCACGACAACCGATCTTCGTCAGGGTTTCGTCAACAGCATGAATAAGAAGATGGTTGCTGAGGTGCACGTGATCCGACGTAGTGCTGACGGCGGTGAGGTCAAGGAGTTCACGTCGTTCCTCTCTCAGGCTGACTACAAGAAGGTTTATGGTGGCATCGGAGAGGGCAACCACTACTCAAGCGGAATGGTTTTTCCTGGAGTTCTCACTGGTGGAGAGGTTGCTGGGCACTCCTACCGGACGATGATGTTCACGCTGGGGGACGACTGGTCCTCTGACTGGGGGATGCACTTCATTGACTCTCGTGGGGTTCGTGTGGCGACGCTGCTTGTCCGTGGCGGGGAGCCTGTTCGTTTCTGAACTGGATGCATTTTTTGCTTTGAGTGCATCATCATTCACGCCTTGACTCTGTTGTGCAGCACAGCCCGATAGAGTCAAGGCGTACTTACTTGCTTTTCTTGGTTCGCTGGCTAGTCTGTTGCTGCAGTATCTGTTGTGCAGGCTGATTGGATGCTGCCAGCATGTGCTCTCATCTCTCACTTCATTAGTGGCTGGCTGATCACATTATCCGCCCGAATGTATACATGTCTAAAAGCAAGCACGCCCCATTAGAAAGCAGTTGATACGGACGTGTGAAGGTGAGGATCTAGGGCGGCTTGACACTGACAGGTGTCCAACTTCTTTTGCGATGCCGCCATAGAACAGGGGACAACAACAGATGGTGTGCCTATTACTGGTGCAGCCGTCATTAAGGAGTAAGCCATGACGTGAGGTGTGTAGCAGATCATATGTCAGGTGATGAGTCGTGCCTCTCACATCCCACAGGAAGGATCGGCCGCGAGCGCTGGTCGGCTTCTGGTTTCTGTGATGCTGTTTGCTTCTACTACTTCTGTGATGCTGTTCACTTGTTTGCTTGTTGTGTGCTGGTTCTGGTGGGGTGTATGCTTGTAGTGTTCCAAGACAGCAAGAGTCTTGGGTCTGACTGAAAGGATAGAAGAATGTCGAACAACAGCAACGCGCAGACGACAATTGCCTCCATCTATGAGGAGCGTGACCGTCTCCTGGCTTCTGGTGATGATTTCGAGCCGGGGGTGATTGCTAGCAAGATTGACAATCTGACCTCCCTTGCAAAGGACTTGATCAGGCAGGGAAAGTGGACAATCGGAGCCGGTACGATTCCTGTCAGCACTGTTGAGCAGATTCTCAGTGAACTCCGGTACGACCTTATGAACTGGCGAAGCATTGTTGGGCTCTTCCTGCCTGACTCTGTGTCGCTTGTCACTAATGACTCCAGGGTGGTGATTAGTCTGGGGAAGCAGGTCATTAGTGAGCGTCCTGTTTTTGTGATTCTTGGTCGCGGGAATGACGACTCGTACAATCTGCTTGACCTGGAGACTGCTGAGATCCTGAAGGTCAACAGCGTTCAGGTGGCGGCCCGTGTGATTGCTGCTGGAGTGGAATACCTGTAACACCTAGTGGCTGTCTCTTAGTGACTGAAGGTCTCACCCTGTTTCTGGTATAAGGGTGAGACCTTCTTTTGTACTGATGGATTTGCTGCTTTTTGTCATCTCTTGTTCCTTGGGGCTTTTAAAGGCAGGCAGTAAATCTAAGGAACATGAGCAGGCGGATTCCTTTGCTGTGGTTGCTCTGCTGGTTGTATCGTGTGCGTTTATTATGATAGGGACAACGATTCTCTAAGAGAGATAAGACTCGGAACCCTGAGCACCCATCATTCTCGTCTGAGATGATGTATGCATTACCCCAATAGTCAGGTCAGGTAGGTTCTACAGGTGTGACTCAGTTCACTTGTTCTAGGCTTGCAACTAGAGTGACAACCTATGTAGTATTGAGTCATCATCCAAGGGAAACAGAGCCCAGGCAAGACACAGAGGAGATTTCGCATGGATTCCAATATTGTTTACGTCCACACTCAGGACGGACTGGTCACAAAGGTTGAAGACTCCAACTGGAATGACATGAAGCCTCCTGCACATGTCGCCAAGGTTGCCGAAGCAGTTAGCGGAGTGACTGATGGATGCACTGAGGTGTCTGTCGTCAATGACTCTGATCATGCACCCTATGCCATGGCTTATGCACCCATGAAGACGGTAGGAAATGTCAGCACTGACGTTGGCTTGCTTGTTGAGTGCTACGCCAACCCTGAAGGGGCTCTGGTCATGATGCATCTTAAGGTTGACTCTCTTTCGCACTGTGGTGTCATTGCTGACTACACCATGCTTCCTGTCAATGGCGAGATTACTGGAATTAAGAATAATATTGATCGTCTGGTTCGACATGTCAGCACCCTGCTCGACATGGCTCAGATCATGGAGGCGTCAATCCGCAACGAAGGAATTGACTTCTTCAATGGCAAGAGCACTGAGAGGATCAAGGTCTACGCAAAGAAGACTACTCCTCAGGTTGTCCTCTATCAGGACGATCCTAAGCAGTATGTCATTGACAGGATTGCTGAGGTCTTTGAGGGGCGCATCGTCTATGTGGGGGATGACGTCACTATCCAGTTCGACTGACACAAATCAGCAACACGCTCGCTACAGAGGGAAGAAAGCCCCGTAGCGAGCGTGTTGCTTTGTCTCTGTCTATGTGTCTGTTTCTTATTCTGTGCATGTCCTTGAATATGACGAGATGGAAGCATAAAAGAGTGTGACCCAGTTCACTCGTTTTAAACTTGCATCTGTTGTGACAGCCTGTGTAGTATGGAGTCATCAGGTCAGGGAGTAAAGGGTTCCCGTCAGGAACAAAAGGAGTACACAATGAGCAACGAGATCGCAAACATCATCGAGAAGATTGAGAACAAGATCGCTGACAAGAAGGCCAAGATTGCAACCGAGACGGACGCAGCCGCTGTCGCGGTCTTGTACGTCAAGATTGCGGCCTACGAGGAGATCTTGGAGGACATCAAGGCCATGGTTAACGCCTGACCCTGATTCTTCTCTATTCAAGGCAGTGCTTCTGGTTCTTTGTGAACTGGAATGCATTGCCTTGTTTTTGTCGTCATAGCGCGACCTTTTACTGACTAGTACTTCTGGCGCTCAGGTGTGACGGATTAACGAGTTAGCGAATAGGTGTCCTACACCTATTCAGGTTTGTACTTGACATCTTCTTGCCTGGTGCTCTATACTGGCGCCTTGGGTTGTCAGCCACACTTCATTCTCGTATTGTACATACTGGAGGATCTGTAGTGAGCAGCACGCTTGACAACTGGGATGACGACAACTACCACATGCGAGACGGCTACTTCACGGATGACTTGCTGTGCGCCAGGAGCGCAGTCAGTTTCATCACTGGTCGTACAGAGGTGGTTGGAGGCATGACTGAGGTCACCACGAAGACCATCTACATGAGTGCTCGTAATCATGAGCGTATGTGTGATCTGCTCTGCGTTCTTGCTCAGGACGTTTTCACCGCCTGCAAGGGTGTCATGGCTGGTAGGTTCCTGGTCAGAGGTGCCGTGAACGATCTGGTTGCTGGTACCTGCCGGAACACCTGGAGAGCGGAGCCTGAGGACACACCGTTCTTTAAAGCGGCTGAGATTGTGCAGGACAGCATCATCGTCACTGATAGCGAGGACTTTGTTTCGCGTTGCCCTGCTATGTGCTGGCAGTGGTCCAACATGCCGTGCCTGACGATCAATCTCTACAGCGGGATGATCTATGTCAGCAACTACTCCTACACTGCACGCAACACTGTAGGCAACAGTTCTGGCGGTCCTGGTAGCAACTATACGTCATGGAAGGCTGGTGGGTGGTTCGCTCGACCTAGGCCAGTAGTGCAGGAGATCCTTGCCCAGTACCGCGAGACGGAACCTCTCAGGGAGATGGACCGGTTCTGACAGGAATGATTGGCATTGGCTTCTGTTGTTGTGTTCCAGGTAGTGGCGGACGAGTGATGGATGCTGGCACGCTTAGGAGGCTGGTATAGGGTAGTATGGTTTGCCTGTACCACCAGCAACCTTGCGTCTTCTGTTCCCGAAGTCTGGCAAGTACAGATCGCTGTGTGACCCAGTTCATTCCTTCCAGGGTTGCGCCTATCAGTCATCCTGTTCTAGTATTGAGTCATCAGCCAGGGGCGTAAGGCTTCCGGCAAGAACAAAAAGGAGTACACAATGACCAACATGGTGTGGGGTCGTATTACCGCTTGCATGGATCTTGGTTCTCTTACCCCTCTTGTGGAGGACCTGAAGACGGCTCTTGGCGCTGACGGCCAGGTCGAGGTCAAGGCCCCTGAGATTTCGGGTAAGGACATCTACTTGGTTGGGTTCATTCTGAAGACCTCTGGTGACATCAGTGAGTCGTCTGTGATGGATGCTGTTCGGGCAATCTCACAGAGTAAGGGTTGCGTGTACTTCATGGATACTCGCAGCATGAGCGTCAACAACTCACCGACGATTACTCTCTATGACCTGTCTCGTTCAACCTGCCCTGTTGTTGAGACGGACTACGGAGTGTATGCTGATGTACACAGCTTCCTGGAGTTCGGTGAGATCATCGTCACAGACTTCTAAGTGATGACAGAGTGCTAGATGGTTCCCCCTCATGAACGGGTGTAGTGTCACCCGTTCATGAGGGGTTTCTTTGTTTTTTCTGTCCAACATAGTGGTTATTGGCTTTTGACATGCTGGCTAGGTCCAGCGTTGTGATATGATTCACTTGTTATGAGGTTGCTTGGTGTATCAGACGAGTGATCCATACGAGATGAGCATAACGCCACTCTAATCAAGCACCTACACCTGTATGCAGAAAGAACTTCTTGAATGGTTCTCCGCATACAGGTGTTTTGTAATGCAGGAACGCTTCAGCAAAGTATGTTGTGACTGGTTTCATAAGTTGTAGGGCTGGTGCATCAACAATGACGACTCTATACTGATTCTGTGAATGAAGAGCCACAACGTTGCTGGTAGGTATTGCGTGCAAACGGGGTGGTTTCAAGTTCGCTTTTTTCGACAGAGACTGCAACACAAAGGAGGACGTCAAGATGCTTTCCATGACGATAAATCGAGTCAAGGTGGATGCCGGACCTTTAATCACTAGGTTCAAGGACGCTGAGACAGGAGAACTGGTTTATGCCGGTGTGTTCAGTCCGGTTCGTTGGTGGCGGCTGTGGGCTACATTGTGGGTGTCTAATCTGATGCTCGCTGTTGTGGTAGGGGCTCCTGGAGTGCTTCTTCTCCGTCTTGGCTGGAGAGTGCTTCCAAAGGAGGTTCCTTGGCAGGATTTTGTGTCTGTGAGTGGTCTTGGTGGGTTTGCTCTGCTGTGTGCTGGGCTTGTCCTGACTGTGGCTGCAGTCCGGTGTGTCCTGTTCCTGTTCACATCTCTGTTCTGGTTTGGTCAGGCGTCATGGCTATCTCATCGGTGCTCACACAGGATCTTCTAGGGACACAACATTACAAAAACGGTGTCTTGTTGACTGAGGTGTAATTGAGTGTGTCTTAGTTCACATGCTCTAAGATTGCGTCTGATGGGTGGGTGGGCGTATTCTGTATACAGAGGCCAGGAGGAACAGCCATCTGGCAAGAACCAAGGAGGAACCAGAATGTACTACTTTGATGATGATGTGATCGCGACCACTATTGGCGAATACATTCTTTTTGGGCTTCCTGTTCGTGTTTCAGTGAGCAAGTTCAGTGGTGAATACGACCTGTTCTCTCCTCACGGCTCCCTTGGTCAGGATGACGAAGGTATTGAACTCTGGTTTGAAGGTGACCCTGACGGCCCTCAGTCGGGCATCTTCATTCGTGGTGCTGTTGAGCGGGGTGTCGTCGGCGACCTGATTGCCCGTGAAATCGACACGGTTGATGTCTGGCAGGACGACAAAGGTGCTCACATCCTTATCGCAGCAGGTGAGTATAAGGTTGTCCTGAAGGGCGACCCGGACACTCTTGGGTGGTTGGCTTCACTTGAGGTCTGAGTCTAGAGTGACTCAACCAGCACAAAGAGCCTTCGTTGTCCCCTTAGGACGCTGAAGGCTCTTTGTGCTTTTATGGCAATTTTATGTTGCCTATGTCACTTTCTCTGTTCTTGATTTCAGGTGTGCTCATGTGTATAGTAACAATGGGTATGCTACTTTTGCAGTTCACTCTCTTTATGAAGATACCTTAGATTGAAGGAGGATGGTCGTGTTTGTACTGGGTGAGGCCACCAAGAGAATGACACCTGATGATGTGGTGGTTTTTCTGAATAGAGCGACCCGTTATGGTCAAGTCCCCACCGTTATGGATGACTTTCTTGACAGTGTTCGTAGTGGCTCATTGTCGCTGTACAAGTTTGATGAGGACGCTACTCTTCTGGTGAACACCGTGAGTCAGTGGTTCAGTGAGGGTGAGATCGTCTCAGTGGTCCTGAGGACACAGGGTAAGAGGGTTGTTTACACTCTTTCTGAGGTCAACAGTGTCACTGGTTCTTCCTTAACATGGTGGTGGCGACGTTTCAAGTCTGCTGACTACAGTCCACTTAGGGAGGCGGTCGAGCAGGGTAGAAGCATCCAGTACCGTCTGCTTGAGGCACAGGACAACAGGTTCATGGTCCAGGAGGCAGTTCAGGTTGCCTGGAACGCAACCAGGGAGATTTCGTACAAGCACTCGCTACGGTTCTTCAAAAAGGTGTTTGAAGACTTCGGCAGTAGTGTAGACATCAGGCCCTTGTATACGTGGGTGTCTTTTGACGACTGCGATCCTCAGGGCTGGAAGAACTTTCTTGAGAACGGAGGTGAGGTCAGGATCGGAGGCAAGGATATAGTCGTGAGAGTTGGGGATAAGTTCTCTAGCGGCCATGTTTCCTGGTGGAAGACTCTCGTTCAGGGCTCAGATTTACTGGCAACGCTTCAGGTTGCCAAGGCGAGCGGTGTGATGTCCTCCCCTGACAGGTTCCCTTACCACGACCTTTACCGTCATGCCGAGGGCTACCGTGAGGACCTATCAGATGTTAATGTCGCCCGGAATGATGCTGCGCTCTCCAAAAACGGCCGAGTGCACATTGTTGACATGTTCGTCACAATAGAGAACGCCAGCCCTGTCGTGTACATGCTGTCAAATCATCACGGGTACTATACCTGGCGAATGTTTAACGACATGGAGGTCATCGCACCCTATCTTCACCGGACGGGCTGGAGAGGCAGCGACCAGTAGACCAGCCACCCATTTGCATGTGACTCAGTTCACATGCTCACTGGCTTGCGTGCTCTGTCTCATTAGAGGTATGGTTGAGTCATCGCCACAGGGAAGAGCCCAACGGCAGAACTTGAAGGAGAAGATCATGAACCTTAACCATGTTGTCATTTCAGGTTGGGTTGTTGCCAACATCGATAGCGACAATGCTACTGAGCGGGCTAACGCTTTTCGTGACGCCTGCCAGAAGCGTTCCAGTTACGCCAAGGTTGATGTTGCTGTTGAGAATGGGTTTGATGGCTCAAAGAAGATTCTGTTTATGGTGACAGGAGACTCCGATTCCCTAACGGATGACATCAACGACCTGGTTGAGTCCACTATTACGGCAGGTCTTAACATTCAGGATCATTCTGTCCGAGGGACTTTCTCAGTAACGGACCTTCGTCAGGTCAAGATGGGGACTGTTCCAGCGATGGCGGTCTATGGCTTCGACTTTGATGGCAAGGCTGAGGCTGTGGTTGAGGTGTCTCCTAATGGGCGAGTCTCTACTGAGGGCTAGTTCTGCATCCTGTTGTGAAACCACCTTGTGAGCAATGTCTGGATACTGCTCACAAGGTGGTTTTCTATTAGTGTGCTGGTAAGGCGGGCGCTTGGGTGTATTGCTGGATATGCGGGGTGTACATGCAGGTGTGTTCTAGTTCACTTGTTTAGGGGTTGCATGTGTCGGAGTGCCTTGTCTATACTGGATTCATCGCCAGAAGGGAAAGAGCCCGGCGGCAAGAGATGTCCTAAGGAGGACAAGATGGACAACCTTTTCACTCCCGCCAAGCACGTCAACTTCACTATGGTCGGGCAGGACGGGAACTCATTTTTCCTTATTGGGGCATGGCGCAAGCAGGCCCGACTTGAGGGGTGGACCTCCGAAGACATCAACAAGGTCACTGAGACCGCTATGGAGGGCGACTACAACCACCTTGTTTCCACTCTGGCTGCCCACTCTGACTTCTTTGATGTGAAGGTAGAGGCGACTGATTTCTCTCCTCGGGAGTGGCAACAAATTTCCGCAATCTTCAGGGAGCCACTCATTGTCGGAGCAGTTGTCAGAGTCATTTTGACTACAATCATGACCTTGGTGACATGGTTTCTACTATCTCAGAGCAGCATGTCTCTTCTGGGTGTGATTGCAGGTCTCACCGGGTCACTGGCCGCTCTTACTACGCTTCGCCTGTCTTTCCTTACCCTGAAGACATCTATTACTCTCGTGGTGGTGACTATCAGGTTTTGGAAGATGATTCACCAGAGCCAAAAGAACGAAAACAGCACAGAAAAGCAGTAGGGTTGATTTTCTGTATTTTAGATGTACTGATCATTACAGTAGTGATAGTGATTTTTCCTGTTCTTAGTTGATCATGTTCTGCATCATGACAAAATTCATCATCTGCTTGTTTGATTCATCGTCGGAGTCATCATAAGATTCAGGTTCTAAGCCAGCATTATCCTCAGTTTCGCTATTCTTTATTAGTGTGTTTTCGTCCTCTGGATTATATGTCATTTCGCTATACACTATTAGAAAAAGAGGACTGAAAAAGAGAATAACTAGTACTATAAAAATAATCGTGTTCACGTCAATACCTTTCTTTGGTGGTCATTGTAGTGTTATAGATGACATATGCTCACTACTTATTTTAACCTTGCCGTCTACTTGGTCTCAAGAGTGTAGGTGATGGCGCTTGCGATCTCTCTACCTGTCCTTGTTACCCAGTACTGATTCTATACAAAAAGGGACAGTATGGCCTAGTTCACACGTATCTTGGTTGCGTCATGGTTGGCCTCATGTGTACGATTGAGTCATCACGAGGACAGCGACAGGCAAGCCTCACAGAAATTAGGAGTGGACATGTCCTACATCGCAGATGACATTACTGAGATCGCTGATCACTACGGATTTGCTGGAAGTGTTCAGGAGGTTGACAACGTAACGACCTTCACCAGCAATGATGGGACGCTCCGAGTTGTTGCTAGGCACGAGCTTGAGGCAACTCTGACTATGACAATCAATAGCCAGCCCTTTGGGTTTGAAGACGGTGCTTGCAATTTTGCGAAGCACTCTATTGACATGGTTATTGAGCGACTGCTTGAGGTGCGCAAGGTCATGGAGAACTGCGTTGCTGCGCTGATTGACGATGGCTGGGACCTGGAGGTTGTTAACCCTGACTACACGCGCAACTGGGTCAATGTAACCAAGAATGGCAAGAAGGCTCACCTGACGGTCTCCAGCAATAATGTCCACCTCGGTGGATCCAATCGCAGGACTGTTGCCAAGATTCTGCACAATGCTGGTGTGCTTTCCAGCCACAAGCAGGTTCCTGGTGGGTACAGTGGTGTTTACTCTCTTGCACGAGGTGAGTGAACCTCTGTGTAGTTAAAGGGACGACAACACCTGCAACAGATAATATGGGTCACATCTTCAAGTAGTGGGGTGTGACCCATATTGCTGTCATTGAACATGCTTTTTGCTTGGCCTATTAGTAAAGATAATGCTACAATCAGTTTCAACACCCAATAGAGGTCAAGATTGTGGCAAGTCAGCACAACAAATTACAGAAGGAGACAATTCAAAATGAGTGCCCGCAAGATGTTCTCTGTACTAGATACAGCCCTGATAAAGGCTTCGGGTGCTGAGGCAATCTCGCAAACGGTTACCACACACAGATCTACTACAGACGTAAATTCACTACTACCAACACAGGATCCCATCAGTATTGAGGCGATCTGCTATCAGGATGACGATAGCGACTCATGGCAGTCTATCCTGCTGACAGCCATGCACAAGTATGAGAAGATTCTGTCACACTCCCTGCTACCGGCTTCGATGTTTCCTGAGGGCTCTGGTGGCGGAGTAACGGACGAAGAGATCTCTGCCAGTGTTCACAGGTTCATCAGTCAGGCAAGAGTCATTGCTTGGCTGCTGCATCACATTCCGGGAGCCAAGTCTGCTGACAACACTGTTGAGGTCACGTTCAGTAGCGATCAGCACGAGTTCGTAGAGGTCTCTGAGGACGCAAACGATCCTGACGCCGTTCTGGTGAGCATTTGGCCCCAGAAGGGAGTCCGTGAGATGATTGCCGAGTTACGTGAGCCTTTCAAGGGATTTATCGTCCGCAACTATGACAACGGGTTCTCAGTAGTCCTGTAGGCTGACAGACCTTCCTGCGGGCTGAGGTCACTCTGAGCGCGTATAAGAGGCTTTAAGGCTTGTAGAGAGTCAGAGTGTATCCTGATGTCACTAGAGCCAGCAAAGTGCCTGTACAGGGCTTACATGGCCTCCTGTAGCATGTTTCAGGCTGGCTTCAATACTTCGCACCTGATTTCTTGATCATAGGTTCAGCAAGGCACATGGATCCAGTGCTTGCAAGGCGTATAGGGGACAACCATAAAGAAATGCTTGTGACATGCTTCACTGGTTCCAGAGTTGCAGCACACCTCTACCCCGCTCTACACTTGAACCACAAGCCAAGCACATTGAGTGCATATGACACAAGGAGGACGCAATGGCCAACAACAACCTGTTCAACCCCGCGAGGACTGTTAACTTCAACCTCATTGGGCAGGACGGTAACGCCTTCGTTCTGCTGAGCGGCTGGCGGCGTCAGGCGCGTCGTGAAGGATGGAGTAGTGAAGACATCAACAAGGTTATGGACAAGGCAACCTCAGGGGACTACAACAACCTTCTGTCAACTCTTAGCGCTCACTGCAACATGGACTCTGAGGACATCTGACCAGTAGTTTTAACATCCAGGCGTTCTTTGAGACATCATCTAACAGAATGAGGGTAGTCATGTTGTAGGCTGTCCTCTTTCTAATACATGTGACACCAGATTTTTCTTTCTGCGGTCAGACGCTGCTATTCATCATGTGCTAAGATACTCTGTGTTGTTACTGCTATCACAAGGAGAACCATGATGATTTCACTTGGAACAAACTTCTATCCTGGAATTTATGACACATATAACATGAGAATGGAAGAACTGTTCGCAGTTGCCGCCCTAGTTGTGTTTTTTGCCGCCTGTCTTTTAATTAGAAAGAAGGGAACTCTTTGTGATGCCAAAGACGATTTGACGTTTGATGAGATTATTGCTTACTACTCCTCTATTCTGGTTATAGTAGCACTGATGATTGGATCATTGTACTTCAGATTATCCGCAAACAATACTCTGTCACAAGTTGAGGGAACTGTCGCAAGCATAGGAGAGACAACGCAATCGCATGGCCGTGACTCTCTTTTTGACAAGGAGACAGAGGTGACTCTTGATGATGGCACAAAATTCTCAGTGCTGTCAACGATTGATGAGGAGGACTTCTCTCTACCTGCTGGAACTCGTGCTCTGTTCAAGTGCGATGGAAACAAACTTGAGTCCGTTAAGAAGTGTATCTTTGTGAAGAAGGTTGAGCGTTAAATACACACTTACACACTTGTCATCATGCTTGTCTTTCTGTCTTCGGGCAGGGAAAATGTTACTCTTGATGGTAAGCGAGGCAAGCAGACCGCTGTCAAGGTGCTTCATGGTGCTGGAGTCCTGAAGAGCACGAAGCAGGTTCCTGGAAGTTCTGGTACCTACTACAAAAACCTGTGACTTGCTCTCTGTTCTGACAGGTGACTGGATCTAGATGCACTGATTCAGTCACCTGTCTTTTTTTTGTTTGTATGTGGTTAAATAAGGGACAACAACCTGCTACCAGAGTCCTGTGTTTGGTGAGTGAGAATGTGCCCTGAATCACATGTTCATGGGTTGACATCTATGATGGGTTCTCTTAGACTAGAGTCATCAGCCAAGAGGTAAAAGACCTCGGAGCAAAAGCACAGAGGAGAAGCAAATGAGCACACCTGTTACCATTGACTACATCTATGGCGCAGAGGTTTCTAAGAATGTTCTCACAGGACTAAACAAAACGACGTTCTCTTATCAGCGCACATTCTTCGATGTCAACCGACACGTTGATGTCATTACTCTTGTCAATAACTTCCTTAGTGTTGCCAACGGGGACGACTGGGAGCGGACTGTCATGTTTGTCTCTACATCTGCACGTCACTCTGTGGCACCCTGGAACGAAGAGGCTAATTACATCAACGATTTTTGGGTTCACAACAAGTTTCACATCGTGCTGGGCTCATCTGCTGGAGGAGACTCCATCAAGGTCTCTGTGGGGCGAATGAAGTGGACTGGGTATGACCAGGTTAACGAGGCTATCCAATCTGGGGAAATGCTTGAGGCAATCAAGAACACAGACTTCAGGGACTGCTACTGACAGATAACGGATGGGTGCCAGTTTTAAAGCACCCATCCGTTATCTTTGTTTGTCTTGCTGGCTGTCTCTCCCCTTCTTTTTTGATCAATACTGAATCAACCGAGAAAGTAACTAGTGTCACATATTTTTTGGTTGACCTGAATTGTTATTACCTGTAACCTTTTGACACGACCTTCTGGTCTAAGTTCACCTCAACCTACCAAAGGAGCATTAAAAAATGAGCATTCATGTTGTTCTTGACTACGTATACTCGATTGAGATTTCTCGTAACACCTTCACTGGTGCTAACGCTAATCATGTGCACTACCAGCGTGCTCATCTCAACCTTGGAAGCAATGATGATGTAGTCAAGATTGTCAAGAGCATCCTGAAGACCGATGGGGCCACCAACTGGGAGAAGAATGTCGTTTTTGGGAACATTGTCAACCAGTACAAGGCTGTGCCTAAGGACAAGGAGATTCTTGACTTCAATGGGCGCTGGGATCCTGTTGACATGGGTGCTCGTATTGTCATGGGGTACTCTGTCAAGGATGTTGAGAACGGCTCTCTGACTATTGATGACAACTACCTCGAGATCATTGTCTCTGGTCGCTATGAGACATCCTACCATGGTTTTGACAGGGTTCGAGAGAGTATTGAGGGTGGTTCTTTCTGTGGCTACAACTGAGTTCTAATCTGTTTTCCTGTATTCGCGCAGGGGACAACTACAATCCTGCAGAACATGCACCTCAAAGGTGTGCATTTGTCATCATATGTGTCACACATCACTGCAAGACCGCTAGCAGTAGTGTTGACTCTGGGGTATAGTTCTACCCAGAGGACATCGAACAGGTCGGTGTCTTGATTCAGCAAGGAGAAAGAAAAATGGGCAAGTTCACCCTATCGGGACACATGCGTGCTACCATCGACCACAAGGACGCAGAGAATCGGGTCAACGAATTCCTTCAGGTTGTTAATGGTGATAGGGAGGTTGACTATTGGGCCACTACTGAATGCAGTGGTCGGGCTGAGGTTGAGAGCGTAGATGACTGCTCTATTATCAGCTTTGAGGTTGTCTCGGATGAGGGGATTGCTTCGGTTGAGATCATCTCTCTGATTGAGGAGACTCTGGCTAAGGGCATCAGTTTCGATAGTCATGGAATGAGTGGCCGGATGACTGCCGTCAACTCTATCGGGTTTAATCTTGGCGAAGGCCCAACTGCTGAAGTCTTCGAGATTGGAGAAAACGGAGTTATCCTGGAGATGGGGATCACTATTTACGGGTACGTGATTGACTACCGAGACCGATAAGCGGCTGGTGCTTGAGCATCCCGCTCTGAACTGAATGGCTTATTATGTGGTCAATATGTTCAGAGCGGGATGATCTACTCTAGATTTCACCCATCTGGATAGTGACTCAGTTCGCTTGATACAAGTTTGCGAGTGAATTGGGTTGCATGTATCGTTGTAGTCGTTAAGGTAAGAACAAAGGGTTTATAAACCAGAAGATGTAAGGAGAATAGAATGGTTGAGAACACAGTGAAGAAGATTCGTGAGATTGAGACCAGTATGATGGGTTACACCATTGATGAGGTCAGAAACATTCACAAAGTGATTATTGACGGCGAGATCCGTGAGTACACCAATATCCTCACTGAGGTTGACTTCGAGAATTACAACCCTTATGACGAGGAGGATTATTACCCTGTTGGCAACGTGTTCCCTGGTCGTATTGAGGGCGGAGAGAAGATCGTCGGTCACCAACACAAGATTGAGGTGTTTGTGGACGGGGATACCTGGGAGGATTCCTGGGGATTCCACTTCATAAACCCGTCTACTGGCGAGATTGTTGCCACTGTATATTGTCGGGGTGAGCGTAGTGGTGAGTACTACGGAAGGTGAGTTCCACTGACTACACAGGATCCAGGTGAACCAAGTTCCATCTGCTGGCTCACCTGGATCCATTCTTTTGTCAGCACATTTCCTGTATTTATCTCTCACTCGTTTCTAGTGCTTGACTTGTGTCACATCTGACATGTACAATGAGTTTCAGGTGTGTCCATTTACTATATACAAGGGACACCATATTGTGCACAGATACGAGCAATGTGAAGGAAGCAGCAAGGTGGATACAAGAAGGTCTGTCGCTGAGATTATCAAGAACATCGACAATGACGGCATGGATAGTGTTTATGGTACCTCTAAGGCTGCCGTGCATAATGGTTGGCGTGACTGGTTCTGCGATGATTTTATGCTGAAGTATCGAACCAAGAAGTTCCTGCCTATCCTGTACGGAATCACTGGTGAAGGAAAGGTCAACTCTGAAAGCGGAGTTGGTTTCAGGAACATTCTCTCTAATCGTATGTATGACGACATGTCGCTGAAGACTGGAGAGTGCACGCTTTATATGAAGAATAACCCTGAACGTGATGGTGCTGTTTGGAGTGTTCATGTCCTCTATGACGGAAGTTCTTTTGATGGTCGTGAATTCAAGTTTGACAACACTGAGGATCTTGTTTCCTGGCTGAATACACCATGGGGACAACCAGATCTCCAAAAGACCAGCATGAGCAACACTGCAGGTGGCAGTACTGAGCATGATGGAGAGAACCCGCCTGCCAGTGAGAGCAGCGACCACAATGCCTTGAATGACTCTGACTCCAGTTCTTTCAGTGAGTCTGACATGGTTGACATGCTTGAGGTCATTGAAGAGGTCTTCTACCATTTTGGAGACGAGTTGTCAGATCGCCAATACGACATTCTTGATAAGGCGGCAAGATTGATTGCGAATCAGGTTGATGGATAGACCTCAGGTCATGCGTTATGTCTGTATTACCTAGTTGGTTCATGGTGCTGGTCCAGTCAGGAGATCATGAATGTGTTGCAGCTCAACCAATCAGAAGTGTGACTCAGTTCACTTGCAACAGTGTTGACTTCGTTCCTGTCTCAGTTGTACACTTAAACCATCTCAAGGCACACAGGGTGTCTTGACACAGCAAAGGAGAGAAACATGAACACTGTTAAGACAACCCAGGAGTTCATCAATGGAGTCAAGGACGCCTTTGAGAATGGACGGAATTTCACTCAGAATGCTGGTATTGTTGGCAGTCTTGTGCTGACTGTCAGTCCAGATGGTAGTGCTGTCTGCCGCATTTTTGGGGATCAGGTTGCTGACATCCCTGCTGGTAGCACTCCAAATGAGATTCTTGTTTTCTGGTCTCATGCTGTCCGTAAGTTCGCTCCGGCCTACACTGTAAACGACAGTGAGAATTCTATCGGGACAACAACTTTCGTCAAGGATCTGAGGGTAGGTGACATTATTCTTGATGAGCATGGGTTCATTGCCAAGGTTGTCTACGTTCTTGAAAACGACAAATGGGATGATATGCATGTTACGACTGTTTCTCACGGCCATTCTGACGGTAAGCAAGTGAAGAGGTTCCTCCAGTATCCCAAGGGCAGTATGAATACTTTCGACCTGTTGTGGGCAGAAGATGGAGAGGTCGTTGTCCAGGAGGATGACTGACCAGAACACACCAACCTAGCATGAAACCTGTTTTGGGTATGCAGAATGATTGCGTACTTGAAACAGGTTTTATGCTACTATTGCCATGCTATCATGCACGTTGACAACTCTACTCATCTACAACTAATAGAAAAGCAGAGGTGCATACATGGATGCTTCTGGAGTTCAGAAACTGAAGGAAGAGTCACAGAAACGACTAGAACAACTTAAAGCAGAAAGGTACATCGCAAAACTTCTCATAGATAATAGAAGTGCAGATGAAATAGTTGCTTCTTATGAATTCAATCTACATTCTATTCAGCGCGTTCAAAACCTTATTGCTGACGGAGAAGATCTTGAACGAATGACACCAAAGGAAATCGGATGGAAGCGAAGCGCAGGGTTAATCAGTGATTCTGAAATGCTGAGATTACTGAAAGGGTGGCCCTACACATTTTCAGAAGTCAAAGATGACGCGGTTGGGCAGGGCGGAGACTGGGATGACATTGAAGTGTTGTACGCAGAGGGCTACCTGAACCCTGAAGAGTACAGAGAACTGCTTGACGCTACACAAAAACCAGAAGATTCTAACAGAAACCCAAGATCAGAACAGACACAGGACAACTACATGAGTACTACAAACAGCAATGAAGGCATTTCAGTCAGTGCTGAGCAATTACTGGAGGAGTTTTCCTCAGGTGTGGACAAGTGTGCCGGAGGAGTGCACAAGACGTCTATCCGCTCAATAGATGAGAAGGCCATGGCTGGAGTCCTGTTCAGCACGGTCAGCGTGCTTGCTGGCGGATCATTTCAAGTGTCCGCTTACGGCCGCATTCCCCTGCATGGACTCGACGACCACTACTTCGGGCTGAGGTGCGGTGAGATCTATGGGGACGACGAGTGTGTTCATGGGGACATTGAGGCGTCCATCGTGGTTGACATCGATGATGGTGCGTGTAGGTCTGCGACTCTCATAACCAAGGACGATGACGGCAGTGTTCTGCTGGAGAGGAGACTTGATGGCGGCCTGACTAGTGGCGAGGTTATTGAGTCCATCCAGAGGTCACGCATCATCATGGAACTCAAGAGGGTCTTCAAGGGGTCACAGGTTGTTGATGGTATGCTCCATATCCCTGTGAATGGGGACACCATAGTTGTCAGTATCAGGGACTACCTGTGGAACGAGATTGGTGAGAACGAGGAGGGTAAGGACAGTGTTCTCCTGACCTGCACAGATCTCAGCGGTTGCGAATATTCATATGCTGGATACATTGGCAGTATGTTCCCTGAGTGCCGCATTGTTTGCCAGGAAGGTCGGGACAAGGTTCGAGTGAGCGTGCCTGTCCTGTATCTTGGTTAGTCCTGTTAGCACCACACTTATTTCTGAGTTACTTGAGTAACAAAGCACCCCTGCTGAAACCATTTGTCAGCAGGGGTGCTTTGTTGTGTTTACCTCACTCAGGCAATGGTTGCGATTGCATTCTCCTGAGCCTTGACGAACCTGTCGCAAGCATCGGCCATCTTCTTCGCCCAACCCACAGAGACAATCTCACCGTGACTACGGTAGCGAGTGCTCTCCATGTATGCCCAAATGTCCACAGCAGCCTGAATCTCCTCGGCAGTCGGGACGTACACACCAGAATCGATTCCACGAGATGCATGGTACTTAGCATCATACTTCAGGGCTTCCTGTACTTCCTTGTTCTCAGGAATCTCAAAGTTTTTGGACGCCTTGGGCTTAAGGGGTGCATACTTACTAACGTACTTGTTCCAAGCATCAGCCAGCATGTCAGCATACGCAAGCGGCGCATACCACTGACCAACCTGCGGTGAGATGACGTAACCAGCCGTCTCAGGATCGAAAGACTTTGCAGGGTGCTCGGTGACAGAAATGCTTCCATCAATGTCCATAACTGCATAGAGTTCACGGACAGGGCGAGCAACATACCCGTTAATGATGCAAGAATCCACATAATTCATGTTGTAGTCACACACAACTATGGTACGCTTGTGGTCACCCTCCCTCATAGAGAAGAGCACGTTGATCTCGTTGTTGTGAATCTTGTGAGAGTGAGAAGAATAGATGTTTCCGTCATTGGGGAAGAAGTATGTCTTACCCTGCGACTCGACGAACGGAACACCATCTCCCCAGTTGGGAATCATGGCCTTAATAGACTCCTTGCGTGCAGGCCGTCCCCATCCACCATTGTCCTCGTAACGGAACATGACTGACAGAATCTTAGCGCCTGCGTTGATCATGTTCTCTTGAATCTCGGACATCTTCTTGATGGCGAACATAACCTGTTCCTTCCGTTGCGGGTTGTGTTGGCTGGTTGCCTTGATGACCACAACTCTAGCACTGATGTCATCATGAAGACAACCTTGGATCCTGTGAACCACGCCACTTTTACGCATGTTCTCTGAGGTATACTTATTCTGTGTACAGGGACAACGATGCCTGCACATCTCTCCGCTCAACTGACATGGGCAAAAAGGTGACTCAGTTCATATATTCTAGGCTTGCGTTCACACTACCTTTCATCTACACTGAACTCATCAGCCGAACAGAATAGTGTATCTTGAAATCAACCGATCTGATTTCAGAATACGCTATACAAAACAAAGGAGAGCAACCATGCAGGCATCATATAGCGCCTTTATTGAGTATCAGGGTAAGTACACTGCTGCTGCCAAGGTTCTAGAGAAGATTACCAAGATTCTAAAGCAATATGAAGGTACAGGCAATTTCTCACTAAAGACCTCTCTTGAAGAGAATGATGAGAACTATCGTCCAACTATCTGGCTTCGTGCTACTGGTGATCCTGATCCTAAGAGTATGGAAGACAAGTTTGTTCACCAGATGGATACCCACATCAGAGAGATTCTGGAAAATCACCATGAAGGAATCTCTGGTATATATGCTAAGACCGTCTCTGTCGATCCTATTGATGACGACTTCTTCATTCCTGAGATCACTATTGTTAAGTACGAGGCCAGCGATGATGGGAAAGTTAAGCACCATATTCAAACATACATCAGCGATGAGGTTATCTAAACATCACACTGATTAGATCAGTACCACACATTGAAGTAGAAGGTTGTTTTCATGAACAGGTTGGCGACCTTCTGCTTCAACGTGACTCAGTTCACTCATTCAGAGGTTGCACACCCTATCAGTAGTGCTCTATGCTGGTACCAGAAGCCAGGAAGCAAGAAGCACCTGGCACAACAAGAAGGAGAACATCATGACCACGATTTCAGTCAAGGAGATTGCCAACACCATCCAGGAAGTTATGGATGAGATCAAAGAGGCTGAGTTTGGTTTTGACCTGATTTGGGTTCTTGACAAGATTCCGACCGAGTGTGTCTCTACCTGGGGCATGAAGAGCCCCGCCGTTAATGTGGATCTCACTAAGAAGATTCGCAAGATGGCTGACAATGATCTCCTTTTTGTTGTACATGAGAACGATGATGTAAGTGAATACAGCATCATCTATTACGACACGGATAACAGCAAGTGGTACACCAACGGATACGAGGAAGGGCGCAGCGAGATCAATGCTGCTGACATTGATTCTATCTGGAATTCATATGTTGCTCTGACTGATCCTGATGAGATGCTTGACAGTGATGGTTTTTTCTACAATGAGGACTTCTTGGAGGAGGTTCGTCAGGCTGCTATCATCGTTTCTGGTTTTACTGGAGTTAAGAAGGCTTGTGATCTTATCTCCAGTGTTCTTAGTAACAGCAACTTCACGGTCAAGGACTTTGGTGACACTTCTCCTGAGAGTGTCCTCATTGGTACTCTTACTGTTGTTGGTGACTACAGTGGCGAGGAGTACAAGGTGGGCTACGGGCGCCCCAAGTTCCGCCTGTACCACGTCAACTAGGACAAGGACGACTGAGTAGGTCCACATCTTCTCAAAATCGTCACACAATCCAGGGCTGGCGCCTTCTTGTCTTGGAGTACCAGCCCTGGATTCCTACTTCCTTGGAGCACGCGATTGATGTAACCTAGTTCACTTGCTTAGAGGTTGCCTTCACCTCTCGGTTTAGAGTATGCTTGGTGTATCAGTCAAGGACAACCAGTCCTGACGCCAGACAAGAAAGAGGATTCATAATGCGAATGTATGACCAAGTTGTCACTAAGTTCCTTTCTGGAACTAATAAGAATGTCAAGGCTATTGTTGAGGCGGAGAAGCCTGATGAGGTTGTTGATGTTCTGAATCGTATTTCTCTGGCGGAGGCAATGTATATCCTTCCTGAGGCGAAGGTGTATCACGCTGATTTCACCAAAGTTGTTCAGTTGCTGACTGGTGAGTTCTCTCTGGCTGTTCTTGCTGAGTTTGATGATGAGTTCCTTGTCTACAAGTATGATGAGGACCGAAATGAGTGGATGCGTGACTCGCGTTTCGGCATGTATGGCCGCATCAACTATGACGGCTTTAATGAATACGCTTACGCTTGTGATCGTCTTGTTGGAGGTTGTGATGCATACATTGATGGCGTTAAGGGTATGAAGGATGAACTGGAGAGGTTTCATGAGTGGGCTGTTCGGGTCTCCGAGGTTGTTGGGTTTGAGCGAGCGCTGGAGATGCTTACCTGGGCTGTTGAGTTCAGTGGAATCCCTGTTGTGAAGGCTGAGAGGGCTGGAGGTGACACTCTTGGTGTTGTTACTCTGGAGCGGAATGGTCGTCGGTTCTGTGTTGGTAAGGACAAGTAAGCCGCGATACCTTAACAACTGAGCAAGATGCTGTCTGTCGCAAAATGCTGGCAGGTGGCATCTTGCTTTTTGTGTGCTACATCACTGGATCATGGCTTGCATGGCGCTCAATTGAAGGTCTAGACTAGAGACACCAGACAAGGACAAATAGTCCTAGCACAATCCAGAGAGAGAAGACACCATGACCTACACCACCGATTTCCTCGCAAAAAACAACAAGAATTTCCGCAATATTGTTGAGGCAGTTTCTCCTCGTGGGCTCCTTTCTGCCATGCAGGAATTTTCTGCTGTTGAGATGGTTCAAGTTGCAATGATGTCGCCTCTTGTCCACAGTGGCTACACAGAGAAGGTTCGTAAGATTACAGGTGACTTCTCAGTGATTGTTGTTCGTGACACTATTGGAAGTGACAACGAGTATCTTGTTGTCCGTTGTGACCCTTTTTATGACGACGGTCGTGGAAAGTGGTATTATGATGGTCGTTTTGGTCTTAATGTAGAAACGACTCGTAAGGAAGGCACGACGAGTGACGCCCTGGATGCTCTTTGGAGTGCATTTGATGACCTTGTAGACGGACCTTATGACATGTACTATGAGAACGAGGAGCAGGCCAAGAACAACCTTAAAGAGGCTTACGCTCAGGCTGTCATCCTCTCTAAAGTTCTGGGTGCTTACAAGGCGTCTCAGATGTTCTCGTTCTGTGTTGAGGACATGAACAGATTCGAGGTTGTGTCCACTGAAGTGACTGGCGACGAATTGGGAGAGATTGTCCTTCATGACTCCAAGGGGCACCACTACCATGTTGGGTCTTGTGATTGTGGACGCAAGAAGTGATGCTTGGCTTGTCGTTTTGAAGTCACATCATAATCACTGACTACATACAAGCACCCTCTGTCAGAAAACCGCCCATCTGACAGAGGGGGGGTGGATGTGGGCTGCGTCACAGC